CTAAAACCGCCAATCTAATTTCCCTCATGCGCAATTGCTCGAAGGAGAAGTTGCTAAATGCTTTAGGTGTTGCTAAAACCGCCAATCTAATTTCCAACCATGCGCTGTTGCTCGAAGGAGAAGTTGTTGGTGTTATCAAGTTGGCAAAATAGATATAAAAAAATGTTGTTTATATTGAAACTTATATTATATTTGTATCGTTAAACCAAACAAAAGAAACAATTATGAAAAAGTTATTTCCTTACATCGCAATCATCGGGTTCATTGTTTACTCAATGTGGGTATCATTAACTTGGGATATTCCCGTAGACAATCAAATGGGTATGTTCTTATTTTCTTGTATGGGTATTGGTATGTTCTTTATCATTTTGTTTGAGGACATCAAAAATTACATCAAGAGTAAAAAGAAACCACAACCTCAAAGGTTCTAAAAATTCCAAAATGGTAATTAACCCTCAACGAAAGTTGGGGGTTTTTTATTTACACGAGGTTCTGTGGTGGATTTGAGCAGCGTAGAAAATTGTTTGGCGGGGTATTACACATTGGTATTATCGTATTACGCTCGCCAACCAAAAATCAAAATCCGTCTTCTGTCCCTCGACATCTTGTATCGTAAGTTGGCAAAAAAAATATAAATTTATTTGGAATATCCGTTTAATCATATTATATTCGTATTGTTAAACCAAATAAAAAGAACAAGTATGAACAATTACAAAGACATTGAAGAAATCAGAGATTTTATTCAAGGAATGACACACTCCGCAAAAGTGAGTACCGAAGAAATGTTGGGAACAAACGATAGTGTACCCAATGTAAAAATGTACCTTTTGAAAAAAGTAAACGAAGAAGGGGAAACCGAGTATGGTGTTGGTGGTGGACCAGTACCAAACGACCCAATCGGTAGAATGGTGTACGACCGAGTTGTTCCACAAATCATTGAAAGGGATGGACACGAAATTTTGTGTAGTGTTGAAACAACCTTTGACAAGGGCGTTTTGAATGTTGAGTTCCACAATTTTGTAACCGATGAAAAACATCAAGAGGTTTTTGATTTTTATAAACCTTACCAAGTTTCCGACCTTATGAAAAATCTTTGTTTAAATTGAATTTAGTTTGTTGGTTCAGACTAACCCTCATCAGTAATGGTGGGGGTTTTTTATTTGTTTCCCTTATTGATAAGGTGAACATTTCAGGACTTGAGTCAGGGCCCTGAAGGAAAATTGTTTGGCGCCGTATGACAAATAGTGAGTATCGTATTACACCTACGCCAACCAATTTTTGGATACGGACGACGGTTCTGAGAAAAATAAAAATAAATTTGGTATATAAGAAAAATAGTTTTATATTTGTATAGTTAAACCAATAGACAAAATCATGAAAGTTATCTCATCTCGTATTACGGAACAACCAAAGAGTTTGTTCGACCCGATGCCCCAAGTGTGGGTTACAATGGAAAATGGACAAGAAGAATTTTTGTTCGACTACTATCCCGATGAAATCAGTTTCACTCCCAACGAATTTGTGGGATTGACTATTGAGGAATGTAGACACCTCAAATTTGTCAAAGACAAGAAATACCTGACCTCCTGACGGGAGATGTTGGAATTTGATTGGCAAAAAAAGATTTGGAATATAAAAGAAATAGTATTATATTTGTATCGTTAAACCAATAAAACAAAAAAGAAATGTCAAGAGGAATTTTAATCGACGTAGAAAACAAAACAATTTCCGAAGTTGAAGTTGTTCGTGATGAAACTGGTAGTCAGTTACCAAGTATCTATGGACACTTAAAGTGTTCTATTTTTGAGATTGTTAGTTACAACAACGAAAACGATGTGTATGTTGATGAAGAAGGTATAATGAGTGTTGATGAAAACACAAAGTTTTTCAAGTTGAAAAATTACCGACAACCTCTATCGGGTAATGGGTTGATAATGGGTTACGATGATGAAACGGGTGAAAATGGTGATACCAAACTTTCACTTGAAGAAGTCAAAGAACAAGTAACATTTATGTCCGCGTTTGACGTGGCGTTAAAAGAAAGGTTTGGTTCATATTAGGTTTGGTTTAGTTAGGTGGAAAGTCCTCGGCGAAAGTCGGGGATTTTTTTTGCTCGGATGTGTGCAGTGGAGCTGCACAGTTGCAGCTCGGAATTTTGGTTGGCGTTGTATGACACTATCATACATTGTATTACACCTACGCCAAACAATTTTTCGGATTTGACGACAGGTGGTCATCTGTTTCGTGGTAGTTTGGCAAAATAGATAAAAAAAAATATACTCAAATGTTGTGTATATTAAAATTTGATTTATATTTGTATTGTTAAACCAATAAAACAAAAAAAACAAAATGGAAAAGTACATTGATTTCTCTATCGACTACGATGGTAATTGTGAATGTGTTGATGATTTCCTCGTTAATAACGAAGAAGTAACTATTGACGATTCGGATGTTCAACCTCTAATTGAGAAGTTGGAACAACTTGAAGGGTTTTTTATTTCCGACCACCGAACCCAAGTCCGTATTTGGTGGAACGAAGATGGAACTATGGATGTCCGTTTTCGTTATTTCAATGAACCCGATTGGGGGGAATTTGATGATTACGAACTATTGGGTATCCCACAAATTGAGTTTGAACCCGAAGTTTTTTAACAACGAACCCTCACCGAAAGGTGGGGGTTTTTTTATGACCTGAAGAACTTGAGTCACGGTTCAGGGTGAAAATTGGTTGGCAAGAAAGATATAAAAAAATTTGGATTATACGAAAAAATGTTTTATCTTTGTGTTTCACCAAAACTAATTAAAATGACAAGACAAGAAGTTGTTGGTTTAATTTACCAACATATTCAAACCGAAAACGAAATGGGTTTACCACCGAATAGAAGTTGGGAAGGAATTTTTGAAGGTGATAATGATTGGGTAGATGAATGTATTAAGAGTGGATATACACTATTTCAATTACAGAATGAATTGTTCAACGAAGCGATTCAAATTTTTCGGGATAGTGAAGAAGAGTAAAGACAAGACCTCAACGAAAGTTGGGGTTTTTTTATGACCTGAAGTCCTGAGTCACGGTTCAGGGTGAAAATTGTTTGGCATCCACTTTACAGATTAGTAGGTTTTTACTTTACAGATTGTAAGAACGCCAACCAAAATTTTCCCGACGCAGCGGTTCTGAGATGTTACCGAATGGTAAGTTACTATTTGGTTAGTTGGCAAGAAAAATAAAAATAAATTTGGTAGAATAAAAAACTCGTTATATCTTTGTATCATAAAATCGACAAAATAATGAAAACACTTGTAATTCATCCAAAAGACAAATCGACACAATTTTTAGATATTGTGTACGAACCTATACCGAATAAGACAATTATCACGGGTGGGGTAACAAAAGAAGAAGTTAGAAAACTTATCGACGCCCACGACAGAGTAATAATGTGTGGACACGGAGCACCTATGGGATTGTTCTCGGTTGGACAATTTCCTGGTTCAAATGGTTTCATCATTGATGAAAGTATGGTGTACCTATTAAAAGAAAAAGACAATTCAATTTTTATTTGGTGTAACGCGGACAAATTCGTTAATCACTTTAAGTTGAAAGGTTTTTATTCGGGAATGTTTATTTCCGAAGTAGGGGAAGCGTACTATTGTGGTTTACCTGGTACCGAACAAGAAGTAGTTGATGAAAGTAACTATGGTTTTTGTGAACTTTTATCGGAGTGTATTAACGAACCACAAGATAGAATGTACGAAATCATTAAAAAGGAATATGGTAAGATTGCGGAAGAAAACCCAGTCGCACTATACAACCACAACCGCCTGTACTTGTCGATTTAATTGGTTTAACTCGGTTGCGGTGGAAAAGGGTAGCAGAAATGTTACCCTTTTTTGTTGCGTTTTAGTTTCACCTCACAGCACGTGCTGTATCCTAAATTTGGTTGGCACTGTATGACACTCAATAAAGGCGTATTACACTATATGTTTTGTTTAATCTTTCGGTCAAAACATTAAACAACACGCCAAACAATTTGTGGGATGGAGACGACAGGTATGAAAAAAAATTTGGATTATACTGAATATAGTTTTATATTTGTATCGTAATACATAATTACTATGAGTAAGAAATCAATCCCAACGGAAATCAAAGTCGGTGTTTACTATTACATTGATGATGAAACTAAACAACCAATCTTTGATACCGATGAAATGAGAAATGAGTTTGAACAAAAACTTAAAGAAATAGAAGATGAAACCGAATTTAACTATGAAGAATGAAACCCTTAATGGATTAAGTGTGAGACACGTCGCACAAATAGTCCGTAGGAAAATGTTACAGAAGTCGAAACCTTCGGCGAAGGCGTACAGACGAATAAAGTTTGGCAAAAAAGATTTGGTAAACGAATAAAATTGTTATATATTTGTATAAACCAATAAATAATAACGACTATGTATCAAGATTTTGACAACCCACGGAGTTGGGACAACCTCGGAAAAATGGTGTGTTTTCACGGACGTTACGACCTTGGAGACAAACACGACTACAACCACAATAACTACAATGGTTGGGAAGAAATGAAAAACGCAATCATCAAAGAAGAAGATGTTTGTGTTATCTTACCTCTTTACTTGTACGACCACTCGGGAATTACAATGAACACAAGTCCGTTCAGTTGTCGTTGGGATAGTGGACAAGTTGGTTGGTACTTTGTTTCAAAGAAGAAAGTCCGTGAAGAATATGGAGTAAAGAAAATTACCCAAAGTCTTATTGACAAAGTAACCGAAGTGTTGGAGGGTGAAGTAAAAACTTACGACATGTACCTCACGGGTGAATTGTACGCAGAAGAATACGAATAGATTTTGTTTGGTTAGGTGAAAAGTCCTCGGCGAAAGTCGGGGATTTTTTTTTATACCAGAATTCGCCCAGCCCACGCCTGGTGGGGATTTTGTTTGGCGGATAACCTATTATATTTAAGTGTTTTATGTGGTCAGCCAACCAAAATTTTTACGACGCCGGGTGAAACAGTAGATGGTGTTATTGGATATTTTAAAATAAATTTGGATATCATAAAATGAATTGTATATTTGTATTATGAAAAACTATAACGACATATCATTGAATACCGATGAGGAAGTAATGAACTACCTAAAAAAATCGGAAAAAGAAGGTAAAGTGTGTGACATCATTGAAACTGAAAATTATATTTCGGTTGATGTTGAATGGGCATACAACTTTGAAGGTCACAAAGTGGAGAGGAGAAAATTTATCTATCTTCTTACTCGTTCTAACTTTCAATTTAACAAAACAATATCGCGTTATGTTAGAGAAAAAGACGAAATAAGATTCAGAAGAATTGAAAAAGAGTTCAAACGAATATTCAGATTGACATCAATTTGATTGGCAAAATATCCTAAAAAAAATTTGGATATCATAAAATAAGTTGTATATTTGTATTAATAAACTAATACAGATATGAAAATAAACGAAAAATTAATCGGAAAAAGAATTCGTCTCGTTTCAATGGAGAACGACCCTAACCCCGTTGAGGAAGGTTCAATGGGAACAATTTATCATGTTGGTCATGGTGTTATCAATGTCCGTTGGGATAGTGGTAGGACTCTTGGTGTAGTTGAGGGTGAAGATGAATATGAAATCATTGACACTCCCGACACTTATTTACCACCCAACAATTTTCTTGTCTTTTCGGGAAATATCTGAGGAGATGGTGAACCGCCGATTTTGATTGGCACAATCGTTTGTATATTCCAAAAATTCATTTGTATATTTGTCCAATAATTAAAAAAACAAAAAATGTTAATTAAACTCACTTATCAAGGTAAAGGAACCCCAACACTTGTCAATCTACAAAATGTCAAAAACATTTTTAGTATCTTGGATAAAAGAAACGACAAGATAGCAACGAAGATTGAATACATAGATGGTACATATGTCAATGTTGAAGAAGACATTAAAACCATTTATGAAATTCAGTGGAAGATGATGAATGGAAGTTGTGATATGGACTTTGAAGTTCCATCGGTTGATGAAATGATTAATAACTCATACTACGAAAATGGTGGTAATGGAGACCGCCATTGGAATGGTCAACGAACCAACCAACCTCGTAAAAGAGTTTACCGAGACAACTACGATAATCAAAACAATTATTGATATGTTAAAGGAAATGTTTTCAACTTTCAAAGAAGTTTACCAAGAAGACCGAAAGGAATTTTGGGATGGAATTTTGGGTGGCATTGTAATACTTATGTTTTTCCTATTGACAATGTTTGTTTTAATTCCTATATTTGGTTAAAGTGTAATACACTTGATTTGTCGTTCATAGATTAGTTTTATTTGGTTAAGGAACCCTCACAGAAATGTGGGGGTTTTTTGTTTGCTAAAAAAATTCGTCGCCGGCAAATCCCGTGTTCAATTTAGTTTGGCGGGTGTATGACAGATGCCAACCAATTTCTGAGATGGTACGGTGAATTCTGGGGTCAGAAAAAAAAAATAAAGATTTATTTGGATTATAATGAAAAGTGTATTACATTTGTATCAAATTAAAAAACATCCATATGTCACAAGAAAATCGCACACAGCAAGTTCTCAACAAAGTCGGCCTAAATTGGACCGTAAGAGAAGAAAGTATCACTACAGAAAGTGGTATCATTGTTCCTAAGAGTAAAGCAATCATCCGTGAGGACACAAACACTGTTTTGTCTGTACATGGTGATGGTTACTTTCCTTATCAAAATCATCAGATGGTTGATTTACTAGACAAGGTATCTCAACAGGTTGGTTTACCAATTCACAAAGGTGGTTACTTTGGTGGGGGTGAGAAAGTATACCTTCAATTGAAATCAAATGATTTGAAATTGGGCAATGACAGAGTTGAGGGTTTCATCACTGGTGTGAATTCCTTCGATGGGTCAACTAGTTTGGCATTCGGTCCAAGTAATATTACAATCAGTTGTCAGAATTCATTCTTCGCAGCGTTCCGTAACTTGAATGCGAAAATTCGTCACACCAAAAACATGGAGATGAGAATCGATGATATCTGTCGTGGTTTGGAGGGGGTACTCGTGGAAGAAAAAGAAATGTTCGAAGACATTAAGAAACTTTCTGAAACGAAGATGACCAAGAAACAAGAGGATTGGGTTACACGTACATTGTTCAATATCATGAAAGATGTTGATTTGAATAGTGACAAAGATGTGTCGACCGTGACTCGTAATCGTCTTTCTCGTTTCTACGTAGACCTTAATGGTGAAGTAAAAGAGAAAGGTGATAACCTTTGGGGATTGTTCAGTGGGGTTACTAAGTACACCACACATTCCTTAAGTAAAGGTGATAACTCTGAAAACAAGATGTTTGGAACCTATGGACAAAGGGAACGTCAAATTTTCAAAGAATTGGTTGAGTTGGTTTAAGATTGGTTAGGTACTCAATTAATAAGAACCCCACAGAAATGTGGGGTTTTTTATTGCTCCAAAGTTGATGGTGAGCTACGCGCAAACAGTGAAAATTGTTTGGCAAACTCTAAACCCAATAAAATCAATACTTTGGGTTCGAGCCAACCAAAATCGAGGGCTGCGCGCAACCAGGAGATGTTCATGTATCTTCCCAGAATCTAAATGGTTTCTCTTGATAATCTTCTTTTAGTTGTCTTCTTAACTCATAACAAAACAATATAATGACTAATACGAACTCAACTCCTAATGTATAAAGTATCCCTTCTATCATAATAATAAGTATCCAAGATGGTGATGATGCAGCACAGGATAACTTTTGTTTGGCAAGAAATATAAAAATAAATTTGGATTATACAAAATATAGATTTATATTTGTGTTCTAAATTAATTTATATGGTTTTAGAAAAACTAACTATCGGTAATGTCTACTATGTAAAACACATAGGGAATGTTAAGTATTTGGGTAAGTGGAAAATGGATTACTATGTAGAGGGTGAAAAAGGTATTAAAGGAATGAATACCTTTAAGTTGTTGTCGTTCAGAGGTAATCAACTTCTTTCATTAACCAAAAAAGAAATTGTGAATGACCTATTAGATATTGTACGAAACGAATGACGAAATCACCTTCACGGGTGATTTTTGTTTGGCGAAAAAAATAAAAAAAAAATTCACTTATACAAAAAATAGATTTATATTTGTACCATAAAACAATCTAAAAATGAAAAACAAGAAAGTAACTCCGAAGAAAAAACACACACTCTTAAAGGGTGAGGGTGTTAACCAGCACACTCTGTATGGTGATTTCATTGTTGATGAAACACAAACAGATTTCGCAGAAGTTGAAGTTAGAAAGGATAGTGTATTAAGACACGAACAACCCGATGGAAGTTTCTCAAACGAACACAAACCACTCAAAGTTGAGCAAGGTGATTGGGTTATGGGAAAACAAGTTGAGTACAATCCGTTTGAAGGTACTATCACTCAAATTTGGGATTAACTATGGCGAACCCACTAATTCACTCAAAGAGCAGCGTCAAGCGTTGGGGTGGTAAGGTAGAAGATTATTTACCTATCCACGAACTTATTGATAGTCCGAAAGCGACAATGAACAATAATAGTTCTCGGTTACTCACCCACAACACTTGGTTCGCATACACTATCATTCCAAAAATCTTCGGTTACAACATTACTAATAGTGATGGTAAGTCAGTTGATGTTGTTGATATTGCGATGTTACATATCGCAGAAGATTTTAGAATGAAGTTCGTTCCAACCCCACAAGATTACCTTAAACATTTAGAGGTTCAACCCTGGATGTGTAATGGGGTAAAAGATTTAGACAACCCCGAAGCGTACGAAGTAGTTAAACAATTAAACCAAAAAATCCACGAATATGCAAACTAATGAAGCAATCGCACTCTGGAAAGAGTTAGGTATTACAAGCGCAACTATGGAATTTAGTTGTGGTGGTGATAGTATGAATGATTATCACTTTAATTTTTACAATTCAGAAAACAAAGATGTTGAGAGTGGTGAACTTGATAGTTTCTTTGATGATGATGTTTTCCGTAGAGTAGAATTTTATGTGAACTCTGACGGACACTACATTGGTGAATTTGGAAGTGTTGAGATTACACTTGATGAAGATGATGAGGAAAACCCCACTTTCTCGTATTACAAATCTGCACAGGCGGAATGGTCAGAGAGTTTTACAGAAGAAGTTGTTGTTGAACTCACAGAAAAAGAGGTTGAGTTTATTAGAACCAAAGTCCTTAATTTGGTTGGCAGTCAAGACGGAAGTTCAATTAACTACAAAGGTGATTGTATTCTCAATGATGAGGAAGAACAGATTTCTGATACATTATTGGAAAAGATTACTGATGTTGTTGAGAACCACGAATTTGAAAACGCAGACGGCGAACAAGAGGATTGGTTTCAATTCAACACAGAAGAAGTGGATAGTGATGTATTACCTAAAATTGTAGATAACACATTATTCGTTTCACTAACAAGACAATTTTTGGTATTGACTGAAAGTGATATGTAAACAATTAAAAAGTAAAAGAAATGAAAATCATAATTGAAAACACTCGTTTTGACTACAACATTGGTTGTCGTTTATTAAAAACAAAATATCGTAATACACCCTTTAATGGTTTGGAAGATATTTGGGAAGATATTGTTCCTATTACTTTCAAAGAAATTACAACCGAAATTCAAAACATTGAACAGAGGCGTATCGCCGTAGGTTGTTTGGGTTTGGAAAACATTTACAAAGAAGTGAACCCCACACTTATTAAGTCCGAAACGATTTCAAAAGAAACATTTTGGGTTGGTGAGAATGGTGAACTCATTAAGAAAAACTTTGAGGACACCTACGAACTTTATGAAGTAAAAGGAAATGTTTGGGGTGAAGGTGCAGAATTTGGTTGGCGTAGACCAGATAATGTTCACTTTGTAAAGTGTAAGGACACCTCAACTGATAGGGAGTATTTTATTTGGGTGGACGCACAAAGTGTTTATCGTACTAACAACAAAGACAAATGGTTGAGTAGTAGTGAGAACTTTGGTGAAAAGATTACCCCTATTCAAGCAATCGCGTGGACAATTCAAACAGACATTAAAGAAGGTGGAATTGAGAAAATTGTTCGGCAAGGTGATTGTGTTCTTATTAAGAAGAAAAAGAAGTGTGAAAGTGGTTCGGTTAGACACTTGACCGAAAAAGAATACCGAAAACTATTGGTCGCAGAGAGTTAGTTGTTTCATTTTTATTGGTTAAAACCCTCACTCAAAAGGTGGGGGTTTTTTATTGCTCCGAAGTTGCTGCTGGTTGCGCTGCTGTTCGTGATTTTGTTTGGCATTCTGTAAACCCAATAAAATCAATGGTTTGGGTTCGCCAACCAAAATCAAGGGCTGGTTGCTGCTGTTGCACAACTGGTTTTTTCTAGTCATTGCTTCTGGTTTTACTGGTTTCCTGCTGCGGGGACCTGGAATCCACCAAATTGTTTGGCAAAAAAAATAAAAAAATTATTGGATTATATTCTATATACTTTTATATTTGTGGTGTTAAATTAATAAACATATGTACACGACAATTAAAGATTATTATTCCTTCTTGAAAAAACAAAAAGAGGAAAAAGAGAATGAACTTTCTAAGATAAAAGAAAGTGTTAACCAACAAATGGATGTTTTTATGTCCGAACATGGTTGGACACGAAAGGGTAAAGTTCAAACCAAAAAGTATACTCAAAAAGTAACTTACACCAAAAAGTTCAATGGTAAGGATATCGTAATTGAGTATCGTGGTAACTACCAAGATGATTTTGTTGATGGTGGTTGCCCCGAGTTCGTACACGATAAATCAATACCTAATTGTGTTGAGAAATTTCAAATGGGTTACTTTCATTGGAACGACCAAGACACAAGTGGTTGGAGTTTAGATGTGGTAATGGAACGAATGGAAGTGTTCTATAACAAGTACACCTCGTAAGAGAAACCCCGAAAGGGGTTTTTTTATTTCTCAGGACTCTGAGTCACGGTTCAGGACGGAAATTAGATTGGCAAGAAAAATAAAAAAATATTTGGATTATATTAATTACTGATTTATATTTGTATTATAAAACGACAAGACAATGATAAAATCTATTGATGAAAAACAAGGAGGTATTGAGATTGACCTCACAGGACCTGATGGGAACGCGTTCGTTCTTATTGGTCTCGCCTCAAAATGGGCGAAACAACTCGGTTTGGACTCCAAGAAAATTCAAGAGGAGATGATGAGTGGGGATTATGAGAATTTGATTGGCGTGATTGAAAAGTATTTCGGTGACTATGTAACTCTTTATCGTTAATCATATGGCACAGAAAATTCAAATTTTATCCCCTGATGGGTTCACACTCGAAAGGGATGTACCTTACTACAAGTCGCACAGAGCGGCGTGTAAGGCGTTCGAACAATGGAAGAAAGGGTACGAAACTCAAGGGTATTATTCTTCCGTAAAATATGGTCGCATACCATTAGTTGACCTTGAGGATTATTGTCAATTAAATTATTTGTAACATGAAAAATTTCAGTCAAGTTTGTGTTTGGCCCGCAACTCTTATCGGTAAGTCCAACATTAAGGAATTCGAAAAGTGGTTAAAACAAGAATTCGGTGTTCGTGCAAAATATTGTGAGGAAGTAGAAACACTACCTACACCAGGCGAACCTGAAACGGGTGGAAGAAACGATGTGTTCTTTAGAGTCCATCAAGATGACATTCCAAAATTCGCAGTACCCCGTTTACAAATTGGTATTCGTTGGTGGGAGGATGTATTACTTAATGGTAATGGTGTTCTCTATCCCCAAGATATTTTGGAAAGATACCCGAAGACATGGTGAACAGTGAATATTGATTGGCAAAAATAACTTGTAAAAAGAAATAATCTTTATACCTTTGTAAAAAACCATTCGTATGACAAATCAAGAAATAACTACCCATTGGGTAAATCAAAGTGAGAAAGTCCTAAAGGGACGAGTTATCAAATCAGTTCGTTATCTTACCGATGAGGAAATGGAACTTATGGGTTGGTACAAGAGACCAATTTGTATTGAGTTGGACAACGGAACACTATGTATTCCTTCTATGGATGATGAGGGAAATGATGGTGGAAGTTTGTTCTACCAAGAAAAAGGTAAAGAACTTGATGTATTACCTGTAATCTAAAAACACTTGACAATGTAAAATATGATGTGTAACTTTTTATTGGATTACATTTCATAGTTGTAATTTGTGTTTGGTTTGACACACTAAAGGGGTTCTTCGGAATCCCTTTTTTTGTTTCTAAAATACTGAAAATCTTCGTTTTAACATACGCCAGGGGGAAAACTGGACGACGGCTGGACGATTTTGTTTGGCAAGAAATACTAGTATTCTTGGTGAATATCCTTAAAAGTTTTAGTATGTTTGTCATACACAAAGTCAAAGATGTATGTGGAAAAACTTTTTTGAAAAAACTTTAAAAAAAATTTGGAAAAAAAGAAAAACTATTATATCTTTGTACCCACATTAAATCTTTAATCTAAAATTAGAAACGAAAATGAGTACAAAAAATGTTCAAGTAAAGTTCACCCAAAATTTGGGTATGTTCAAACTTCACAATGTAAATCGTGAGGTAGACTCTCCACGCGTTAAGCGTATTACAGACTCGATGAAGAAGGACGGATTAAAACTCGTTCCAATCATTGTAAACTCCCAGTATGTGGTTGTAGACGGACAACACCGACTAACCGCAGCAAAAGAAGCGGGTAAAGGTATCTACTTTATTGTAGACAACTCAATCCCCAACACCACGAAAGGTATCTTTGAAGCCGCACGTAAGTTCAACCAGAACATGAAAGAGTGGGGTAAGAAAGATTACATTCATGGTTTTTCCGAACAAGGAAACAAATCTTACAAAACTTTGGAAGATTTTTCAAAAGAGTTTCCGATGTTTTCTTTGACCGAAAGAATTATGTTACTACAAAATTCTGGTACTCGTCATTGTGACAAACAAGATTTTGCGGATGGTAAGTTTGTTGTTGGTAATATGGAAACCGCCAAAGAATGGGCGAATAACCTACTCCAACTGAAACCTTACTTTGAAAAGGGTTACAACAAATCGGTATTTGTTCGTACTATTCTTACCATTATGGAAAAGAAACCCGATTTTAAGTTTGAAGAATTTTTACATAAAGTAAAACTTCGTCCAAGTTCAATCTATATGTGTGGTGATAAAAAATCATACGCGGAAATGATTGAAGACATTTACAACTACAAGCGTCGTAATGAGGACAAGTTGAACCTTCGTTTCTAACTTTGGATTAGGGTTAGTGATTGGGGTGACCGAAAGGTTACCCCTTTTTTTTGCTCAAAATTTCACAAGATGTAACATCCTGAAGACGACTCCAGATTTTGTTTGGCGGAGTTTTCAACACACAAATGTTTGTAATCCAATAAAAAAGACACTTTTTGTATAAGGTTTTGACAAAAAAGTTGAACAAAGTGAAAATATTTGTTGTTTATCGAAAATATTCTTATTACTTTTGTACTGTAATTCAAAAACTTGAATATGATAAAAAAACCAAGAAAGACTACGGCTAATTCTCTGAAGAAGTCTTTGCACGAAATTCGTGAATGCCTTAATGAGAGTTTACCAAACTTTGAGAAAAAGGAAATGGTGGGAATTAAATTTTCTCGTGTTGGTACTCGTTATCACATTGAAAATGCACCAGTTCCTCCTACCGATAAGATTGGTGTACAGCTTGAGCGTTCTTTCAATGATTTTATGCGTAAGCTGAAAGTAACTTATGGTGGAATGAAACTTGAAGGTTCGATGGTGTTAGGGACCAAAGACGATTTGTTTTTGGTTGGCTACAACAACTATGAACGTAAAGGTAAAAACCTCACCAAAAAGGGACATTCAATAGAAGGGGTTCTTTAGTTTAGTATATTGATTTAATGTTCGGTTCGAAAAACCCTCACAGAAATGTGGGGGTTTTTTATTGCTCGAATGTGTGCGGAGGAGCTGCACAGTTCGTCTATTAAATTAGTTTGGCGCCCGCCAAACAATATCGCCCTGGGAAGAACAGGTCCCTCCTGAAGAAAAAAAATAAAAATAAATTTGGAATATAAAAGAATTCGTTTTATATTTGTATTGTTAAACCAATATTATATGGAGTACAGAAATAAAACCCAAGCCAGAAAGGAAACTGGAATCAATTATTTAGGTTCAGTTAACCTGACATCAAAACACGCTAAGGCGTACAAGTATGATGAATTAACCTACAGTCTTTACCTCGCACCCGCGGACTTAAGTGGTTACGAAGTTTGCCCAATGAGAAACGCGGAGTGTACTGCACTATGTTTAAACGAATCTGGTATGAATCGAATGAACATGAGAGATGACATGATTACTGAGAGTAGAATTAAAAAAACAAAATTGTTTTTCGAACATCGCCAGTATTTCATGCAATGGATGGTTGCAGAAATTGAGGCGGCAAAAAAGAAGGCAGAAAAACAAGGTTATCACTTTAGTGTTCGTTTAAATAACACTTCAGACATTTCACCCGAATCTTTTCATATGGAGATAGATGGTAAAAGAAAAAACATTTTGCAATTGTTTCCTAATGTTATGTTTTACGACTACAGCAAAGTGGGTAAACGAATGGAGTTAGTTAAGAAGTATAAGAACTACGACTTAACATTTTCATTTAGTGGTACAAACTTTTCAGATTGTATTAGTATGTTGAACAATGGTATACGAGTTGCCGTTGTTTTCAAAAAAGAAATACCCAAAAAGTTTTGGGGTAGAAAAGTTATCGATGGTGACTTATATGATATGAGATATCGAGATGAGAACGACATTATTGTGGGATTAAAATATAAAGTCACACGAAAACGACCTCAAAAAGATAGTAAGTTTATAGTAGACCCCTCACAATGAGGGGTTTTTTATTGCTTGAAGATGTTGCGCGCATGATGCTGGTCATCGGAATTTTGTTTGGCATTCTGTAATCCTAATAAAATCAACACTTTAAGTTGTGCCAACCAAAATCACCTGGCTTCAGACTGGTTGCAACAGCCAGTTTTACTGGTCATTTTGCTGGTGACCCTGGTTAATCCAAAAACTTGGTTGGCAAGAAAACAATAAAAAAGATAAAAAATTATTTGGAATATAATAATAACAGTATTATATTTGTATCATAAAACAACATAACAATGGGACAATATTATAAACCAATCATTTTAGGTAACACCCCAAAAGAGGGTGAACACGAAACAGTTAAAGCGTGGATGTATTCACACGAGTACGACAACGGACTCAAACTGATGGAGCATTCCTATCAAGGGAACAACTTCGTTTCAACTTTTGAAAAACAATTAACCCGTAGAGGTGAACATTACAAAAGTCGTGTAGTGTGGGCGGGTGATTACGCAGGAGAAGAACCAGGTGTAAAAGTCATTTCGGAAGGGAAGGAGTACGATGCAAATTTGTATTCACTTTGTAATGATGAAAACCAAATCAAACCCAAAGTGTCATCAACGGATGAATACCCCTACATTGTAAACCACACCAAAAAAATGTTCGTGGATAAAAACAAAGTTCCCGAAATTCAAGGATGGGATGGTGTAAAAATTCACCCTTTACCACTATTAACTAGTGAAGGTAACGGAATGGGTGGGGGAGATTTTAGAGGTGATGATGAAAATGAGATTGTTGGTTCGTGGGCAAGAGATGTTATCTCGGTAGAAAAAGATAGTCCACTCGTAACCAATGGGATGATGAATTACACCGAATTGATTTTTGATTTGAAAGAATAAAAAGGTCCCCCGTCACAGGGGGATTTTTGTTTGGCAAAAAAACATTTGGAATATAAAAGAATTAGTATTATATTTGTATTATAAACCAATCAAGATGAGTAAAAGTATTAAAGTAAGGTTCAATCTCGGTAGAGGTAAGAACTACATGAAGTGGAAAGTACAACACCCTGATGGTAGTGTATTGTATTACAGTCCAACAGATAATCAGTTGGTCATGACAGGTTGCACATTTAAGAACCACAGGAAAACAGCACAGAAGATTTTCGATGGTGGTAATAAAACAGTATGTGCGTGGATACTTTGTAAGGACATCAAGATTTACACAGGTCAACCATACAAGGATGAAAGTCGTAGGGTTCGATACAATCCACGAGTTCAACCCAACTGGTTATTCGATGGTCACATCATGGACAATGATGGAGTACCACAATTGCACACCATCGATTACGGAGTGTACATCACGACAGGTGAAGGTGAAATTTAGTTTGGCCTAAAATAAAACAACATGGACTTAATTAAAGCACAACGGTTAGCAGAGAAGTTAATTCACAAACACAAGTTAGATGTTAAGGGGTGGACATTTGCGTATGACAATGCAAAAAGTAGGTTTGGGTGTTGTAAATACAGACCTAAACAAATTACACTATCCAAAGTATTGACATTACTTAATGATGAAAGTCATGTAAAGAATACTATTCTACATGAGATTGCACACGCACTTTGTCCTGGTCAAAAACATAACCATGTATGGAGGTCGAAAGCGATTGAAATAGGTTGTGATGGACATCGTTGTTATAGTAGTAAAGTAGTTGAAACACCCGAAGCAAAATATATTGCAACATGTGTTGGTTGTGGTAAGGTATCCAAAGCCCATCGTTTAAGAAGTAGGTCTTATTCATGTAGCAATTGTTCGGGTGGTAGTTACAACCCAAAGTACAAATTGGAGTTCAGACCAAACCCCATATTCACAGGGGGGATTTAGTTTGGCGACAAAGTTGAAAAAAAATTTGGTATAAAAGAAAAATTGTTATATCTTTGTAATACAATTAAATTAAAAAAGTATGGGATACACAACCGATTTCGAAGGTGGATTTGAATTCAGTCGTCCACTTACTAGTGATGAAAAGAATTACATCACCAAGTTCAACAACACTCGTAGAATGAAACGAAATGTTGAGAAACTCTATGAGTTATTTAAGGGTGAACACGGAAACCCTTTTCTACCAAAAGAAGAAACCTACGGAAACGATGGTGAATACTTTGTTGGTGGTAATGGGTTCGCAGGTCAAGACAAGGATGATAGTATTGTCGATTACAATACACCTCCAGGTCAACTAGATTTTCTAACAACTAACTACAACGAAAGGTGGACACAAAATGATTTGAGAACACGAGAGGGTAAATGTCAACCTGGTTTATGGTGTCAGTGGACTACGGATGAAAATGGAACTCATCTAATATGGGATGGTGGTGAGAAGTTTTACAACTACGTTGAGTGGTTGAAATATATCATCAATCATTTCTTTGAGAAGTGGGGTGTGAAATTAAATGGTGAGGTTTATTGGAAAGGCGAGGATGGTGAGGACATGGGTAAGATTGTTGTAAAGGACAACTGGGTCACAGTAAAATACGCGAGGATTACTTATGATTGATTGGTTTAAGGAGAGAACCCCACAGAAATGTGGGGTTTTTTATTAAAAACCTCGTACACATATATTATGGGATGGACATTGATTTAGGTTGGCAACAAAGTTGAAAATAAATTTGGTATAAAAGAAAAATTGTTATATCTTTGTATTACTAAAACATTTTATTATGTACAAGAAAAAAATTCAAGACCTACAAGAGGAAATAATCAAAAAAATTAAAAACAAATGTTCGACCATTATTGGTGAGAACCAACAAATCACATTTAGAAATGTGTTTGGAGTTTGGGTTACCGAAGGTATGTACGAAGATGATGGTAGAGTTCAATACGCGGCGTATGGAATATTACCTGATGGTACTGTGATGTCGGAAAGTTTTGGTGATAGTATAGAACTCTCGTTAGTTGAATTGGACATATATGAACTCGCACACATCATAGACATCCTTGAGTCGGATGACTTTACCGTCGAGGACATTTAGTTTGGCAACAAAGTTGAAAATAAATTTGGTATAAAAGAAAAATTGTTATATCTTTGTATTATGAAAAAAGAAAAAGTAATCCACTCGGTATCATCTCACTTGAGAGATAAGTCATATGAGATGAGAATTATTCAAAATGAGAATAATGTCAAATTGAAAATGACCTACGAAGCGTACAACGCACAAGAAAGGTTTACAGGTGAACAATTCATCAATGGTAAATGGGAACACACATTTGGAATGTTGGATTTGGGTGTTCTACCTGATAAGTCAATCTACGTGTGTAGTGAAGGAAAAAGAGAAGATAAGGCCGAAAAGTTATTTGGTCTTGGTACAAAATTGTTTAACATCTTAAATCAATAATACAATGGGATTAGACATGTATCTCAAGAAGAAAACCTATGTGAAAAATTGGTCACATATGGAACCCGAACAACTTCACAAGGTGACAGTTAAGAAGGGTGGGAAAGTAGTTAAGGAAATTCAACCCGACAGAATTTCATCCATCGAGGAACAGGTGGCGTATTGGAGAAAGGACAACCACATCCACGCATGGTTTGTAAACAATGTACAGGACGGTGAGGACGATTGTGGTGAGTATTATGTAGACCGCGAAAAACTCAAAGAGTTGGTGGATACCTGTGGGAAAGTTAGAGCAACCCTGAAAAATTCTCCGACGAAGAAGGTTCAGGTGAAAGTTGGTTGGCAAGGTGGTAAGGAATTGTATGAGGACATCGATGTCTACACCGACACCGAACTTGCGGAAGAACTACTACCAACCCAAGCAGGTTTCTTTTTCGGGGGAACTGAATATGATGAGTGGTATCTAAAAGGTTTAGAAGATACCATCAAACAAATCACTCCCTTATTAGAGGAAAAGGAAGGAGATTTCTACTACCAATCATCCTGGTAAAAAAATAAAAAGAGGATATCGTTTGGTAAAATGGTATCCTCTTTATACCTTTGTATTAATGAACAGCTTAAAATAGATAGATTATGCCGAACTGGTGTCAAAACTCAATAACAATAACAGGTACTGAAGAGCAGATTGGTTTGCTCACTCGTATCCTTAATGATGTTCCAAAGTCCGAACCTGAAAAGTGTATCGTGTTTGAGTCCTTAATCGGTCGTGAACCTGAAATTAGTAAAGAAGAATACGAACAAGGTGGATGGTATAATGCAAACACCAGTTGGTATGGTACCAAATGGGATGTGTCATACGCCGACTGCAACTTCACTTTTGAGAAGGATGTTATCTATATGTCACCTGATACGGCGTGGTCACCACCAATAAACTTTGGTGTTGTATTACACAAGATGTATGGTGTGGATGTGGAGTTGTTCTACTCGGAGGGTGGAAGTGATTTCTGTGGCAAAACAACCATTAATCAAAACGGAGTGGTTGAGGATGATTATGGTTATCTCGAAGGTAACTATCGTTTTGACGAAGAATACTTTTGGGAATCCCTTTTCCAAAATGAGATGGAATATGCAATCGATAACGAAACTAGTGTTGATGACTTCGTTGCACAATTCCCTTATGTGGATACGGAAGACGCAAAAGAAATCCGTAGAATATACGAAGAAGAACTAAAGGAAAAAGTAAAATAAATTCATATGGAAGATTTGAAAATATTATCGACAGCAGAACCTCAAGAAGAATTAACCTACCAAGAATGGGTAGACGCATTGAGAACTCAAGAGAATGTCATTGTTTCATCCAAATACCACGCAAGAACCATCGAGCAACGGATTAAAGTTGATGAAGCAATTCAAATGAAAAGAGAAATGGAAAACTCTGAAGTAAAATTTTCCGACGGGACAGCCGAACCCCGAATTTTGTTTGGCATGTTAAAATCTGTATTAAACTTCTTTTAAAGATTATGGGACGAGTAAATAAAACAATCGAGGGTGTCTTCATTGACATCGTAGGGTCAAAGAGTGAACTGAGTTCATATGACCAATTCATCAACCACGGTGATGGTAAGAAATATTCTAAGGAGCTTAAAGAGCTCACTGGTTTATATAAGAACTTAATCACTGAGAGTAAATTAACATTCGAAAAACTAGCATCACTCGAGGAGATTATAATCCAAATGAGAATTCGTGAGGACCTCAGTGATATCAAGTTGACTCAAGTTCGTGAGTACATCTACGCAAGGACTCCTTTCTACCGTAAGGATAAGAAGTCAAAAGATGTCCGTGTTATTGTCGACAAGATTGAGTTTCACCCTGAGGAGGATTTGGAGATTTTGTCTGGCGACAAGGAGTTCATGACCAAAGCCAAGATGAAGTTAGCTCAGGCTATGGACCTCGAGATTGAGGAAAACATCCGAGTATTCAAATCAACATTTAAAAAGTAGAGGTATGAAAACAGAAACAATTTCAACAGGTATTGGACTCTCAATTTACAAAGGTGATTGGGATGGAGCACAGTGGACACTTACTGGTTTCCCTAAAAAAGAAGCAATTGGTCACGACTACGACTCTGCCTATGACTTCGAGGACTGTGTCAAGAGAAACATCAATTGTAGTGGAATCGATTTTGACAGTGAGTATTGTCAGTTCTACGCATACGCAAAGACCAAAGCTCGTTTGGTGAGTTTTGCAAACCAAATCAAGAAACACTTTGAGAAAGCAAAGCAACTGAAGGAGGAGATGTACTGAATTTAGATTGGCAAAAATATTCTAGAAAAATTTGGAATATTCTAGTAAATGTATTAATTTTGAATATAGAACATTAAAAATCAATAGGTGTATGACAAACAAAATCAAATTAGGAACTGAGGTCGTAGTATCCGACCCTTGTTACACAATCCCAACCTGGTGTCAGGGAATTGTTAGTGGTGTTAAACCCGGTATGTATGACACCTATGTTAAGCGTCACGACTGTGGTGATTGGGGTATCCGAAGTTCAATGATACTTGTCATACACGAGGACCATAAAGACGACAAACTGGTTTGGAAAGATTATCCTGCAACCATCGGTGTCGACTCAGGTCAGTGTGGAATCTTCTCCAAAGAATCTTACCGTGACGACTCTATTACAGAACGAATCGGTTTGGGAGATGGTGACATTTCATTCTTTGGTGTAACACCTTGGAAAGAAATGACCGAGGCCCGTGAGGAAGAACAAGGTGAAAAATGGTACATCAGTATGTGTTCTCGTACCTTGGGTGATAGTCGATACGGTGTGTATGACGAGGGAGTAGTTTCTTCATCTGGTTTTGGTGATGGTTCTTACACATTATATGTTGCAAAGAAAAGAGGAAAGATTATTGCAATGTGTGTTGACTTCGCGGTGGAGGAAGACGAAGTAATTGATTTTGAATTTTTTCGTGATATCCATATTGAGAAGTAATAAATTTTATTTAGATTTGGAGTTATGAAAAAAATATTATTTATATCAGCACTTGGATTAGTTGGTTGTGGAACCAATCGAACATATATCCAACACGGGGACAAGGCATTAGTAAGTGGACACAAAGTTTACTTTATCGATTGCAACATAACCCGAGAAGTAATTAAACCCCAATGGGATAAAGGTTCATATGGTGATACCATGAAGGTATACTTAGTGGATACACTGACATTTATGAATATGTGTAGAAAAGCATCACCATGTGGATGTTCACCAGCAGGAACAACCGCAAATAAAACTGTAACAAAAACTTAGTATTATGTTCAATACACAGAAACCTCAAGAACCGATTCACATATTCACCCCATCTCAGTGGTTGAATATTGGTTGGCTGGCCATGGTACCAGCAACTTACTTCGTACACCCATATGCATGTGCATTGGCGGTAGTCATCTATATCTACAAATATTTCGAAGTAGATTGTTGGAGGTATGAATTCTATGATGACTGTGTAATTGAACGAAAAGGGGTCTTCAGTGTGACTCGAGAATCTGTGAACTATTTCAGGATTAAATCTGTAATGGTCGACGAACCATTTTGGATGAGATTACTTGGACTGTCTGTTGTTCGAGTTATTACTTCAGAGCAATTTAAACAGCAACTAATATTTCAAGCCGTACCACACGGTGAAGGTATTCAAGCGTTTTTACAGCACAACGCAAGAGTGGAGAGACAAAATATGGGAATTAGGGATTTTGATGTATTCAATACTCACCTGTAGCAATATTTAAAGTCATGATAGTAGTAGAACCACGGATTCAGGAACAGTTCATGAGGATAGCAATGGCTAGACTTAATAAGAAATATTGTTTTAAACCTCAAAGGTTAGCAATGGCGGCCAAGATGTTTTCACAATATTTGCAACGTTTGGAAGAAAGGGGGAAGAGTAAATGAAACTCTTCATCAGGGACAAGGTATACTTCACGGACCCTACCACAGGTGAAATAATAGAAGACACCATTACCGACGTTAATGACAACGTAGTGATGGGAAAGAAATTCAACTTGACTGATTTATATTGGAAGGGTGAGTTAAACGTATATAGGTTAGAGTGTCACATATGTGGATTCAGTATACCAGCACCTCTATCGCAATTTCAGGTAGATGGAATAAAAGGTAAGCAGCAATTATTACCATCCACATGTGGTGTATGTTTAGAAGAGTCACGGTACCCTGATAACCCTGAGGAGGGAATCATACTGTGGATTTAGTTTGGCATTAGTTCTTTGAAAGATTTTTTTATAGGATTTGGTTTTTAGGATTTTCTTGTGTATATTTTATATATCAAAATCAATATATTATGGCAACAAAGAAGTCCACAACTAAAAAACCCGCCAGCAAACCAGCGGCGAAACCAGCTCCAGCCCCCAAAAAGGGTGGGAAGAAAGCAGTAGCAGCTCCGGCTATGAAAACAACCGTAAGTACTTACGTACCTGTTTCACACCACATCTACTATGATGGTTTCTCTTACCGTGTACGTGCTAGCGTTAACGGAACCCGTTACTCTCAGAACTTCTCCTCCAAGAAGAAAGCTTTCGAGTTCCGTAAGAGTATCTTGAGTAATATGTAATAGACGACTCAAGTCTCTTAACCAAATCCTGTGATTAACGTCACGGGATTTTTTTTTTTAATGAGAATCCTGACGACGGGACCTGAGATGGTCAATTTAGTTTGGCGGAAAGGTTGTTTAGACAATTGATGTTGTAACAATAAATCCACCGATTTAGTTTGGCGGAATCAGAATCCTCAGAATCGTCCGACGGTACCGATTTTGTTTGGCACAAACTAACTAACACTTGTTAGTTCAGGGACCTGAGGAGGTCGATTTAGTTTGGCGGGGGAATGGTATTTATATGTAAAGTAAATGAGATGATTAAACTAACAGAAACTTTAGAAGGTGATGATGTCCAAAAGTTTCACGACGCTTTACCACAAATAGGTGACTCACTTAAAGGACTGACCGATGGGACCATTACAATAAAATATGTTGTAGCTGAAGACCCAACCCAAGGAACAATAGATGGTGTCCCTTTTATAAGTGAATGTCTATTGAAACTATTTGTTGATGTTAACAGGGTTTATCCTGAGATGATTAATGACATCTACATTTTGGTTGGCAGAAAAATTCAAGAGATTGGGTTCGGTGAATTTCCGTTCAAGTTAAGTATAAGGTCACTTCACCTTATTAACGGACCTTTAATTATTGATTTATTAGAAGAATCGTTTGACAGAAATTATACCAATCACCTCAGGTATGATAATCCAACAATACAGTACATTTTGTCTGGCCAATATTCCCTTGTATTACCTCAAGATGTATTACCTAAGTTTTTTGACCAAATGGATGAGTGGATAAAAATTTTAATAAAGAGAGCGACGGTGTATTACACCGTATATAAAAAAGGAAAGATAGATGACCATGAGTATGAACTCGTAGACAACCCAGTTATTAGAGTTGTGGTACGCGGGAAAAAAGATATAAAAAATGAAAAAGATTTAATTCCGTTCATTGATTCAAAATTTAAAACCATAGATGGTATCGAAAAAGGTAGTCCCGATTTCCCCTATAACTTACAAGATAATATTATTGATAAGTTAGAAAAAAAGTTCAGGGAGAAACACAACGTAAGAATTTTTATTGACGACACGAGACGTGTATGACATATATACGTATATACATTAACCCCCTTGTATGACACTTGGGGGTTTTTTATTTACATCTGTTTTTCTGAAAATATAAAAATATAACTCTTATTTCGAACAAGGGTCAATCCCCTACTATGTCCCACAATTTCCCACTTTAATCCACTTTTATGGATTGTAATACGACCAGCGGGATTTCTTGTCATACATTCGTATATATCTGAGAAAAATTCCTTACGACAAAAAATGTCTGGATTACAGGGTTAAAATCAAGGGTTTTTTAACTCTTTCTGTATTACATTAGGGGTATCGTGGGTCAAAATCCTATCACTACTGTACATCCAAACAGAGGGTAAACCACTATAATGACATACCTGTTTTTCTCTCTCTTCAACCAGTTTCTTCTTAACCGATTCGTCAAAATAAACCCCATCAGATTCCATATCCGAGAGTGGTCTGTACAGTATAAATTTTTTCATATAGATGTAACAACTATGGTTTCAAATTGTTTAAACCGATGTGGGTCTACCGCAGTAAACCATACTTTCTACCTTCTGTTTTTTTAACCACCAAAGGTGGTTCATTAACTTTTTAATATACTTCATTTGTTATCCCTTATTATTCTTGTGATGATGTTTATGAAACCATTTAGGTTAGACATATTATTAATAACCAAATCCAATTCCCATACATGAACATTCCAGTGTTCATCTTTAACCATGTCACTATCATCTGAAGTTAGATTAACATTATCTATATCCAAATTATAATAGTACCATGGTTCTGTTTGTCCTTCAAGATTCCCTTCAACCTTTTCAAAACCCAAATCAATTAAATTCTGTTCTGTAATCATAACGTAATATGTTTTTTTATTATATCCATTATTTCTCTTGTGAGACTACCAGCGGTTTTTGTTCCATCAATATTCCAACGAATAATCAATTCTTCTATAGAACCATATAGAATGTTCTCTGTGTTCTTAATCCTCGCGTGTGGAACATCTTCCCCGTTTACACATTCTTCACCTTCCTTTTCCACAAATACAGGAATGATATCAAAATCAACCATAGTATATTCCTTTAGTATATGACCATGATTCTTTACATCACCAGGGTGTAATGGGATTATTCCAATTTGGGTTGAATCGGTGGATGAGTTTATTTCATCATACCATCTTACCATCCAATTATTATTTTCTTTATACAGTATTCCTTTCATTTCTTTACATGTATATCTTTAAATGAATCTATACTAACAAATTCTTCATTAAGGTAATTTATTACATCCCTCATTGTTTGTGCTTCATTTTCTGAACCTCTTATACTTAGAGATAGTGCTCCTGATAGTATACTGGTAATTTGATTTAAAGTTATTTGAGGTTGGTCTGTAGGAGTTGAGAGATTATATATACATCTTCCATCTTTTATGGTTGTATCTATTATTACTCTATATGTAATTTCGTTATTCATATTATTAGTTGGAACCCCAGTTATTGTTTTTTAGTTATTTTCATTAATTTCCCCCAGCGATTCGTTAATCACTAAAAGTGTACCCAAAAACAAACGAATATAATCGTACATGTTTTCTATGTTACCTTCCACGTATTCATATGTATCCAATATCCTTTTAGCAAAATTAACATAGTCTTCCCTGTTTCCGTTTCTTTTAAAAGTCTCACCTTCCTCAATTACACGGGTTCCGTTATTATGACATATTTCCACGTGGGTATCAAATCGAAAATCAGGGGACTCTTCAAAGAATCTTAATATAATAGTCATATCACCACGGCGAAGAATTTCACGGTGATTTTTATAGGTTATTCCCCTTAACAATGTAAAGTTAATTGTATCCATTAATGATGATGCAATAATTCTTGGTAAACCTTTCCGTTTAATATATCTTTCTTCAACGCTTTATTCTCAGAATCACATATGATGAATCCCATATCCGTTCTGAATATTCTTAAGTACTTTAGATACCAACCATCGCGATAGGTTTCCAATGAGAAATACCTCCATTCACCCTCACCACCAGATTCTTCGTAGTATCTTTCCAGTAATGTGGTTAGTTCATCCTTGGTCCAAAAGAAATGTGGGTATTTGTTTATGGTAGAAATATCAGGATGTCCTTCATCATTCCAATGATATCCCACATGGAAATCCCTTGTATCCACATTAAACTTATTGTTCTTTGGACAATCCCAATCAATGTCTTTGAAGAATACCCATTTATCTTGTGGTTCCATATTATTTATTTTTTCCATTAAAATGAACCTCGGGCACCGGAACCGGGAATTTTTTCCACTATAACGACGTTTTTTGAAAATATTTTCCACTATCGGTGGTCTTCTATTTGTTTGATGATTGAAAAGTTTATGGGGAAATAGTTCTCATCACCATCCTCGGTCTGTAAAAAATAATGGTTTCTACCTACCTCGAATTTAACCACATCGTATATTGTGTACTCAGCCCAATACTGTGTGGTTGCCGATTGTAATAAAACTTTTATGTTATAGTGTTTAAGCATATTATGATTCGTTTGTATTTTTTTCCCTTACTTCTATGTACCTGTGTAAAATGATAAGACCGAGTAAACTGATAACGAAAGAAATGGTTGGAATATTTGAAATGATAAGTAAACCAAGACATATCCCATAAAGAAAATCATTCCATCTTCTACGCAATAGGGATACTAAGATATAGAATCCGTACATTATTGATATTAAGATGGTGATGATAGCCATGTCCTTTTGTTTTTAACAAAAATAACCAATTAATTTGAATATTCCAAAAAATCTTAATTATTTTCTCGTAAGGTATTGTTTAATTGTTCTAAAGAGTTGTTCAATTGAATCAAACTGTAATTGTAATTCTCCATGACTCTGGCTAAACTTTCTATGGTCATTCTTAAACTTACCAACGGGTCGGCATATCCCCTTAATAATTTAAAATCCTCCATCTTCGTTCTCCATATGTTTGAGATAGTCCTCGATAAAATTATCTACAATTCCCGACGACCTTTTGGTTTCAGGTACTGGTTGGTTGTTCAATCTTGATTCGTAGTAACGAATGATTTCTGATACACTTACACCAGACCTTACACAACCATCCAACAGATTTGTGAATCGGTTTTTGGTGTCATTTAATGCTTGTTCTTTTTGTGTCATGTTCTATTACTTTTGGTTCCTGTATTCCTTTTTCTTTTAAATGTTGGATTGCCATTTCCACCGTTTCGTGTTTTCTGTAAGGAGGATTTGGTAATAACCCACAACCTTCCTTATATACAAAAACATTTTTCTGACAACCGAATGTAATAATCTTTTCCATATTGATTTTTATCCATTGGTTACACCACACTTGTGTTTGTGTTCAACATACCACATTATTCTAAAAGTACCCAAAACAAAAAAGTATGTATCAAATTCATTTATCTCATCGGTTGATTTACAAATCCCCGTGTGATATGCCGGTATTTTGGTCTCGATACTTTTAGCCGACTTAGGAAAAGTATTAAACGCAATACTATATCTCTTTGTTAGTTTGAATGATTTATACATATTATTCTAATTTACTGTTAAACAATTCTATGGCCTTCTCTTTATCTTTTTCTTGAAAGATGTTATCAATAATAAACTTGGCTTCTTCCATTGTGCACTTATCTTCAATGACATCAATGTATGTTTCTACATCAACACCCAATTCCCCCGCCATAAGTTCATCCATCAAATCATGAAACATATTACTCTGATTTAGTTTCTATACCGTTTTTCCAATCTTTCCAATTATCAAAATCTTTCAGTTTTTCATAATGGTCATCTTCCATTTTTCTTGCTTCGTTTAGTATATCGTCATAAATTCCACTATACCTCGTATCCAATTGAAGTTTGGTGATTAACCAATTTACCGGTGTTAGTTTTTCGTTACTCATTTGTATTTTTTAATCTTTTTATTATATCGGTCATTCTTGTAAACATTTCCATACCCACAGGGATGGATAAGAGGGAAACCAAAAATTGATTTATATAAGAATACATTGCAATGGCTTCACCTTGTGTTAGTTTCACATTTTCGTGAGTGAAAATGATTAATGATAAAACCAAGAAGATGGTCTTTACCATATTGAGTGAAGTCCAATTCTTTCCTTGTAGGGTGGATGCTGAAATCCAAATCCTTCTTCTCCTTTTAAAGAATGAATCAATCAAACCTCTATCGTTTGTGTTGAGCACATCCATTTTCTTTTCGTGTTGGTTGTGACTAATTTTTGTGGACTGAGCAATCTTACCGTAGAACTTCCATACAATAAAACAAATGAACGGAGCACATAACAATACAATAAAACCAGTAACCACGTGGGACATGAATATAAAAAACAATGTTCCAATTATGGAAAGTATTGACATTATATAATAGTGTATGTGGTGTTCCAAGAAATCCACAATACTATGTGCTAAATCCGTTCTACCCAACCTCGTTGAGACATCCGAATCCTCTGAACTATCCAAATAGTTAAACACAATATCATTGTAGATAGATGTGTAAATCTTGGTGTCAAATACCATACGTTTATAAATGAAAAAATTGGAGAGAGATTCTATTAAAAGAAAAACCCCAATCCAATAATACTCCTTATTCAATAAACCATCTATTGATTTACCCAACACATAGGGTTCAACCAAGAAAATGATTTGTGCAATAAAGATGTAGAAGTATATTAATAATAATGACCTCTTATATTTTTCAATAATTTTATAAACGTACCGCAAAGTGAAATGAGATTTATTTTATTCTTTATCAAAATAAGTTGTGAATAGTGATAACAACGCAATACAAACGCATAAACCGATTACGATTATTCCAACTACTTGTGCTACTGGATGTAAATTTTCCATAATATTAACAATTAACTCTTACTTTGTAGGTTTTTTCGACATCGTTAGTCATATTACCCATAATCAAAATATACATTTTTTCATTTGGAATACCAAATAACGATTTAATATCACTATCGGTTGGATAAACTTCCAATTCATCCACACCAATAAACTTGACATTATCGATGAGTTCTCTCATCTCATATAATGACAAATGAACACCGTGAACAACAATGAAGTGTTTATTGGGATAAGTGTACTCACCATTTTCTTCTTCACCACATTCTACCTTACCTTCCCCATCACAGTCATCACATTCGGTTTCGTGTCCACAACAATTACACTCAACAGTCCCGTGTCCATCACATTGATAACATTCCTTATATTTTTTGTCAAACTCAGGAATCATCTTGATGTCTTCATAAACTTTTTCAAGGTCAGATACTTTAATTCTCCCGAATGGTTTTGAATCACCTTCATAAAATTTACGAAACTCAAACATGACAGGTTGGGCGTTGACACCATTACCTTTGCTGTGGTCATGTATGTTTTCATTATTAATGTAGTCGACATCATGAAACCACAACGCTTTGTATGAGTTGGTTGAAACTACCCACCCATTTTCATAACAAACAGGTTTCATGATTGGGTCTCTCCAATCATCTTTTGACGACCAAGATTCTACGAACCTTACGTAATTTGGATTTTCTTTTATCATATTAATCTAATGAATTTGGTAAATAAAGTAGTGTGGGGTTTTTCTTTTGAATATCTAATTCAGGGTATCTCTCCTTAAACTTCATCACATCAAATTTTTTGGTAATTAAGTGGTGTCCGTTCTTTGTTGGGATTACAGCCTCAACCTTTGGTCCCACCTTGTAACCAATTGGAACACCGGCTTCATCAAATTCAACTTCAGTAAATGGTTTACATTCATATTCAATAAATGCAACCATCATTGGACTCATCTCTTTTACATCATCAACATCCACTATCCAACGTTTCTCCTGTGTCTTTAACTGACCAACAACGCTATCAAATAATCCTTTCTGATTATGTTGTCCATTCTGAATACGTTGAGCGAGGTCAACCATCATATTCAATGAAACATCAAAGTGATTTTGTTTTTGAACGTGGATGTATGCCCTCGCCTTAAACATCTCACACAGTTGTTTAATCTCATCGTACCTACGTTCAAGATGTTCGATACTTTCAATACAGTAAGTCTTAATTGTTCTCACCGATTGGTGATTATCTCTCTCCCCTTCGGGTTGGTCTTTCTTTCGTTTGAAAATGTAGAGCATATAGAAGTCACCCTCGTTTTCGAAGTTGAGTAATGACTTAACTAATTCTATATTATCTATCATTACAGAGACTGTACTTTTTTCATAATCTCTGTAACTTGTTCAGGTTCTAAATAACCAAGGACATCGCTGGTTATTGGTGTTTCGTAGGTGAGGTCACCATTTTTATCTAAGACCGCAAGTTCATACAAACCATCCTTACCACCGTAGGAGTATGTGTGAGAAACGACAGATACCCCGTATCCATTATCAAATTGTGTACGTACCTTTTTACCAACCATAAATGGGGATTCATCGATTTGTTCGAATTCTAAATCGTTAAATGTTTTCATATAATTAAATTAGTTTTATTCTGCAAGAATTGCTTCGTCAAACATACTACCATCCTCTCTTTGTTTTGTAACAATTTGAGCGTTTACTCTTACACCTGAAGAGTAAAATTCCGACATCCATTTAGATTTTGGAATTGATTCCTCATTAACAGGTATTTCTGTATATTCATCGTCGAACATTAAGATGTATCTAAAGAACCATCGGTCTTTAAATTTGTAAATTGTACCAGTGCACATAGTTTCTTTCTCTAAGTTGTTTGATTTGTATATTCTCATAGTTTGGTTTTCCTTCACCTATTAAGTATTATCAAAGTCACAATAATTACGATAATACCAATTAATGACCAAAAAGCCATTTTTTCACTAAATTCAATTTGTTCCTTCCTCTTTCCTTGGTTGTCCATTGTATGTAGTTTTAGGTGTTTCAATCTCCCAATACCCCACGATGAAGTATTGATTACGACCAACAGGAGAAACTTCATACTTTTTTCCACGAGCAATGGATGCATTAGTCACAACACAGTCCATTTGTTTGTATAAAACCCGTTGACCTATATAAAATGTGTTCATAGATACATAAAGATTAAAAATCCAAATCCTATACCTGCTAAGAAGTACACCAAGTTGTTCAACCAAAAGGGATATCTTTCCATAATCACATTTTTCTTCAAATATAAAAATTTTTTTGTGAAATCCAAAAAAATCACAAAAAAAAACACCCTAATTTATCCAACTTTCAGGTGTTATGGTTGTCCCCGTTGCCGGGTTAGGAATAGACTTACAGGGGCACGTTGTTCTTTATCACCCTTTTGGTATTCCCCGCGGATAGTCAGTCCGAATAAGACGTTGTCTTATTATCAGTCCTCTACGGTTATCACACCGTTTCTCATCATGTGAGGCACACTATCCGATGATTAATCGGAACGTTTCTTTAGATATTCTTTTCTTGTTCTATATTCCCCTACTTTGTAACCAGCGAGAAACCAAAGAGAGAATCCTATGTATACTAAAATAACTGTCATAATTAATTTTGATACAAATATAATGTATATTTTTTAATATGCAAAAATATTTTAATTTTTTTTGAAGTGTCTTTTACTACCTTCACAAATATTGTCTTTGGAAACGTCCCATATGTTTTTTTGAACCATATGACAAGCGTGTGATTTACCCATTCGTTTAGAAAAATGGATGATGGTGTCATTATTATTATTTCTGACAACCCATGGACATTCCTTACAAGGTGAACTAGTTTTCTTCAAATTTAAAAATGTCTACCTGAGAGGATTTACCCCAGTTGTCCAAAAAATCAGAGGGTTCCATGGATTCACCCTTAAAAAATATTCTATCGATGTAATCCCAGTCCCCATCAGGAAAGTCGACAGAACCGTGACAGTAGGTAAAATCTTCAATGGTTGGAACCGTTTCAGATTCAATTTCATATTCCCAAATACCACCTTTGTTTTCGTCAACACTCACATAGATATTTTCACCCTTTTCCATTGGGAATGCTCGGTGTGAAATATAATCATCCCAATCCTCATTCACTGAAGAGATTGTTTGAATATCTTCAATACCAAAAGATAGTACGTTGTTACCATTTTCATCTTCAAGTTCAAAGGTCATTGTTTGGTTATCCAATGCTTTGTTTACGTGAAAGATGTCACCATCGTAAATGTCAATATCTAAACTTTCCAAGTCAAATCTAGTTTCCCAAAGTTCATCGTACTCTTTTTCTTCTTTTAAGAGTTCAATTTGTTCAACCTGTTCGTCAGTGAGTTTTTTACCGATAAACTCGGCGCTCCATCCATAAGTTTTTAGCGTATACTTCATGTTTATCTTATTAATTTTACTGTTGGTATTAAAAAATCATCATAATGTTTATGAGATAAAATATCCCATGAACTTGGATGTCTTTCCTTGAATATTTCTTGTCTTTCCAAAAGTGACAGTGGTAAGGTACAATCCTCACCGAACATATACCAAAGTTCATAATCATTGATTATCCTTTGTGCAAATTCAGTAAGACTCTTGATTTTTACTTCTCTCAGGTATTCCCTATTTATACCTAAGTTATCATACCACTTGATATATTCTTGGTATGCTTCTTTGACTTTTTTGTGTACCACCATACAAAGATAATATTAAAATTGTTGTGTTCTACCGATAAATCTTTTCGCCATCTCAACCCTAACTTCACCATTCTCCCTGTCAAATATTGGAGGTTCTACAAATTCACCCGACCTACTTTTTAAACGGTAGTATAGATTAGTTTCTTCATATTCATAGAACTGATTTTTGTTTAGGTATTTTTTTAAATCTAATATCTCCTTATCACTACAACCTTTTGAAATCAACACCATCAACATTCTATCACAGAATGCAATAGATACTAAATTCCACTTGTAGTGTGGTTGTAAATACTCGTATACCTCAATGTTGGTGTGAAGCATAGTGATTTATTTTTTTCGGATGTTTTCATTGATTGCATACAAAAGTATGCAAATGATAAATAATAAAAGTACAATCATGAGTCAATATTAAGAAGAATATTTTAAATTTCAAAATTTTTTTTGAAATCACCAATAACCAATATCTTTTTTGAAATATTCTTCGTTTTCCCTATTCAAAAAGGACTTAATGATTAGTTTAATCATTCCCAAATACCCCATTTTCTTGAATCTACGGTCATCTTGACCAACGTAATGTTCGGATATTTTAAACTTTTTTGAATTGTATTTCCTACTTAAACCATAGTCTTCACTGTGTTGGTATTCCTCATTAAATTTACCTAATTCTCTAAATTTATCAGTTTTTGTCAAGAAAAAGGTACCAACAGCGAATGGACTGAATTTACTAATAATATTATTAACGGAATTAAAACAAACGAATACCAATTTGGACTTCCAATTTTTAGATGTTGATTTTATTTTACATGTCATCAAATCCAAATCTTCCAAAATCATTTCCTCAATACAGTCGTGAATTGTAATTGAATTGAAGAATTGGATGTCAGCATCCACAAATAAAACATATTCAGTATTAACCAAATCACTCCCTAAATTTCTTGCTTCACCAACTTTACCACCGTCAATCATTTCTATCTTAAGTCTATCAGAGTACATCATAGACATATTATTGATAATCGCCCTTGTTCGGTCTGTTGAATGGTTATCAGCAATGATTACTCTTGTACCATCAATTAAAACTTGTTTGTGTATTGAGTCGAGAGTCTTCTTAATATACTTGTCTTCATTGTAACATGGAATTACAATGGTTAGTTTGTTTTTTATTTTTGTTGGTTTATAAAGTGGCATATCTCTGAAGTTTAAAATCCCCGTTATGATGTATTATGTAAGTATTGTTTTCTATCCAATCCCCACAATTTAAATACCTCACACCCTCAATAATTTTATCTTCAGGATTGTGTATGTGACCACATATCACAGTGTCACACTCTCTTTTTTTTGCCTGTCTAACCAGTTCTACCTCAAAACTCGTAATAAATTTAACAGCCTCTTTAACACTGTCCTTTAAAAATTTAGAAAGGGACCTCTTATGTCCAAATTTTTTTAGAGTCCTATCTATAGAAATCGCAATATCGTAACCAATGGAACCTAAAATACCTAACCATTTTAACTTAACCACACCATCATAAAGGTCTCCATGGGTAATAAATACATTACCATATTTGTATTCATTACAAATTTCAATGTTACCAAAAGATAAGTCCGTATATTGTCTTAAAAATTCATCATGATTACCAGTAACATAAATTACTTGAGTACCTCTTTTGGAATGTGATAATATTTTTCTTATCACATTGGTGTCGTTTTGTTTCCATCTGAACTTCCTCTGTAACATCCAACCATCTATGATATCACCAACTAAAAACAAATAAGTTGGTTCATATTTTTTTAGGACTTCAAGCACCATTTCAGAATTACTACCCTTAGTACCAAGGTGAACATCTGAAATAAAAAGTGCATCTATTTTCATATCTATAATTATCTCAATTAAATGATTACAAATTTATTTCTATGATTTGTCCTTTATCTCTTTTAAACAAAAATCTATAAATTTTTACAAACAAATGTATAATAGACATTTTAAATGCATATGTGAATCCGCTACTGACATTTGTCAACCTATAAACGGTAATTAATAGTGAATCGTCAAAATGTCTTTTTAAAATAAAGTACCTATGATAACCATCAAAAATATAATTTTTGTTTGTTAGATAGATGTGACCCTTATTATAATCAAACCCTCTTTCTATTATATCTAATTCAATTTGTTTATGTATTGGTTTTAAATGAATTGATTTTACTCTTGTTTTAATTTCGGACATTGGTATTGTCTCTACTTTGACTTTAAAGCACCACCATTTATTACAAAAGAAATCACCGTCGTGCCTTTTTAACAATTCGGAATTATATCTTCTATCAACAACTACTTTTATTTTTTCTAAAAAAGTCATATCCACCATTTATTCCCCTAACTCAAGATTATTTTTGCGTTTAGTCATTTCGTTAAAAACCTCAATTGACAAATTCGCCCTAAAATCATCTCTAGCACACTCATGGGGACTTAATTTTAAAAGTCTGTTCGCAACCTCATCTCTCCACTCGTGAAAGAATCCTTCATTAAAAGCCATCCATCCATAAAATTCGTGAGTTTCTGCGTTGTTCATTTATTGTCGATTTAAAATTTTGAGGCAATCATATACCCCAAACAAAATGATGAGGTCACAGCAACCCAATAAAATAATGATTTAATTTTAAATGCTGTTCGATTGTGCTCTCCGTTTATGGTTGTTGCAGTTGCAAACAACCAGGTTACAATTAGAAACAATATACCAAATGTTAATAAAACTATTTTCATACGTAAAGTATAAATATTTATCTTTATAAATCAAAATTATGATACAAATATCTCAAATCATTCTTCAAAACCCTGAAGGTAAATACTTGGTGTATTTAAGAGACAACAACCCAGATATCCCCTTTCCAAATCATTGGGACCTTATAGGTGGTCACGTTGAAAAAAGAGAAACACCATTAGAAGCGTTGAAAAGAGAAATGATAGAAGAAATTGAAACTGACTCGAGCAGTTTAGTTAGATTTTCTTTTTGGAAGAAGTATGTCTGTATTGAGGGTGATGTGTCCCCAAATATTAAATATATATTTCACGGTGTGATTGACAAACCTATTGAAGAAATTCCACTAAATGAGGGTCAGTATCTTAGATTTGTAACTCAAAGTGAGTTATCTGAATTAAATTTTGCAAACATTATGGGTAAGATAATGCAAGATTTCGTGAGAGAAAGATTTGGTTAGTATTTTAAAACTGTAAAATGAGACTCAAAGTTTTTTCTTGGAATCAAATACATATGTGACCTTTTCTCTTCAGGAATCAATACGTTAGTTCCAGCATAAACCTCGTCACCACCTATCTTTACTTTGAAATTATTTTCTGAAATTAATTTTCTTAATTTATTAGTTTTAATCACCCAAATCTCTTTGATGTTCATAAAAACTATTACCCACAAATCTGATTTGGTTACCATTATTCCACTGTCCTTACCGTGCATCCTAAATTCAATACATAGGTTACCAGTATCTATACCGGGAAAATAGGCACCGTTTGGTAATGTTCTACCGGGTTGTACCCATTTGTCTTCTGTCTTGACTTCTGCAACCACATGGGTTTTAGTTGGGAAATTGAATATTAAATCGAACTCTTTTAAATTACCATTTTCTTTTTCACTCTTCCCAACACAAATAGCATTGTATTCTCTTTCAAATACATCAATGACTACTTGTTCATTAGTTTGACCGATTTTTATATCTTCATGAAAATTCAGATTCCCCATCTTCGCTGGTTAAATACATTTTCTCATAGTGTTCCCACCATAAAATCTCTTCTTGTTCAGAAGTAAGTTTATTTTCCACAGGGACAATGTCCTGCGTGTGTGATTCCTGAACCATGACTTCTATCGATTATGAGATAAGTATGTCCCTTATGTTCCCATTCAAAAACTCTGTATTCGGATTGATTACTAAGTTTAATAGTTTGGGGGTTATTCCTATCGTTTACAACTTGTTTTGTGTTTGGTTCAGAACATGATGTGACGAGTAAAACAAATAAAATAATACTACTTAATCTCATCTAATTGAATTTCAATTTCTTGTTGTCCTTCTTTTACAACTTGACTACCGTCAGCCATTCTATAATACTTAAACAAAACGTATTTATCGCCTTCGGTTGTTTTAAAATGTGTATGTTTGGTGTAAGGGTTTAGTTGAAAATCATGGTATAAATTTTTCCAAATTACTCCATCTCCTTTTACAGGTTTTACACTTCTTTCAATTGAATTAAAAGTTAGATGTCCACCCTCAGTAATGTTATTCAATGATATTTGGACACTCCACAATCTATTACCCATGTTTGTAAACAATTTGTCCTCCGATATTTGATTAGGTAGTAGAAAATCGTATTTTTCCTCATAATTGAATTCGGGTGTTATTTTTTGAATAAAAACATCTTCACCAAATGAATCTCGAATACCAATAACAGAATTGATTCTCTCATTTACTGTTTTATAAATCTCAGACTTTTTATCTAACTTATGAATCATGGGTGATTGCAAGTCCTTAGATTTTTTCTGTGAGTTTAATTTTTTGTCTGTAATCGATATCAAATCATCACATTCAATTAATGTTAATAATTCAGGGTAATGATAAATTTCAACTAAATTATTTTCAACTCTATAAGCTCTTGGGTTATCACATAGAGATTTATTGAACGGATAAAGTTCAACTTCGTAAGGTTGATTAAGGTTTTCCTGTGAATATTGTCTTTGCCAAATTAACGCGTTAGTTGGTTCAATTTCAAGTTCTCTTTTAATTAAATTGTAATCAAATCCATTATTAAGTAAAACATTAAAAATGGACTCTCTATCATATCCATTCACAATATTAGACCAAATCCATAGTTTCCATTCAGGAGTAAAAATTCTATTAATCATATTTTATTTTTTTATTTTTCTTTCGATTACATACACAGTATCACCTTTTTCATATGACCTGTACGATGTTATTTTCATTTCGGGGTTTTTTAGATACAATTTCCAATATGGAGTTGTTTGTAAAGTATTGTCACAACCAATTCCATGATATTCAACAGAATCAACAATACATGGGATTTTAGTGTCAGTATATTGTGTCTTGTACTTGCAAGACATTAATATTAGACCCAAAAAAATTACAAATGTTAGATTTTTCATATTCTAAATATAAATGATTTTTTTGATAAAACAAAATTAATCTTCACAGAAACAATTGTTTCTTGAAAGAGCGATTAACTTGATGTGTTTTAAACATTCATTGTCGGCCCTAACTACCGCACCACACAAATCGTTATTCACAACAGATTGAACGAAACTACCCCCAATGGGTCCAACCCCATCTCTTGTTCTCATTACCGATACAATGATGTTGATGATGTGTTCACTAACATCATCTTGTCCATACCTCTTTACGAAGTCTTTTGCTGCACTATATAATTTTTCTTCCATATTTTAAACATTCCATGATGCCAACATTTGTCCTATATCATCATTCCTGTCCCTACCGTCGGCTTTAAAATTATCATCATCCAGTGTAATATTTTTTGTGATTGTAATAATTCCTTTTTTTATCGCATCACATGGTTTTCTGTTACATGGACAAATTCTATATTCGAATGAGGTGTTAATACCACATCTCACACATTCATAATAATCTTTTGTGGTTGTTGTTATCATTATTAGAATTAGTTGTCAAACCAAAAGACAACTCTAAAACCATTCTCTTTAATCGTATACCTCTTTTGGTCATCATTTGTTATCCAAAATTCTTCTTTAAACCTATTGTCCATAGAGTCAACAAAATATTTTAAGTTCTCAACGATTTCTTCATTATCTGAATTATTGTACAGATAATCTTTGAGTTCTTTTAAGGTGTAGTAAGAAGCTGTATGGACCATATCACCTCTTTCATATTCCTTTCTTGTTGTCTCAGTCACATCCTCAGGTAAACCCCTTGGGTCCGCAATCGGGTCCATTGAACCTCTGACCTCCGCAAGAATTGAGAATAAATCATAATTTCTTCCCCAATAAAAAGCAACGTGGTCGTACTCCCTTTCGGAATCGTTCATTCCAAAATGTGGATTTATTTGCCAATGGTCAACATTGACCCATTTATTTTCACCATTTACTGAAGTGTATTTTTCCAAATACACATGAATATCACATCCCATGATTCAAATATAATTAATAATTTTTAAAATGTCAATTTAGTACTGAGATATCTTACCCAATTTAGTAACCTTGTTTCCCCTAAATTCTGAGTGTTCCTTTATTATGCCGTAAAAAGACACCTTTGAATTAATTGAAACGCTCTTATGTAAATTAGTTGTTAGGTATTCAGTATTAATTTCACCAAATTTAGAAAATATGTTACCATTTTTGTCAACCAAATCATAGACAGTTGTTGGCCCATAAAGACCATTCACGGTTCTAATATCGGTAACAGTTAGTTCAAAATAAATTTTCATACCAGGACTACCGACAAATTTACTCACCTTTAATTTGGATTCGTCAATGTCCCTTGATTTGTGGTTAACAAATGCATCAAAGTCGGTTACAAATCCTAAAGTGGTTTTGGCTCTTGTGTAAGCAACGTATTCTAAATTTTTTTCTTGTTCAATTTGCCATGGTAAGGTTGCAAATTTCGATGGAAATAATTCTGGGTGGATAATAAAAACCCTTTCTGATTCAAGACCTTTAGATTTATGTACGTTACTCAAGCATATTCCACTTTTTTTATCATCTGAAAAGATATCATCGATTTTCTTTACAACAATTGCGGGGTCATCTATCCCGTGGGATAACGCTTCTATTACTTGTATCTTTTCACCAAATAGAATTACTTGGTTATCCTCTAACGCTTCACTTCTTTTCATTGTGTGATTTGTCATTGTTTTTTCAATCAACTTTTCTTTGTCCTTAAGAAGACAACATATTACGTTTGTCATGTTATATTCTTCATTCTTCTTGTTGCAAGAAAGTATCATGGTTTTCAAAGACTTACCAATATCAGAACCAATTATATAAGATTTTTTACCTTCACTTAATAATTTGATACACAATGAGACAACCGGAAATGTATTTCTACACAAAACCATGTCCCCATCCATAATATCTTTATAGGAGAAGTTTTCAATTACTCTACCTGACCTATTTTTAGAATGAGCAATGATTGCTGGATTTATGTGTCGAACCAAATTTAAAATCTCAGGCGAGACTCTATATGTAAAAGACAATGGTAATTCAACCGTGTTTGGTAGTTCTTTCAATTTTTGATATGACTCATGGTCAGCACCTGCAAAACCATATATCGCTTGTTTAGGGTCACCTACAGCAATGAATCTACCACCATCAGGTTTCATTGCTTTTTGCATCAATAAACGGTGACAAGAATTCAAATCTTGACATTCGTCTATAAAAACAAAATCGTAATTATCTCCCGAATGGTTCAAAATGATTGGTAAAGAAATCATGTCGGTATAATCGAGAACCTTTAGATAAGACATACCCAATTTAGACAGATACCATGCGGCAGTGGATTCACCATCTTGATTGTTCACAGAATGAAACTCTGCAATTTTATTTATCTCACCAACACCAATTGGTTTGATATCAAAATTTACTAAATGTTGTCTCGATAAATTACACAGAGTTACAACATCGGTAACAAATTTATACCTGTCAATATTCTCACCTTGAACAGAATCATGGATGCCTTGAATGTACTTGTTTTGTTCTTCGTTGAATCCGTATTTGTCTAAACTATCGGGTTTTTCACCACTGTAAAAATTAATGATGTCCCAAAAAAGATTTCGATACTTTAAACTTTTTTCGTCAACACCACAATCATAGTTATTCCTCATGATTGTGTAACCGAAACCATGGACCGTTTTGACATCAATGTTCTTATTTTCGGGAATCCTTCTTTTTAATTCATCTCGTATACTAACATTGAATGCCAAAAACAATACTGATTTATCATCAGGTATTAAGTCCAAAGCTTTTAATAGTGTCGTCGTTTTACCACTACCAGCAACAGCAGAAACTACTGCGTTTCGAGTATCTTTTAAAATAAAATTGAAAATATCTTTTTGATATTTGCTGGGTGTAAATTTAGACATATTACTTTTCGATAAACATGTTTGTATTTGAAATTGGTACTCTTAAAACAGGAATATTTTTTTCATCTCCATCCAATTTCTTCATGACTTCATAGTAACCACTGTCACTTATTCTAACAGTTGGTGCATCTGTAATCATTTCTAATAATTTTGAAGATTCTTTTGGACCTTCGTAAAGCTTAACTTCTTTTGTTGTTGTGTTAAAAATTAATGTTTGCATTTTTATTTATTTTATGTTTAGTAAATATTTTTTAAATAATTCGTGCTCAACTGACACGCAGATTCTAGAATATGATGACCATAAGTCCTTATCGTGATAAACAAACTTATCAAGACCAACAGCACCGATTCTATGTTGAAATAAGTAATCTTCCGATTTATTTATAACCGCGAAGATACCTAATGGTTGACCACCTTGGTAAATTTCTTCAACCAGTAGGTTTTTCTCTTTTAGGTAATTTACATTCTTAAAGATATTATTAGTTGTTATATTTTTAAATTGTTCTAATGAACTTCTTCCTTCGGGTGTGGTTAAAACTTTCTCAATAATCATTTGAGATGGGGAACATACGGCATTGAATTCATAAAGTAAACGAATGTTTAATTCTGAATTAAAATCCTTGTCCTTACAAAAAATGAAACCCATTCTTAAACCCGATAAACCTACCCATTTTGAAAAAGATTCGGTGATAATAACATTATCAAGATGGGCAACTTTATCAAAGAAATCATCTTCATAAAATAACTTACGGTATGGTGAATCAAATATTATAATCGCACCTGTCATCGATATCTCATAAATCTTTCTGAAAAGAATGTTGTCATCTATTTTTACACCTGTAGGATTATTTGGGTCACAAATAAAAATACAAGATGATTCACTAAAATTGGATGCTTCTAAAGATTCTAATGATTCATAAAATGAAAAAGACTTTTGTCTAATTGTTGCCATTTTAGAATAAGAACCCCAATAAAATTTTGGGAAATAAATATTTTCTACATTTAATAATTGGATAACCAAATCTAACGCAGGCATACCACCTGGTGTGATTGCAATATTATTGATGAAATTAGGTGAATTTGCAAATGAAGGAAAATATTCTGAAACGATAGAATGTCTAAATGTTTCAATACCCAAGTTAGGTGCATATACTTGAAACTCTTTTGAGTTAAAATCAATTTGTTTCATAACTCCCGTCAAATCGATTTCCGTAACAGCGTTTACACCTCTATTTAATTCGAGATATGAATTACCTGATTCTTTTGCCGCCCTTTTAACTTTCTGACCAATCCCTACTATCGAAGAGAAGGTTGCATTCGATATATTTACTTTCATTATATTCTAAGTTAGTCTGTACTTACCACTAACAAAATATAATAAAAAGAAATCGTATTTCCAAAAATTAATAAAAAAAAATCCCCTTTCGGGGATTAAATTAATATGGATTTTCAAATGTCAACGAGTCTAAGGACTCATCTATTTTGGAATTATACCACCCATTTATCCAACATTTTGTGGTATCACCAATTTTGGCGGGTTTATTGGTTAGTATTGTGACACCATTTTCAAATGTTATATGATATTGATTTTGGAATATTTCTTCACAGGATACTACCGGTACAGGATACCACTCTTTTTCGCTCCTTGGTATAACTTCCTCACTTATTTCTTCCTCAACTATATTTTCATCTGTAATATAGTTATGTATCTTTTCTTTATTAAAATGAAGAATACCAGTGAAAATTATGACCGTTATAAACGCCAAAAGAATCCTGACTTGTTTTATATCCATGATTAAAATTTTTCTTTTAATTTTTCAGTTTGAATTATGTCTTTCAATAATTTAACATACCCTTCACCCGCTTCGGCGTAGGTATTTGATAAATACAAATAGTATTCATTTTCAGTATTAATCTGACCAAGGTATCGGCATTGGTAAAACGCATAATCATAAACAGATTGGTACCAGTTATCATAAAACGCGTGACCGTTTTGAGTTCCTTTGGCGGTGTTGATTCTAACTGTCGCCTGTTTCATACCAAACAGATTATTATTTTCCTTGAAAACTTGACTTTTGTAATGTCCCGTCTCAGCAATGGCTTGAGCCATAACAATATGTGGAAATTTAACGTTTAATCTTTTTAGTTCTGATACAAACTTATCCTCTGAAAATTTATTTTTTTCTTTTTCTAATGAAATTACGATTAATTCTTTTTCGTAACTGTCCAAACTTTTAAACCGTATAAAACGACCTAAAATAAATGAAGAGATTACCAAAACAATTACAACCGACAACGCGATTTTTACTTTTTTCCAATCCTTTTTCCAAAGGAGTAGAGAGTTATCATATTTGTAAAACATAATTTTAGTGTTTGAGTGTTAGACAATTATTGTTCCAAAATTTAACTTTTCGTAAAATGGTCCACGACCATTCTTGCACTTGAGTAGTTTGTAGCTAATGCCACTTCGTGCACATCACAAACCCTCATTAACATTTGTACATCAGGTTCGTGCGGGTGTTTATCCAATGGGTCCCTAAAAAATATAACCGCATCGATTTCTTTTCTCGAGACCATTGCAGCAATTTCCGCGTCTCCACCCATTGGTCCTGAATTGACTTGTTCAACCTTTGTAACACCAGCAAACATTATTCTTTTACCTGTCGTACCCGTTGCAACAATATCAACATCGGTTCGATTAAAAAAATCTAATCGTTTCATTACAAAGGCAACCATGTCCGCCTTCTTACCGTCGTGTGCTATGAGTGCTATTTTCATAATCAAAAAATAAACAACCTACCCCCAATCATAAACTGAGGTTTATCGGTTTGATAAAAACTTAAAGTTAAGTACAAGGGATATGATAATTTCAAATTTGCAGCGGTCTTCAATATAATTTGATTACCACCATCAACAGATAAACCCGCCCCACCTGTTAAAATTAACCATTTATAATCTTTATTTGTGTAAACGTAATTTAAAACAACATAAATTTCTTCAGGTCTACCATTGATTGTTAAAGTATTGGGGTTAAATAAATTTAATTCGGCCATCAATTTACCATAACCAATTCCAATAAAGGCATTTGTTTTTTCTTTGGAGAATTCGTAACCCGCGGAATAATATGATGAATTACCTCTAGGACCATAAGATAATCCATAATTGAATATTCTTTGGGGTACTCTTAACCCTTGTGCCCATGTGTTGTTCATCAACAGCATACAAAATATCATTAAGAATTTTTTCATTTTTTATGATTTACATACAAATATATTACTAGTATTTGAGATATCCAAATTTTTTTTCAAAAAAAAGAGGGACCGAAATCCCTCCTTACAAATTTAGATTTGATTGTAATTAAATTCTCCTCAAGGTGGCATTTTCATTGTCATAGGTTCCTCGTAAGATTTCTCTCGGTCCTTCCGACATCATTCCACTTGTCTCGTACGCCCTTTCTTCCACAACCGCTTCAACATCACGTTCAACTACCCATTCTCTCTCTTCTCTTATATCCACATTTCTCATATCCATATCAGCTTCACCCATTGGGGATTCCATATCCGTTGGTTCTGGTAGTACCTCCATTTTGGTAAACTCTTTCAGTAACACATCCTCTTTGATTCTATCTTCTTCAGTCAACAAAGAGTTGTTGGTTACTGGGTTTTCACTAACTTCATTTTTAATGACACCCAATATAAAATCAGGTAAACCACTTTCTAATGAATCGATACGAGAATCAATTTGATTCCAAAAAGAAAATTCAGGGTCTGAGTCGAGTGATTTAAAGCAACCAACTTTTAATCCTGTTAATTTATTAATCACATAAATAAGGATACCTCTTTTGGAGTATCTTAGGAAATAATCCGGGTTATTCTCAGACGACGTACACCATTTTGTTGATGACCCATATTTCTTTGAGGCGTAAAACGTTAAAGGTCTTAAAACAATCCACTCATCTGAAGTGAACAATGTGTGAATTTGTTTTTCCAAATCTTTCTCGAAAGCTTTAATCTCAGCGAGACTAGTCGCCGTCATTACATCGTCAAAAGATTTAAATTTAGATAAGTCATTATCTTGAATCAATCCTCTTTCATTGTAATCACAAAATTTTTGGAATGTTTTTAAATCTGAAAAATTAAAACTCTGTTCCAAAAATCTGTAAGAGCTAAAAATTTGAAATGGGGTCATTCCTTTAAAGTGGTCATCTGTAATTCCAAATTCTCTTTTTAGATTCTCACGAACTTCATTGACGTACATGTCTAAATGTTTCGTGTTTTTTGAAAGTCGAATTAAAAATTCGATGTACTTAGATTTACCCTCAGGGCAAAAGATTTGAAAGACATCAACCATATTTATGTTGTTGTCAGGATTTTGTTTTAGTTCTTTGATTCGTGACATATTGTTTTAATTTAGTTTATTAATAAAATTTACGTAACATTTGAACCACGTCCCAAGCGTCCTCAAGAGCGGTGTGAGCGACTTCTCCGTCAATTCCAGCACGTTCTTTACATTTTTTAAGACTTGGAATTGCGTTATCCTCATCCCATATACAATACAAAACGGAAGGGTCAATAATTCTTTGTCTGATTTTTATGAGTTTTTTCCACCACGGTAATTCTTCCAAGAACAATTTATCAAAGGTTCCAAAATTTTTACCGGCAACATTAATTGTAAGTGATGGTGTGTGATTGTTAAAAGCCGGTATCATTGTTCCATTGACATTTCTAACATGATTATTTAGAAATGATGAATTTGGGTAGATACCATTTAAGAATAAAAAGTCATAGAATTTTTGTGCCAGTTCATTTTCTTCCAAAAATACATAATCACTATGATGTTCCAAGTTTGCCCTATCCTCTTCGTTACCTTCTTTATATTCACCAATTAATGATATGATTTCTTTGTTCATGGAAATCGCTCTCGGTGAACCGGTAATTTGGTTTTGAAGTACGATGGCGTTAAACTTTGGTAATTTCTCGTATGGTAATTTATTAGTGGTGTCTTCTATGATAGCACCAAAAGACAACACACTATTGTTTAACGGTTCGAGACCTGAAGTCTCAATGTCTATTGATACATATATCATCGGTCAAGTGCTTTTACAACTACAACAATCATGATGACAATAAAGATGAGGGCAAACCCACCCCATAGTGGTGCGGTCACCCACCACCACGACCAATCAATAACACCAGTAAGTTTAAGTGTCATAAAAATTAAAAACATCAGACCGAAGAATCCCACTCCTCCTGATGACGAACTATTTTCTGCCATTAGTGTAAATTATATTTTTCTTTTAATATTTTGATTGTTTCTTCCGCGGAAGTATGAAGAATACCTTCACCACCGTTTTCATTCCAACCGTCTATAGTATCTTTCCTATCGTCGATTAATATTGTGTATGGAGCCGCGAAATCTTTTTTATGTTTAGCACTTCTTAATATTAAAGCAACACCGGGTAACTCCCTGTTTACCCATTCCATTTTCCCAATACGGGATTCAACTTGTCTTGATGGTGCAGATAAAAGGGTTGGATTATACTTGGAAATGTGTTCCCACAAAATGTGACCGTCAGGTTCAATCCATTTCAAATTGACCCAAAAATCATATCCCGCCTTTTCTATTGGTGCCCAAAATTGTGAGTCGTTACGATGTTCGTCTTTGTTCAAATCAATACCAGTAAGGTCTTTATAACCTTGGTTGAAATCTATTAAGACCCCATCTAAATCACAAAAAATAGTATACTTTGTCATTTGAAATACTTCTATGACAAGTATAAGAATAAATTTTTAAAATAAAAAATTTTAAAGAGTAATTTTAATAATCATCATTGTCAGAATCCTCAACAAAATCATTGTAGTAGGTGTCTTCCTCTTCTTCTGTGAGTTCTTCCCCCTCGAATTCATCTATCTCCAATTCAGCGTACAAGGCCTCGTAGACCATATCTTCTGTTAACCAAGTTGGTAATTCATCAACTTCGTTGTTTGGTTCATATGATTTAATATCAACCTCATTGTTATCCATAAATAAATTATCATCTTCATCTGAATCATCTTTATTTATGTATTCATAGGTTACGAATAATTCAAATTCCTCGTCAGTGTCTGGATGAAAAACAGTAATTACTCGAGTATTTAATCCTTTTTTGTTTGCCATTTTAATTATGAAATATTTATTATTATATGTTTAAGTATATATCTGAAATATTATCAAAATTCACACAGAGACAAAGAATTGTTGCTCTGTCAATTTTGTTATTTTCAATTATAATTATCTCGGTTGGACCCAAAATCACTGAGTCTTTAACATATAATGACGAAGAACTGAAATTAAGGATAGAATCCCAAAACAATCAGATTGTACAACTAAACAATAGAATTGATGAGTTAAACAACCAAGTAATAGAAAATCAAAGAGAGTGTACCAATGAAATGGTTAAAAGGGAAAATGAGATATTAACTATTATAAGTGATATTGAAAACTATACCAATAAAATGAAAAACGAGACAAGAGTAGTAAACTCAATGTCTCGTAAAACCTATAATATTAATGATGATAGTTCCGTAAGAGTGATGGCGATGCTTCCTGAATCATCTAACACCACCACTATTATTAATAATAAAAGGGATGAGAAATTAATTGGGATGATAAGGAACTTGAAGAAAAAAGTTAAGGACCAATAATTTACTTGGTTGCAATTATTTCACCGGTTTCAACATCAGTTACGTATATTTTTCCATCGTCACCTTTACCAATAGCCACAGTTCTTTTTAATTCTTGTTCATCTTCGTACTCCTGAGCACCTGGTAATTCCTCGGGCTGTGCTTGAGTATCGAAATCATCAAACTCAGCTTCGTTGATTGTTCTTTTTACAATATTTTCTAAATCTTTGATTGATAATTTAACTACTTTTTTCATTTTTTCTTTTATCTATAAATATCGTATGTAAACAAAAAACCCCTCTTTCGAGGGGTTCTTTTTATTTAATACCTATCATCGTATTATTTTTGTCACCTAACATGGTTTCGGGTAACTTCCCATTCCATTTATTAATCCATTCAAGTTGTAGGAGTAAAGGTGTAATTGTTTGTTGTTTCATCCGATTGGCTTCGGATTCCGCTTTAGCCGCGGTCAACATTGCTTGAGCATTACCATTGGCGGTTGCAATTTTAATCTTGGCTTGAGCTTCCGCAGTTTTTACCTCATTTTCCGCCCTTAACGCTGCTTGGACCGCATTGTTCTTGGCTTCAATGGACTTCTTAAATGTCTCAGGGTAAATCAAATTTGAGGTGAATTGGTTTATCACAAACCCTTCTTTTAAAAGTTGACTTTCCAATAGTTTACGAACCTCAACTTCAAACACCGCCCTATTCGAGATTAGTTCATCAGCAGTGTACTTATTTGTTGCTAAACGAAACGCGTCATATACTGCGGTCTTTAAAAATCCCTCCTCAATTTCAGGTAATGACCTACGATACTTTGAAAATATTGTGGGTACTTTTTCTCTTTGAACCGAATAGTTCATAATTGGGGATACTTGAAACTCAGAACCGTCTTTTGAGTTTACAACAAATGAATTATCAGATTCCTCAGTTTTCTTATACTCTTTGTGTTGAATATAGGTTGGGAATTCATAAATCTTTGTTGTGAAGGGGTTGTAGAATACCATACCTGTACATTCGGTGACATCATCAACACCCTTTCCATCACCATATAGATTTACTTTTACACCGACGTGACCGGCGTCAATTCTCTCACAAGAGAAAAACAATAAGGTTAGGATAATGAATCCTAAAATTCCGAAAATTAATCGTTTCAAAAATGGTTCCATAATTTATTTAGTTTGTTTTTTAATTTTAATTGTTGTTTTAGATTTTCTTTCTTTTTTGGTAACTTTCTTTGGATTATAATCCAATTCCGTCTCAGGTGTTTTATTTGGGTCCGGTGTGAAGAGTTCAAAAGGTTCATCATTAAAGTACATAAACCTAATATAAAAAACCGCAAACATTGCCGTACCCACCGAAAAAATCGCTGAGATTATGTTGATTATCGTATTTGCAACGGTTAATCCAGGAAAGATTAAAAATTGATAAGAAATTCCAATGAAGAAAAATACCAAAAAGGTAATCGTTGTTTTGGATTTTATAATATTGGTGAAGATTTTGTTTAACATGTTCATTAATTAAATTATATGAAATATTTTTTAAAGTAAAAAATTTAACCTACAACATTTTTCATGTCGTCATTGTGATGGTCTATATCCCCCAATTCAGAACCAATCGGAACCTTCAACATTGGATTTAAAACCTCATGTACAAAGTCATATGGTCTGAACTCAGGGTGTCCATCCATACCAACATCCATTCTTCTCCCACCACTAACTTTTAAGTGGTTAGGTAAATGACAGTGTCCGTGTAAATGGATTCTACCCTTTCTCAGATTGTTCCACGAACTGATAGGATAATGTAACATCTCGAATGAATGCCCTTGGTATTCAAGTCTATTGTAATGACTTACACTGGTAAATAAACTCTGACAATTCTCACGGTTTCTTTCAATGTGATGGTCATGGTTACCCAATAGGATGTGAATCTCTTGACAAACGATTCTATGTCTGAATTCCGCTATATTATCAAACCCACCGAATGACCAATCACCCAAGTGAATCAAAACATCATCCTGTCCAACAACCTCATTGATGTTGTTTACAATCGCGGCGTTCATCTTATCAAGAGTTGCGAAGTCTCTCGTTTGATTAACGGGAATACTACCGTCAGGCATTCTCCAATTAGTAATTCCTCTACATATATTAGTATGTGAGTAATGCGTGTCAGACGTTATCCAAACTTTTCTATTGTTATCTATTCTTAACATATTAACTAAAATCAACTGATGTACTCACACGAAGTCCATCGATTATTAAATCATCATATTTTTCGTTGTCCATCCAAAACATTCCGTGGCCTTTCGACCTTTGGTCTCTCCTGTATTCTTCATTTACAACCCAACCATCTGGTTGACCCCACTCAAGAGCCATGGTGATAAACTCTTCAACATTCCATTCTTCACCATATTCATCCACAATTCTTCCTGAACGAATAAATGAAAGTAGTTCTTCTTTATTTGAATAATGTTTATTATTATGAAAATTCCAACAAAACTTCCACCCACCACTTCTTTTACCTAAATGAATTGATGTACCATCTCTGAATATGTCCCAAGGGCTAACTATCTCCCAAGATTCTTTAAATGGGTCAATAAAGGGAAATCCACGTTCAATATCACTAGGTGACATTGTCATCTTTTCTATATCTCTTTGGAGACGTGATTTACGTGACTCCATTTCCTCTGCGGTCGGTATACGATAATAATTTGTACCCATTTTAAAATTAATATGGGCCAAATATATGAAATAATTTTGGATATACCAAAATATTGCAAAAAAAAATCCCGATTTCTCGGGATTTAATTTGGTTTTAATTTATTTGACCACTTTTTGAACTATTCGACTCACCAATTTATTTTTTATTGATTCGTTAAGTTCATTTTGGTTTGGACCCCCAACTTGGTATCTTTTTACTGTTGCGCTTTTAAGATTGTCTTTTGGATTTAATGATAAAATCTGTGTTTTTAAATCATTAATAACTTCCATTAACGCATCCACAACTTGTTTATCGTTCATTACCGTATAATTATCATTGAATGTTGTTCCAGGTCTAAGTTGTGCGGTTGCAGATGATTGAATTAATTTATCATCGAGAAACCCACCTTTTAATCCACTTTCGCTTTCAAGTTTTTTACCTAACTTGGTTTGAGCTCTAGCGGTCCACGCAAAACTATTTTCACCAATTAATTCTCCTTTAAGTTCAAAATCCATTCTAACTGTAACGTCTATGTTTTTTTCCTCAAGACCATATGCGTCTAACATATATTTTGGTGTTTTACCAGCATATTGTTTCAACATTTTTTTGTCTGCTCTCCAGTTATTGTAATTTTTATTGTACTGACGAGCCATATAAAATGTTTTCATTTCATCAGTATCTTTACCCTGAACTCGAGCCACTGCCGATAATAAAAAATCCCTTACTGTTGGGTAAGCATTATAGTTATGTGTTGAGTATTCAATTAATTGATTTGTAAATTTACCATATTGGTCGACATTCTTTCTATCTCTAGCAACCACAGCAGGAATACTTCTTTTGTTAAGTTCTTGAACAAACGATTCGTCTTCAAAAGTATTTGCAATGATTGTGAATAGTCTTCTCTTAATTGTTTCTTGTTCTTTATATGTGTCACCTGTGGGTTTATATCCACCCTCAACATATTTTTCAATAGGTCTATGGTACTTTCCTCTCTTACAAGCGGCTAATTGTGGTTCTAAATTGTGGAGTTCTTTGATTTTTTCTAAGAATTCTTTGTTTGCATTTTTAAACGCTTCAAGTTCCTGACAATCTAATGGTACCACTAATATCTCACCACCCTCTTGTAAGGTGGGGTTTGCAATCCAATAATCAGGGATATCTGTGTCATTATCTTCTTTGAAGAAAGGTTTATATTTTACTAGTTTACCTTTGTCATCCCTGACACCCTTTTGTTTGTATGCCATTTCCTCCACATCAGAGATATAAGATTCAGAAATGATACGTCTTAAATATTTTTCGGTTAATTTATCCATAGAAATAATTCTTTACATATAAATACAACCAAAAACAGAATTGTTAATACTTATCGGACAATCTTCTGACTTTTTCACCCAATTCCATATCGTTTGGTGTATCCCTAATTAAATCAATTGGAACACATAAGTTTTTAGTCTCATCGGAACGATTACATTTCTCACACAATTGACCTAATCCCTCAACGTAACCGTATCTCAAATCAATATGAGTTTCAAATTCATATGGTGTCTCAACACCACAAATTACACAGGTATCTTTTGCCATAACTTTTTGTTTTATGAAAAGATATGAAAGAAAAAGAAAAAGTAAAATTAATTTTTTACGCTAAAGATTTGATTTTTGGACTGGCACCTCTTTCGTAACCATCTACAACTTTGGCAACCAAAGTACCAGTACCCCAAGTCTTAAGTGATTCACACTTAGCAATTTCCGCAGCACCAATATCATTTACCAAACCATCAACAATACAAGTATAAAGACCATTTCTCAATGTTTTGATGGTTGCTTTCATACCGTCTTCTAAAGATTTGTAATTTTTAACACCAACACTATTTGCGTTAGTGGAACCCGGTAAATCCCATGTGGTATTAAATGGATTATATTTTCCACCCGAACCTTCTGACTGTCTCCAAGCGTATAAGAATTTTAAGTTTTCCTCACTTTCGGGTGCACCTAAATTTTCAAGTAGTTTTTTATAAAAATTGATGTCCGTTAAACCGTCAACATTGATTTGTGAATTTTTAGCCGCTTGGTCAAGGTATTGTTTTAACTCTTCGGATTTAACACCTTTAGCTTTTAATAATTCCAATAACTTATTTAACATTTCAGGTGTGGCATTTTCAGAAGTACCACTACTAGAAGATGATTTACCACCATATTGTAAATGAAAATGACCACCAGTTGCGGCTTTGGTTGGATTGGTGTATTCATCTATGTATGAAAAATTACCATCACTACTTTTTGTTGAGTTGAGTAATTTTATAAAATCGGAAGCGTTTTTTGAATTATATGGATTTAAAACCAAATCAATTGCATTTCCTTTGGTGTGTTGACTTACGTAATTTAAATTATGGTGGAATTTATCGTTACCTGCGGTTATGGTAACCTCAACATCAGGATTACTTTGACTGTACTTGTCAAGAATTTGACTAACAATATCTGTGAGTTTGTCATTAATAGAACCACCACTGGTTAACTCATTACCTTTTTCGGTGTAACCTAAATCATCTAATTTATCTCTTAATGAATCGGCACTTTCTTTGATTACAGAATTATCTGATTTGAATTTTCTAACAGCACTTGCGGTTTCAGGACCAAATAAACCATCAACACCAAATTTAGGTAACTCATAACCCAAGAGTATTAAACCAATTTGCATAGTTTCGACACCTTTTTGATATTCCATAGAACCTCTTGGTTGTTCTGATAACCCACCCTGAGCTGCGGTATCTTCTAATGTCTTATAAAATTCTGCAACGTCAGGTGAAACTAAGTCCGCCTTTTTGGGGTCGTCTATTTTTTTTTCGTCTTTTTTACCTAACCCAATTTTACCCAATAAATCATCGATAAAATTTTCATTTACCATTGATTTACCGTAGGTAATTTCATGGATTCGTTGTAATTCTTCTTGTAGTGTGGGTTTTTTCATTAAAACAATTCTATACTTAAATAAATATCCCTACGTTTAGAAACGGTGTAATTAAGTAAGGTAATCGATAATCTTTTGTTTTATACCAGATTGTTTGATACCTAAAGTAGATGATGGAGTTAATACAAAATTATCTAAACCCCAATCTTTCCAGTCCTCTCCATTTTTACCCATATCCAAATCATCAACAGAAACCCAATGAGTAACTTCAGGGTGGTCGTGTAAAAATTGTTTAATCTCGATAACGCGAGTCATCTCCAAATCCCATCTCGGTGACCAAACCCATACTTTATCATTATACCAATTACACTGACCTAAATTAGGTGTGAGAGCGATTGGTTTTTTAGAGATACCTTTTGATTCGTAGTATTCACCCATTTCTTCGAGATTTGCCCACCTCTTCCAATCAGATGACGTTACAATTTCCGCACCTGTTTTTTCGATGATTTGGTTTAATACCTTAACCGCTTTTTGATTGAAATTATCAAATCGGTATTCTAGTGGCATTTCTGATGTTGTCATAGATAATTTACGACCACCCCATTTTTCTTGTTTCTTGAATCGACCACCCCATTCTGACGACAAACAAATTACACCGTCGTGGTCTAAAAATATAACTTTCATTTATTGAATCTTTTAAATATTTTAATAAAGTCTGACGAATATTTTTCATAGACAGAATCTTTCCATTCATGATGTTTACCTGTTGACATGTATGCTTGAATCTCGTCATCAATAATCGTTTTGTCGTCAGAATATCCACCTTTAATTAAAACTTTTTTCAAATGTTCATAATCTCTATGATTAATATCTCCAATTAAATAATCGACCTCAACTTTGTATTGTGGGTTTGTATAATAAAATCCGTGAGCTATTTCATGATTCATTACACCACTTTTTACTTTATCAGCGCCGATAAGATACCAAGAATGTTGTTCACCACGATTCTTTATTCTACACTCTCTTTCACAGTATTCAATAATTTCATACATAGTATAATCATATTGGGTTCGAGGTAAACCAAACGTATTTTTTGCCTCTAAAAGAACTTTCGAGGGTATATTATAACCAGTCCAATCGCTTGGATACGTAAAATGAGGTTTTTTATTTGTATCAATGTACAACTTCATGTATTGTTCTAAAGTGAAAAACTTACCTCTAATCTGTGGGTATGGAGATTCGTAAAATTCTTGGTATCTACAAAACAAGCTAGACCTATCATATTGGTTTTTAACGATAACAGCAAATATGAAAGGTTTTATTTCTCTCACTTCACCTTCAATTAATGAATTTGAAATACGCATCATTTTAAGATTTTTTAGTAAATATAACTATTTTTTTTCAAATTATCACTATATTTGACTTGTGAATATATTCTTTCTTGATAAAGATGTAAAAAAATGTGCCGAATATCATTGCGACAAACACGTTGTGAAAATGATATTGGAAACTGCACAACTTTTGTGTGGGGCTCATCACATGACCGAACAAGTAACCGGTCAAGTACCGTACAAGTTGTCACATAAAAATCACCCGTGTTCAATATGGGTAAGAGAATCCTTGACAAACTATCTAATACTCTGTGAATTGGGTTTAGAACTTTGTAAAGAGTACACTTACCGTTATGGTAAACGTCATAAATCTCAAGAAGTTATTGAGTGGTGTGTCACAAATAAATTAAAAATTTGTGACAAAGGTTTGACTACACCACCAAAAGCAATGCCAATAGAGTATAAAACAGATTGTGTGATTGAATCTTACAGAAACTACTACAGGGGTGCAAAATCAAAATTCACAACATGGAAAAATAGAGATGTACCTCCTTGGTTTTAGTAGAAATTTTGTTCGGTATGTTGTTTATTATCGTCCCAAGTATAATCATTATCTGATTCATAATTCTCCTGAATTATTTCATCATTTACAATTGGGTTATCTTCTTTAATGACCTGATTATTAATTTCTTTTGGACTTTTCATGAAAATAAATATTAAGGTCCGACAAAATATTTTGACCTCCAAAATTGATACCATTTTCTCTTTTGGATTGGTTTACATTTTGAGAACGGATTGTCCCCAAAATTTACTCTTCCTTGATATCTTGAAGATAAAACATTTAAAAATATTTCATGGTATTCAGGTGGTATAGTATTAAAGTCTGCCTTTATTTCAACTCGTAAAGAAACTGGTCCCTCATCGTGTTGAACTACCAAATAATCATTTAGGGTGATTATTGTTGATTTTCTAATATTAATCCATTCACCACTAATACCAATATCCTGATTGTTTTCATTTGATGGGTCAACAACTATCATCTCTTCTTCTTTTTGTGGTTCGACTTTTTGTTTTGTCTTATTCTGTCTCATTTGATAATATGTGGTCAAATTCTTCGGCAGCTTTTGGGTTTCTTTCATAGAACATATCATACGCCATCGCGAACCTATTATATTCAGTTTCAAATAAAAATAGATAGGTTTGTAAACTATCCATTTCCTGTTTGGTTCTTGATAGTTCCGTTTTTAATTTATTTTCTCTATGTATGGATTTTTGGAGAAGAATACCCATAGAGATGGCAAACAACATGGTGAGTACCAAATAAAATTTGATATCTTGAATGAATTTCATGGTTAATACAATTTAAAAGATTTCTTCCGCGATACCGAGTATCTCCGCCACAAAAAATAAAATTGCCGCAGTTTCTAAATTGGTAAAAAATAAGAAATAACAAGCCACGATTCTCAAACCTGACTTGGCCAAACTTATATTGAAGTGAGAATTAGATTTTGATTCTTTTGGTTCCATGATTAAGGGGTTTTACCAACCAAATATAGAAAAGAAAAATTTGATTTCCAAAAAAATCCTAAAATTATTTTGAAATATATTCATATTTTTCTTTAGTCCATGTCATATTGGAATATTTCATCATTTTTTTTGATATTTCATTTATTGCGGGATTGAAATAAGACTCAACAGGACTATTGGCCTTACCAAAAGACATTATCAAACTACCTTTTTTATATTCTAAATTAATCTTTGTTCGATTACATTTCATGGAAAGATAGATATAGACCACACCTTTGCTGAATTGTTTAGACATACAATTTTTCATCATAAATCCTTCAGTGAAAAAATCCTCTTCGGTTTTGAGTATTTTGGTTTGAAAAACTTTATTGTCAATTATAATGTCAGATTCTATTTCATTTATGAACTCCTCATTAAATGAATATCTTGTTTTGTAACCCCTTTTAAAATGATTTTTTATGTTTTCAAATTTATTTAAAAGTAATTCTACAGAGTCGGAATCGCTCGCATTAAATTTACAGGGGATATTTTTGGATTCTATGAATTCTCGAAGATTCATTAATTTGTTCACCAACTCAACAAAATTATCTTTATATAGGTTTGTGGTTTCCCAATCATTAATAACCTTGACCATCATGGATTTTTCTTTATCATTTTTCAAAGTGTGGAATTTTCTGAAATTAGAATTACGTTTTACAATGTCGTGCCACTTAGTTTGTCTTAAATAATCAACGTAACCATCACCAAAAAGTTTACATAGAAAGCTTAGACTTTTAATATTCACATCAAAGTTTTGTGGTTTATTTAATTCAGCAATCAAGTACTTTGATTTAATTCCATACGAATCTAAAATAGAAGGTAAAAATTTATTATCATTTAATTTTAACCATTTTTTCTGTGGATACTCTTGTTGAATTGTGGTGTAAACAGTATCATGGTATTTTATATTTTTCTTTGATAAATGAAAATCAACTAACAAATCATATAGTGGATTAATATAGCATTTCTCTTGATAATTCTTTTCAATATTAAAATTTGACTCAGATTGTATTTTGGATATTAAAATATTAATAATGTCCTGAATTGATTTATTATACCTTTTACCCCAATAATCTTTTCTCTTTTCACCCTTGTACATGCCGTTTTCTATTAGTGCAAGTATTGAATCAAAATTATTCTTCTTTCTATTATTTTTACTTCTACCTTTATCACCTTCACTCACTGAATAGTTTGATAATTGGTAGTAAGTATTTATGTCCCCGTTTTTTAAATTAACCGTGAACCCGTGATGGATGGTAAGGATGTTTTTTATTCCGTATCGTAAATAATCGAAAGAAAAATCCGCGATATAGTGTATCAAACTATCATATTGATACAACTGTAATTCACAAATCGAAACCGAATTGTTCGTTTTGGATTTTTTGTTTTGATAATGTCTAAGTAACAAATCCATGTATAAAATATACATGGACTAAATTTAATTATGTAGTATTAAAACTCTATGTCACCATTCATCAGTTGTTCAAATAAATCAGGTTCTCTTTGGTTGACTTCCTTCCCATTTATTTTAACTTTCACCTTTTTAATATCAATGTGGTTCAATAATCTTTGTGACGCAAATTTTCTAACTCTTTGTTTTAATATTTCTAATGATTCACCAAAATACTCAGGTGGTAACTTATTACAAAAATGTCTCTCCTGAATACAGTCACCTGTTTTTTTGTTAAACTCACATGTTACTCTATCTGAACCACCGTTGGTCCTCAATGAAATTATCATTGATGATTCTTTGTTTGCGTAACTGGCAACACAGTGGTGCATAAATGTACCCTCTTCCGAATATTCTTCTTCTCTCTTTAATATCACAGGAGAAAAAATATGATTGTCGTTCTCAAATCGAGTCTTTATTTGTTCCTCCACTAATCTCACCATTCTGTTGTCATATTGATATTCGATTGACCAACCCTTTTTGATTAATGAACATGTCTTGGATAGTTCAATGTGCTCTGTATGAAAGTCCGTGTAATTTGTTGCCCTCATTTTTATGTTAGGGTCAAATTCACGAATCTTTTCAATCATATCGAAGTGGTCTTTTATCAAAGTGTATATACCTCGAGTAACCGACGATACTGAATGGTCTCCTGCCGGTTTGGGAATCAGGGAATTTAAAATTTTAATGATATTTTCCCTATCAACATTATCAATAAACAGGTGTCGGTGGTGATTTTTAGCACCTCTCAATTCAAGCGGTACCATAGAATGTGCATTACCATTATCTACCATAAAAAGATTAAAACATTCACTTTTCAAAGAACCGAGGTATTTTGGATAATCCTTTCCAAGTAAATCACACATACATGAAAACTCTTGTAAATTTAATTTTGGATTTTCATGGAAAAGTTTCAAGGTAAATTTTGAATTTATTCCGTAACTATCCAAAATAGATTGCATTAATTTTCTCTGATTCTTTTTAAGGTATTTTTCAGTTGGGTAATGTATTTTAATAAGTGGTACAAAGTCGTTTGGTGTTTTTATTTTTTTCTTTTCCGCAAAGAATTCAATAAAACTAGTTATAAAAAAATGTTTATCAAATAAGTTTCCAACGTTAGTAGGTAAGTTTGGAATGTGATTTTTAATAACATTTACAAATTCGTGTTCATTAAATGTGTCATCAAATTCCTTAGCGATTTTAAGATTGTTACTAAACTCTTTTTTTAAATTGAAAAGACTGTTTGAACCCAACAAGATTTCTAACGTAGTAAATGAATTTTTTCTAAATCTTTTGGATTTTATCTTTCCAAAATTCATATCCCCAATCGTAAAATCTCCCTTCTGTAAATCAATTGTTAACGTCATTACCTTGGAAGATTTACGGAAATATTTCCAATTAAAATCACGATATCTGGTATTCTTGTAACACCTTATGTAAAGTTTACCTTCTCTAAGTTCTATTGTTCTTTCAAATGTTACAATTTGTATTGATGAGAAAGGATTCCCATAATGTCTTTTTAAATGTTTTTCACTTGTTGTGTAACAAGGTTCTTTTGTCAATTTTATGAAAGAAACGTATTCTTTTTCTTTTTCACCATAAAAATATTTTGTCCTCGCACCCTTTGATGGTCTTGGTTCCAATTTTATGGTTTCAAATTTGGTATCCCTATTTACAACGGGCTCAAGTGTCTTAACCTGTTCAGTAAATAAAAAATCATCATCCAGTTCTTTACCATCAGATACAACAATTGGTATTGGTCTATCTTCAGACAACATACAATTATCCCTAACTAAATCTATTCTGAAATAAGAAAATCTTTGTTTGATGAGTTGCATTTTTGATATTTTTTACAAATATACCACTTTTTTAATGATATCCATATTTATTTTTATAAAATTATTAACATGGCAGCAGGAAAAAGTTCAAAAGGTAAATCATCAAACGCATCTATAAAGGTGAATTTTGGTAAAAGAAGATTAGGTAAAGCTAAAAAATCTTTTAATAAACACGATAAAAGTGAGAAAAACTACCGTGGACAGGGTAGGAGAACTAATTAAAAAATACTCCCCAATAACCCAATTAAAGTATAAGATAACTTATACCCTGTGAACGCACCCAATGCCGAAGGGATTGGGAAAACTATCAACTTACCTAAATCTGTAACGTACTTTGGTCGATTAACTATCCGACCCATGTAATAATAGTAGACAATATAACCGATAAGAACAGCAAAGTCGGTTCTTGTTGCAATAAAAACAACAAGTGTCGCTCCGATGAAACCGAAAGTAAAATTGTCTCTAATTCCTTCCCATATCTCATAAGTTGTAGCATTTTTATATTCTTTTACGATTTTACGGAGCTTCACTTGTTGTTATTTTATGTTATTACTTATCAGAATTCAAGTTACCTTGAATTGACCATGTGAAATCTAATTTAACATCATTCTTAAATAACGATGTGTCCATCATATCAATGTATTGATTTGTGGTGTATCCATTCTTACCCGTCATAGTCGACAATGCGTGACATGACATACAGTTTGTTTGCATTCCATACACAAAATCAGGTCTGAATTTGTTTTGTAAACTGAAAACTTTTGGACCAAATCCACCCTCTAAATAAGGATTGAAAGCAAGTATCGGTCTAGCGTTGTTGTCAGAACCGCCACTCACAGGTTGATTCGGCCAAACCATTGCGTATGCTGTACTAACTGCGTAGTGTGAAGCGGCGCCTTTAAGTTCTTTAGGTCTAAGACCTGCTTCAAATTTAGAACTTGGTGAAGGAGGGTTAGACGGGTCAGGGCACCAAAAATAAGTTTGCCATGTCCAATTTTTAAATTCTTTTGTTGTTACGTGCATGGCTACCAACAACACATAGTCACCTTCGATAAATTGTCTACTTGGTGTAGTTCCAACGTCTTGGTGACTATTGAGATAGTCCGCACCTACTCTATCAATTTTATAATTAATAAAATCATTTACGTTACAGGTCGCATCTTTAATTTGTTCCTCTGTGGGATTTGATGTTGTTACAGGTACTAACTTTTTATTCGGTTCCTGTTTATTATTAACATCGGCGTAAACCCATTGTTGCCATTCATTATATCTATACGCTTTGGCCGGATTTGGTGATACCCAAACAGGTACTCTAATCAAACCGTTTTTACTTGGTACACCAGCATAATATGTTGGTTTGGTGGTGATTGAAGTATTAGGAAATTCAGGTACCGCACCAATTCCATCTTTTACCAAATATTTGTTCAATGACGATTGATTAAATAATTTGTTTGATGTTGCAAAATGTGCCGCAGATGGGTCATAAGAAACTGTTTCCAACACAGTGAAGTTTGTGTCAATCTTTTGTCCCGCGAAAAGTTTACCATGTACAAATTGTTTCGGGATGTTAAGTTCAGTTCTGTTTGATTTTTCCATTGAACTTGAAACTTGACCCTGTGCAGACATTGCAGATAGTTCTTGAACACCCATCCAAGTTTCAAAAACCAACAATGTTTGACCATTGTATTTTTGTTTTGTTGGTTGAGTAAGTCCAGCCCAAATACCCCACGCGTGATTTACAATACTGGTTGTATCTTGATTCTCTAACCATCCGTAAATTTTCGTAGAGTCTTCAGGAAAATTGAATCCCGAAATACCTAAGTCCGTTGGGAACTCTTGTGGTTTAATTGTTTTACTCGTGTCAGAACATGAGTATACGATTGTAAACAATCCTAAAATTAATAATAGTGTTTTTGTAATTTTCATTTTTTTATTTGTTTTTATTTTTATTTTCTATAACTATGAACTTATTTATTTCGTGAAGAACTTCGGCAGTATCATATCTTACACTATAAACCACGTCCCATATTGTTCTATCATTATAAGAAGGGTGTAATCTTGATTGGGCCCATTTTTTGGCTTTATTAAAATCCTCTACTGACCATTTTACTGGTTCAACTATTGTTGGGGAATTTAAACGCCTAAGTTTCATCAATAGCAGTTTTAAAAATTTAATCATCTATATTTTTCAATTATCTGTTATGTTTTGGTGTATAACCAATAACCAATTGATAACTAAACCAACCAATTATTAATTCATAATCACCATTTAACCAACTGTTATATGTTATTTTAACATATGGTAAAATATAAGATTGATATACAACTTTGTCAATACTTATTTTCATAGTTTAATTACTTAAGGGTGCTTTAATCGATGGGTGTGATTGATAATTTTCGATTTGAAAATCCTTATTTTCCAAATGAGTTATTAAAGATGAGTCTTCAGATAATGATTTATAAAATTCATCGGTCTTCATATGTTTTAGTTTGGGTAATTTATAAGGTTCTCTTGTGTATCGTGGTATTTTATATATCTCATAATATTCAGACATACCTCCACCAAATGGTGCTAAGTCTTTCAACGCACTTTTATAACCATTAGGACCCATCGCCTCTTTTAACATACCTTCTCTCTCTTCATGTGTATACTTTCTACCGATTTGTTCTCTTGCTTGTTCAACATGGTTACTATACAAATGAGTATCACCTAAATTACCAATCAACTCATCAGGTACCATATTTACTTCTTTAGCAATAATCTCAAGTAACAAACCGTAAGAAGCAATATTGAATGGTAGACCTAAGAATGTGTCTACTGAGCGTTGATTCCACATTAAAGAGATTGCTCGTTTAGGAACTCTTAAACTATCCATGTGAACATCGTGATAATCACTACTTTGATTTAAAGGGTCTTTTGTTGAGTTATAATAATTAATCCTTTCATCTAAACTCAACTCTCTCGTATAAACTTGAAATCCATAATGACAAGGTGGAAGAACCATTTGGTCCAGCTCTCCAACATTCCAAGCATTGACCATTAATCGTCTTGAGTCTGGATTTGTTTTAAGGTCGTTGATTAGGTTTGTGATTTGGTCTATTGAATTGTTTTGGTATTCTATTTTGACACCATACTTGGTAACATCTTCACCGATTTCAATTGCTTTTAGTACTCTGTGTTGGTCAGAACCTTTTACATCCTTTAAGTCGTAATTAGTCACATTCTTTCTACCCCATCTTCTCCATTGCTTACCATACACAGGTCCGAGGTCACCCCACTTCTTAGCAAACTCATCATCGGTTTTTATTTTGTTGATGAATTCTTCTTTTGTTAATCGAAATCCTAACTCTAACATTTTTTCTTTTGACATATTAGGTAAGATTTTGGCATCTTCAATTAGATAGTTCTTATACGCATCACCATCCCAAATATGACAATTGTTATCAACAAGGAACTTGATGTTTGTATCACCACGAAGGAACCATAACAATTCGGTTACCATCGTCTTCCACGCCATTTTCTTGGTTGTAAGTAATGGAAACCCATCGGACATTTTATGACGGATTGTATAACCAAAAATAGATTTGGTTCCTGTACCTGTACGGTCTTTCTTTTCTACCCCATAATCTATAATAGTTTGGAGTAAGTCTGTGTATTGTTTATCTAATTTGTTCATTACTCAAATGTTTGAATTTTTGCGTCTACTTCTTTTAATTCAGACCACGTTCCAAGATACGTAATCGCTCTGACTTTTCTATTATCAATCCACACATATTCTTGGTCATCTTTGATTCTTGGTTTGTCCATAACCAATCCGTGATATTTAAAACCTTTTTCTTTTAACCATGTTTCGGTTACTTCACGGTCTTTACTTTCACGAGCGGTAAAAAATGTAATTACATTTCCCTCATCGTACCATTTGTTGATGATACCCAACGCGTTTGGGTAATGGTTAGCTGTCGGATAAAGATGTGAATCTTCATTTTTAATGTCGTCACAAATTGTCCCATCAATATCAATCAGAAAAACCCGACTAACCATTTTTTGCGTTATTATGATGTCAGCAATTGTACTATGAAAAATATCATCGTACATTACTTGACAATTTGTTTTTAAAACATACTCGACTTCATCACCGTCTTTTACATCATATTTTCCGCTTTTTATTTTTTCTAAAGTTTCTTTTGATGCTTCAAAATTCTTTGATGAATCTTCAGAAACAATAAACCATCCTTCGACACTGTTAATAAGTTCGTCAGATTTTTTTTGATATATTAATTTACCTTTCATTTCTAACCCATTTTCTATCTGAATTTAATGTAAAAGCACCAATAAAATCGTCACCCCGATTCCAATCTTTTGGTGATAATAATGATAATGTATTTACACCATTAAAATTATATAAGTAATATGTTTCACCAACAATTGGGTCAAAAGAAATTTTTGATTCCCAAACCATTATTGAATCCACATACTCTCTTTGAAGTTTTTCTATTGATTGAATGATTTCTTCTCTTTGACGATTAAAGACATCAATCATTTTTTTTGAGGACTCTTTTTTTACGAGACCCACATTAGGTAATTCAAATTTTGGCGAACCGATACTGGTAGGATAATGCTTTCTATTAGCGTCGTACCCATTTGTTTCATCCCAAACAACAATATCAGGTTTCTTTTTATTCATCCTCCAAACCGTCCATTAAAGTTACGTCCCAATCTGAAAAATCGTCACCTAATTCCATACCCAATTTCAAATTTTCCAAAAAATTTTTTTCCCATTCCTCATAAGAAAGATTTGAGTTGGGATTTTGTTTAATGTAAATTTTATATTGTCTTTTAAGGGTTGACATCGTTTTGTTCAGAATCTCTTATGTCAATTAATTTTTGAATTCTACTCCTACCTTTTTCACCAATTGGTACCGGATTACCTTCTTCATCAATCCTAACAAACCTTATGTTTGTTTTCAAGATGACAATTTGGTTACCTGTGTAAACATTATGTGCTCTTGCTTCCATATACAAGGTAACTGAAGTATTCCCTAATTTACTTGGTGACCCGTAAATTTTAATCAACTGACCCTCTTTGGCTGGTTTTTCAAAAAAACATTTATCAATTGATACGGTAACTAATCTTGGTGAATCACACAATTGCATGGAGTATCCCGCAGCCGCCGCGTCAATCCACGCTAAAAGTTTTCCACCGAATAAATTTCCGTGGAATCCTAAATCCGACTTTTTTATGGGGTGTGAATTCAAAAATTCCATTACTCAAAAGTTATTTGTTCTCTAATAATGTATTCTTTTAATGCGTTTTCCGCTTCTATTTTAGTTGCAAAAACCCCAATAGTTTGGTCAAATTCTGTTGGGTCGGACACACCAAATTGTCCGTTTAATGTTTCATAAATGAACGTATCTAAAATTTGTTGACTTACCATAATTAATTTATATTTCTTGATTTTTATTTGATTCCGATTCTTGATTTATTGATTCAGAATTTTTAGTCTCTTGCATTTTCTTAAATAAATTCATCAATGTGGACTCTTCTCTCTTTAATCTTTGATTACGAGCTTGAACTTTTTTTCTATGTTCTTTGTCTTTTTTTCCCATGGTATTTTATTCTTCTTCATCTTTTCGATAACTTTCCAAGAGTTCCTCCCCTGAAAGTGTACCGTATTTATTTACAATTTTTTCGGTGTCTATTTCAACATTCATCATGTGATGAACATTATTTAATTCTTCGGCTAATGATAAACTATCACTAATCACTTTAACGATTTTATATGGGTCCGCGTGTGATGCTGGTCTCCTGTCTTCAAGATAACCCTTCCATGTCTCACCAACGGATTTTGGTACACGGATAGATGCACCTCTGTCTGAGACACCCCAACTAAATTTATCAATAGATTGTGTCTCAAAATGACCTGTTAATCTCAAATGGTTATCAGAACCATAAGAGTCAATATGTTCTTGTGTTCTTGATTCAAAAGACCTAAAAATTGCATTGAAGTATTGTTCACCACCCTCTTCTCTCATTTTTTGATTTGAGAAATTTGTATGTAAACCTGAACCGTTCCATTCTCCGTGGGTCATCGGTTTGGGATGTAACTCAATAGAACGACCATATTTCTCAGCAATTTTATGTAAAAAATATCTACTCATCCATAAATCATCAGAAGCGGCAATTTTACCTGTTGCAAAAATTTGGTATTCCCATTGACCTAATGCAACCTCTGAATTGGTTCCCTCCACATTGATGTCATATTTTAAACACATGTTCAAATGTTCATCAGAAATATTTCGACCAACAATATGTCCACCTACACCACAATAATAAATTCCTTGACCGTCAATGATACCATTTCTTTCAAATCCAAGAATTGGATTATTATGTGAAGAACGAATAAAATATTCCTGTTCAAATCCAACCCAAAAATTTACATCTTCCTCACCTACTTTTGCTCTATGATTTGATGGATGAATTTCATTATTACCATCTAAAACCTCACATAATACATATACTGTATCAAGTGAACTATTTGTATGATATAATTTTACTGGCTTAAGATAACAATCTGAAAAGTTACCTTCCGCTTGTTTAGTTGAGCTTCCGTCAAACCCCCAATTGGGGATGTGTTTCAATTCAAATGGTGCCGGTAGGTCCACAATTTTTATTTTACTTCTGAGATTTGGCTCAGGGGAATACCCATCAAGCCATACGTATTCTACTTTTGTTTTCATTTTTTATAATATATGTTTTTCTGTATCTGAATACCGACCATAAAAATTAAGAATCTCAAAGCCAAACCCCAGCTTGGTGAGGTTGCACCGGTTTCAAAAAACGTGTCTTTACGGTAGTAAAATATGGGAGTTGGTAAAAGAAACCAATGGTATTTCTTTCTTATTACAAAAAAATCCGTGATGTATTTCTTTTCTTTATTTGACATTTTTTTTCTTTTTTAAATAATCTAAAACTATATTGAATGAACCAAGAGAAATTATACCAAATCCAAAATATTTTTCAATCTCGGGATTACTGGTGTTCATTCCGTATTTTTCAATTATGATTCCCGTCAGAATCATCAGTACGTAAATTATTGTCCTTATATTCATATGTTTTTAAGTATTGAATTGTTTTATATAACGTGTGTGTTTCCCTCATGTTAAAAACACCGGAATAATGACCATGTTGTAAACCCATTTCAATAATTTGAATTGCCATCTGTGGGTTTAAATTATCTAAAACCATTTCCAATTCATCATTATTGTCAAAATTTAATTGGTCGTTGAATAGTCCTTTCATGATATTAAAATATAGTAAACAAATATGATAAAGTCAAATATTTATAAAAATATGTCAGTGATTATTAATAATACAAAGTTCCCTGCGGAATACCTATCCGAACCTGAAGAAATTAGTCAAGGTATGATGGGTAGAGATAATTTAAATGGTTGTATGGTTTTTAATATGGGTGGTGTTGGTCACCATTCTTTTTGGATGAAAAACTGTTTAATACCTTTGGATATTGTTTTTGTATTGAAAAATAGAATCAGTAAAATACATAGAAATTGTGAACCCGCTGGTCAAAATGAATTGAACCCAAAAAGATACACCGGCATAGGTGACCATGTTATTGAGTTTCCCGCCGGTGTTACTGATAAATTTAAAGAAGGTGACCGAGTTAATATGTATTTGGGAACACCTATGAATCCTGTCCGTTAATTTTATTCTTCAAACATTACCAGTTGTTTCTTTTGGTTATCATAATCAATCAATCTCTGTTGAGATATCTTTGTGTAAGATTCTGATAACTCAAAACCAATATAATTTCTATTCAGCTTCTTAGCTGACAAAGCGGTGGTTCCACTTCCTGAAAAACAATCAACAATCAGGTCATTTTGATAGGAAAGTATTTTTATTGCTTTCATTGGGATGTCCATGGAGAATGTGGCTTTAGTTAAAGATTTTGTGTCGTTGAAGTATTTCCATTGACCAAAGACTAATTCCATGAATTCGTTTTTGTCTTTATCTGAATAAACCCTTTTGTTTTTAAAATTACCTTCCTCGTTTTCGACCTCAATCTGATTATAAGACCATTGAGATATACCTTTTTCTTTCTTTTTGTAATCTTTCTTATATGCAAGAATTACACATTCTTTTGGATTGTATATGTATGGTGATGATGGTGACATCCAAGAACCCCAAGCGGTTGTTTTAGAACGGTGTGGAGAATCCTCCTCTAAGTCCACAACACCAAAGAATCCAAAACCAATCTCTTTCATCATCTGCCAATATTCAGATACTAAGAAAATTCTCCCACCTCTTTCTCTAACGTTTATTTCATATGGTATATTCAAGGCAATTCTACCATCATCTTTTAATGTACGGTAAACTTCGGATAACCATTTCTTACACCACTCAAAATACTCATCCATCGGAGCATCGTCTTTGTGCACATCATAACTAATACCGACATTGTACGGTGGACTCGTAACAAAGAGGTCTACAGTACCGTCATTTAACTCCTTAAACAGTTCTAAGCAGTCACCCTGATAAATTTTATTCATTTCCATTGACAAATTGTTTTCTATTTATTATTATTACAAAAGATAACGAATAAAAAACAATAAACCAAAATATTTATAAAAAAACTTAAAATCATGGGATGCGGATGTAAAAAAAGAAACCAACCTGTTAGTAATCAAACGGTAAACATTCAACTAACCGAAGGTGGTTCAACACCTCCACAGGAGATTACAATTATGGAACAACAACTTGACCAAATCATAAAAAAGGTTGAGGAGATTAACAATCAAACTAACGAAGAAAACACAGAAGGACAATAAATTGTATCGGACAGTCTAATAAATTGTCCGATATTTTTTGTCTTTTATAATATATATAAATTTATATACTTATATTATGCCTAAACAACAAACAAAACTAACCAGCGTTAACATCATAGATGATGTTTATAAAAGATTTAAGATAAAAAGTGTAGATGGTTCAATCAATCTACAAAAATTAGTAAACCGAGCTCTTGACCTATATAACACTAGAGAAGATTTTAGAAAACAAATTGATAATCACAACGGTCTTGCACCAAACGGTTCCAAATTTTAAGTTGTGAATTTTATTTCTTATATTATCATCAATATTTTAAAACAAAAAAATGATTACAATAGGTTACAGTACAAGAGAGTCCAACCCAAAATTTCAAGAATATTTAAAAAAAACTTGTGGACACCCCAAAGTTCAAGTTATTGAAAAAGTAAACAATGGTGAAAAAAGTCTTTCACAAACTTACAATGAAATTATTCAAGAGTCGATTCATGATATTGTCGTACTTTGTCATGATGACATTTACTTTAATACGACTTCGTGGGGTAGAAAATTAGTCAAACATTTTGAAGAATCTGACTACGGGATTCTCGGTGTTGCCGGTACAACCAATATTCATGAGAGTGGTAGGTGGTGGACAGATAATACCAAAATGGTTGGTATTGTTAATCATGAAAATGAGGGTAAAAAATGGGAATCGAGATATGCAAATGGAATCCCAAATTCAATTCACGAAGTTTGTTTAGTGGATGGTTTATTCATTGGAATCCACAAAAACAGAATAAAACACACTTTTGATGAGTCAGTACCGGGTTTTCATTTTTATGATATGGTATTCTGTACTAGCAATCACTTAAGTGAGGTAAACATCGGTGTTATATACAACATAAGAATCACTCACAAATCAATCGGAATGACCAATGATTCTTGGGAAAAGAATAGGGAATTTTACATTGAAAAATTTAAAGAGAACCTACCAATTAATATAACACCAAAAATTGATTATGACATAACCAAACCAAAACAGTTTAAAGATAAATTTAATTTAATAGTTCAAACATCAAACGATAATGAAAATTTAATTCAGTTTTTTGAAAACATAAAAAAATTACCAGTGTTTGATAGTTTACAGATTTCACTCATCTCGACGGATACCAATATAGACAATATTAGAGAATTTGAATCTGAAAATATTAAAATTTACGAGGGTTTTTTTGATACATTAAATAAAAACTTATCAGTACTGAAATGGGATGAATCGTTTATGGAATCAAAAACAGATTTGTTATTTTTCAGTAATGATACTGTTACCGTATTGAACGACGTTTTCTCAAGTATGTATTCAATATTTAAGAGTGAAAAAAATACTTTTGGGTGCGTCTTTCCTACAGTATTAGAAAACGACCGAACAATTTTTTCAAATGGATTGGATATAGTTCAAAACAACGAACAGTTCAATTTAATTTTTAAAAACAAATCATCTTTTTTCAATATTTTACACGGACACTTTCCAAACAATTTTGGTAGTATTAGTGACTTTTTTGCCACTACATCTACAAATTTAAAAATGATTGATTGGTTTGATATTAATTTAGAAACATCAATTTATAACTTAGATTTTGCGTTGAAAACTTTACTTAAAAAACGTAAAACATTCATTGACACAAACAGTGTGGTAATGATTGATATGGCATCAAAATTTGAAAAGGTTGATGTTGAATTAAAACAAGTCTTAGGTCAGTACATAAACTCACCTGAAATTAGAAAAAATATCAAACAATTAAGATGATAAAAATTGTATCGGGATTTACAGAAAAAGGTGGTTCTACCACTTTTTTTATAAACTTAACAAATTTCTTAAATGAAAATGGTATTGATTGCACATTTTACGGTAATCAGAATTACCATTTAGACAAATGTAAATCAGGGAACATTGAAAAAGATTTAAAGTATGAATCTGATGATATTGTAATTACCCATTTTTTACAACTACAGGAAAGACCACCTGTTAAAAAAGTTATTTTGTCTTGTCATGAAAAATGGTGGTTCCCTGTTGGTAAAATTAAACAGTATTGGGACCTGTGCGTGTTTTTACATGAAGAGCATCGAAAATATCACTCGGATTACAGGGGTGATTATGTAATAATACCAAACATCAAAGAAAATTTAATTATTTCAAATAAAGAGCTGGTAAGAAATATTGCAGGAATTATTGGTACAATTGAAGACAGAAAACAGACCCATGTGTCAATACAAAGAGCATTAAAAGACAGGTGTGAAAAAATCTATTTGTTCGGTCACATCGGTGACCAAAACTATTTTGACAAATTGGTAAAACCTTTAATGAATCCAAGAGTAATTCATTACGGTCACACCACCAATAAACAAGAAATGTACGATATGATTGGTAAGGTATATCACTCATCAAAGGGTGAGGTTGCTTGTTTGGTTAAAGATGAATGTTATTTAACCGGTACAGAGTTTTATGGTAATGAAGAGACTATGAATGAAGTTTCTAAATTAAGTAACGAAGAGATATTAACACTTTGGAAAAACATATTTTAAAATGAAGATACACGCACATATACTGTCATGGAATGAAGAAAAAATATTACCATTCACATTGGATTACTATAGTACAATCTGTGAAAAAATATTCATATACGATAATATGTCAACGGACTCCTCTGATGAGATTTATAAGAGGTACCCAAAAGTTGAGGTTATTAAATGGGATAGTGGTAATGAAATAAATGAAATTAATTACGTAAACATTAAATCCGAAGAGTATAAAAAAAGAAGTAGAGGTCAGGGTGTTGATTGGGTTATAGTTTGTGACTGTGATGAGTTTATATACCATGAAAATCTTATGGATAAACTTCAAGAGTACAAAGAAATGGGTATAACCGTCCCAAGAATAGACGGTCACGACATGGTTAGTACTGAATTTCCAATATACGACGGTGAATTCATTACAACAAAAATTAAAACAGGTTCACAAACGTATGAACCAATGTGTAAAAATATAATTTTTCATCCTGATTTAGATATAAAATACGGCATTGGTGGTCACAGTTTTAATTCTGTTGATGGTAAATTTTCGGATGAGCGGGAAATAAAACTTCTTCACTATAAATTCTTGGGTAAAGACTACGTGAAGAACATTTACATTTCAAGAGCAAAGAGATTGTCATCGTTCAATAAACAACATAAATTCGGTGAACATTATTTTAATTTACCATTCAATTACATGGACAGCATGTTAAAAGAAAATTATCAAGTTATATGAGGAAAATACTTATATCGGATTTTACCATTAAAGAAGTACCTCACGGTGGTTCTGAATGGGTGAATCAAGTTTTAATTGATAGATTTAATCTTGAGTTTGAATATTCAAACCAAGTCAAGTCATTTGATTACAACGCCCTGTATATTATATCAAATATTTCTTTGATGAACCCAAACTTGGTTAATCAAATACAAAATTTGAACTACGTCATTATTGAAAACGATTATAAAATATGTGCAAGTAGACACCCATGGAGATATACCGACAACATAATTCCGATTGAGGAAAGAACCAACTATTCTCTTTACCGGAATGCAAAAGCGGTATTTGTTCAAACAACCGACCACATGAACGTTTATCTTAAAAACGATGTTGTTGCTAATTTTATAAATCTGAATAGTTCGATATGGTCAAATGAGGACTTAGAATTATTGAGGAATTTAAATAAATCCAACAATGTTAAAAACGACAAATATTCTGTTTACTATACAAATAATTGGATAAAGAACACCCAAGGTAGTCTGAAGTATTGTTCTGAAAATAAATTACCGGTCCATATTCTTAAAGAATCTAAAGACAGAGTTGAATTTTTAAGTAATATGGCCAAATGTAAAGGTATTGTGTTTTTCCCGATAGCAAGAGAAACTTTTTGTAGACTGGTTGTTGAGGCAAAATGTTTAGGTTTGGAAGTAATAACGACACAAAATTATGGTGCAAGTTTAGAAGAATGGTTTAATAGGTTATCAGGTGATGAATTAATTGATTTCTTAGAAACTAACACTTTAAAAAATTTAGAAATCATTTCAACTTATATATGATATTATTTTGTTACGGCACAAGACCTGAGTATATTAAAATAAAAAAATTAATAGAAATGTGTGGGGAAAGTATTCCCCATAAAATTTTATATGTTACCCAACACAAAGATATTGTATTGGGTGATTTTGATTATAAATTATCCATTGATGATACGTGTGAAAATAGATTGGATAGTATTATGTCATCCGTATTTTTAAATTTTAAAAAAGAATTTTTGGAAGGGGTTACACATATACTTATCCAAGGGGACACCGCAACCGCTCTTTCATTATCCCTAATAGGATTACACCATAAAAAAGAAGTGATTCATTTAGAAGCGGGATTACGGACATATGACTACAATCACCCTTACCCCGAAGAAATGTATCGGCAGTTAATTAGTAGAATTTCAAACTATAATCTTTGCCCAACAGAAAGTAACAAGATGAACTTAGAAAATGAAAAAGTTCAGGGTAAAAATTTTGTAGTTGGCAATACCGTATTAGATAATCTTAATAAAGAAAATATTACATACGAAAATAAAGTCTTAATCACTTTACATAGAAGAGAGAATCATGAGATGATGTCGGAGTGGTTTGATGTTATCAATCGATTAGCAAAGAATAATCCTGAATTAAAATTCATTCTTCCAATACACCCAAACCCAAACGTCATAAAACACAAACATATATTGACACATGTTGATGTTATTGAACCATTAACCCATGATAAATTTATTGAGGAATTCAAATCCTGTAAATTACTAATTTCAGATAGTGGGGGTGTTCAAGAAGAGGCGTCGTTCCTAAATAAGAAAGTTATTGTATGTAGAGAAAAAACTGAGAGACCTGAGTCCTTGGGTAAAACGTCTTTTATATGTAAAAAACCCATTGACTTAGAAGGTATTTTTTACGATATTATTAACGATTTCCAAACAGAATATGATTGTCCTTTTGGTGATGGTAATTCTTGTGAAAGAATCATTGAAATATTTAGAAAAATTGTATGAGTATAACGGTAATATTAAATGGGTATAAAAGACCACATGTTCTCCAAAAACAATTGGAATCAATTAGAAATCAAAGTGTCCAACCCGAATCAATTTTATTTTGGCAAAATTCTGGTTCTCAATTTGATGAGGGACTAACCAAAGATTTAATTCACGCATCTTGTAATAGTAATTTAGGTGTGTGGGCAAGATTTGCATTTGCTTTAAATGCCAACACAGAATATATTTGTGTTTTTGATGATGACACAATACCGGGTAAACTATGGTTAGAAAACTGTCTAAACACCATGAAAATTCAAGAAGGTTTATTAGGAACTATCGGTGTAAAATTTCACACAAAAAACTCTTATTGGCCAGCAACAAGAGTCGGTTGGGACCAACCTAACGAAGAAATTGAAAAGGTCGACATTGTTGGTCACTCGTGGTTCTTTAAAAGAGAATGGTTATCGATATTTTGGAGAGAATTACCTGAAATCAATCAGAGTAAATTAGTTGGTGAGGATATGCACTTTTCATATACATTACAGAAATACGCAAATATCGGAACTTACGTTCCTCCCCATCCTAAAGAAAATAGAGAAATGTGGGGTAGTATACCAGAATATGCATGGGAACATGGAACTGATTCCAACGCAATTTCCGTAAATCATTCAAATATGAATTTAATGGGTGAAGTTTACCGTGGGTATGTAAATAAAGGATTTAAGACAATATTAAATGATTGAAAAGTATATTGAAGATTTTAATTCGTTTTGGGAAAAGATAGATAGTCGAACTAACTTTTCTTTTGTTAGATATGCCGATGGTGAAGTGATGTTAATGAATAATTCACCGATAGAAAAGAATACACAAGCGTATCAAAACGATAAATGGTTTTCGAGTGGGGGACAAACCAAATTAGGTGTGGATTTAAATGAATGTATAGGGTTGAACGACCCAAATTTTTATTTTGCAATATCCTCCAAAACTGATAGTATTAGAGACTATAATTTTTTATATGATAGAATACAAAATAAATCAAACATTACATTTGCTAACCTATGGATTAACGCAAATTACAAAGAAAATATATCAAGAATAAGAAATATAAATCGAGATGTTGTTTTAATTTGTAATGAAAATTGTGATTTAAAAAACATACCATTTAGTGTATCAGAATTTGTACCGTTCCCTAATGATTGTGTAAACTATTGGGAAGAACATAGAGATTCGTTTTTAGAAAAAATATACAATGTTTCTTCAAAATATAAAGATACTTTATTTATCGTATGTTGTGGACCAACATCTGCTGTTATCATAAAACATATGTTTACAAATAATAGTAATAACACTTATATTGATTTTGGTTCCGCATTAGATGTATTCATACATAATAAAATAACTAGACCATACATGTATGAAGGGTCACAATATCATAATCACATATCAAAATTTTAATTCAGTATGAATAATGATTTTTGTGTCATAGTACAAGGACCTTCAGACTACGTTAAAGAATTAAAAAACGCTTGGACTGGTTATGATTTGATTTGGTCAACATGGCAAGGTGAAGAATCAAAATACGATACTAATGATGTTGTCTTATTCAACAGTATTCCACACGATAGGGGTGTACAAAATATAGCACTACAAAAAATATCAACTTTGAATGGAATAATGAAAGCCAAAGAAATAGGTTACAACAGAGTCCTTAAATGGAGAAGTGATTTACTACCATCTAATGCAAATAGATTAGTTTCCACATTTAAAAAAGAGTGTGTAAATTTTTTGACTTGGCATAATGAAGGAAAATATTTTGTTGATTATTTTGTGGAGGGTGAAATAGATACGGTGTTTGATATTTGGAATGTATCTACCATACACGATGAGTATTCGGAAAAAATAATCACGGAAAATATAATATCACTTAACTATAAAAATATAAACTTTATGGGTGGCGAATTAAGTAATGATAATGAAATTTTTTGGTTAAAACGAAATATTAATTTGTCCACATATAAAGACGCACCATGTTATAGTATGGTGGTGATTTAAAAATTATAAAAATGATAGATAATTCAAAATTTATTGACGACGCATTTACTCAAGATGAATTAAATAGGGGTGCCTTTACCGATTTGAATGGTAGATGTCCATTATGGACAACAAAAATGATTAATGTTATAAAAGATAAAATTGACTTTAATGATGTCAACACAATATTAGATATTGGGTCAAGAGATGGTTGCCAAAGTTTAGAGTTAAATAGATGGTTTCCACATGCTAAAATATATGCGTTTGAACCAGTAAAAGAAAACTACGAATTTACAGTTAAGAACGTTGAGAAAATTAATAACATAAAAGTTTACCAATACGCAATAAACAATTACAACGGTAAAACTAAATTTTACGAAGTTTATAATGGAAATGTGGGTGCCAGTTCTTTATTACAGACAACAAACCACTGGCGTTCATCTCAGTGGGCCCAAAAGGAAACTGAGGTTGACTGTATTGTTCTTAGTGATTGGTTAAAAGAAAATGATATTAAAAGTGTTGATTTGATTTGGATGGATGTTCAAGGTGCAGAAAATATCGTATTAGACTCTCTAAAAGAATATTTAAATGATGTAAAAATAATAACCACCGAAGTAGGGTTACAGGAATTATATCGTGGTTCTACAAGTAAATCTGAACTAGATGAAAAACTAAATAGGTTTATACCAATAGACGAGTCGCCAGAATCTTCAAACACAGAAATGGATGTGGTTTATATCAACAAAAATTTAACACCTTATGGATAATAAAATTTGTTACGTTACTTATACAAATTCAAAATGTTCAGATATTTTGGATATGTTCTTGTTAGAACAAAAAAAGTACACAAACTTACCGATGTATTTTATTACAGATGTAATGATACCCGAGCAAATTTGTTTTTTATATGAAAATCAAGAACCTTATTATGAATCATGGTTAAAGTGTTTATCTTCAATACCATATGACTATTTTATATACTTACAAGAAGACTTTATTCTTTATAACAATGTCAGTCATGATAAAATTTTTAATTACCTCGATTTTTTACATGATAACCAAGAATATTCGTTCATTAGATTGTTAAAATCGGGGTCTGTTAAAGATAAAAAAATTTATGAGACCTTATATGAAATAGAATCCGACAATAAAGATATATTTTCTATGCAACCAACTATTTGGAAAAAAGATGATTACATTAAAATCATGAAAGGTACCAAAAATAATATGTGGTTAGAGAATGAAACATATAGAAATTTTATGATAGAAAACAACATCAAAGGTTTATATCATTACGATGGTGAAAACAAAAGGGGGTTGAATCATTTTGATAGTTCTGTTTATCCATATATAGCAACGGCTTTAGTTAGAGGTAAATGGAATTTATCTGAATACCCTAATGAACTCTCTCCATTAATAAATGAATATGAAATAAACGTAAATGTTCGGGGGATACATTAATAATGAAAATTGTTCTATCTTTTTACACCAACAATAAATTTAGTAACACCGTTCAAAAATTAATCGGATATTATAATTCACGTGGTTTCAATGATATCCGAGGATTTAAATCTGAAGATGTTAAGAAAGGTATTTTTTATGAAAACCATAAAGAAATATTAGATTGTGAAACGGGTGATGGATTTTGGTTGTGGAAACCAAAAATTATTTTAGATATTTTGAATGAATTAGAAGATGGGGATGCATTAATTTATACCGATGCCGGTGATTTAGTTGATGTTGATTATAATACGATTGCAAATTATTTGAAAGATAATGATTATTATTTTACAAATTGGAATGGAAATCGTTGGCCTCAAAAAATATGTACAAAAAGAGACTGTTTTATCTTGATGGATTGTGATGAAGAAAAGTTTCATGAAACACCACAGATGGAAGCAGGATTTATCATCATTAAAAAAACCAAACAAATGATGGAATTTGTTCACGATTATTTTAAGTATTGTAGTATTAAACAGATAGTTGACAATGAACCAAATCAAATTGGTGAGAATTTTCCAAATTGGCAATTCCATAGAAATGACCAAAGTATATTAACTAACTTGGTTGTGAAACATAATTTAAAATTTGATTATTGTCTCGATTATAGAATAAAATACAACGTATATATACCATGAAATTTATTGCATTAAATTATAATTATGACTTAAATAAAATGTCCCAAATCGGTCGGAAATGGGCGTTTGATGTCTACAAAAATAAAGAGTTTATATCTGATTATTCATCAGCATCTTATGCTTCATTTATTGATAAGAATAGAAAAAGTATTTTACATCTTTATACTGATGATGTTGAGGGTATGAAAGAAAAAATGAACAAGTATAACATTGACCAAGACAGAATTATTTATATTGATTACACGGAACAACTTACCAAATACAATGAAAGTCTTAATTATAGTTTTACAGTTTTAAATGATTTTATTAATTATGCAAAATCAGAAACTGAGTACACTGTAAAAATCGATAATGATTTATTTTTTCATTCGGAATTACCACAAATTGATGATAATTCTATTATGGTTTGGAAGTATGAAAGAATCGTTAGGAATGGTGACCCGAGATGGGGTGAAATAAAAATATGTAAACAGGTTACAAATGATTTAGATTTTAAAATTTATAATTTAGGTATTTTTGGGTTGCCCGCGGATTACAATATTCACCAAGCAAAAAAAATTATGGAAGATATGATATCGGTAGACATTTCAGATGTGACTGATACAGACTCGAAGATTTATCATTGTTGTGAGCAAACGGCAAATAATTGGATTTTTCACAAAGAAAATTATAACGTGATTGAAACGTATAATTATGTTGACCACCTGTTTGATAGAAAAGGTGATTGTATAGAATTATCAAAATATCTTTTAAAATGAAAACATCAGTAGTATTGACAATTCACAACAAGGAATTCTTAATGAACCAAGTGGTGAGTAACTTGGTAAATAATTTATCAGAACTGAATGACCAGATTGTAATAGTTTTTGATGGTTGTACAGATAATAGTGAAGGTATTGTTCGTGACAATTTAAAGAGAGTTAGTAATAAAAAAATTGATTACCTGTATGCCGACAATGTTTTTGAAACCAAAGCAAATAATATTGGTCTAAAGTCTGTTATAAATGATTATGTGGTCTTAATCCAAGATGATATGGTTGTCACAGAAAAAGATTTTGATAAGAGGATGTTGGAACCGTTCATAAAATATAGTGATGTGTTCGCTGTAACATCTTTTGTTGCTCACAATAACATCTATAATGAACAAACAAAACAAATAAATTACATCGATATTGCACATAAAGATAACTCATCAAGAGATATTTTTTATGCTAGAGAATATGGTAACAGAGGTCCACTAATGTACAACTATAATGACGTGGTCAAATTAAATTTTTTAGACGAATATTTTTCACCCCAAAATTATGATGATATGGATATGTCCATGAGAGCATTCAAAGAACTCGGAAAAGTGTCAGGTTTATATACGATAGATTATATTTCCGAACCTGGATGGGGGACCACTAGACAAAAAAATCAATCATTACATAATAATTTAGTTTACGTAAACGCAGCAAAAATACTTGAAAAACACAGGGATTTATTGTATAATAAAGACAAATATAAAGAGGATAGAGAATGAATAATATAGAGCTAAAGACATTTATGATTAATCATAATGTTAATATCCATGGTGTGATTCACGTTGGTGCACATTTTGGTCAAGAAGATGAAGTTTATAAGGAATTGGGTATTTCAAACAGAATATACTTTGAACCTCTATCGTCTAATTTTGAGACCTTAAAAGAAAAAATAGATGATGACGCAATTTTAGTTAAACTGGCGTTAGGTAATGAAAAGAGAAAAGTTTCTATGTTTGTAGAATCCTTTAATAAAGGTATGTCATCCTCAATATTAGAACCGAAATTACATTCTGTTCAATTTCCTCATATCGTTTTTGATTCTGTAGAAGAAGTTGAAATGGATAGATTGGATGATTTAAATTACGATTTTTCAAAATACAACATGATGAATATCGATGTTCAAGGTTTTGAATTAGAGGTTCTCAAAGGTTCCGTGAATACATTAATCAACATTGACTACGTTATTGTAGAAATAAACAGAGCCGAATTATATAAAGGTTGTCCACACTTTGATGAAATAAACAATTGGATGACACATCATGGGTTTACCTGTGTTGAACAATTTTGGTGGGGTAATAATTTTGGTGAGGGATTTTTTAAAAAAATAAAATGAAACGAGTATTAGTATTGGGTGGTGGCGGATTTATTGGTGGTCACCTAGCAAAAAGATTAAAAAATGAAGGAAACTACGTAAGAGTAGTTGATATAAAAAGACACGAATATTTTGATGAGAAAGACTTTTGTGACGAATTCTTAATATATGACCTTACGGACCCAAAAAACGTATCATCAGTAATGAGATTAGAAGAATTAAATGGTACGATATTACCGTTTAATTATTACAAACAACCATATTCAACTGAGGTCCCATTTGATGAGGTTTATCAATTAGCTGCCGATATGGGTGGTGCTGGTTACATCTTCACTGGTGAAAATGACGCGAATGTTATGCACAATTCTGCAATGATAAATTTAAATGTTGTAAATGAATCAGTGAAGACAAAAGTTAAGAAGATTTTTTATTCATCATCGGCATGTATGTATCCTGAACACAATCAATTAGACCCTAACAACCCAAATTGTGAAGAATCATCAGCATATCCCGCGAATCCTGATTCAGAATATGGTTGGGAAAAACTTTTTTCGGAAAGGTTGTACTTGGCTTTTCACAGAAATCACGGTTTGGATGTTCGAATTGCTAGATTTCATAACATATTTGGTCCATATGGTACGTGGAAAGGTGGTAAAGAAAAAGCACCAGCAGCTATGTGTAGAAAAGTTGCCGAAATGTTAGACGGTGGAGAAATTGAAGTTTGGGGTGATGGTCAACAGACTCGTTCATTCTTATATGTGGATGAATGTGTTGAAGCGGTTTTAAGACTAATGAGACAAGACTCTTTTTTGGGTCCTGTAAACATTGGTTCTGAAGAGAAAGTAACAATTAATGATTTGGCTCAAATGGCTATAGATATTTCAGGTAAAGAAATTTATATCAGAAATATTGGTGGGGAAGAATTTAAACAGAAGTATGGATATAAATGTCCTGTTGGTGTGAGGGGAAGAAATTCAGACAATAAATTATACCACGAAAAAATAGGTTGGGTTGTTAGTGAACCTCTGTTCTATGGAATGGAAAAAACCTATAAATGGATTAATAGTTTAGTTAAATAAAAAAGGGGGTTATTGACCCCCTTCTTTTTTTTCAATGTATTTTAATATAATTGCTAACGCCTCGTCGTCCCCATTAAAATCTTTTTCGGGACAAAAAAAGGGTCCTTTACCAGTGTCGTCTTTTTTAATGTAAAAGGCGGGTAAATATTCATTACCCGTTTGTTCAATTACTTTATTCCAAATCTCTTTATTCTTACCAACTTCAACTTCTCGGTAAGGTAATGATTCTTTTTGGAGTCTCTCTTTTAATCTTTTACAACCTCCACAACCCTCAAGTGTAAATAGAAGTAATTCATTCGCCATATTATAAAGTGTTTAATATTTCTTTGTAAAAAGAATCGGGTCTAACACCTGATGTTCTTGATACTTCGTTATTACCATTAAATATCATTACCGTTGGTACTGAACGTACCCCATATTCTTGAGAACCTGACATTTCAGAATCAACATTAACCTTGACGAATTTAACATCAGGGTATTCGTGTTGTAGTAAATCTAATTTTGGTAATAACATTTTACATGGTCCACACCATTCAGCGTAAAAGTCGGCAAGAACTTTCTCACCGTTTTGTTTCATTTCATTTAGTTTTTCAACTGTTACTAATTCCATTTTTCTTTAATTTTAAAATCCTATTTGTTTTTTATTTTCAACTCGAACCACGTCTTCATCGATATTATAAATATCCGCAAGTGTAGTTGGTTTATCAACTGTTTTTTTCTTACCTAAGTGTTTTAATAATTTGTTAGATTCTTCAACACTTAGAGGTTCAAATTTATGTTCACAAATTAATCTACCCTTTCTCAGTAGGGCTTGGTCAATTTTTTCTTTTTTCATATTGAAGGTAGCAACGATTTGAATATTCAAACAATCCCCAAGAATACCATCTGTTATGTTTAATATATTAGAAACACCAACAGAAGAACCGTTTAATTCTCTATCTGAAATTACTTTCTCGGCATCTTCAATAATCAGAATAGAGTTTTTATGTTCCATCAAGAATGGAATAATTGAGGGTTCTGAAAGAGATTCGGCCATAGATGGTGGAATAAATAGTATCTCTTTATCGACAATCAATCTTGTAAGGTACTTTATATACGAAGTTTTGCCCGTGCCGGGGTCTCCATGAAATAACACAATACCTTTATCATTTTTCTTGTTCAGTCGAGTGACAATAGTATCGTGTAGTTTTACAAACTTATCACCGTAATTTAATTTTATGTCAACATCAGGTACATTTAATTCATATTCCTCGGTGTCCATATGACCATGTTCAGATTTTACTAAACTAATACCACTCTTTTTTAATTCAAACTCAAATCCTGATATTTTTTTCAAATCAAAATTTGTATCAAATATACCATGAGATAATGTGTAATAAAATTCTAACTCAAATAATAATTCTTCTTTTTCATATTTTGATTTTAATAATATTGCAGTTTTATTATTATCATTAAGAAGAAAAATTTCTGTATTTGGTTTATGTACTCTTCTTTTAGAGGTTGAATTTAATTCACATATAGGTCTATATCCATCTGATATGAAATAATCCATTACATCTGATGTATACACCTTCTCCGTCTTATAAACAGATGGTATTTCATCAAAGGTGTGAAGATACAATTGATTCGTTGGTACGTCGGTACCATACGATGTTTCATAAATAAAATATTGGTCTGGTGTTTTTCTCATTCTATTTGTAATAAAATTTTAAATCCGTTGATTCATAAAAGTAAATTCCATTAAATTCACTATCTTCTACTTTTTTAAAAATCATCAAAGATACTCTTAGAAATTCAAGTTGTTCCTGTGTTAATTGAGGTTCACCTGTTTTTCTAAAATTATTTTCAGCGACTTTTAAAATACTATTATAAAACTCATCTTCGTTCAAGTTTGATAAAAAATATTTTCTCGCTTCCTCATTACTTTCAAAGTAATTTTTAATTGTTTGCAAATATATCAAACTTTCAGGAGAAAAATCCATTTTTAATAATTCATAATCAGTAATTCAATACCTTCGTTTTGTGTTCCGTCTTTTTTAGCGGCAGCCGCCTTTTTGAAAGTTTCTTTAGCCCATTTGTAACCAGTTGGTTGAAACATCAAAAGTTGTCCATTTTTACCAATACCAACACCATTTTCGGGGAACCAATCATGAAGTTGTTTAAACTCATAATAAGATAAACTAAATTTACCTTGTATACCCTTTAATGTGTTTGCCAACCTTTCATGGTCATTACTATCAAAATCATGATTTGAATAATAATTTTCTGTTTTCCAATAAGGGGGGTCCATGTAAAAATATGTTTTTGGCGAATCATACTTTTCAACAACTTTTTGGAAATCCATGTTTTCGACAAACGTGATTCTATCTAAATGTGCTCTATATTCAGGATGTTTGAGTTTGTCCATAAAGATTAACACCTTACATCTGTACTTACCCTTGTAATCAGTATAACTAGAAGTTTCGGGTTTGGAACCTGAGAAAACTTGAGTTAATACGTAAACGTATTTTGCGGCAACATCAAAATTGGGCTCATCCCCAATGACTAATTCTTCGTTGAATACTTCTTTTTGGTATGTACGGAACATTTGTTCATATTCAGGTGGGGTGTTTTCCACACCTAATTGTTGACATGGGTATTTCGCGAGTTCATCCCATAACCTATCGTAATGTTTAGCACATTTAAAAAGGTTTGCGTTCAATCGATTAAAGTCATTGTAAACGACTGTTTTGAGATTGGGGTATTTCTTTAGGTCCATATTAAAAAAGACCCAAAACATACCCGAAAACCCCTCCACGTAGGTTTCAATATCATTAGGTATGAACGGAACAATCCACTTACCTATTCTAGCTTTTCCTCCAATGTAAGATATCATTTATAATTTTATATTTTGCGTTATTAGTCCTCTAACTATAAAAATATAAGAAACTTTTTTCAAAAATGGAAATCAGTGCGCACTTTTATTTTACCGGCTGAGATTTGGTCTTTCCACCTTTCTGTCTTTTTCTTCTCGCGGCGCAGTGGGCTTTTTGAGAAAAACCTTTTGGATTGCTACAATCTATGGTCTTTTTATATTTCATTGACCATTTTTCAACCACCATGTCTTCCAACAATTCAATCAATTTCATATTGATAAATACTTATTTATTACTTATTTTTTGTATTATGGGATGTTCTAATTGTAAACAGAAGAAAGAAATGGCTCCTCCAACAAAGGAGTCATTGGAAAGATTAGCACAAAAGACAGAAAAGGTGATGTATGGTGCTTTTATTATTTGGAGTGTTTTCGCGGTTTACGGAATCTACTCCTTTGTTAAAAACTTTCTATGAAAAATGGAAAATACTTTGTAGTTCTCTTTTGTAACAAGAAAAGAGTTAAAATTCTATACAGGTGTCAAAAAAGGACAACTGTGTACGAGTATTGGCATGAATATAAGACAGAGAAAAAACCAAGATTTGTAAAAACACAAAACAGAAAAAGAAACAACGAAGTAGTTTATGAACTTGCGTTAATTTTTCCTAACAATAGGTGGGCGACTAAAACATTTGTCAAGGATAGTTTGGGGAGATTGATTGAGGCTAAGTACGAAGATGATAAATTCAGAATCAAAGAGATAATTCCTTATTGGAAAGAAGAACTAATATACGATTTTCAAAAGAAGGAAAGAATTAGATATCATGAATTGTTAGAACAAATAACATCTATAAATGAAATAGGTCAAATATTCACATTGAATAATAAACTATTTGTTCAAAACGATGATAATATACTGTTGTTTGGAAATAAGAACATCCGTGACGCTAAAAGGTTGTTTGAATTGATAAGAGAGGACGTTCTAAAAAAGAAGAAAGGTAATTTCATATTCATAAAAGACGTGTCAACCGCACAAAGAAAATTGTTATATCAACTACTTGAATCCAAAGGATTTAAAAAATCAGAATTATTTAGACACTACTCTTATTAAAGATGATATCCACCTGACCAATTTTAATTGTAAAAGTTTTGTCGGGTTTAACCATTCGACTATTTTGTTTTTTTGAGATATAATCAAAAGTTTGTAGAAACTTTTCGTTTTCTAACTCAATAACCAATGTGCACGATTTAGTATCCAAATTAATTTTTTCAATTAAATCTGATATTATTGCCAATTGATTTATCAAGTCACCTTTTTTTTCCATATCCAAAAATTATAGAAAGTCTTTTAAAAAAAGAAAGTTTTTCTTTTTTAGGGGTCTCAAACATTTTGGTTTTATCCAATTTTTTGATTTCCTCAATCATTTGATTCTTGTGGGATTGTATCTCCTTGGAGTCCCTCTCCACTTCCCGATTCAACCAATTTAATCCCTGTTGTATTCTCTTGTCTTGCATCCTCAATAAATGATATTTCTTTTAACTTATCAAGTGTCTGGTGTTGAAACAAAACTTCTAACTCTTTAATCTTTTGTTGTAAGAGTCTTTGTTTCTCTTCCATTTCTTTATTCATGGTTATTATTTCTTTTGCACAAGAAAAAACAACATCATAACCATCAGCGGTTGCATTACTGATTAATGAAACCAAAGTAAATTTCTCATTTTTATCTTGTATCTTATATTTGATAGATTTGTATTGAGAAATTATTGATTCGATTTTCCAAGTAACAGGAAGTTTAATGTCTAAACTTACGTTATTGTCTATTTCTCTCAAAGAGAAAAAATATGGTCTTAAATGTCTTATATTGTCAAACACTAAATTATATTATTAAAAATGTTATTATGTAAGAAACCGCAAGATAAAACAAAACAGATTCTATTTTGGTCAACTTTAATATTGAGGGTTGTTCTGAGAAGAATTTTATCAAAAATTCAACACAGAACCTTAGTACGTAAATGGTACTCAATACCATCAAAAAAATAAAGATATAATTAATCATCATGTTTTTTTATTTCTTGTAATAGTTCTTTTCTATAAAGAGGAATTAACTCTTTTATTTCTTGAGCATATTTTCTAGCTCGAATAGATGCACTTCTATTACCCTTTTCGAATACCTTGGTGGTATCAACAGACATTTTTTCCACCAAGTCTTTGATTTGTTTAAGTGTGTCCATTTTTCCGTTTTTATATATAGTATACGGAAAATAAACTACTTTTTCAAGTTTTGTTCGAATAATTTATAAATTTCTGTGAGAATGTCCAACTCGGACCTTGACTTTTGATATCTAAAATCAAATAACTTGTAAAAGTATTCAGATATTCTATTTTCTTTTTCTTCCAATTTAACAAAATAGTACGCCTCATAGAAAAAATTCCACATATATTCATAGTGGGTTCCTTTCTCCTTGAAGAATATTTTTTCTTTATCAAAATTGGTGATTATTTTATTCCAACACCAATTAAAATGGTTTCGTTGGTCTATTTCGTCATAAAGTACATCAGAACCTAAAAAGGTTTCGTCTACTAAATCATATAAAGAAGATAGGAAATCATAAAATAATATTATTTTATCCCTATTAATGTTGTAGGTTCTATACCAAATGTCTATTTGATGTTTGTATTTTTCAGAAATATCTGACTCAATATACTCTTCTCTATTTTCCATAATCCTCATCTGTTAAAATATAAGGATAAAAGAAAACAAAAAAAAGAAGATTACTGAGTACTTTCGTTGTATCCGATGATTTTTTTCATTCTCGAGATTTCCTCATTCACAATTGAAGTCATTGTAGTTTTAGATTCATTCACACTCTTTACTTTTAAAGGTTGAACTCCTCTTGCTCCATGGAATGCTTCAGGTGCGTCTTTCTCTTTTTCTTTTTTTCTTTCAGCCGATTTACTTAATCTCTCTCCTGTTTTTGTTTTTATAACGTTAGCAGCATTTTGTGAGTTACCCATTTTTGAGTCACCTTCTAATGCCATTTTTAATCTTTTTTTGAATGATTCTGATGGTTCAAAATCATAATTTAAATCTAAAAGGGTACCACCCTTCATATTATCATCAATATACTCTTCTTGTTTCTCAGTTGGGTTTACCGCCATTTTTTCACCTTTACCAACTTGTTTTGGAAACTCAGGATTATCATTACCATCAAATGTTGATGCTTTTTTCAGTTTTTTCTGAACATCTTTAATTGCGTCGTCATTTTCTTTTTTAGAACCACTCTGAGCTTTCTTAGTTACCGCAATACCGGGTACCGCCTCACTTAGATTTTTTTTTGAATCAATTACCATTTTTTTAATCAAAGAAACCATTTCACTTTCAGTAAGTCTAAGAACCGATTTCTTAGATTCATACATACCAGTACCACACTCTGAACACATTCCTTCCTCATTCATGGGTGAACCACACTCACTACACGTACCCATTTCACCTTCATTTGTATCAATATCTTTAGTGATTGTTACTTTATGCATTTTACCACTTCCTTTAGGGAATTCGAATTCTTTTTTACCAGCATCTCTCGCTTTATCAGCAGCCAAAACAAACGCGCTTGATTCCTCCACATTTGTTTCTTCTTCCATATAACCTTGTCCACACTCATCACAAACACCTTCCTCTTCTTCAAGTTGTTTCCATGATTCTTCAACATTATGTACTTTTCCGTTAAATTTAATTTCTTTTAGACCTTTTTCTTTAGCGGATAAAATGGCTTCTGCCATGCTCGATACTTTAATTTTTTTCATTTTTGTGGTTTCTTTATTTTCTTCTAATTCTTCTCCCATCTGGTCTAATTTATCAATCATTTCAGTTGGTGAATTATATTTTACTTTTTCGATTATGAACTCCTTTTTAGGATGTTTCTTTTTATAAATATCCAAATGTTGCATTGCAATTTCTTCGGATTCAAATGTTTCAACGGGTTCTCCCTCGCAAGTAATTTGAAACATATCTTGAGATTTTTTATTTTCTTTTAATATGGTTCTTTTTACTTCGTCAAATAATGACTCCGAAATGATATTTGATATATTCTTTTTCATTTACTTAATAAATATCTTATTTATTTCATTTATTACAATTTTCTCGACCTGAGAATACGGTAATCCTAATTTTTTTGATACATTATAAACGGATTCTTTCAATTCTTGGTCTTCAAAAAAATCTAAACTTTTGATATCACCCTGATTACAGTAAGGATATTTTTTACATCTTTCTTTTACCTTTACATAAACACCACCAGGACCTCCCCATTTTGGGAAATTTTTATCTTTTACCGCTCGACTGTTCATGATACTATTGGGACCATTGATTTTTAATGGGTTCGACCTACCAGCACTATAAGAAGTGTCATATTGTCCTGAAGAAGAAGAGTCTGTAACTTCACTTAATTCTTCTTCAAAATTATGAATCTTTTTTATTTTCCTTTTAACTAATGGACCGCTCAGAGCTCCCTCAAATGAACCTGAGGAATCTGCAGAAGTTTCATTTGTATCTTTTGGGGAAGATTTTTTCCCTCTCAATATTTTCTCGAAATTATATGACATTATCTAACACTTTTTAAGGGTTGTTCCCAAAAAGACTTACGTTGCCATAGTGTTTTGAAAAGTTCCACAACAACTTTAGATGATAGGTCAACGATTCTTTCATCAACTGACCTAGCACCTATCTCTTTTTGTATTATTTTCATTACAATGGTATGTGCTTGAGTGGTCTCAAGAAAATCTTTCATTTCTTTTCTTGCAATCTTTTCAATTTCTTTAACATCGGTGTTTGTAAGTGCCATTATGCGTTCATTCTATCTCTAATTAATGGCTCCATAGCCGATGTGAAAGTTGGTTCAAATTTTCTCAATTTTTCTAACATGTCCATTGTTTCGTCGTCTAATAATAACATGTCGCCATTTATGTATAACCCACTACCTTCACCCGAAATCATAACAAAATTAATTTCTAAGTCTGTAATTTCACCATCAAGTCTGATTTCAGTCTCGGTTATGGTAATTCCAGGTTCTAAACTTGCAATTTGTGAAACTTGTTGTCTAAATGAATCAATTATTTGTGATAAGGCGGTTTTTTCTTCAGGTTTAAGTTTTATATCCTCTTGGTCAGAAGACAATAATTTAACATCCACATCATTAACAACCTCCACGTTATCGTACTGTTTTTTGTTTAACTCGTTATCGGTATTTTGTGTATTGGTATTAGGTTGTTGAGTTTCATCCTCTTCCTTAATCAAATTCTTGTTGGTGTACACGGTTTCATTAAGAGACCTTAACGTCTTTAACATACCTTTTATCTCGTCGTACCCCGATGTTTTTCTATTGTTCATTTTTAAAAATTAGTCTAAAATTAAATGATGGGTTTATATCTGTATAAATATTTGAGAAATTAGATTTACACACTACACCATTAAATTTAATAGCGCTTTCAAGATATCCCTGAGAAGGTACTATATTTTTTGGTATACCGTGGGATTCACATATATGTTCACACAATGATGAAATTGATAATACTTGGTCATCATTATACCTATCCCAAAAATAATGGTTTCTCCAATTTCTAACGAAAGGTTCACATCTGTAAGGGTCTCCAATCCAATTATGCATGAAACCTGTTACGGTATTTTTACTTAACCATCCTAAATTTTCAACCGCAATTTTAATAAATTGTTTGTCAATATAAGGTTCGTCAAATGTATTTGAATAATAGTTGGTATCGAAAAGTTGGTAGATTGTACCTAATTTAGTGACAATAAAGTGTGGTATTTCGTCGTATTTACCACACTTCCTGTACTTTAATTTATTAATGAAATCGTCCGCACGTCTATTAGTGTCGTACAGTAATATTTGGGTTTTTTTCGTTCTGCGACGAACAACATTTAAAGTTTTATCATCTAAACCTTCTACGTTGTGTATTTCCAACATTTCTAGTTAACCTTTTACTGATAACAGAAGAAATGTCGTTGTCTTCTGTATTATTTATTTCCCCATTGTCCAAACCAAAGTTTTCCAACGATTCCTCCTGTTGTGGGGACTCTTCTAATTTTTTTTTTCTTCCTCAATGGGAAGTTGTTCATCTTGTATTGGTTCCTCAACAATCGGTTCAGGTGTTTCAATTATTTCCTCAACAATCGGTTCAGGTGTAACAATTGGTTCTTCAATTACTATCGGTTGTTCTTCAACTATTACAGGTTGTTCTTCAACAATTGGTTCTTCAATTACTATCGGTTGTTCTTCAACTATTACAGGTTGTTCTTCAACAATTGGTTCAGGAGTAATAGTTGTTTCTTCAATTACTATCGGTTGTTCTTCAACAATTGGTTCAGGTGCAATAGTTGGTTCAGGTGTGACAATTGGTTCTTCAACTATTACAGGTTGTTCTTCAACAATTGGTTCAGGAGTAATAGTTGTTTCTTTAACAACCACCGGTTCTTCTTTAATTAAATGGTCCTCAATTAAAAAAACATCTGATGAGTCATTATCCTCTTCTTCCTCAGGAGTTTCAACATCTTTTGGTTGGGGGGTTTTGTTAAGTAATTTTTCTAAAATATCTAAATCTTCTTGAGAGATTCTAACTCGAGAGACTTCACCAACAATGTCTTTAGCATCTACCACCGGTGTTTCTTCACCAACGGGTTCAGGAGCGTCTTTTACCACTGGTTGTTCAACCTCTACAGTATTTTTCTCACTCTGAGTAAACTTAACTAACATATGTAGAAAAGAAAGTGAAATGATTGGTAACATACCTCCAGCGAAAAACGCTAAAAATCTTTTGTGACCAATCATGTCTGTAGGGTCAACACCAATATATTCTAAAAGTGGTGAAACTAACTCAACCCAAGAAATAAATGCTTGACTCGTAATATCAATATATGAATAGGCGAAATAAATATTACCAATAAATTGAATGAGGGTTACAATACCAAATGGGAAATATACTTTTCTACCCATATCAGCTGATATTGCAGCCAACGCAGATAATGCGGCAATTTCGATACCTATTGATAAATAGATAGCCCAACTAATTGGGTTTGAAATTCCGTACCATTTAGTTACGTGTGATATTGAAACCAACGCAACAGTTATAATTGGTATTAAAAACGCAGATACTATTAATGTTTTATAATTTTTATTAATCCAATTTTTCATTTAACACTATTTTCCAACTTGCTTATTTCATTATCAATTTCAGTTTGACGGTTTACATCTAAAATTTTTCTATCAGTTGCTTGAATCATTCTTTTTTCTGATTTCAATCCTTCAATTCTTAACCTAACATCCAATTCTTCTTTGGTGTAGGTAGAATCTTTAATTGACTCAATTTCCTTTCTCATTTTAGAGAGTTCTCTTCCGTCGCCACAACTTTTAAAAAATCCTAAAAGTGCAACAACCAAAACGATTATTGTGAAATTTTTTTGAATAAAATTTTTCATGTTTTTTATTTATAAATAGTTTAATAATCCATAACTGTCGTTACGAAGTTTCTTTAGTGCTTTATCACGTAGTTGTCTAATACGTTCTTTAGTGCATCCGAATTCATCACCCAAGTCTTCTAAATTCATTTCAATACCGTTCAACCCATAAGACTTTTCAATAATGACCTTTTCTCTATCGTCAAGGATTGAAAGCATTTGAGAAACTCTTTTTTTAATTTCTTCAGACGTATTTAAAATGTCTTCAGGGTTATCAGCGTTGACATTAATGATGGTATCGATTAATTGGTCTCCCTCTTCATTTATTTCATCATTCAAGTTTACACAATGAGGTAGTACTATTTCTGCCCCATTATCTTCATAATTGATAAAGAAAGGGTCATCAACATTTAACTGTTCATTTTTCTTTCTTTTTTGATTTTCCTGAATAATGTTTGACGGCAGTCTTATCATCCTTGAATTCTCGTTTAGAGAAGCCATAATAGATTGTTTAATCCACCAAACAGCATATGAAATAAATTTGTAACCACTGTTAGGGTCAAATCTTTCGGCGGCTCGTATGAGACCGATATTACCTTCGGATATTAAATCAATTAAATCCATACCATTGTTTTGATATGATTTAGCGACGGTGATTACAAAACGTAGATTACCCACTACGAGTTCGTTTAACAAATCGACTCTTTCCTTCTTAGGTAGGTCTTTATTTTTTAAGAGTTCGAAGACTTCATCCTGTCTTTGGTGAGTAATTACCTTAATCTTTCGGATGTCTTTGATGTAGTTCTGAATTTCTTCAGTGTTGATTAGTAATGTTTTGGCCATGAATGTTCGGTTTGTGGTTCATGGGTAAAAATATGTAAAAAAAATCAATTTTGGAAGCCATCCAAGAATTTTTTTTCGTCAGGAGTCAAACTGTCTATCCCCTCCTGTTCAATTTTCTCTAAAATATTATCAAGGTCCATTGTTTCGTTAGGGTTCTCGGTGTTTTCTTTTTTATTATATTCTAACCTTAATGAACTATATTCTTCACTTGGCTTAAACATAAAGTCCTTCATCTGTATAGGTAAATTGGCACTATATATACTTTCTCTTTCGAAGAGGAAGTAAAATTTCACATCCTCCATAGAAATAATATTGTGAAGTTCTTCAGAGAGCTCTTTTCTATTTGATTCGGATTCAAATATAACTATTATACTTTTAGACGTATCTTCAATAACAAACCTAACCTTGGCAATTTTTGGACTAACTCCAAGAACTTCCAAACAAAAAAATTCAATGTCTTCGTGGTCTTCGAAATTCGCGAATAAAAATAAAAGATATGTCTTCATTCAAATAAATTACTGTACGATTAAAAATACGGATAAAATTGCAATAAGTCCACCCCCAACGATGGTTTTGAACTTATTTTTCACCTTTTCTTTCTTCAACTGTAATTCTAAATTTTTTGTGTGATTTTCTAAAATTTGATATTTTTCGTCTTGAGATTTAATTATTGTTAAATAATTTTCCTCTTTCTTCTGCATGGTAACAATTACACTATCTTTCAGTGAAACCTTTTCCTCTAATTTTGTGATTTGTTCATTTGATAATTTCAATTCAGCAATCGCAGAATCACCTCTTAATAAGTCTTTAGCAATTGACTTAAATGTAGAAACCGGTAAACATTTTACTGGTTCGGGGGTTCGATTTTTATTATTTGTATCTGTCTGAGAAAAAGCTATCAAGCTCTGGCTCAGTAAAATTAGAAACACGATTAATTTTTTCATGATATACTTCCTTTACTATTGTTTTTTGATTTTTAATTTTATCGATACTATTATCAACTTCTCCAATTTCTTTATTGATGTTGTCGATTTTATCGTCTAACATTTCTTGTTCTTTATACATGTTATTAATTACAACATTCAAAGAATCAATCTTCGCCTTATCTTCAGGTGACATACCCACTCGAGGTGTTAAAATGAAAATCATCCAATACAGAACGAACAACCCGAACACAACCATTAAAACGGTTTTATAGTTCTTTGCAAGAAAACCTGCAATTTTATTTGTATTTTCTTTTGCGTTTAAAAGTCTTTCGTCCATATGATATAAATATTAATAATAATTATTTTTTCTTTCTAATTATCTCATCGATAATGCCATAACTCAACGCATCTTCTGATGATAACCACAAATCTCTCGACGCATCCTCCATGACAACTTCGGATGGTTTGTTACAATATTCACCCAATAGGTCAAATAGAATTTTATTTAATTTTTCCCATTCTTTCATATTAATCTTAGCATCCTGAATATTACCTTCAAAACCTCCTGAAGACTGATGTAACATTGTTCTACTGAATCTTAGTGAACATCTCTTACCTTTTGTACCCGCACCAAGTAAAACCGAACCCATAGATGCTGCCATTCCAGTGTTGATTGTACGAATATCCGAGTTGATATAATCCATTACATCCACCATTGATAATCCACTTTTTACAGAACCACCAGGACTATCAATGTGCATTGTGATATCAGTATTATCGATACTGTCTAAAAACATAAGTTGAGCTTGAACCACTGTCGACATGTTATCGTTTACAACACCCGCAACCCATATGATTCTTTCCATCATCAATCGTGAGAATACATCCATCACGGTTACGTTCATTTGTCTCTCTTCCAATATGTATGGAGTTAAACTGTCTTCAACTTGTTTGTTGTAGTGATGTAAATTTAAACCGCTAATCCCTTTGTCCTTAGCGAATAGTCCGAAGTCTTTATATAGTTTACTGTTCATGTGAATTATTTTTTTTAAATCTAAGAAAAAAAAGTGATATTAAGAAATTTTTGGTGTGATAAAATCAATTGAACTAATGTTGTTATCTTTTTTGACCATAACCAAATTGTCCGACCAGTTTCTAATTAATGGGTTATGGGAAATAACAAATATGTGTTCAAAATAATCTTTAATTTTTTTGAAGAACTCTCCCACCATTTCCAAATTCTCATCCGCAATTTTACCAAATACTTCATCCATTACAACAATATTTGGTTTGGGTAATGACGATATCTTGGTTAATACGCTTCGAAGGGCAAGTGATGAAATAGTTCTTTCATAACCCGAACCACTAACGAGTGGTTTTACTACTCTAGTTTCAGTATCAATCATTATAAATTCAACCTCGTTTCTCTCGTTGATGTTCAATTCTAAAATAAAGTGACAACTATCAACTAAAAGTCTGTACAACTCTTGGTTAATTAGTGGGACCATATTTTTTAAAATAACCTTTGAGATTCCATTCTTACCGAAAACGGTTAGGTAAACCTTGAAGATAGATTGAGTTTCATTTTCAACTTTTATCTTTCTAATTAAATCCTTATTAGTTTCAATTTTTTCAGTTAAAGTTTGATTCTGATTTTTTAATCTTTCAATAGTAGTGCCATAACTTCTTAGATTTGCATTGAGGGTTTCAATTTGAGACTTTAAACCCACAATTTCAGCATCTATTCTTTGATTCTCTTCTAACTTTTGTTTGTTGCGGTCATAGTTATCAAGTTTTGTTTGTAACTTTTCAATTTCTATTTTTTTCTGCTCGACCTCCAACTCATACCTTGTCTTTTTAATTTTGTTTTTTTCGTACCCATCGTACTCTTTTTTCAAATCAATAAAGACCTTTTCCTTTTCAGTTAATTCATCATACTTCTTACGATTATCTGTTTGAATTTTCCTAATTGATTCGACCAATTCTTTTAATTTATTTATTTCATCAGTGTGGTCAACCTCAGCTAATGCTCTTTTACAGGTCGGACATATTTGTCCTTCCTCTAATTGTTTTATTAGTTCTTCGTTTCGTTTAATGGAGTCAGCATTTACTCTACCTTCCACAACTATTCCATTCATTTCATCTTTTAGTAACAAATGATTTTCCTCAAGATAAAACTGTGAAGGTTCTTTTACATTAACAGAATCGGCGTTAGTAATTGAAACTTGTTTTTGTTTTTCCAAATTACTAATATCAACCTTTATTTGACTTGTATTGGTACGAATTAAATCTTGGTCAATATCTGTGTTTCTTTTTGACAACAAATCATCTCTTTTATTTTCCGCATTTTTTAAGGTTGACTGAGTTTTTGTTGTTTCAATTTCTAATCTAGATATTTCTGATTTGTTTTCATCGATACCTTCTTGAAAAGAAGTAATCTCTGTTTCCAAATCATTCATATTATGATTATTGGAAATCAATTTTTTACTCCATTCACTTTGAATTGTTTTACAGATTTCTTCTTTTTCTTTAAGAATTTCTAAACCTAAAAACTTTGTAAGTATTAAACCTCTTGCAGTAGGTTTTGATTCAATGAGTTCTTCTAAATTATTTCCAGTTGTTAATATTGTTGATAGAAAATCTTCCTCTGTGCCGATTGCCTTTGTTATAAAATCTTCAGTTTCTCTACGTTGTTCACCTGTTAAATTTTCAATCGTACCATCTTGATTTTTTTTATAAAAATCCAATTTATTTGTGACGGTATAATCACCACTTTTTGTTTTCTTACGTGAGCTTATTCTCTCAATAATGTAGTCCTCATTGTCTATGGTTATGTATCCCTTAACTTTTACTTCGTCATTGTTACTGAACCTATTGAAAATTTCTGAATTGGTTTTAGTTTTTGTGGTTTTATTAAAAAATAAAAACATCATTAAATCAACTGTTGCAGTTGACTTACCACCAAAATTTTTGGGTGTAGATTCTACAACTGTGATGCCGGGTAATATGGTAAAATCAATCTCATTGTTTCCCCCATAGGACAGGAAATTTGAAAATTCAACCTTTTTGATATACCATTTAGTGTATTTGATTCTATCACCGTTTTTACGGATGAATTCTTCATTTACTTTATTGTCAAGATTATTAAGTCTTTCTAATGATATATTGATTTCATTCTCCTCAACGAAATCTTTCATCAAAGTTTTTTGGTACTGAAAATCAGAAATATTTTCTGTTATGTCTAATGACGCTAATTTTGTTTGGTCATCATTGGATATAACTTTAGTTATAATTTGAACGTACTTTGTGTTGTATTTCTTTTGAAAATATGATTTAACTCTATTGAGTTTTTCAGAGGTGAAGTTCTCATGTGTATCCTGCCATGTAACTTTAATGTAGGGATTTTTAAGATTGGTTACTTCTTTCTTTGTAGTGTCCATTTGTTCTTCTTTAAGTTATAGGTTTGAACGTGTTCTTTTTTAAATGACATCCATTTTTCTATCTCTTCACTATTGTTTGGTTTGAATTCTGTGAAAAGTATTTTGTCTTTATTCTTAATTGTGGTTGGTTTTATTAATATAACTTGAGTAAAATCTCTGTTTGTTCTAATAAACCAATGCTTATTTTTGTTTGGGGTTATAGTATCACCTACTTTATCGTACCAATACTTTACCTTCCGTATTGGAATATTAACAGTCCTAAAATCATAACCACTAATCAAGGAATATTCATTCTCCCAAAAATCACCAATCCAACCCCCTCTTTCCAACTCCACACCAAATGAATTATCGTCAACACAAATTAAATCAATTGCTTTTGAATTAGGATGTGACTCGAACAAAATGTTAAAAACTTCTTTAATGAAAATTTTAGCAAAATTTCTTACTTCAGTGTCATCAAAACTTCTTTTTATGTAACCCATTTAAAATTTTTGAACATCCCGTCAGGGTTTATTTATTGAATCTACTTTCTTCAAAGAATTCAACTATTCCATTTATAGCCCATACACTTCCCGCGGTAAACATACCGTCAAAGAAAATAGATGGTAACCAATGAATACCAAAATGAGTTGTCATTCCCCCGAGACAGATTGAAAAGAAGAATCCAACCCATGTTGATGTACATAACATACAACTAATCAATCCTGAAATAAAATTTCCAACTCCTTGTAAAGGAGCGTATTCATTTTTGGCCCAATTATGTATGGAATCTCTTACAGAGTCAAAAATAGAACCGTAAACGATTATAGTGCTCATTCCATATGCTGCCATAATCCAAATAAAAATGTTTGTCATGTTTGAATGTATTTTATAAAATATATGAAAAAAAAATCAATAAAAAAATTATTCACCATATAAAGATGAGAGGTTACTGTCCTTCATAAATTTACCCTTTCTGCCGAGACCCTCTAATGATTTTGTTAGACTTTCCAATTCAGACTTTAATTTCTCATTTTCAACTTTTAAAGTGTTTAATTCTTCGTCATTTTTTACCTCAATAATCTTTTCAATTGGGACTTCTTTTATAACCTCTCTTACTACAATCTGAGTATCCCCTTTTATCTCCACCGGTACCTCTTTAATAACTTCAACAGGTACCTCTTTAATAACTTCTCGAATAATTTCAATTGGTTTTTCAATTATCCTATCTACGGGAATCTCTTTAATAATTTCTTTGATTACTTCCTTCTCTACTATCTTTTCACCAGATGAAAATCCAAATGGTACTTCACCGTACTTTACAATATTGAAACCTTTTTTAAAAACTTGTTCCGCAAATTCTTGAGGATTCTCAATTTTGTTTAATTCACAATACTTTATGAATTCATTATCTAATATTAAGTAGTTTTTCTGATTCATTGTCAATATCTAATATGTCAGATATGGAGAAATGTAGAAAAGGTTGTTCATTCTCTATATCATAAGTATGGTATTCATCGTTTACCACGTCATAAACACCGTATCCGTGATAATTAACTGTCTCACCAAAATTTTGTTGAATCAGAGAACCAATCATGATAGCTTTACCTCCGTTGGGTAAGTCAAACATTTGTCTTTTATGGATATCACCACAAAGTAATAAATCCAAACCAACAAAGTTTAATGGTGAGTAGGCATTTTCAAACTCGAACCCTAAATCAGTGGACAAACCTTGTATTGGTCCATGAAATAAACCAACATAAAATTTATTATCCTCTTTTTCAAAATCGGGTTTTTGATTGTGTTGATATAAAGAGTAAACCACCCAATTAATGTTCTCATCCTCATATACCCCACTGTTTTTGAAATATTTGACATTTTCATTATTCAACATTTCAACAATTGGGGTAATACTATCCAATCTACTCACATTATTTTCTAAAAAATCATGGTTTCCTGGTATTATTATAACAGGTCCGATGTTTTCGTGTAACTGTGTTAGGAACCAAGATGTGAGCATCATTTGTTCGTTTGAGATATTAATTTTTTGATGAGCAATGTCACCAGTAATGACCACTCTTATCTCATCGTAATTACAATCTTCCACTCTTCTCATCGCATCGTCAATTACCATCTTGAATTGTTTCTTATACATGTCATGTAATTGAAAGGTCCTGATGTGTAAATCAGATATGTGTATAATTTTTCTTATCATTTTAAGTATTTTTTTATATCCATTTGTAAAATCGAATTGGTCATGTCCGATGGGACTTTGTATTCCGTAAACGTCCCATTATCTTTAAGATGTGTAATGACACAACCTAATAATTTGATATCTGAAAACTTACTACCTTCCAACATTTTTAATAATAGTTTACCATACAATGGTAGTTGAACATAATAGTGACTTAGAGCGGTATCATAATAGTTTTCAAAAGGGTGTAACATTTTTGAAGTATAGGGTTGTATTTGAAAATTCTTTTCTTGGTTTGTTTTCCAATCCGTAACAACAATTCCAAATCCGTCTTTTTGTTTGTTCATCATCAGCCAGCATTTATCAGGTTGACCAACATATCCTAGTTCAGGGTCACCCAACACCATTTCAGTATCTAAGAGTACCGCACCTCTTTCTTCCATCAAGGTTAAAAAATCTTTACCCGCTGATATCATACTGTCACTCTTCATGATTTGTTGATTGTCACATTCAAAAATTGGTTGTCTCACATCTTTATAATTACCATATCTACCAACTAAATCAGTTTCTAACATGTAATGAACCCTACTACCTAAATTTGTAGAGTAATCACCCGCTTTCTTCCATTTTTCTAACAATAAACGAGTTTCTTCCTCGTCACCATCTGTCATTTGGTAAGCTTTAGATTCTGCATCAAATGGGATGTAAAATTTTTTAATGACTTTTGATACGGATGGAAAATTATTTCTATGTTTTCCATCTAAATCTCTCATAAAATAAATGTGTTCATCTTCATAAAAAGTAAGTTCTAACTCCTTTTTTCTAATTTCAACACACTCTCTGATTTCCTGTGCTATTTCTGTTAAATTCATTTTAATCTAATTTAAATTCTTTGTATTCGGTTAAGTTTCCTTGTAAATCTGCAATGTCTTTGTCTTTAGGTAGTTTCACGATGTTTATCTTACCCAATAGTTTACCACAATTTAATTTGTGATATAATTTTTCTGCGTCGTCCCACGCATCACCATCTAACAATATTGTCACTTCACATCTAAGGTCATATATTTTATTAAAGAGTAAATCACTTATGTACTTACCTAACATTGGGACGGCATTATCTAAAAAAATAGAGTCAAACGCACCCTCGACTAAATAAATTTTTTTTGACCAATCTATCAAACTTTCATTAAAAATAATTGTCTCTTTTTGTACGTCAGGATTTTTATATTTTAATTTAGTTTTTGACAAAAATGAACGTGCAACAAAGTAATTGATTTGTCTCCATTCATTATAAGATGGAATTATTATTCTATTCTCATATGGTCCTGAGAATGCAAACCCTATATTGTGTTTTCTTATTATTTTGTCAGTAACGTTTCTCTTTTTTAGATACGCCATGGCTTGTCTATAGTGGTGAGTCAATTTAACACCGTCACTTGGATTGTTAAGTGCAATAAATTCTTTGGGTAATTCAACTTGTTTGAATTGTTTTACCACAAGTTCTACCTCATCAGGTTTTAATAACTCATATCTTTTTAGATGTTTTTCGTTTCCATATTTTTTTATGAGTTTGTAAACCGAGCCATGGGTATTGTATAATTCAGAACATGACCAACACTTATAAACCAACATTTTGTAATTGATTTCCAAGTTACCTTTACCATCACCGTGGTCTAATCCTTTGATTTCGTGGGAACATACTGGACAATCAAACGCCAACTGTCCTTTGTATTCGTTGTGCATTCTACAGTCACCAAGAATATCTTCAAGGATGTCAATAACAGGTTTGTATTCAATGGCAACTGATGGCATAGATAAAATATACAAAATAAAAATTGTAAAACCAAACCGCATAAAAAAAGGTGGGGGTTATACACCAAAACCTCCCACCTTATGTCAAAATACTAATGCTATCTTGACATTATTAGTTATTGAATCAAATTCTTTTCAAAGTATACACAATCATTTTCATAAAAACAAATTTTAATTGGAAATACCTAATTTTTGCATGTTCACAAATCCAATCACCGCTGTTGCCGCATCACTCATATCGTAGTTTTCTTTTTTCAATTGACCGTTTTTACCATACAACCACTCTACCTCAGGACAAACGGTATTTACGTTTTCCCATATAATGTGTTTCTTGTCTATATCTTTAGGTAAACCACCAAATAAAACATTCTTACCCTTATCGTTTTTACCAACTAAGCTTGGAAATGCATATTTTCTTGCATTGTAGGTGGTAATGAAAGTAGGTACAATACCTAAAATCTCATAACACGATTTGAGAATCATTGTGTTGTATCTCAATAATGTTCCAACAGTGTAAATGTTATTTGAATTTAATAGTGGTTCCTCAATAACAACTCGTGTTATCCCCACATCTTTATAATCTTCTAAATGTTTTTTAAACGCCTGTGCCTTCTTTAGAAGTTCCTCAATCTTATCTTCAGGTTGAGGTTTTATTTTAGGAGAAAAGTGTGTCAATTCTAAAAGTCGCGAAGAATTAACATCAAATAGCGCCCATCCGATGGTCTTGGTTGAAATGTCTAATCCCAAAATTTTGGGTGCATTCTTAAATTTTATACTCATATAAAAATTATATGAGATATCATTTAAATTGTAAAGAGTTAGAAATCTATTTTTATTGCGAATACTTGTGTTCCGCTTCTTTTTACAGGATTGGCGGTCTTACCTATTGCCAACACTTCTTTATTTTCGTTCAATAAAGCAACTTCTGTAATTCTCTTATCTTGACCTGTAGTATACGTTGGATTTTGTGTAACATTAAATTGACTAGCCGGTAAGTTCACCAAGAAATTCATTTTCTCAATATCCGTTGCTCTTACCAATTTAATACTACCAGGAAAAGGTTGTTCATCACCAAACTGTGGTGCTGTTGATGGTTGATTTGGTATCTCACCAATATAAGATTCTAAATCAAATATTGTAGTATCATTATCGTACATGTCAAAAGTAACTTGAAATGAATAATCAACTAAGTTCGCAGGGTTAATTGTGTTACCAACAGTATGATTTGGTATATATTGAGTCATATCCAATAATTTCCAAAGATTTGGTTCAGGTAAATCACCATAATTGGTAACTTGAATTAATAATTGGAACTGATTAGCTATAAACCCATTTTTAAAATTACAAGTACTACCTGTTACCATATCTGTGAAATAACCATTTGCGAACTTGACATATAACTGACAGGGAGTTGTATAATAGGTACTACCTGTTGTTGTTTCGAATTTAGTATAGTAGTTACAAGGTAATCCATTCATTTGGGTATCACCCGTGTAGTTTAACATGTATGTTAACCATATAGTCTGTTCAGTTGAACCAGAATAAAAAGATTGTGCGGCTGGTAAATCACTTGGTAATAAGTTTATTTTTGGTGAAGGTAGTGTGTACTTTCTGTTAGATTTATAATCCATAACAGCAACCAACTCTTGGTCGTCAATGACAACTACTTTATTGTTTACGAAAATTTTACCAACTCTATTTCCAATCTCATCTAATAGATATCTGTACTTGATTTTTTGGTATGCGTTTTTCTTCGAACTAACAAAGTAATCTGTTGTGTCCATAGTAAGTAAAGCACCTATTGTTGTACCAGTATTTCTATGGTATTGAATAAATGGGATATATACTTCAAAATATTCTAAATCTGTTATCGTGTTACCAATTGAGTCTTCTAACAATGCTTGAGATTCCGTATTATTTGTGCTTATATAATCGTCGTACTTATAGAATCTTTCAGGGTCATTTTTTAAATCTCCGAGTTCTGAATAATGGATTACAGCAATACATCTTTGTTCCTCAGGAGTAACTTCAATCACTTCATTATATGAATTTTTATAAGAAGTGGGGTTAGTTACCGTGGTACCTGAACTTGTTGTAAATGTTTGACCACTTGATGTTGTATAACCTAAAAATTGTTTAGTTGATACGTGTTTGTTTGATGTAAAACCTGTTATGTTTTCGTCCACACCATTAACGTCAAAACCGATTGGTTTCATACCCCAAACGACATTCATGGTCCATGAATTTAATTGTTGTGTTGGGTCAATTTCCGCGGGTTTACAGTTTGGATTATATGTTACACTTACAGGATATTCATTTTCACAAGAATTACATACCACTTGAGCGGGACCTGTACATCCTGAAAAATTAGGTGTCGCTCTATCAAGATAAAGTGTATTTCCTGTTACACCTGTAATTTTATATGTTAAACTGTTTGTTTCACCAGTGATTACAGGATGATTTGGGTCATTACCACAAAATCCACCATAAACTATTGTAATATACTCACAGTCATTAAAACTAGCACCTGTTAATACGGTCACACTATTATCACCTGTCATCGCGGATAATGATATTTGTTGAGTTTCACACTCAACACTCGTTCCTGTACAATTACTACTATCATAATCAATATACTCGGTTACAAAACCGGCAGGACCCATAACGTTTCTTAAAGTATCGGTGGTTGAAGATTGTACGGGAATACCATAAACCGTAGAACCCGTGTTACTACTATCTAATTTATAGGGATATTTTACACCCCCTTCTTTATCAAAGGGTGCAAAGACCATTTGAAATGGTTGTGAGTTTAATCCTGTAAAATTATCAAACGGTGATGTGTAATCAAATTCAGAATCCCCAATTTGAAAATATGCGATGTTAAAACTACCTTTTGCAATAGAATTTCTACCCTTTTGGGTGATTCTAACTGATAAAAATTCTGAATTATTATTACTTAAAAAACTCATGGTTATAATATAAATACTTTAGTTGAGATAATCAATTTTAATTACATGTTCCAGTGCTTGTAAAAGTACCGTCACCATCATTCGTAACTTGAGGTGTTGGTGTTAAATAACCACAGTATGTCTCAGTTGTACCATTCCCAACAGTAATAAATTGAAGGGTACCGGTACAGTCAGTATAACTAAATGTGGTATGACCTCCTGTTCCTGTCGTTCCTCCATCGAATTCCCATAGTATGTCACATGGAGTAGCCGAACTGGTTGGGGTGAGTGTTGGTGTTGGGGTATTTGTTGGTGTTACTGTATTGGTAGAAGTCACGGTCGGTGTTGGTGTTACAGTTTCAGTTGGTGTAACTGTATTAGTAGGTGTTACAGTATTCGTTGGGGTTACGGTCGGTGTTGGTGTTACAGTTTCAGTTGGTGTAACTGTATTAGTAGGTGTTATTGTTGGTGTTGATGTGGGCGAACCACCGGGTGATGTTGTAATTGTTGGAGTTACTGTATTAGTAGGTGTTACAGTATTCGTTGGGGTTACGGTCGGTGTTGGTGTTAAAGTATTGGTGGGTGTGGGTGTTACAAGTGGTATGATTGAATCGGAGCAAATACCCACCCTAGAACCTGAGGCACCACCATTACCTGATATGGTCATCGAGATAAATGGTGTTGAATTTGTTATTATGAATTTTCCACCACCATTGACAAAAAGTGGTGCGGTTGAGCCACCAATAATTGTGTTACCTGTTATTGTTACATAACAACTTAACGGTGAAGATATTGTGGGGGTACCTGTATTTGTTGTAAATGTGAAATCTTCATCACTAGTACCACCCATACCGGTTATAAAAACAACTAAATCATTTACTGGTGAACTAAAATTGTATCTATATGAGAAAGGTCCTGAATTTCCTAAAAAGTTATGATAGTCGGTCATTACAATAGTGTCACCAACACAGGATGACGTGTATCCAGATGTATTTTCGGTAACACTACCACTATATGTTGATGTTATAGAAACACCGTTCACTGTCGAGGGGACATAAACGCTATCGTTACAAGTATACCCTGTTGATGGTGTACTACTAACAGTTGGTGTTGGGGTAAGTGTTGGTGTATTCGTAGGAGTCGCACTCTGAGTCGGTGTTACTGTTGGGGTGGGTGATGATATCGGTGTCGACGAACTATCACAACAATCATCCAAATTAACTCTAAAAACTTGTTCACAACAACCTTCACAATCAATTCTAACATATATCTCCATTAATGTTGGGTCTATACCTGTAATATCACAAATATCTCCTGTGGACATACTTGTACATGAAGTTATACCTGTTATGTTAGTTGAAGTTAATCCGGTATAGACCGTACAATTTGTATAATTAGAACCGGAATTAAATGAAATCTTAACGCCTTTTGGGGTGACCAAATCGTTTACACAACCTGAAGGTGTAACAGTAGGTGTAGGGGTTTTTGTTGGGGTGTTGGTGGGTGTTGGGGTTGGCGAACCACCAGGTGTTGATGTAACTGATGGTGTAACGCTAGGTGTTAGAGTCGGTGTTGATGTTACTGTAAGTGTAACTGTCGGTGTTAAAGACGGAGTTGTTGAAGGTGTTTCACTTGGTGTATTAGAGGGTGTTGCCGATGGTGAAGTAGTTGGTGTGGGCGAACCTCCTGGTGATGAAGTAACTGTAGGTGTAACTGTATTTGTAGGGGTTGATGTATTGGTTGGAGTTACTGATGGTGAGGTAGTTGGTGTGGGTGTAGGTGAATCGCCTGGTGATGAAGTAACTGTAGGTGTAACTGTATTTGTGGGAGTTGATGTATTGGTTGGTGTAGGTGAACCGCCAGGTGAAGTTGTGACTGTAGGTGTAACTGTATTTGTAGGAGTTACTGTTGGTGTGACAGATACAGTTGAAACCGGCGAACTTGTTGGTGTTACTGTTGGTGTTACTGTTGGTGTGACAGATACAGTTGAAGCTGGTGAACTTGTTGGTTCAGGAGTGACTGTAGGTGTGACTGTCGGAGTACTAGTTAATGTAGGTGTTGGGACCGGTAGTGAGTCACAATTTTGGTAGTCCTCACAACCACCATTAGGATTCACAACTATATTAGTTGGGTCACTGAATGTAATTGTTTGATTGTCAAAACATACACATTGATAAACCGTAGCAAAAGGTGCGATGGTTCCGGAAGTTTGAAGCAAACCATAACAATCAGTATATGAATATGTAATTGTATTTCCATCTTCACTTATGATTTGTTTACACACACAATCCGTACATATTGATGGTGTTGGTGTTGGGGTGGGGGATAGTGTTGGTGTTACAGTGTTAGTTGGTGTGGGTGTAACTGTTTTAGTAAGTGTTGGAGTTGGGGTTGGGGTTTCTGTGGGTGTTTCTGAAGGTGTTGGGGTTGGGGTTTCTGTGGGTGTTTCTGTTGGAGTTGGGGTTTCTGTGGGTGTTTCTGTTGGAGTTGGTGTCGGGGTTGGTGAAGGACATGATGGACACTCACCAGCTGTACAACTTGGTTGTGAAACCCACGTCCCAGTGTCGTCAACTGTTGCGGTTGAAGGGCCCGACGCAACCGCAATATAACAATCCGTATTGTCAGTGTATACACTACCTACTATATAATTTAATCCACTTTGTACTTCATAAATAGTGCCTCCTTGTTCACAACATTTTTCAAAAAAAGTGGTTTCTTGACATTGTGAACCACTATCATTTGCAGTACTATTCGATGCGGTTAATGGAGAATCGTTTTTAAAATAATATAAACTAGGTAATCCATTTTGTATGTCGGTACAAATAGTATAACTACCATTTGAAAAACTTGTTGTTGTAAGTACACCATTACAGTTGTAATAAGCAACATACACCTTACCATTATTAACAGGGTTAGTGTTACCGGTGGCATTACCGGTATCCAATGAACTTATTGTGACGTTATATAATTGACAAGCCATTTATTACGTTATTTGAACAACATTAACATTAAATGCACATGGGTAGTAACAATCACTACATCTTAAATCAACTAATGCTAATTGATAACCACCTTGCAATTTTGGTACCGATGATGGTACAGGGTTTATGTGTCCGTCACAGTGTTCCACAAATACAAAAATTTGTGGTATGTTATCCAATAAACTTATATTAAACGTATATCCCGTTGATATTGGAATTAAAACTTCAACCCCATTGATATAATTTGCATCATCAATATTATGTGTTAACCCTGTGTAGATATAGTACCCGTTACAAGGTGTTTGTCCTGAAAAATTTGATATTGTTACTGAGTATGTTACTAATGACGGCATTATTTCATAAATATAAATTCAATGTTTAATTACAATAATCGGGATTTAAATCACAATCTATAAATGCAATACCACAATAGTTAGGGTCTGTTATGGTTCCACTTAAACCGGTTTGTGCAACTAAGTATTCACCAGCACTTGGATTGAGTGTAATATTTCCACTATCCTGTGATGAACCAATGAATATTTGCCATTGTGGTGATGTGTATACCGCAATTACCACCCCTGAACTATTAACCTTATAAAAAGTAATTGGGATATTTGAAGTGGCGGTTGTTACACTACCTAAATTATCTTTTAGTGTCCAAGTAACTTCATATTGTATATTTTCATCTATCGTTTCAATACTGTACCATAAACAATATGATGAAGGGGTGTTTTGTGTTGGAGTAGGAGTTGGAGTCTTGGTAACTGTTGGGGTTGGTGATAAACCAGGAGTTTTTGTTGGAGTAGGGGTTGGTGTAATTGAAGCGTTCGGTGTCTTAGATGGTGTAGCGGTAACTGTTGGTGTTTTTGTAACTGTAGGTGTTGGGGTTGGGGTTCTTGTAACTGTAGGTGTTGGAGTTGGACTTATTGGTGGGTCACACTGTACCTCAACACTAAAACATAGTGTATCATAACAAGGAAACGCTTTACTATCGTGAGTGTAAATATTTTTAATTATATAACGACCTGTAGTGTCGTCTGTCATTTTAACCCAATATTGAGTATTAAAACTTAAGTTTGTAATTGTAACAGCTGTAAGAGTTAAACCTGTTGCGTAAAGTGTAAATGTTGAATTGTTCGTTTCAGGATACGGGCTATCACCGGACTTGTATCTAATTGAGTACGTACCATCATTGATTATATTGTATAAACGAACATTTAATCCCATTTTTTAATTATTGATTTCTATATTTGATAAATATAAAAAATCCTATTTTATAGTAAAGTTATTTTAACATCCATCACCAATTGTATACTGAGTAGTTACCGAACCAGAAACTACTTCATAAATTACACTTCCAATTTGAAAAAACCCATCAAATGTTGTTGTTAAGTTATTATTCGTGTAGATGGTAACACCTGAATCATAAATATTGACCACATTTGGTAATGTGTATAATGTTACACTATACGAACCTGAACACAACACAACCCCACTACAGTAATTTGTACATCCAACCATATTCCATTCTTGATATGTCGGACTAGGTGTTGGTGTAACTGATGGAGTTTTAGTTGGGGTTGGGGTTTTAGTTAAAGTAGGGGTTGGGGTTGGGGAAACCGCTACCAAGGATGAACCACAAATTTCGTATAGAGCATTATCATTTATACCATATATTGTATTTGTCGGTACATACAAAGGTTTAGAAATACCGTCACCAATAATTTCACTAAATATACCTGTTGTCGGGTCTAGAACACCTAAGAATCCATCTGACAATGTTGAATATCTGCTAATATATAATTTACCGTTATCAGGATTATATATCATAGACCTTGTTGAGCCAAAAATCCAAGTTGCTCCCGATATTGAATTTAAAGTAAGTGTGGTGTTTGTTGCAACATCTATTTTGTATACCGTAGACGCACTAACTAAATAAATAATATTGTTCGTCACATCCAAAGCAATTAAACTTGCTGAGGTGATTGGTAGTGATGTACCATCTAACGAAATAGTATTACCAGAACAAGAATATATTCTACCACTCTGAGCGAAATATAATTTATTATTATTAGGATTGTAAACAGTCGCTTCAGGGTTTGATAAAGTTATACCTGTAATTTGGTTTGTAAAAGTATCTGTTGAACCATCTATGACACTAATTTGTGAAACTGAAAAATTTCCACCTGTTTGACTAAATGCATAAATTTTATTTAAAACAGAATTATATTCAATTTTTCCTAAACCTGATGTTATTCCCGAAATTGATATTGACGATGTTGTGTTTGTGTTTAAATTTCTTATTAACATTTTAACAGGAAATGATGATTCCCAACTGTATAATTTGTTGTTAGTTGAGTTATATCCTAATAATAAACTACTTCCTGACCATGTAAATTCATTTGTTAAACTTGTTGAATTTGGGACAAAAGATTGTACAACACTTGATGCGTTTAGAACGTATGCTTTGTTATTTGATGATGAATAAACCATACCTTGTCTACCAACGGCAGAATATGAATTCGTTGCGGCAAGAGTATTTCTAACTGAATCACTACAACCACCTGATGGTGTTGGGGTCAGGGTCGGGGTTACGGTATTAGTAGGTGTTACACTTGGGGTCGCAACTGGATTACCGGATGGACTTGGTGTTGGGGTTTTTGTTGGGGTCGGGGTTGGAGATACAATAGGTACAGGTAATGTAAAATTCACAGAATTAGTACACGTACCAGTACTTTGAACTGTAAATGTTGTTATTGAATAACACACAAGTGCGGTATACCCAGATAATAATTGAGATGTTGTCACACCAGTTGCAATTAATACTATAGTTCCTCCTGTTGTTGTTCCCGAAATATTATAAGGTCCGGCTTGCGTTAAAAAATAAATTGGGTGTAATGAGAATGTATATTGAGTACATCCTGTAGGTACTAGTGAAGGTGATGGGGTTACTGTGGGTGTTACACTAACAGTTACCGAAGGTGTTAATGAAGGGGTATTTGTGGGTGTATTTGTTGGTGTAACCGAAGGTGTCGAACCTAACGTACTTGACGGTGTATTTGTGGGTGTATTTGTTGGTGTAACCGAAGGTGTCGGAGTTAGACTTGGAGTTTTTGTTGGAGTTACAGTATTTGTTGGGGTTGGGGTTTCGGAAGGAGTTTCGGAAGGAGTTTGTGTTAATGTGGGTGTTGGAGTTGGGGTCACACTCGGACAAACTACAGTACAGAAACCATTGAAAGATATCCCTGCATATGGGTAACTCGGGTCGTAACAAACATATGTTGGTGAAAATGAACCACTATGATATACACCACAACAGTCCGTATAATACCAATTTGGTGAATCGGTTATACCTGAGTAACATAAAGTTGGTGTGGGTGTTGGAGTAGGGGTAGGAGTTGGACTTGGTGGTGTTAAACAGTCAATACAATTTGTAAAAAGAGCATTTTCAGAAATTAATTGTGCAACAGTATAATTGTAAGTGGTGCTACCAGTGCCTTGTTCATAAACTCCTGTATAGTTGTAACATGTACCATCATAAGAAATTGTTGCACCTGTACTTTGGAAATACTGATTAACTTCTGAATTTTTTAAACCAAAGTAAACAAATGCCCCTGGTATTTGGCAATGTTCAAATTGCCACCCATTAAAATCGTCGTTACATTGTTCACAGGTTGTATAACCACTAAAAATAACCGTACCTGACGGTCCACCTCCGACATTTCCTGTTGAAGACCAACATTGGTAATCAGCAAAAATCGTGTCACCCGATAATACTAAACTGTCATCGACGACAAAATCATAGTATGACGCTGGGTCTAAACAATTTTGAAATGTTATTATTTGTGCTGGCATTTATTACTATTCTTTCTATAAATACTTAAATCATTATTTTATCATTAACATGCTTCTCCACAAAATGTGTTACAATAATCACCACAACCAGTACCGTATGTATATTGCGAAGTATATATTGGTGGTACGAAGTTTCCTCTAAACAATATAAACACATTTGTCACTCTCATAAGACAAACGCTATAATTACCAGGGGCGTTATAACCTTGTGTTGTGAATGTACCATCACAACATTGGTATGCAAAGTATACTTGATTATCATCTGAGGCTGTTAAATCATTAATATCAACAAAAAAGTCTGTACACAAACAATCACCACAAGCACCATCATACGTTATCTCCCCACCATAAGGACCTAATACACTTGGAATACTACATGAACATATCTCAATTGTACCACTTGCTGGGTACACATTTGGGTCAAGTATTTCTGTGGGTGTTCCTCCACCGCAACAAGTGGTATAGTTAACTATATTACCAGGTCCTAATCCTGTAATAATATATGACTCACAAACACATGGTGGAGTTGGGGTTGGGGTCGGAGTTGGAGTTGGGGTTGGGGTTGATGACGGATTTGAAACCGGAGATGGTGTTGGAGTGTTTGTTGGAGTGTTTGTTGGAGTTACAGTCTTGGTTGGTGTATTTGTAGGAGTATTGGTTGGTGTTAAAGTTGGAGTAACTGTCCTTGTTGGAGTATTTGTAGGGGTAAAGGTTGGAGTTACAGTCTTGGTTGGAGTATTTGTAGGGGTAAAGGTTGGAGTTACAGTCTTGGTTGGTGTATTTGTAGGGGTAAAGGTTGGAGTTACAGTCTTGGTTGGTGTATTTGTAGGAGTATTGGTTGGTGTTAAAGTTGGAGTAACTGTCCTTGTTGGTGTATTTGTCGGTGTTTTTGTTGGGGTTAAAGTTGGTGTAACTGTTGGTGTAACTGTTGGGGTTGGTGAAGGACAAGGGTGATAAGTTTCACATTCAGTACATGTATTGTATGTACCATACGCAGTGATTGCGGAACCAGGTACTCCTGGTCCGACTGAGTTTGTAACAAAATAACAACAACCATTAATTGATATATAACGGTTTACTAAAAGATTTGGGTTAAATCCATTTTGACAACCAAATTGAATTGTATATTGTCCTGTTGTACCACAACATCCACATCTTTGTAAATCGAAAATCCAAGTGGCGCATGGGTTAGCTCCAATACATGTTTCACATGTATCAACACTAAATGATGATGGTGGATAATACCCGTCAACCCCACTAAAGTTTGGTGGTGAGTAGGTTTGACTATAACCTTCAACAAAATAACAACATCCATTTATAACAATAGTTTGACCTTGTGAAATACCGCTTTGAACATAGGTCAAATTAGTTGTTATACTTAAATAAGAAATAGTATTACCTAAAATACCACCATCACAACATGGTAATAAATAAACATAACCAACCTGTAAGGATGGTGATGGTGTTACTGTGCTTGTTGGTGTTAATGTAGGAGTTAAAGTTGGTGTAACTGTTTTTGTTGGTGTATTGGTAGGGGTTACGGATGGTGTTCTCGTAGGAGTAACACTATTGGTTGGGGTGTTAGTCGGGGTTAAAGTTGGTGTAACTGTTCTTGTTGGTGTATTGGTAGGGGTTACCGTAGGGCTAACAGTGGCGGCTGGAGTTCTTGTTGGAGTAACAGTATTTGTTGGGGTATTGGTTGGTGTGAGAGTTGGTGTAACTGTTCTTGTTGGTGTATTGGTAGGGGTTACCGTATTCGTAGGTGTAACAGTTCTGGTTGGTGTTGGTGTCGGGGTTGGTGATGGACAAAAATTTAGAGTTTCTCCTAAACATTGTGCACAACTTGTCTGAACAGTAGTGTAAATCGTACCTCCAGGTCCTACCTGTTGCACATACGTTGCACATAACTGAATGTCTTGTAAATAAAATACCGTACCTAACAATGTACCTAATGGTACTTGACCATAATAAACATTGGTGTCACCAGGACAACATGATTCAAATCTAGCAGCAACATACTGAGGACTAGCCGTTGGGGTTACTGTTTTGGTTGGTGTCAATGTTGGTGTAACAGTATTTGTTGGAGTGTTAGTTGGTGTTACGGTTGGACTAACTGTGGCAGCCGGTGTTCTTGTTGGTGTAACAGTATTTGTTGGGGTATTTGTTGGAGTTACCGTAGGACTAACAGTGGCTGCTGGAGTTCTTGTTGGGGTATTGGTTGGGGTAACAGTATTTGTGGGGGTTACTGTGTTCGTTGGGGTATTGGTAGGTGTATTTGTTGGTGTTAATGTTGGACTAACAGTAGCCGCTGGTGTTCTTGTTGGTGTAACAGTATTTGTTGGGGTATTTGTTGGAGTTACCGTATTTGTTGGAGTATTAGTTGGGGTGTTAGTTGGTGTTACAGTGTTGGTTGGTGTATTAGTTGGAGTTAAAGTTGGTGTAACTGTTCTTGTTGGTGTATTGGTAGGTGTAACTGTATTCGTAGGGGTGACTGTATTAGTTGGAGTGTTGGTTGGAGTATTAGTTGGAGTTAAGGTTGGACTAACAGTGGCAGCTGGTGTTCTTGTCGGGGTTACGGTATTAGTAGGGGTATTGGTTGGAGTTACCGTATTTGTTGGAGTATTAGTTGGGGTGTTGGTTGGAGTAACAGTGTTGGTTGGGGTGTTAGTAGGGGTGTTGGTCGGTGTAACTGTATTTGTTGGAGTAACAGTATTAGTAGGTGTGTTTGTTGGTGTGTTAGTCGGTGTTAATGTTGGACTAACAGTAGCCGCTGGTGTTCTCGTAGGAGTTACAGTATTGGTAGGAGTATTGGTAGGAGTAACGGTGTTTGTTGGGGTGTTTGTAGGAGTATTGGTTGGTGTTACAGTATTGGTTGGAGTATTGGTTGGTGTAAAAGTTGGTGTAACAGTTTTTGTTGGTGTATTAGTAGGAGTATTGGTCGGTGTGACAGTGTTGGTTGGTGTTACTGTATTTGTTGGAGTATTGGTTGGGGTATTGGTTGGTGTAAGGGTAGGACTAACAGTGGCTGCCGGAGTTCTTGTTGGAGTAACAGTATTGGTTGGGGTATTGGTTGGTGTAACAGTATTAGTCGGCGTATTGGTTGGAGTATTTGTTGGTGTGACTGTATTCGTTGGAGTGTTAGTAGGTGTAAAAGTTGGTGTGACGGTTCTTGTTGGTGTATTGGTTGGTGTAACGGTATTGGTTGGGGTGTTTGTGGGTGTAAGGGTAGGACTAACAGTGGCGGCCGGAGTTCTTGTTGGAGTCACTGTATTGGTCGGTGTGTTGGTGGGTGTGACTGTGTTAGTAGGTGTATTTGTAGGTGTATTAGTTGGTGTGACTGTATTTGTTGGAGTGTTTGTTGGGGTGTTTGTGGGTGTAACAGTATTAGTAGGAGTATTGGTTGGTGTTACAGTTTTGGTTGGAGTGTTAGTAGGTGTAACAGTATTAGTAGGTGTATTGGTAGGTGTATTGGTTGGTGTAACAGTATTCGTAGGAGTATTTGTTGGAGTATTTGTTGGACTAACAGTAGCTGCTGGTGTTCTTGTTGGTGTAACAGTATTAGTAGGAGTATTTGTTGGTGTAACAGTATTGGTTGGAGTATTAGTAGGTGTATTGGTTGGTGTAACGGTATTGGTTGGGGTGTTTGTGGGTGTGTTAGTCGGAGTTACTGTATTGGTTGGTGTGAACGTAGGTGTAACCGTTTTAGTTGGTGTGTTGGTTGGTGTAACAGTATTAGTAGGTGTATTGGTAGGTGTATTGGTTGGTGTAACAGTATTCGTAGGAGTATTTGTTGGAGTATTTGTTGGACTAACAGTAGCTGCTGGTGTTCTTGTTGGGGTTACGGTATTAGTTGGGGTTACAGTGTTAGTCGGAGTGTTAGTTGGTGTATTCGTTGGTGTAACGGTATTTGTTGGGGTGTTAGTTGGTGTATTTGTTGGTGTTACTGTATTGGTAGGAGTATTTGTAGGACTCAATGTAGGTGTAACTGTATTGGTCGGTGTTAAAGTTGGTGTAACTGTCTTTGTTGGTGTATTAGTAGGTGTCTGAGTTGGTGTAACTGTATTAGTCGGAGTATTAGTAGGCGTAACAGTGTTTGTTGGAGTATTGGTTGGGGTATTTGTAGGAGTTACCGTATTGGTTGGGGTGTTTGTAGGAGTATTGGTAGGGGTGACAGTCTTGGTTGGAGTATTTGTGGGGGTAACAGTATTTGTTGGGGTAACCGTATTAGTTGGTGTGTTGGTTGGAGTATTTGTTGGGGTTAGAGTTGGTGTAACAGTTTTTGTTGGTGTATTAGTTGGAGTAACGGTATTTGTTGGGGTATTGGTTGGGGTATTTGTAGGAGTTACCGTATTAGTCGGGGTATTAGTAGGCGTAACAGTGTTTGTTGGAGTATTGGTTGGGGTGTTTGTAGGAGTTAAGGTAGGTGTAACAGTCTTGGTTGGGGTGTTGGTTGGTGTAACTGTATTAGTAGGTGTGTTAGTTGGTGTAACTGTATTAGTAGGTGTATTTGTTGGAGTATTTGTTGGGGTAACAGTATTCGTAGGAGTATTGGTCGGTGTTAATGTAGGAGTAACAGTTCTTGTTGGAGTATTTGTTGGGGTAACAGTATTCGTAGGAGTATTAGTAGGTGTTAATGTAGGTGTAACAGTCTTGGTCGGAGTGTTTGTAGGAGTATTTGTTGGTGTAACAGTGTTTGTTGGTGTTACCGTGTTTGTAGGAGTATTGGTAGGAGTGTTCGTTGGAGTATTGGTTGGTGTTAATGTAGGTGTAACAGTATTAGTAGGTGTTAATGTAGGTGTAACAGTCTTGGTTGGGGTGTTTGTAGGAGTATTTGTTGGTGTAACGGTGTTCGTAGGGGTAACTGTAGGACTCAATGTAGGGGTTACAGTATTGGTCGGAGTATTAGTAGGTGTTAATGTAGGTGTAACAGTCTTGGTTGGTGTATTGGTTGGGGTAACCGTGTTAGTTGGTGTGTTGGTGGGTGTTACTGTATTAGTAGGAGTAACTGTAGGACTCAATGTAGGAGTTACAGTCTTGGTTGGTGTATTAGTGGGTGTGTTTGTTGGTGTAACAGTATTGGTTGGGGTAACCGTGTTAGTTGGTGTGTTGGTTGGAGTATTTGTTGGGGTATTGGTTGGGGTGACTGTCTTAGTCGGTGTATTAGTTGGGGTTACTGTATTTGTTGGTGTAACCGTATTTGTTGGTGTATTTGTGGGTGTATTGGTTGGAGTTAAAGTTGGTGTTACAGTTTTTGTTGGTGTGTTGGTCGGTGTAACTGTATTTGTTGGTGTATTTGTGGGTGTATTGGTCGGTGTAACTGTATTTGTTGGAGTATTTGTTGGGGTGTTAGTGGGTGTAACAGTATTAGTAGGAGTATTTGTGGGCGTATTGGTCGGTGTAACTGTATTTGTCGGAGTATTGGTTGGGGTATTTGTTGGTGTAACGGTGTTCGTAGGGGTAACTGTAGGACTCAATGTAGGGGTTACAGTGTTTGTAGGAGTGTTTGTGGGAGTGTTGGTTGGGGTAACTGTATTAGTAGGAGTAACTGTAGGGGTGACAGTTTTAGTAGGTGTATTAGTTGGAGTATTGGTAGGGGTTACAGTATTAGTAGGGGTATTTGTAGGAGTTAATGTAGGAGTTACAGTCTTGGTTGGGGTATTTGTTGGTGTAACGGTGTTCGTAGGGGTAACTGTAGGACTCAATGTGGGAGTCACCGTATTGGTCGGAGTATTGGTGGGGGTTACTGTATTAGTAGGAGTATTAGTAGGAGTATTGGTTGGGGTTACCGTGTTGGTCGGAGTTAAAGTTGGTGTAACAGTTTTTGTTGGTGTATTGGTTGGAGTTACAGTGTTCGTAGGGGTATTTGTTGGTGTTAGAGTTGGTGTAACAGTTTTTGTTGGTGTATTAGTAGGAGTTACGGTGTTAGTTGGAGTGTTGGTAGGTGTGTTAGTTGGTGTTACAGTGTTGGTTGGTGTATTAGTAGGTGTCTGAGTTGGTGTAACTGTCTTGGTTGGGGTATTAGTTGGCGTTACAGTATTGGTTGGGGTTACCGTATTTGTAGGAGTTACGGTATTGGTTGGAGTAACAGTATTAGTCGGCGTTACTGTGTTAGTTGGGGTGTTAGTGGGGGTAACAGTATTAGTAGGAGTAACGGAATTCGTGGGAGTGTTTGTAGGAGTGTTTGTTGGTGTTAATGTAGGTGTTACGGTTTTTGTTGGTGTATTGGTTGGGGTTACTGTATTTGTAGGAGTATTTGTAGGAGTTAAGGTAGGTGTAACAGTATTGGTTGGGGTATTGGTAGGTGTGTTGGTCGGGGTGACTGTGTTAGTTGGTGTAACTGTATTAGTTGGTGTATTCGTAGGGGTTTGAGTTGGTGTAACAGTATTGGTTGGGGTATTTGTTGGAGTTAAAGTTGGTGTGACAGTTTTTGTTGGTGTATTGGTAGGAGTTACGGTATTTGTAGGAGTATTAGTCGGTGTCTGAGTTGGTGTTACGGTGTTTGTTGGAGTATTGGTTGGAGTTAATGTAGGTGTTACAGTCTTGGTTGGTGTATTAGTTGGTGTTACAGTATTAGTAGGTGTAACAGTATTAGTAGGTGTAACAGTGTTTGTAGGTGTAACGGTATTGGTGGGAGTCACCGTATTAGTTGGTGTGTTAGTTGGGGTTACGGTGTTGGTTGGAGTAACGGTATTTGTTGGGGTGTTTGTAGGAGTGTTTGTTGGTGTTAATGTAGGTGTTACGGTTTTTGTTGGTGTATTGGTTGGTGTAACAGTATTTGTTGGTGTGTTGGTGGGTGTGTTGGTGGGTGTTACAGTATTAGTTGGGGTATTAGTAGGACTCAATGTTGGGGTAACAGTATTCGTTGGTGTTACAGTATTGGTTGGAGTGTTTGTTGGGGTATTTGTTGGGGTTACGGTATTAGTAGGGGTATTGGTTGGAGTTAATGTAGGAGTAACAGTCTTGGTTGGTGTATTAGTTGGCGTAACAGTGTTTGTTGGGGTGTTAGTTGGGGTATTTGTAGGGGTTACCGTATTGGTCGGAGTGTTGGTTGGTGTTAATGTAGGAGTAACAGTCTTGGTTGGAGTGTTTGTTGGGGTAACAGTATTGGTTGGAGTCACTGTATTAGTTGGTGTGTTGGTCGGTGTATTTGTTGGGGTTAAAGTTGGTGTGACAGTTTTTGTTGGTGTATTGGTTGGGGTTACTGTGTTAGTAGGAGTGTTTGTAGGTGTATTAGTAGGGGTATTAGTATTAGTCGGGGTATTGGTCGGTGTAACTGTATTCGTTGGAGTAACGGTAGGAGTTAATGTAGGAGTAACAGTCTTGGTTGGTGTATTAGTAGGTGTGTTAGTAGGGGTTACCGTATTGGTTGGGGTGTTAGTCGGGGTAACTGTGTTAGTTGGTGTGTTAGTTGGTGTGTTGGTCGGAGTTACCGTATTTGTTGGAGTATTTGTAGGGGTTAAGGTAGGCGTAACAGTTCTTGTTGGAGTATTGGTCGGTGTAACTGTATTCGTTGGAGTTACAGTGTTAGTGGGGGTTACGGTATTGGTCGGCGTTACAGTGTTAGTCGGTGTTACCGTATTAGTTGGAGTATTTGTTGGCGTAACAGTGTTTGTTGGAGTTACAGTGTTTGTGGGGGTATTGGTTGGAGTATTGGTGGGAGTCTGAGTTGGGGTGACTGTCTTAGTTGGGGTATTGGTCGGGGTAACTGTGTTGGTTGGAGTAACGGTATTTGTTGGGGTATTGGTCGGGGTATTGGTTGGAGTTAAAGTTGGCGTAACAGTGTTTGTTGGTGTATTGGTAGGTGTTACAGTATTAGTTGGGGTATTGGTTGGAGTTAAAGTTGGTGTAACAGTTTTTGTTGGTGTATTAGTTGGCGTTACAGTATTAGTTGGTGTGTTAGTTGGTGTGTTTGTTGGGGTTACCGTATTGGTCGGAGTTACCGTAGGACTCAATGTAGGAGTTACAGTATTAGTTGGTGTGTTGGTTGGTGTGACTGTATTCGTTGGAGTGTTAGTAGGTGTCTGAGTTGGGGTAACAGTATTTGTTGGAGTATTGGTAGGAGTATTGGTAGGGGTTACAGTATTGGTAGGAGTATTGGTAGGGGTTACAGTATTGGTAGGAGTATTCGTTGGGGTTAGAGTTGGTGTAACAGTTTTGGTAGGAGTATTAGTAGGGGTTACAGTATTTGTAGGAGTTACCGTAGGACTCAATGTGGGAGTCACCGTATTAGTTGGTGTATTGGTTGGGGTTACGGTGTTGGTTGGAGTGTTTGTAGGTGTATTAGTTGGAGTAACAGTATTTGTAGGTGTATTAGTCGGGGTATTGGTTGGTGTTACGGTGTTGGTTGGGGTTAAAGTTGGTGTGACAGTTTTTGTTGGTGTATTGGTTGGCGTAACAGTGTTTGTCGGAGTATTAGTTGGGGTGTTGGTTGGTGTATTAGTTGGAGTTACAGTGTTGGTTGGAGTGTTAGTTGGTGTTACGGTATTGGTTGGGGTTACTGTGTTTGTAGGAGTATTGGTCGGTGTATTCGTTGGGGTTAGAGTTGGTGTAACAGTTTTGGTAGGAGTATTAGTAGGAGTTATAGTATTCGTTGGTGTGTTGGTCGGTGTAACAGTATTAGTTGGGGTGTTGGTTGGGGTGTTGGTTGGAGTAACAGTATTAGTTGGAGTATTAGTTGGGGTGTTGGTTGGAGTAACAGTGTTTGTTGGGGTTACCGTAGGGCTCAATGTGGGAGTTACAGTTTTAGTAGGGGTGTTTGTTGGAGTTACGGTGTTGGTTGGGGTATTGGTTGGTGTGTTAGTTGGTGTAACTGTATTAGTGGGAGTCACTGTAGGGCTCAATGTTGGAGTTACAGTGTTGGTTGGGGTGTTAGTTGGTGTATTGGTTGGTGTAACTGTATTCGTTGGAGTGTTTGTAGGAGTGTTGGTTGGGGTTACAGTATTAGTTGGTGTGTTGGTTGGAGTTAATGTAGGTGTAACGGTTCTTGTGGGGGTGTTGGTAGGGGTTACGGTATTAGTTGGAGTGTTTGTTGGGGTATTTGTTGGGGTTACGGTATTAGTTGGAGTGTTTGTTGGGGTATTTGTTGGGGTTACGGTATTAGTAGGGGTATTGGTTGGGGTATTTGTTGGGGTTACGGTATTAGTAGGGGTATTGGTTGGAGTTAATGTAGGTGTAACGGTTCTTGTGGGGGTGCTGGTAGGGGTTACGGTGTTAGTTGGAGTGTTGGTAGGTGTGTTAGTTGGCGTAACGGTGTTAGTTGGAGTCACAGTCGGACTCAATGTAGGTGTTACTGTATTTGTTGGGGTGTTGGTAGGGGTATTTGTAGGTGTTACGGTGTTGGTAGGTGTAACTGTTGGACTCAATGTAGGAGTCACAGTATTTGTTGGTGTATTTGTAGGTGTGTTAGTTGGGGTAACGGTATTAGTTGGAGTGTTGGTTGGTGTATTTGTTGGTGTTACTGTGTTAGTAGGGGTATTTGTGGGAGTATTTGTAGGTGTTACGGTGTTGGTAGGTGTAACTGTTGGACTCAATGTGGGAGTCACAGTTTTAGTAGGAGTATTTGTAGGTGTTACGGTGTTGGTAGGTGTGTTTGTTGGGGTATTGGTTGGAGTTACCGTATTCGTCGGAGTATTAGTAGGGGTGTTAGTTGGAGTTACAGTGTTTGTTGGTGTGTTTGTAGGGGTATTGGTAGGTGTTACTGTGTTAGTAGGAGTATTTGTAGGAGTATTGGTTGGTGTTACGGTATTTGTAGGAGTTACAGTTGGTGTTAATGTAGGAGTCACCGTGTTTGTTGGGGTATTGGTGGGAGTATTTGTAGGGGTTACCGTATTTGTCGGTGTATTGGTTGGTGTTAAAGTAGGTGTAACCGTTCTTGTTGGAGTGTTAGTTGGTGTAACCGTATTTGTAGGAGTATTAGTAGGGGTGTTGGTAGGGGTTACAGTATTCGTAGGGGTATTGGTTGGTGTATTCGTGGGTGTGACAGTATTAGTTGGTGTTACGGTTGGACTCAGTGTAGGGGTTACTGTATTGGTTGGAGTGTTAGTTGGGGTATTTGTAGGTGTAACTGTATTTGTTGGGGTGTTTGTAGGTGTATTAGTTGGTGTAACTGTATTAGTTGGTGTATTCGTAGGGGTTTGAGTTGGTGTAACAGTATTTGTAGGAGTCACAGTCGGACTCAATGTGGGAGTCACGGTCTTAGTCGGTGTGTTAGTAGGGGTAACTGTGTTCGTAGGAGTTACCGTAGGACTCAATGTAGGGGTGACAGTGTTGGTTGGAGTATTGGTTGGTGTGTTGGTTGGTGTTACGGTGTTTGTAGGAGTTACTGTATTAGTAGGAGTGTTCGTAGGGGTATTGGTAGGGGTTACTGTGTTAGTTGGAGTGTTAGTAGGTGTATTGGTAGGAGTAACTGTATTGGTTGGTGTATTTGTGGGTGTAACAGTGTTAGTTGGTGTGTTAGTTGGTGTGTTGGTAGGAGTTACGGTGTTAGTTGGAGTATTTGTAGGTGTCTGAGTTGGTGTAACTGTATTCGTAGGGGTTACAGTCGGACTCAGTGTAGGTGTTACTGTGTTAGTCGGGGTAACTGTAGGTGTATTTGTTGGAGTTACAGTGTTGGTTGGGGTGTTGGTTGGAGTTACGGTGTTCGTTGGAGTATTGGTTGGTGTATTAGTTGGGGTTACTGTATTAGTTGGAGTATTGGTTGGGGTATTGGTTGGAGTTACAGTCTTGGTTGGTGTGTTGGTTGGTGTTACGGTGTTTGTTGGAGTATTGGTTGGAGTGTTTGTGGGGGTGTTGGTTGGTGTTACGGTGTTTGTTGGGGTGACTGTATTGGTTGGAGTGTTTGTTGGGGTGTTGGTGGGAGTATTTGTAGGGGTTACCGTATTTGTCGGTGTATTGGTTGGTGTTAAAGTAGGTGTAACCGTTCTTGTTGGAGTTACAGTCGGACTCAATGTTGGAGTTACTGTATTGGTTGGTGTTAGTGTCGGGCTTAATGTTGGTGTAACAGTACTAGTTGGGGTATTGGTTGGGGTGTTGGTTGGAGTTACCGTATTGGTTGGTGTATTCGTCGGTGTATTTGTAGGTGTAACAGTATTCGTAGGTGTTACAGTTGGAGTATTGGTTGGGGTTACTGTGTTAGTTGGAGTATTGGTGGGGGTATTGGTTGGAGTAACAGTATTTGTTGGTGTCACAGTCGGACTCAATGTTGGTGTAACAGTTTTTGTTGGGGTATTTGTCGGTGTCTGAGTTGGTGTTACGGTATTGGTTGGCGTATTGGTAGGAGTATTGGTTGGCGTATTTGTTGGAGTTACGGTATTAGTTGGTGTGACTGTATTGGTTGGGGTGTTAGTCGGCGTGTTCGTAGGGGTGTTGGTTGGTGTTACCGTATTTGTTGGTGTATTAGTAGGTGTGTTAGTAGGTGTTACTGTATTTGTAGGCGTGTTCGTGGGAGTCTGAGTTGGTGTTACAGTGTTAGTAGGAGTGTTAGTTGGCGTGTTAGTGGGTGTAACAGTATTAGTAGGAGTCACCGTTGGACTCAATGTAGGTGTAACAGTATTGGTTGGTGTGTTGGTCGGAGTGTTGGTAGGAGTTACAGTATTAGTAGGAGTCACCGTTGGACTCAATGTAGGTGTAACTGTATTTGTTGGGGTATTTGTTGGGGTATTGGTAGGAGTTACTGTATTAGTCGGAGTGTTGGTCGGGGTGTTGGTTGGAGTAACAGTGTTGGTGGGAGTATTGGTTGGAGTGTTAGTTGGTGTATTTGTTGGGGTTACGGTGTTGGTTGGAGATACCGTATTTGTAGGAGTATTGGTTGGAGTGTTAGTTGGGGTTAGTGTTGGGGTTACGGTGTTTGTTGGGGTATTGGTAGGTGTATTGGTTGGTGTAACGGTATTTGTAGGAGTAACAGTGTTGGTTGGAGTATTGGTAGGACTTAATGTTGGCGTATTAGTTGGGGTTACGGTGCTGGTTGGAGTCACTGTTGGACTCAATGTAGGTGTAACTGTATTTGTTGGTGTGTTGGTAGGAGTGTTTGTAGGAGTCACAGTATTAGTAGGAGTCACAGTTGGACTTAATGTGGGAGTTACTGTATTAGTTGGAGTGTTGGTAGGTGTGTTAGTTGGGGTTACTGTATTTGTCGGGGTATTGGTTGGGGTATTTGTTGGTGTAACGGTGTTGGTCGGAGTGTTTGTGGGAGTATTTGTAGGAGTTACTGTGTTCGTAGGAGTTACTGTAGGACTCAATGTTGGTGTTACTGTATTTGTTGGGGTGTTAGTAGGAGTGTTTGTTGGAGTCACCGTGTTTGTTGGGGTATTGGTGGGAGTATTTGTTGGTGTAACAGTATTTGTTGGGGTGTTAGTTGGGGTGTTGGTAGGAGTTACCGTATTGGTTGGTGTGTTAGTTGGGGTGTTGGTAGGAGTTACCGTATTGGTTGGTGTGTTAGTAGGAGTGTTTGTTGGTGTAACAGTATTGGTTGGTGTGTTAGTAGGAGTGTTTGTTGGTGTAACAGTATTGGTAGGAGTTACAGTTGGGGTGTTGGTTGGAGTTACAGTATTAGTAGGCGTATTGGTAGGAGTATTAGTTGGAGTTACTGTATTTGTAGAAGTATTGGTAGGAGTATTGGTAGGGGTGACAGTATTGGTGGGCGTATTGGTAGGAGTATTGGTTGGGGTGACTGTATTTGTTGGAGTATTTGTTGGGGTGTTAGTTGGAGTTACTGTATTTGTAGGAGTATTGGTAGGAGTATTGGTAGGGGTGACAGTATTGGTGGGGGTGTTTGTAGGAGTATTGGTAGGGGTGACAGTATTGGTTGGAGTATTAGTTGGGGTGACTGTATTTGTTGGAGTATTTGTTGGGGTGTTGGTAGGGGTGTTGGTAGGAGTTACAGTATTGGTTGGAGTAACTGTATTGGTTGGAGTGTTTGTCGGGGTATTTGTAGGTGTCAGTGTCGGTGTTACGGTATTTGTTGGAGTATTAGTAGGAGTGTTAGTTGGTGTAACCGTATTTGTTGGTGTATTTGTGGGTGTATTGGTAGGAGTAACTGTATTGGTAGCCGTATTGGTAGGAGTGTTGGTTGGTGTATTAGTTGGTGTGACTGTATTGGTCGGAGTTACCGTCGGTGTATTTGTTGGGGTTACGGTATTGGTAGGGGTTACTGTTGGTGTATTCGTAGGCGTGTTTGTTGGGGTTACGGTATTTGTTGGAGTATTAGTGGGGGTATTCGTAGGTGTATTGGTTGGTGTTACGGTGTTAGTTGGGGTATTTGTAGGGGTTTGAGTTGGTGTAACGGTATTGGTTGGAGTCACTGTTGGACTCAATGTTGGCGTTACCGTATTGGTAGGAGTATTAGTTGGCGTATTGGTAGGAGTAACTGTGTTGGTTGGGGTGTTGGTAGGAGTGTTAGTTGGTGTTACAGTATTAGTTGGTGTGTTAGTTGGTGTGTTTGTTGGTGTTACGGTGTTCGTAGGGGTGTTAGTAGGTGTCAGTGTTGGGGATACCGTATTGGTAGGAGTGTTAGTTGGTGTATTTGTAGGGGTTACCGTATTGGTAGGAGTATTAGTTGGTGTATTTGTAGGAGTAGCAGTATTAGTAGGGGTATTTGTTGGAGTATTGGTCGGTGTTACAGTGTTTGTTGGAGTGTTGGTTGGTGTTACAGTGTTTGTTGGGGTGTTTGTCGGAGTGTTGGTTGGGGTATTCGTTGGTGTTACAGTATTTGTAGGGGTTACGGTGTTGGTTGGAGTATTGGTGGGGCTTAATGTTGGGGTATTTGTAGGGGTTACGGTGTTGGTTGGGGTCGCTGTTGGAGTCAATGTAGGTGTAACTGTATTGGTTGGGGTATTGGTAGGAGTATTGGTTGGGGTAACAGTATTGGTAGGAGTAACTGTTGGACTCAATGTAGGAGTAACTGTATTGGTAGGAGTGTTTGTTGGTGTATTGGTTGGTGTTACAGTATTAGTTGGAGTATTTGTTGGAGTTAAAGTTGGTGTAACAGTTTTTGTTGGTGTATTAGTTGGGGTGTTAGTAGGAGTTACTGTATTGGTTGGTGTGTTTGTGGGAGTATTGGTTAATGTAACGGATGGTGTTACAGTGTTGGTTGGTGTTACCGTTGGAGTATTGGTGGGTGTTGGGGTGCTCGTTGGAGTTGGTGAGGGTAACATTGTATAATCAATGTCACAAGAAGGTGCTGGTGTTGGTGAAACCGTCACAGTTACACTTGGTGTATTTGTTGGAGTTACAGTATTGGTTGGAGTTACAGTATTTGTCGGGGTGTTTGTGGGGGTAACTGTATTGGTTGGAGTCACTGTTGGACTCAATGTTGGTGTTACAGTGTTAGTAGGAGTGTTGGTCGGCGTGTTAGTTGGAGTATTGGTTGGTGTTACGGTGTTAGTTGGTGTTACCGTAGGACTCAATGTAGGAGTCACAGTATTGGTAGGTGTATTGGTTGGAGTATTGGTTGGTGTTACGGTGTTAGTTGGTGTTACCGTAGGACTCAATGTAGGAGTCACAGTATTCGTTGGTGTGTTTGTAGGTGTATTAGTCGGAGTTACGGTGTTGGTTGGAGTTACGGTATTTGTGGGAGTGTTTGTAGGAGTGTTGGTAGGAGTGTTTGTTGGAGTTACGGTGTTGGTTGGGGTATTGGTTGGGGTATTGGTTGGTGTAACGGTATTTGTAGGAGTATTTGTAGGTGTCTGAGTTGGAGTTACTGTATTCGTCGGTGTGTTTGTTGGGGTGTTGGTAGGAGTTACGGTATTGGTAGGACTTAATGTTGGAGTGTTAGTTGGAGTATTTGTTGGAGTTACTGTGTTGGTTGGAGTATTCGTAGGTGTAACCGTATTTGTTGGTGTATTAGTTGGGGTGTTTGTAGGTGTATTAGTTGGTGTCACAGTTTCTGTTGGAGTCACTGTAACAGTATTGGTTGGTGTGACTGTATTGGTAGGGGTTACGGTGTTGGTTGGTGTAAGTGTTGGTGTTTCTGTGGGAGTATTTGTTGGTGTGTTGGTGGGGGTATTTGTTGGTGTTTCGGTTGGTGTATTTGTAGGTGTATTAGTTGGAGCTACCGTATTTGTTGGAGTTACAGTTGGAGTGTTAGTTGGGGTAACCGTTGGTGTAACAGTATTGGTAGGAGTATTGGTTGGGGTTTGAGTTGGTGTAACGGTTGCAGTATTTGTTGGTGTTAGGGTAGGTGTTTCAGTTTGTGTTACAGTGGGTGTATTGGTTGGAGTTACAGTATTGGTTGGAGTTACAGTTGAGGTATTAGTCGGAGTGTTAGTTGGTGTTATGGTGTTGGTTGGGGTATTGGTAGGTGTTTCGGTAGGGGTAACGGTTGGACTCAGTGTTGGTGTTACTGTGTTAGTCGGAGTATTAGTTGGGGTGTTGGTTGGTGTTTCGGTAGGGGTAACGGTTAGGGTTACGGTGTTGGTTGGAGTATTGGTTGGTGTTTCGGTTGGTGTTTCGGTTGGTGTATTAGTTGGGGTAACAGTATTGGTTGGAGTTACAGTTGGGGTAACAGTTGGGGTAACAGTTGGAGTTACGGTGTTGGTTGGGGTATTGGTTGGTGTTTCGGTTGGTGTTTCGGTTGGTGTATTAGTTGGGGTAACAGTATTTGTTGGGGTGTTAGTGGGTGTTTCAGTCGGTGTATTAGTTGGGGTATTGGTTGGTGTTTCGGTAGGGGTTACTGTATGAGTTGGTGTATTGGTAGGTGTTTCGGTAGGGGTTACCGTATTTGTTGGAGTTACAGTTGGAGTTTCGGTAGGGGTAACTGTATTTGTTGGGGTGTTGGTAGGTGTTTCAGTTGGTGTATTGGTTGGGGTTACCGTATTTGTTGGGGTTACAGTTGGAGTTTCGGTCGGAGTAACAGTTGGTGTCTCGGTTGGTGTAACTGTATTCGTAGGAGTTACAGTAGGTGTGTTGGCTGGTGATTCGGTTGGAGTTACTGTGTTAGTTGGGGTAACTGTAGGAGTTTCAGTTGGGGTAACCGTTGGGGTATTTGTTGGGGTATTGGTTGGAGTTACTGTGTTAGTTGGAGTAACTGTAGGAGTTTCAGTTGGGGTAACTGTAGGCTCGTTTGTTGGAGTATTAGTCGGAGTTACGGTATTCGTAGGAGTATTTGTTGGAGTGATAGTATTGGTTGGGGTAACAGTAGGTGTTTTTGTAACCGTAGGTGTAACAGTAGGGGTTTTGGTAACTGTTGGGGTTGGGGTATTTGAAGTAAAGGTTGTTGGTGTTGGTGTTAATGATGGTGTAAGTGTTGGTGAAGGTGTAGGTGAAGGTGTAGGGCAAGGAATCTCAGCCACACAAGTTTTATCAAGTGACGGAAAATAAACTGAGTAAGTACCTAAGTAGTAGTTTGTGTCGTAATAATATGGCATCACGACAGTACCTAAATTCAAGGTACCGCCAGTACAAGGATAAAATGTGATAACACCAATTTCACCATCAAAATTACCTGTGTTTATTTTTATTAATGCCATTTAAATCTACAGTCTTATCTATATCTATTTTTATTATAAAAATATACTCATTTATTCGGGTATTGTCAACGTCTATTTTTACAGTTTTTATCATGGACAATCAAAAATGGAACTACTTAATTCCTCATTAGTTGGTTCTGTAGGACAATGGTTGGCATCGATATAATATTGACCGAGGTTGAATCCAATATTTGGATGTTTATCGTATTTGTGTTTCATCAGAATTTGGTCGCTGTTATTTCCATTGAAAACAACAACAAATTCATCAGTTAGTGGTGTATTGTCTAATTCAAAATTTAGATTGAAGTATAATCCTGTATCGCAATAATTTAAGTCGACATCAATTACTTCTATGGTTTTACCATATTTGTTTATTAAATAATCCCCATGGTTATATAATTCTTTCGGATGGTCACAACAAGGTTCAATAAAATCTGTTGGTTTTTTTTGTAATTCCTCTGGGAACCTATCGTCAAAAAAGTAAACACTATTTGTAGGTGTTCCAAAATTTTCAATGATTCTATTTGTATAAACTCTTAGTTGTGTTGTTGGTAAAACTTCAAAAACTTCATAAGTATTATTTTGGGTTAATCCTGTAATGATACTTTTCTTGATTGATGCTAAACATTCAATGTCTGTAATTTCAAGTTTTTGATAGTTGTACGTAAATGAATACCCTGATACAGGTCCATTCACAATTTGTTGGTGACTATATTCTGTACATTGTTTGTAAGATGCAGATAAAACATATTCCCCAACATTTAAATCACAAACACTTTTACCACTTATCGTACCACCACTAATATAACTTTCAATATTGTCATCTGTAGTTTGGTTGTCAATGGTTAATCCGCTATCAACTACTAAAACTATAGAGTCACATTTTAAACCATAGTTAAAGTTTGATTTGTATTCAACTTTTGGTTGTATTGTGTAACCTGTGTAATTGTCACAATATGTTGCACCTGAAACAACTGAAATTGGGGATGATATTGTTCCTTGGTAACCAACAATACTAAATAATTCTACGTGACTTTTTCCTGATGGTGTTGGACATGGGTCATGTTCAATTTTGGGTTGTAGACCTTCAATTTTGAATTTTACTTCTTTATTTGCTGCATCTACAATATTAAAATCTATTACATCATTTTCTGAAAAACCAGTTAATTTATATACACAATCACTAACTTTTTGAATGTAAACATCCGCATTTTCATTTGTTCCACTTACACAATTAGCATAAATGTTAAATGGCCATGTTGAACCTTGTTGGATACCTGTTTTGTATCCAATTACTTCAAAAAACACATCACTCACTAATGTACATCCACTGTTTGAGTCGCAATAAACGGTATTATCAGTATAAACTTTAACACTGATTCCATTTGTATTTTTTGTGATTTTGTAATCGGCATCAAATCGATAATCAAAATAGTCGACCACTGAACATTCGTTTGGACCTAATTTTACGGATGAAAACTTAACTTTTTCAACACCATTTTCATCAGTGTATGTTGTGTATTTTATTAATGGTATTGTTTCTGAAAAATATGTTTGGCCTGTGGTTCCCGTGAAAGCAGAATAGGGTTCATACCCTGCACTATTTCTTGTAATAGTTACGTCATCAATCAATACAGATAACGCCGATAACCATAGTTCTTTAATTTTAGTAACATCAGGTTCAAGATAATCTTTATAATCACATATTAAGGAAAGATTTACCGTATCACCACTGGTGACCCCACTTGTACATCCTGTAAATGGTTGTGCATCAAATAATTTTGCACTGTTTGAAGTGTTACTTGTTCCACTAACAATCACATACATAGAGGATGTTAGACCCGTGTAGTCGGCCCCACCATAAACTGTTCCATCAATTTCAATTACAGGATAGTAAGTAACACCTGTAAGGTTTATTAAACCTCTAAAATTATTTTCTTCACCTAAAATATTTTCTAAATCTTCCTCAATTACATTTTCAAAATCAGGGTATAGTTCCTCAATAAATTCTAATGGTTGACAATCATATCTATATTGATATTTTGGTCTACCAAACACGTTATTTTCTATTAAATTACCGCCGGTCCATTGAGTGGTTGATGGTACTAATTGTTCAACTAATTGTGGCCAATAAGGTGATAATTTATTAACAAATTCAATAACATTTATTTGATTATATGGTGTAAAACCTGTTGTTTGTGATATATAATCTCTATAGACATCTTCTAATTGAATATAATTTTTTTTGTAACGAATTTTGTTAGAATTTGTTACAAGTCCATGAATAAAGGTGTCTAAAAATTCAGCAAAAGTTTTACCTGTTTGGGGTAATAAAGTATTTGTACCAAAACTTATTAATAATTCTCTACTTTGTCTAAAGATATCATAATCTATACCTCGTGATGGTGAGATATAAATTCCAATGTTTTTTCTATTTAAAATTAATAAATAATCATCCTCAATTGGTTTTCCGTCTTTATTATCGACCGCGGAAACCAATTCATAACCGGTATCTAAACCTGGTAATGTTCTATATAAATCAAAGTATTCTTCTCCGTATGTGTAGTTTTTATTCTTTGTTTTAATTGTTTTGGTGTTACCCGTTAGTATTGAGTTACTACTGTCTAAAACGAGTGGAGTACGGTGTGATAATGTAATATCGTACCATCCTGAACCTTTACCAAAGAATATGTTTTCAGTTTCGTTATATGCTCTTCTTGGTAGTCCAGTTTTTTCGTCTACAGGGTAACCCTCTCTGTCAAATGTTGTTGACGCTGAGTAGTAAACTTTAGAATATGTGAAACCTGTACTATCAAAGGTGGCGTAAGAATATCTTTTGTTACCTTGAATCGCATCGTATATGTCTTGTTGTAAATTAAAACTAGATGGAATTGACGTTACTTTATAAATGTATTCATCAATCCTAATCAAAGGCTCGGGTGCCCCCAAAAATTTTAAAAAGAAATCAATAGAGGATTTTGTTCCTTTTGATTTATAAATGTGAGCAAGATTTATAAGTAATCTTCGATAAAACTCATACTCAGCTTCAATTAAATTCGTACCGGTTGATACTCCGTCATAATTTGATTGTAATCTTGAATATAAAACATCATTTAGACTATTTTCATCGAATAAATTTAATGTTGATAAACCTAAATTTTCTGCTAAGTTTTTTAAAAGTACATCAGGTAAATTATTAATTCCATCATAACTTACGTTTCTCATATAAGCTATGTTGTCTATGTATTTCTTTACACTATCAAAGCTTTGACCATATAATTGAAATACACTTTCAGCTCTTTTATCTTCGGTGTCAAATTCAAATAACTGTGGTGCGGCTAAAAATCTAACCATTAGATTAGATTTATACACATCTATCTCATCAGCAATATCTTTTAATTTACCAACATATAAATCGTAATCAAAACCGGTTATTTGTATGTTATAACCATCATTAGATATTGGCCAAGTTATTACAACATCAACCAAAGATGTTTTTGAATTGTCTTGAACATCTCTCGGTACTTTAAATGATGAAGTATAAATTGGATTTGTTTCTCTATTTAAAAGTGATTCCTCTAAATCGTCTAACCCTTCGAAAAATTCTTCAACTAAACCATCGTTTGGTCTTATCAATAAATTTTCTGAATATGTTGAACCAGTAAATGGTTGTCCATATACCTTTAAGTAAATTCTATTGTTTGTATTCGGTTCGCTGTATTCTAAAATTGGATATGGTGTGTTATTTGTAACAACAACATATTTTGTATAAGACGAATAAAAATTTCTTAATTCGTTTTCAGTTTCTGGTTTAACTACTGAATTAGGCTCAACAAAAACTAAATCAAAAGGATTGAATATTTTACTTCTTTCGATGTAAAAAGTTGTGGTATTGGTGCTATCGTTATATGTTATTCCACTAGCACTGTAATTAGAAACACCTATAGGACTGTCCGATAAGATTGAAATTCCACCCGGAAACTTGTTTATAATTCTAGTTAATGAAACTAAAATTCTACTTGTTAACGAACCAAATAAAGATTTATCGGCATATTTTTTGTTGCCCTTAAACCTTACTTCGTCAGTTCTCTTTTTTCTTGGTGTTGCTGATGTTGTTTGAATACCCTCAACCTCTTTTAACGTATCTAATGTTAAAAATTGAGAGAATGGGTTACTCGTAAAATTTTTAGAATCTTTGTCAGGGATAGACTTATCAAGCGCAAATACGGTGTTGGTTAGTGCAGATGAACCATCAGTTATCTGTCTACCAACTAAGAAATCATTAAATGTTTCCGCTCCGCTTGACGCTTGACTCGGTACTTTTCTCCTTGCCATTATTCTGTTATAGTATCAAAGTTTAAGGTTTCGTCTACGTCATTTCTTTCTTCACGAATCTCATATAATGTTTCATTAAATTCGTCTTTAACTTCGTAAAGATTGTATTGTCTATAGATGTTATTATTATTGTCATAGATGGTATAGATACCTTGTGAAACCGCTTTACTTTGATTACCATAAAGAGCATGTGCCAATGTTGAAGCATCATGTTCAACCATTTCTACCTCAATTGTGGTGGGATTTAAATATGTGTTTGTTAATATGATTTTTTGTGATGGTACACCAATAAATGGAACCGTATTTGGTTTATTTGTTGGTGCTGAAGATGGTGTTACTGTTAAAAACATCAAATTGGTTGCCTGTTCACTATACTGATATCTGATAGCTTTTTGTGATGTACTTGTTAAATTTGAAACAATTGGTGTACAGTAGAACGAAGATGTTACGATTCTATAAAAATTTGGAATTTTTTTATTGTCAGATGAATTAATGTACTCAATTCTATATCCAACAAGTCCTTGTGGTGTAAATTTATTTCTATCATCAGCAGGAACATTGGATAAGTCAATGACCAATCCTCTAACTGAAGGTAGAGACGCTAAAATTCCACAATCAGTAATTGAAGTTCTTATTTGTTTTGGTCTTATATGGAGTGTGTATACACCTAAATCCGCAAAATCGGATGCGGTTAATTTTAAGTTGTACAATCCACCTAAGATTTCAACATTAGGTGCTGAAGTATCATCCGTGGTGTTCGAATTATGATAAACAGGGGTTAATACTTCAGCTGAACTTAATTTCTTAAGAGTAACAGTCGAAGTGCTATTTCTATCCGCAACGTAATGAAAATAAATTTCAACGTCTTCGGGTGACACATCTGATGGTCTAATTATACCGTAACTACCTACTGCCATGTTTTTTTATAATAAATATGAAAATTATTGTTTTCTAATATTAAAATATCCGTTTCCATAAATTGATAATTCACCTGTGTTGTCAATTTCAGATAATCGTAATGTTTTTTCCATTACACCTTGTTTTCCTCTTTCAACAAAAATGTCAGAATAGATTACTGGTTCATCAATAAATCCTAAGAAATGTTCATTTCTTGTAATAACCTTATTGATGACTTCTTCTTTTGTAAATCCTGATGTTGTACCAGTAATTGTAGTGATTCCATCCTCAAAATCTTGATAATACAAATTATCAATTGTGTATGCACTGTAAGCCACACCATTTGTTACTCCTGTAGTTACACCTGAGTATGTATTTGAACCGTATAATTTTAATTCGCTAATTTTACTTTTACCAATTGCAGCATATGTAAATGTGGTATAACCTGTGTTGGTTCCATTATAGTCTAAATCGTTTAGATAATTTTGACTTTGACCCGATATGTTGGTGTATGGTATTGTGAACCCGGAGAATGTCCCTAATGGGTTAGAGACAGTGGTATTTGAAGGTACTTGTACTTTCTTTTTAGTTTCAAACTGACTCCATGGTGTGTTGATTGAAATTGATATGGTTGTTTCGCCGGTGGATGAATATGTTTTTGTTGCGGTAATTCCAGTTGTTGATAGAATACTTGTAGTCCCGTCTCCCCAACTGACAGTAAAATCGATAAAATGTATTTCAGAAACTTTACTCGTGTCCACCGTATTGTAAACCTGAACTGTGTTACCGGTCTGAGTATAAGAAAAGTTACAAATTTGTTCAACTTGTTCAAGTTCCCCATCAAAACCAACCATTACACCCATTTCGTCAACGTGTGTTTCTAAAAATATCGGTAACATGTGTTCACCATACGCCTCCCCTTTTGTAATATTGTTCCAACCATATAGTTCTAAAGTTAAATCACAACCAGCGTCTCCGTAAGAGTTGGTTGGTATGGTGGTTCCCGTCCACATGTAGTATCCATTACTAACAGTACCACCAGTGACGTTATACACTATAAAACCATCTAAAGGGTCAAGATATTGAGACTCCGACCACGATATTAAACTACCCAAACTATTGTACCAATATGGACCATCGTTTGAATACAATTTAACATTAGGAATATTTTTCCTAAGTATTTCGTATTTTGTTGGTGATTTAATATCCATTATTGTTTTCTTTCATAAAAATTTATTGGTGCGGTTACTATTCCTTTTCTTGTACCTAATGAACCATTATACGCATAAACTATGTATGAATAATTTGTTCTATCTATAATTACTTTATAGTAGACATCTTCTTCTTCAGCATACGGTGTTGTTGCATTTACATTTTTTGATTTATTTACAAAATCAATAACACTTCCGTCTTTTGCATTATAGTACTTGGCGGTCATATAAAATGTATTTCCCGTAATATTTGTTTCATCAAATGGTGAATCATCCGCAAACCAAAAAAAGTACATATTTTCCGTATTTCTGTAGTTTGAACCAGTGAAAACAGGGACATAAACAAAATCGTTTAGAGGTAACGTAGCTCCCGACGGTGTGCCTGTATAATATATTCTTTCACCAAGAGGGAGTGATAAATTCTTTGCAAAAACCAATCTTCTATTCGTTTGATTTGGTGATGCGTCATTATTAGTTTTGTAAAACTCTAATCTGAAAAAACTTTCTGTTGACTGTTTTAACATTTTAGAATTTTCTTCCATTGTTATTCCAACGTCTTCATAATTTTGTGAGTAATTACCAAAACTATTCAAAAAATAAAAATTATACCATATGTCCGTTTGGTTAAAAGTATTATCAGTTACCGGTGAAACTTGGTCATATGCGGTATGTATGTATCTTACAGTTTCATAATTTTCAGTTGGGTTGATGATTTCATATAAAATCTCTTGCTCCATCTGCTCAGCATTATCAGTCCAACCCAAATCTGTTTTAAACATTTGGTTTGATGGAATTATAATTGTTTGGTCATTATTTTTAGCAAGAATTTTCATATTAACATTTAAACTTGTTTACGTTCTTAACTTTATCTTGTTTATTCCTGTAGATATTTTCGTTTCGTAAATAAAAATCAATATCACTTTTTACATAATGTATATTATTAATAAAAGGAAAGTTGGTACCGAAACCATCAGGGTCAATAAATCCATGGTCGTATAAATCTCTCCATTTCCATAACGCCTCGTCTTCAAAATATTTTGAATTCTGTGGTAATCCGTATACTTGATTTGTTGTTGAAGTTTCAATATATGGTGACAATTGTCTTAGTTTTACTCTATGGTGTGGTTGATAATAAAGACCATACATGTTTGTCATTGAACCACCTGAAAAGGTTACAGTTGTACCCGTTTGTCCATAATCAAAAACAAATAAAGGATTAGAGAATCTGTGATATGATTCACTTATAATTCTTTCTTTTAATTCTGAACGATTGTATTCAACAAAGGCACCATGTAAAACTGTACCAACAGGTAAATCTACACCTGTTGTAAAATTATAGGTTGTTGCACTAATCGTTCTCGAGAAACCACTTGTTAATATGGACGTTTCAGTAGTTCCTGTACCATTAAAATGTTCGTCAACCCATGTATCATGAAAATTGAATTTCCAACCAACTTTAGGTGGGTATTCAAAATAACCGTTTCTATTGGCCAAAATGGTACTTACATAAACTTCAGTTGGTAAATAACCTAAATTATTAGTTAATCCCGTAAGAACAAATGGTTCTTTGAAATCATAAATTAATGATTCCATCATATTCCTTTCAACCAAAACATCAGAAACACCAGCACTATTTTCTAAAAGTAATTTTCTTTCGTTTTCCCAAATAGATGACTCAAATCCAATTTTGTCTAATATATAATCTTCCCTTTCTGTTAGTGTTTTGTGTTTGTGAACGTAATAATTAGATGTGGAACCTGTTATGTCATTTCTGTCAAGACATCGTTTACCAAAAACAACTGTTGAAAGTGTTGAACCAGAGGGTAATTCGGATTTAGATATTTCTAAAACATATTTTTCAGAATTATATATTGAGTCACCAACACTTATAATTGTGAATGTTTTACCCGTGACATTTACCGCGTTATTAAAACTACCTCCGCTTAGTGTAATAAATTCACCCGATAACATTCCGTGTTCTACAGGACTTGTTAACTTGTATGTGTTACCATTGCTTTCAACCCTAAAAGGTATTCCATCGCCTGATGTAAAACTAAAATAAGTTCCACCACTTAATGAATATTTCATCGGATAAGCACTGTCTTGACCATAAACATATGAAAGGTATATGTTCCAATTGTGATATGGTGCTTGTATGGACGATATTGAGGTGTGTTCAGTTTCTCCTGAATAAGCAAAAATGGGACTGTACGTTGTTAATGATGAAATAGTTTGTATAGTGTTTATTTGTCTTACCACATCTTTTCTTAAAAAAGCAAATTCTTGGTAGGGTATGAAACCTGTAAAATCATTATTACCACCGTCACCAACCAAATACAGTCTTTTTAATAATGGATTATATTCAGATGAACCACTATAAAGATTTCTAAAAACCATTTTTAGTTTACCATGAATTTTATAGCTATTACTTTCGTTCCTTTCTTTATTAAAGAGCTCCGCGTTACTTAGAATAATTGTTCTGTCACCTTCTCTTAAAAGATTCTCAGTTTCCTCTAACCCAACACGAATTGTTTGGTCTTCATTGATTGAACCAAAAAATTTTTTAGATGGTAATATAATCCTTTTTTTATCCATTATTCTTGAGATGGGAACGCACCTTTTGGTCCAAATAATTTTATAAATTTATCAACCGCAGTTGCGCCTGGTCTTAATCCAAAATAAAATAAGAATGGTGTTGATAATATTTGTTTATTACCAGTATAATTTACTTGTGTTGGTTTTAATATAAAATCAACATCATTATTCCACGGTTTTGAAGCCCATCCCCCCACCTCTCCAACTCTAATCCACAAAGTACCTGCATCCGGTGATAAAGTGGTTCCTGATGTTATATGTAAAACAGTAAACCCTTCCTCTTGATTGTTGTAGTTTAGATGCACGTCGTTTGTATCTTCAACATCAAACGAACCATCGTTAACATCAGCACCTGCGATTGTGAATGTATCTCCCGAATATGTTTTTGTCATCGGAAATAAAACATAATTATATGTTGAATCACCCGTAAACGCATAATTATACGTCATTCCTTGTAATCTCTGAGAAACAACAGTGGCATAATCCCAAGATTGTCCATATCCTTCACCAAAACCTTGTCCGTCCTTATCCCAATAAAAAAATGGAACAATTTGTGACGATTCTGTTAACCTACCTGGTTCATTTAGACAAACTCTAACCCTATAACCGTCATCGTCTAAAACAAAATTTATCGGCATTGGTCCATTCGTTGTTCCGGATTGTGATTTAAATAATTGAACATAATCATCAGGGTCAAGAATTACAGGACTGTATTGACCATAATATCTATTTTGTAAATCAAATTCCTCAATACCGGCTTCATTGTTAATTGATATTAATTGTAAAACGTCACCATTTAATATTTCTTTATTAGTGTTAAACGGGTAGTATGAAGTGTATCCATTATTAGAGAAAAAATCTTTATAATTATAATTGGCGTTTGTGTCAAGTCTGTAATTAATGTAAAGACCCAACATTTCTTTAAAATTTTGATACGATGTTGAACCTATACTTCTAACAATAGAGCAATTTGGGTCTAATGTTGGGTCTACACAAATTTCTTTAATAAATTCATCTCTTGGACCTAAATCCATTATTGTTGTTGGGTGTCTTAGGGTACTGAATTCAGAACCTGATGCCGTTTTTTGGAAAATCGAGCCGTTCCATTTTGTGGACCTGTAATAAAATTTTTTTACTGCGTCATTTGATGTTTTTTCTGAAACTTTATAATATAGTAAATTTTGACAGTAATTGGTCCCTCTGACGTTCAAATCTAAAGTTTCTTCATTGTCCCATCTCACTCTAGCTTTGAAAGGGAACATATAAAGAGAACCCGCTAACCAGTTGTCAAAAAAGGAATAATTAGCAATACCTTCGCAGAAAACTTTATTTACCAATTTTCTTCTTGCATATTCTCTGATTAATTTAAATTGTACATCTCTATTGTCTGTATGAGCCGCGGGAATTACTGTGTAAACACCAAATCTAAATTCAGAAAAACCACTTCTCGTGTCACATTTTATCGAACAAGGGTTTTTGGACAAGTCATTAGCTGCTGCTTGTCCAACTACCATTAAGTTTAAATTATTACAATTTGTACCAGGGTTTGCCGTTGTTCCACTATAATCGGCAGTAGTACCGCTTGCACAGTAACTTATTTTTACAATACCACTATCGTCATATATTGTATTTTGAGATAAACACCCTTCGGGTAAAGATGTGGAATCAAACGAGCTTGTTGTTGAACCGGTTATCGGGTAATTTGAATCGTATATTTCGTAAGTGAATCCCGACCAAACATAATCTTTTGGGATTGTTGGGTCGTTCCATTGTAACCACGAATTTGCGGACGCTAAATCTCTACCTAAAACACCTGTTGTTGAACCACAAGTATAGTTTCTGTAAAGAAAAGTATAACTATTTCCTGTTGTTAATCCACTTAATGCTGTAATATCGGCCGTTTGTGCACCTGAATGAGCTAGATAAGAAGTAACCCTTATGTAATAATTTCTATTAGGATTTACTATTATATTGTTTATAATTGTTGATAATGATTGTCCATACGTGTAACCCGTATAATAATAAGATGTTAAACCACTTGAGGGTGATTCACTTAAAAAATATTCTCTTTCAGTTGGGTCATAGTCACATATAAAAATATCTGTCACCGTGGAATCACAGGTTCCTGTTACCACGGGTACACCATCTCCACCAGCGTAGGACATAGAACCATCTCTAGCGCAAACACCTGTAACTGATGACCCACTAAATGGTATTGATTGGGATTGAATTGAGTTATTAGTACAATCTCTCCAAGTATAGGTGGTTGTGCCAGTAGTTGGTGGTGGTAAAGTGTATGTTGTACAATTAACCAAAAAAGTAAGTTTGTCTCGAACCGCGGTACCACTAGCGACTTTTTGATATATGTTAGAAGGGTCGGTGTCAGTCGACGAATCTTCCGTAAAAACTTGAATTTCATCACAAGATTCACATTCGGGATATATTGTTAAACTTAATCTTACTGTTCCCAATGCTTGTAATGGTTCAATAATTGATTCATCCCACCCGTCAAAAGGTGCCCAATAAAAAGTCCATCCTAAAATATTCCAAGGACCAATTCTAACTTTTTCATAAATTAATTGAAATGGAGCAATGATAATTTGAACAGCACCAACAAAGGCGGTATATATGACTCTTTCGAACGCATTAATAATAATCGCCAAAAGAATTGCAAAACTAAACTTTCTCCACGCATAATTTATTGGTGGGGTGACAACACTTGATTCGCAATCTTCTTCCGCTTTTGGTGCAATATCTTTTATACCTAAAAAGTTGTCTTTACCACCTTTAAAATGCCCACCCATGTAAGATGTTACAGTGTAGACTTTGTTATATGTAAATCTATAGAAATAATCCTCAGGATAATAACTTCCATAAGTCTGATTGAATATTACTGATGAACTTGTGGCTGAAGTTGGGTAGTCGTCCCAATTTAATGAAAACGCATATGAACCATCAACGTCGGAATTGTACTCCCTAATGTTTGGTATCAAATAACTAGCAACATATCTAACCCTACCTAAAGTTTCATTTTTACCTGATATTCTGAATCTATAACAAGCCGATGTTGGTATTCCTTTGTTAGGGTCATTTGTTGTTTCATTTTCACCAAATTCATTTGTGTACACAAAATCCATGTTCATGGGTAATGGGACCACAAATGAACCATCGTCCTCGATATCTTCTTGTATTTCGTATCTCTCAAGTATTGGTCGACCACTACTGTCTTTATTTGGTGTAAACCTTATTATTTCAATAACAGCATCAAATGTGGTTAAATCACATTTTCGACCCATCTCACCTCTTGGTCTACAATTTTTATTTATTGTATTTTTACCTTTATCCGAATATATTGAACCTAATAGATACGCTTTTGGCTCTACTTTAACCCCTTTACTTGATAAATCAAAATCAGTTCTGGTTAATCCAATTTCACATAAATCTTCGTTACCCCAAAAAGGATAAACTTCTATAGTTTGATTAAAAGAAACTATTTGAGGTAAAGTGTCTAAATCATTTGACGCTTTGTACGAATATGTATTTTTGAATTTGTCAACACCTAAACCTTGTCTAATAAAATCGTCAGGTCTAAGTGAAAAACACCCAATATCAGATAAATCTACATCAACATGAATTGTTTGTGTCCCTACAGGAACACCCCAAATCATGAAGTCACCAGCATCGTTTGTTTTTACAGTGTATTTGTAATATTTTTCATAAACCTCAAGAACCTCTTCTCTCGTTAAAATATCTTTTTGGTCAGGGAATGTACCGGTTGGTTCGTGTCCACCGTGTTGTTTTCGACTTGGTAAAAGATTATATCTATATCCTTCATCATTTTTACTATCTACCGTGGTAAATGGATATAACTCAGAAATTACGGGGTCGTTTGAATCTTCTTCGGATATTGGAATGAAAATAGAAACTCTAGCATTTGGAACACCGAATCCATTGTTTACAAAGATTCTTCCACAAACAACACCATAGTCCGCACACATTGAGGAGTATACCTCCGTCTGTGTGAATTTAAGGGATAATATTTCCAATAAGTCAAAGTCGTTTTTTAATTCGACAACAACTTTTTGGTCTTTACCTATATTTGTGGAAATTCTGTGTTTCTGCATTATTCTATAAATAGAAAATTATGGATTTCCAGAAAAATAAATAAAAATTAAATTAGAATGTAGTCGTTCCTAATGTTTTTACTCTAACTTTTATATCTTTCTGAGGAAATCTTATTTGATATATTTGGTTAGATTTCATATAGATAGTCATATCGGATTGAGCAATTTCTTTTGTGGTTGGGTCAATATATGATTGTAACACTTCAGAAGATGAATATTCTCCACCTACGTTATTGAAAACTCTTATATCGACAGCGTTTACCACTCCATTTACTTCACCTATTGTTTTATATAAATCACCAACAAATAATGGGTCACCCATTTTTCTTTTTTCAATTGAAAAATAACTAACAGTATCCTCGATAATAGTTTTAACAATCTCTGTTTGGTTACCATTTTTATCAATAACAACGTCAATCTCTAGTGTGAAATCAACCACTTCACCGCTTTGAACTTCTAAAAAGTCATTAACCATTCGGTACTCGGCTAAGTAAGATAAAATGTTGTTTTTTAATGTGTTTGAAACAGTATCAATAAGATTACCATTCTCATCATATGACAATAATTTAATTTTTATTTTATTGTCTTCTTCCATCACGTTTACCTTAGCGGGAGCCCCATATGTTGATGGCATTGTCTCAATTAAAGATTTATAATCATTAAGAGTTACCGCCCTATTTTGTGCAGAGAAGTTATATGCTATCATGTTTCTAACTTCTTCAATTGTGGGTTGGTCCGCACCTCCAACAGCTGGTGTTACGTTGGTTACGGTTAAAGAATTTTGTACTTGAGTGTTCGTTGATGAGTTAGGTCCATTAATAGAAAATTCAACATTATCTACACTTGTAATAATATCAATACCGAGATTACTATCCTTACCTCCTCCAATTCTATATTTTATGAATAACGTTGTATTTGATTTCGGTAAAGCACCTAATGATAGGTTATTCAAATACGTTCCAAGACTTACTCTTAAAGTACCTTGGTTATAGTTGTCCAAATTATCCAATGGATTAACATTACCAGAACCAAATGTTACCGAAAAATAATTTTCGGGAGTATATTCTGTAATAAATTTATTTGTAACTGGAACGTATGTTCCCGATATGAAATTATCACTATCAGATGCCGATGTTGGGTCGGGCACAAATACTTTATCTTGTATTAATGATTTTACTTCGTACCATTTATTTTCAGAACTTAAAAATTCAGAGTTAGTTGGATTATTTACAAAGTTTGTTCCCTCTTTATGAATTACTCCACTCACCCCTAATATGTTTTGTTCAGGTAAGAATATTTTTAAGAAAGGTTTTTGGTCAACTTCTGTTATAACTTTTCTATATATTCTTGTTACACCATTTACAACAGCTTCTCTTTTTACAATTGAGTATGATATGAGTCTATTATTACCATCAAAATTTGGGATTTTTAATCTGTTTGGTTCACCTCTTTTATTGAAGGGATTTGAGAAATCAATATCGTCGATGGTTTCAAAAACTTGTCCCCCACCCGATACTTGTGCACCTGATTTTATAGTCCCCAAATAACGCTCATCTTCTTTATCTCCTCTAACAGGTACTTGTATTGTAAAATCACACAAAGAAACCGATGGTCTATTACCTGGTATTCTCATACCATATGTTTTGGCAATATGATACAATGATTGTCTTTGTTGTGCAAAATCTAGCATTGTCTCTTGCCAAACCCTATCAATGTGAAAATGTAAATTGTCTGTCACAGCGGCATTTAAATCCAATAAAACAGAATAAATTGATGCGTCATTTGTATTCTTAATCAAATCGGGATAATATTCCCTTGTGAGATTAACTAGTTCCTGTCTTAAACTCGCAAAGTCTCTGACGGCGTATGATATTTTTTTAGCCATATTATATGTTAATAATTATAAAATCGGACGAAACAAAAGGTTCGTTATTTATGTCATAGTCAATTCGAACTTTTGCGGTATATGGTTTGGTTGAATAATCAGAAACTCTAAACAATCTTGAGTCCTCATCTTCTTGTGGGCTCATAGATTCTTCAGGGTCTTGGTCAGCGGGTGTAACTCTAATTGATTTTATTTCTAAATTAGGTATGTATAATTTCACCGCAGTTCTTATTTCATCTTCTATCTGACCCCATGTTACAGCGTCATTTGGTTCAAAAATAAATTCATATAATCTAGTCCCAAAATCAGGTAAATAATATCTTGAACCCTTTCTTGTTAATAACAAGTGAATCAAGTTTGCACGAATCTCTCTCTCAGGGGTTTCGGTCATAACCAAAAAATCACCCTTAGGACTAATTCTGAATGGAAAATCTATACCATATGTAATCGCCATACTAATAAATATAACTAAAGAACAAATACTAATAAATAAAAAAATCCCAACCGAAGTTGGGATTATATATTGTTTGATTTTTTTGCTCCTGTATAATCAAACAAAGTAGATGTATGGTTAATTATAAAATATCAATGGAGCCACCTACAGTTACGAGCCACAACCTTCACATTCAAAAGGAGAATCTGTTGGTCTTGATGGTATTGACATCTCCACGACTTCTTCTTCTTTTTGATTATTTTGGTTGTATGAAGTATTTTGTACTTCTTTAGCTTCAACTGTGGGTTTTGCTGTTGAGGTGTCGATTCCTAAACCCTTTAATGGGTCAACAGCAGCTCTGGTTCGTAAATAATACATACCCGTTTTTAAACCAAGTTTCCATCCATAAAGATGTGCGGCTAAAACTTTGGTTTTGTTTGCGTTGTCAATAAATAAATTTAAAGACTGTGATTGGTCAATGTAAATTGACCTGTTTGCCGCCATGGTTAAGATTCTTTTTTGAGACATTTCCCAAACTGTTTTGTAAACTTCTTTCACATCAACAGGTACCTCAGGAATGTTTTGAACAGAACCATTTTCCATGATTAGTTTTTTCTTTAATTCGTCAGACCACAATCCTCTTTCAAGTAATTCATTTACGAGATGTTTATTGATTACAATAAATTCACCTCCTAATGTTCTTCTTGAGTAAAGGTTAGATGTAAATGGTTCAAATGCTTCATTATTACCAAGAATTTGTGCGGTAGATGCTGTTGGCATAGGAGCAACTAATAGAGAGTTTCTTACACCATGTTTAACAACATCTTTTCTTAGTGACTTCCAATCCCATCTTCCACTTGTGTCCTTGTCTGTTTTACCCCATAACTCGTATTGAAATTGACCTTTAGATAACGGAGAACCTTCAAATGAAGAGTACGCCCCGTTTTCAACAGCCAAGTCTTTAGACGATGTGAGAGCCGCGAAATAAATTGTTTCAAATATTTCTACTTGTAATTTGTCCGAATCCTCACTTTCAAAAGGTAATTTTAACATACAAAACACATCCGCCAATCCTTGTACACCTAAACCAACTGGTCTATGTTTCATGTTTGAAAGTTTTGTTTCCTCAGTAGGGTAAAAATTCAAATCAATAACGTTGTTTAGGTTTTTCACAACTTGATATACATTATCATAAAGTAGTTCATGATTAAATTCTTTATTAATGATGTATTTTGGTAATGCGATTGACGCTAAATTACAAACCGCTTGTTCTGTTGGGCTTGAGTACTCAATAATCTCGGTACACAAATTAGATGATTTAATTGTACCTAAGTTCTTTTGGTTTGATTTGTAATTAGCAGCATCCTTGTACAACATGTATGGGGTACCGGTCTCAATTTGTGCCGTTAAAATTGCGTCCATTAATTTTCTCGCTTTAACAACTTTTCTTGCTCGACCCTCTTTCTCATACCTTTCGTACAATTCTGTGAATTCTTGAGTAAAAGAAAATGGGTCATCATAAGCGTCTGACAAACCAGGAGCTTCATCAGGTGAAAATAGTGACCACTCCCCGTCTTCCTCAACTCTTTTCATAAAAAGATTGGGTGTCCACATCGCTAAGAATAAATCACGAGCCCTTAATTCTTCTTTACCGTGATTTTTTCTCAAATCAATAAATTCAAAAACATCTGCGTGCCATGGCTCAAGATAAATCGCGAAAGAACCTTTTCTTTTACCACCCTGATTAATCCAACGAGCGACTTCATTGTATGTTTTCATCATCGGGAGTAGTCCGTCTGATTCACCACCTGTTCCTTTAATATATGAACCCTTGGCTCTAACATCATGAACATGTAGTCCGATACCACCAGCCCATTTTGAAATTTTAGCAACATCTTTAATTGTGTCAAACAAACCATCAATGTCATCACCTTTATTACCAATTAAGAAACAAGAAGACATTTGTGGTCTACGAGTACCGGCATTAAACAAAGTTGGAGTTGCGTGAGTGTAAAAATGTTGTGATAAATCGTCATAAATTCTCAAAGCAGTTTCTAAGTCACCATTACAAATACCAACAGCAACTCTCATGTACATATATTGAGGTCTTTCAACGATTCTTCTTCCGATTTTCAAAAGGTAAGAACGTTCAAGAGTTTTAAATCCAAAATAATCAAAATCAAAATCTCTCTCTTGAACAATCGCACCATCTAAAGATTCTTTGTTTTGAATCACAAATTGATAAACCTCATCTGATATTAAAGATGAATCTTTTCCTGTTCTTGGTTCAATAAATGAGTGAAGTTCTTTAATACATTGGGAAAACTTTTTTGGTGTCGTTTTATGTAGATTTGACACCGCCAATCTTCCAGCTAATTTAGCATAGTCTGAATGTGTTGTTACCATAGACGCAGCCGTCTCGGCTGCTAATGTGTCCAACTCAGTTGTAGATATACCATCGTAAATCCCTTGAGTAACTTTAAGAGTCACTAATGTTGGGTCAATGTATTCTAAATTCAAATCATCACAGAAATATTGTATTCTTCTGGTGATTTTGTCATATCTCATTTCTTCCAATGAGCCATCTCTCTTTTTTACTTTCATAATCTAATTAAAAATCTATATCTTCAAATGATGTATCCATATCTTCAATGGAAACGTTATTATTCACACCAGCTTTTTGATATTCAGCAACTCTTTTTTCAAAGAAATTAGTCTTACCTTGAAGAGCAATATTTTGCATGAAATCAAATGGATTTTCAACATTGTAGACCTTTGAACAATTTAATGACATTAATAGTCTATCGGTCACAAATTCCAAATATTGAGACATCAAATCTGAATTCATACCAATTAGTTTAACAGGTAGTGCCTCTAAAATAAATTCTTTTTCAATCTCTAAAGCTCCACAGATAATGTCTTTAATTCTCTTCTCACTTAATTTATTTTCAATATGGTGATTAAACAAATGACAAGCAAAGTCACAGTGCATTCCTTCATCTCTTGAAATAAGCTCATTTGAAAAGGTTAAACCCGGCATTAAACCACGTTTTTTGAGCCAGAAAATAGAACAGAATGAGCCAGAAAAGAAAATACCCTCAACAGCAGCAAAGGCAATAAGTCTTTCAACGAAGGTACCCTTTTCAATATACTTTAACGCCCATTCCGCCTTTTTCTTAACAGCAGGGATTGTGTCAATTGCATTAAATAATCTACCTTGTTCTTGTTTATCCTTGATATATGTATCAATCAACAAAGAATAAGTTTCACTGTGAATATTTTCCATCATGATTTGGAAACCATAAAACATTTTAGCTTCCGTATATTGTACCGCATTCACAAAATTCATTGCAATGTTTTCATTTACAATACCATCCGAAGCGGCGAAAAATGCTAATACGTTTTTAACAAAATGTTGTTCATCTTCATTTAGTTTGTTTTCCCAATCATAAATGTCTTGAGCTAAATCAATTTCTTCAGCAGTCCAAAAACATGCTTCTTGTTGTTTGTAAAGTTTCCAAATGTCGTGGTGTTCGATTGGAAAAAGGACAAAACGTCCTGGATTTTCTTTCAAAATCTTCTCTGTCATGGTGATAATAATTATTAATTTCTGTTTAAAGTTTCCTGTCTTTTGGTGAAAGCTTCTCTCACCCTGTCAGCAGCGTTTTTTTGTTTCTCCTCTTTATGACCAAGGAGTGTTGTTTGAGACTCAGTATCAATGACTAACAGTCTATTGTCAAATTTACAATTCTGCCAAATAATTCCGTCACGACCAATTCTTGACTTAAGTAAAGTCATGGTTGCTAAGTTATGTTCTTTTTGTTCTATGGTTTTACCTATTGATAAAATTACGTGGGCAATTTGCGCTTTTTTAATTGACCCACCCATTTGGTCACTGTTTACAACTTCAGATGAAATAGATTCTCTGTTACCCTGAGTAGCCGTCCATATAACAATTCCAAATTCACTTGTCATCGCTTCTAAACTTCTCATTACTGAACCTTCACCTTTCCATTCTTCACCGAAATTAGATTTTTCGGGACTGATACAGTCGACATAATCAATAACTAAAAGGTCAATCTTTTTACCTTCTGAAATTCTTTTTCTCAATCGAGATTTAATCTCAGATATTGAAACTGAATCACTTGGTAACTTTAAAATATCCAAGGTTCCTTTACTTTGAGTTTGAACCTCGTTTATCTTTTCTTTTACAAAATCTTTATTTTCAGGTTGTTCATCGGGTGCAATTCCTGACCAAATTGTGTAATGTTTCTTTTTGATGTTATCGGGATTGTCTTCAAAAAATATTTGAAGAACATTGTACCCATGTAAGTAAGCAGTATTTGCAAATAATGATAATATGGTCGTTTTACCCGTACCTGTTGGTGCTAATACAACACCAAGTTCCCCAATACCCAAACCACCTTTTAAAGCGGTGTCAAGACCCTCTATACCTGTTGGTATTGGTTGTCTATTATCTTTTTCTAAAGCGGCGTCGATATTGTGAAAAACATCCATACATTCTTCAGGTGGTAATCCGACTTGTAGTGCCTTTTGAATAATACCTTCAATCTTATGATACTCTTGGAATTTACCATTTTCAATAATGGTTGTTACCATTTTAAGTTCCTTCTTTAAATTTTGTTGTTTACAAAAATTCAAAGCCTCTTCTCTGACCATTGGGTCATCTACGGTATTTTCTTTGATGTCGTGAATTGTATCTAAATGTATTCTCGCGGTTTCTTGTGAACCCATTTCAAGAATTATAGTTTGACACAAACTTTGATAATCAGGAATTTTCCCATATTTCTGATAGTACTCTTTGATATGGGAGGTAATAAATCTAAAAGAACTATTATCAAAATATTTGCTCTCGATTACATCAATAATCTGTTCACCGTACTTTTTATCCTCTACAATTGATTTAATTAACGTTTGTTGAAATGACGCTCCGAGAAAACCAAAATTTTTTTCTGACATAGTTTTTTATTTTTTTATAATTGATAGTTTAAATAAGTTGTTTCCAAATCTCTAGATGATAAAATGTCGGTTAAATCTGACAAATATCTCTTTAAATAAGGACGAATGTCTACCGTATATCTAACCTTTGGGTGATAGACTTTAGCGGAAAACATCCTTTGAATAAATACATCGTCACCCATCTTAATCTCGAGCAAAAAGTACTCTTTTTCATTTTGTTCATCGGTTTCTGCACTATCCAAACCGTAAAAATAATCACGATTTTCATGTAGATAATCCAATGTTTTTGTTTTCAAATCTACACCAATATCGTCACAAATATTTTTAACGTAATAGTGTAAATCCATAGAACGTCTCGACTTTGGGTTATGCTCTCTTACATTGAAGAAGCGCTGACAGATAATGTTTCCTTCTAATGTCAAAAGGAACTCGAACTTTGTTACTTCTTGATTACTCATTGTTTTTGATTTTAATTAATTTTTTATTCTTTTCTTTTCTTGTTAATCTTAAAAATGGATTGAGGAAGTTTATCCACGCATCATCCGATTTTGGAAGTAATAAAAATATACCATCTTCCATCATCATCTTCATGGTGTTTTTATATGACCGACCTTCAGGGTCAATCAAATCGTTTATTAATGAAGTTATAGATTCCCTTGCTTCATCAGTTAAGAAAGGATTATCAAGACTTACAATACGACTATTGACATCAAAAAATTCCTCACCTAATATCCCATATTTGGTAACACCTGTCAGAAGATTCTTTACAAGACGATTATCGTTGTCTTCCTCAAATAAATTGTTAAATCTTTCAAGAATAAATTCAACGGTAATCTCTTCGGTTTTAATTTCAGGAACTAATGAAATTAATCTCCTGACACCTAAATTTTTGATGCCCGCAATATTATCCGATGGGTCACCACAAATCATCTTGACCAATTTTATATTCTGTATAAGAATTTGTTCATGGTCATAAACGAACATATCATTTGGTTGGTATATTTTACTGTGTGAGGGATTAAAGAGTTTGGTATTTTCTGAAACTAATTGAGTCAAATCACCATCTGAAGAAAAAATTATTTTGTTTTCTTTTGGTGAGTTTTGAACATAATATGCGATTGAATCGTCTGACTCACAGAATTCATATTCACCTTGTCTAACAAATAGTTCTTCAAGATATTGTTTAATTCTGTTTCTTTGTTTTCCGTAAGAATGTAATTCTTCTTCAGACCTGATACGAGATTTTCTATTCTCTTTGTATTGATGGTAGAACCTTTTTCTTGTTATAGAACCATCTTGTCCATCCCAAAAAACGACAATCTTATCCAAATGATGGATTTCAATTGTTCGTCTTAAGGTGTTTATAAAATGATATATCCCACCAATATGTTCCCCCTTATAAAAGTGATTTTTTAATCCAAAAAAACCAATAGTAAGTAAATTGTCACCATCTACCAATAATACATTAGACATTAATCATCACTCTTATAGGGTTAAACAAAAATTAATCTTCTTCTTCGAAATCGTAAGTTGTTGATTCCGCTAAATCAAAGTCGCTAGACCCTAATTTTTCTTTCCAAAAACTTGAATATTCTTTTTTATACGACTCCAAAGCTTCTTTGGTGTCGGCAATATATCCATTATGGACAACGATAACTTTACCGTCTTTGTAACCTAATCCATTAACGTGGTTTTTAAGGATTGAAATTTTGGTTCTAACAGCGTAAACAATTTTTCTACCGTCTTTGGTTGCATCAATGTGGTTGATACCTGATTTTTTCTGATTACCAAATAAGAAGATAAGTGAAGACGCTAATTTTAATGCTTCACCACCTTTTGGTTTGATTTCAGGTTGACCCATTGGATTGTCAGGTAATTCTACCCATGGTTGATTCACCACAACCATTGTCAAATAATATGACGAGTCTTTAGATGGGTAATCTTCTTTTTTTGATTTGGTAATTCTTGAGTGAATACCCATACCAATTTTATCGGATAATGCACTTGCGTTGTGTTGTTTACCACCTTTACCATCAAAAGTCATCTTACATGGTATTGAACCAATTGAATCCCAACAAAATAAAATGTGTCTTGGGATTTCACCTTTTTCATGAGCATCAATGATGTCATTTATAAAATCGGTTGCTTGTTCAATATAGTCAAATGAATCATTGAAAATAAAATCACCTGTCCACTCGCCATTCGCATCTTTTTCAGCTTGGAAACCAAGTTCAATTGCGTGTTCCCATTTCCATTTTCTTTCAGTGATAATAAGTACGGGTAAATGGCCTTTCTTTTGTGCATCAACCGCAGCTAAAATCATTGCGGTTGTTTTTGATGAGTTTGTATGTCCTAAGAACATATTAATACCTCCCATCACGGGTCCTGGTAATCCACATGCGTTGTTAAACGCCTCACCACAATAATAAAAGTTTTCATCCTTATATTTTGTTTTTGATGAGAATTTGGATATATAATCGAATTCTTTTTTCTTGATTGCCATTGTATATTTTCTATTGTTTTTAATTAAAAAAGAAGAACTTGGACACAATGTCTAAGTATGTGTCCAAGTTCATTTTAATTAGAATGGTAGGTCGTCATCCCCCTCCATGTCTTCTTGTGGGTCAACTTGAGGAACTGATGTTTTTGTTGGTGAAGATGGTTTAGACATTTCAATTTCTTGAGTGGAATTTGAAACATATTTACCAGTTGTTGTATCCCATCTTGGGACTTCACCTTTAGCAATCATTTCTAAATACTCTTCAGGTTTTTTAGAATATACATCAGACCAAACCAATTCATCATTAATCCAAGTATCTGCAATAACTGAATCAGAGTGTAGTGGTGATTGGTCTTCAGGGATGATAGATGTAATTGTTGTGTATTCTCTACCGTTACCCGCCTTAGTTAGGTTAAGATTAAGAATCAAATCCCTTCCTTTCTGTGGGTCGGTAATATCACCTTTATTTCTGAAAAGAGGTGCAATTTTATCCAAAACACCTTCACTTTTAGTGTTTCTTTTAAATCTCCAAAATTTAACACCATCTTGTTCTCTATCTCTATCAATAACTTTTACGATATAGAACATTTTAGATTTATACTGACGAGCTAAAATAGCATCTTGTTCGTCACCTGTCATTTTTAATCCTTCATGTACTTCGTTCAATGGTGAACGTTTACCTTCTTGATTTGGGTCATACAGTTTAACCCAATTACCATCAACCTGTACCTCGTGGAAATACACGGGAACAAATGGGCTACTACCATCTTTCATAGGTAGGATTCTAATTCTTCTTTCACCACTTCTTTCACCTTTTGGTAGGAGTGTGGTAAAATACTTCTTCATTCTATCCTCTTGGGATACCTTGTTTGTGTTGCCGCTTGCGACCTGTTTGTCTTTTTCGTACTGTGCCAGTACTGACTCTGTTGTTGACATCATATGTTTGTTTTTTAAAAGTTAGAAAATGTTTCTATGTAAAGTATAGACAAAAAAAGTCAGATTACAAAATCTGACTCTCTTTTTTTTTAAAATTGTTTTGGGAAGGGGTTACTCAAGAGTTAAAAGATACAGTAATTTATTCAATAAACCAAGCATCTCATCTCTTAAATTTAACAAATCAGTGTCTAATCTATCATCTAAGTCATCTGAGAACTCAACAAGAGCTTCAGTACAAACTTTGACCATGTCAACGGGATTGACCTCTGAAAGGTTTACTAACTGAATAGTATTTGTATCCTCTTCAAGTGTAAATCTACCATATTTACCCATGGCAACCTCAACAAATTCGTCAATAAGGTCTGATAAACCATCATAGGTTTTACCAAAAGCGTCGTGCCTGGCAATACCTTTTGTTTGCCAATGGTTTATTTTCATTTGTAATTGTAAACCTAATAAGAAGTTTACTTTAGAACTTAAATTCATCTTCCTCTGTTTCTGCGTTAAAACTATCTTTTATTGTGTCGTTTGAATAATCTTCAATATCTTGCTTGGTGAGGACGTATTCGTTTTTACCTGTTTGTTGCATCTCACCTTGTTTTTGAGCAAAAAACTCTTGGGGATTTAGATTGAAAGGGTATGAATCCAAAGAACGTAACTCCAACTTTTCTTGTGGTGATTTTTCTTTCATGGTTTCAACCTTGCTACCTAATTCATCAATTTTGTTCATTACCGCATCCATCTGAGATAATTTTTGTTCCAAATCTGTCAGTTTAGTAAATACTGTTTCCATTTTACCAACAACATCATTGTTATTAGATTTGCTATCATCCAAATCCTTTTTAATTGATTTAGTCATATTAACTAAATCTGTGATATCGATTTCTTCGGTATCTTCCACGGGTGCTGCCGGTGCTGGTGGGACTTCAGCGGGCATCGGTGCTGCTGGGTCCATAGGTGGTACATCACCAGGTGGTGGGGGTGGTACATCTCCAACAGGAGGTGGTACTTCACCTTGTTCCATTAAGGTTTTTGCATATTTGTTAATCGCGTTGTATCTCGCGAGTTCTTCCATAAGTGATTTTTCTAATTTTTTCATAGTTAGTCTTGTAAAAGTTGTCTACCGTCTTCGGTTATAAATTTTTTGTTTATTCTTTCTACTATACCATCCTTAGACCTGATAACATAACATTCACCGGTTTGAAGGTCGCATTCTTCTGTTTCCATTCCGTCTTTTGAAACGGATTTTACTTGTTTTGGATTTTTCATGTAGTTATCCAAAGTATTATTCAATTTTTCGTTGTTCATGGTATTTTCTTTAATAAATATCTAAAAAAGTGGAAAACTTAAAAATTAATCCATTTTAAAGTATACAACGTCTCCATCGTATAGTCCTAATTCGGACATAAGTTTCGGTGACATACCCATACCAATCTCGGTAGACTTCGGTCCTCTACTAATTGGACCTTCAACCACTATTGAACCAACAGTTTTGTCTAATTGGTAATTAGGATTTACTGTTAATTGAGTATTGTTTTTAGGGTTCTTAAATGTTGTTTTAGCAGTTTTTATAACATCATTAGTAATGGTTCTTGACAATTGAAAATCCACATTATAGAATTTATAACTTGAATCCTTAACGTCAGACCATGTAATTCCGTTTGTGAGATTAAATCCTTGTGCGTCATCTATTGGGTATTTTTCTCCACCCATTTTATATACAATAGTTCTAAACCATTCCTCATTACCGTTTCTAACTTTTTGTATTAGACGAGTTTCATTATATCCATTATATGGTACACCAAATCTGTTAATACCAACTTCTTGAATAACCGTTTCACCCTGTATATTTTTACCTTGTCTGTCCGTAACATATGGTATTCCTTGGTATATAACTTCTTGGTCGGTGTCGGTATCGTTAGCGGCTCTCTGTTTGATTTTAGCAATAGCTTTTGCTTGAATTTTATCAAATAGAATTCGATAACTTGCAACAAATGAGTCTTTAGGGTCAGGTAATGAAGTATATGGTATTCGTGTTCCTGAAAAACTTGTTGAGATGTTATTACCCTTGATTTGATGAGAAACCTCAGTAATCCAATATGAACCCCTAAACATAGGTATGTTTTTTAAGTAAAAGAACATTGTTGGTTGAATCATAACGTTACCCATGGCAGTTACACCACATTTATATGATGCTTGTTTATAATAATCGAATAAACTTGTGTCTACATTATGAACACCAGCACCTGAAGCCGACCTTGATAGATTTTCTAAAACTTGAAAAGACTCTGATGTATTTTTTAGTGTACTTTGGTCTAATGTAACTCCTTTGAATATACCTTGATTTTGGTCACCAAAACTCACCTCAAACGCAACTACCCTATTAGATTTTGATAAATCGTTTTGTGAGAAACCTTCTAATGATGTTATTAATAATGGGTTTGGAGTTTGTCCACCAATATAAAAACTATCGTCAACAAACTTATACGCCTTACTATTGGACATATCAATTCTTTTCGATGTTTGTCCAACTAATTGTATGATAACTTTTGGTGTCGCCTCTTGATAATCAACCTCTAAGAATGTACCAAATAAAGTTGATGCCACTTTTTTTGATGGTGTTATTTTATTCTTATTTGTCAAGTTATTACCATAAAAATTTATATAGGCAGGTAACGCTCTCATATCTAATCCAGTACCTTGTATTATCATAGAAATGGCGTTGTACAAAGGAAGTTTAGAGTTGTTTGGGTCCAATAAAGGTGTAAACTTATCTATGTTTAAATAAAATTTATCACCAATGTCTCTATTGGCTTTGTCTAAGAATAAAAATTCCTCAAGTAACAAACGTTGACCAATTGAATTACCGGCGGTCCATTTATCGTTAAATGATTTGAAAGTGTTATACAATTCTAACTTTGTTTGAGTTGAATTGTAACCTCTAAACATATCAATACTAGCAGCAGGATTACCCGTGGCGTTACTCGTTAAATTACCTAATAATGGTAAAAGTGTATTCAAATACAAAGCAAGTCTAGCTTCAGCCCCTTTTGGAACATTTGTTCCACCTGTATTTTTAAGTATTATTGAATCTTGTAAATAAGTTAAAAACGCGGCTTTGGTGTTGGTTCCTCCCGCTTTTCGATATCCACCATATATTTGAGCCAACGGCCTATGTTTTTTTATGTTATCTTCAGTTAATTTAACGTCCAATAAACTAAAGAAATTAACATAGTAACTATCAATATCTTCACCAATATATAATTTAATAAAATTAAGATTTGGGGTTGTTAAATCTGAAGCACTGAAAGGTTGTGGTTTATAAGTTGTCAAAGACTTATAAGGTTGAACCGCTGTCAAACCATATAAAGAATTGGCATCAATTTCTTTTGGGTTTGCTAACGTAAATTTTATTAAGTTGTTAGCACTTAATATATCTGTAGTGATAGATTCAGCGTTTCTTTTTTGTCTTTCTTTTAATGTGTTACCAATTAATAAATCAATATCATTACTATCATCGTCTTTCTTTTCAACAACGGATAATTTCTTTAACATATCTTGGAATTTAGGATAACTAATATTCCTAAAAATGTTATACGGTATTTCTTCATTTATTTTTTCACTAGCAAAATCAAGAAAGAAACTTTCAAAATACTCAAGTATTTGAGGGCTAAATGTACCGATTAAATCTAACGCCTTTTTGTAATTAGTTGATATTGAATATGTGTTACCTGTTGTCCTAAAATAATCGTACGGACTTGGGAACGTTTGTCCACTAAAACTAGTTGAAAGAGTGTCGTTTAGGTACCAAAGTGTTTTAAATGTCAACTCCTCAGCTACTGTGAATGTGTTACTATTGGATATGTCACTATTTTTATGTCCCCCAAGAGATGGTAATAAAGTGTAGTTTTTGTCTGAGGTTATGTATTTGGAATTATCCATAACCACGTCCCAATAATTCATACCGCTTTTTTGTGTAACCCTATGTAATAATTTACCCGATGTACTTGTGGAAGAATATGAAACATTACCTAAAGTTATATCATAAGTTGCATAGTCATTTACTATTTGACTGTACACAGTTTGATAGAACGGTCTAATACCTGCATTAGTGTAACCAGTATATGTAACACCTGAAGTTGAACCTGATGATGTGGAAATTTTTGGTACTATATCAAAGGTCACATATTCATCATAAACAGCAAATACTGTGGCACCTGTTAGTCCTGTAAGTGGAGTTTGTGAAATTGTAAATCCTGTAGTACTTGTAATATTTGTAATGTACGTATTCGGCGCTGTTTGTCCTGTACCAGCAATAACCGTAACGGTCATTCCTGTTTGTAGTCCTATTGTACTTGGTACATTAATCGTAGTACCACTACTACTTGCGTTTGTTGATGTGTATGTTATTAGTGCACCATTATTATCAAATAGGGTTTTACCTGTTAATGGTTTTGTAACATAGCTTGAATTTACACATCCATTCAAAATATCGTAACCATCTATTAAGTGTGTTTTATATCTATGATAAATTGAACCCCATTTTAACATTAAATGATATGGTATAAAATGTGTAGACGATACTTCTCTAAATAAAGAAGATGTTAATATTGACTGACCTCCAAATGTTATTTGTTCATCTAAATCAATGAAAGGTAATGAGTTTAATAACAAATACGATGAACCAGCGTACTTACCTCGTAAAGTTGATTTATTAAAATCATTAAATAATTGATTATGAAAATATGGTGTGTTTAATATTGAGGTTGTGTTTCCTGTAACATTAATCGTATTTTTAAAAAAGTCAGTGCTGTCTGCTGATGGTTTAACCCATGATTTAGATTCTATTGGTGAACATATAAAACCTTGAGAACTGTTAACTTTTAAAATGCCATTAAATTTAAAATTATCTCTTGTGAAATTTGTTTTACCTAAATAATTCAAATATGTTGTTGAATTGAAGGGGTATATGTCTGTCCTGTATGTTTCAGGTTCGTAATCAATTAAAATTTTATTTAAATCATCTTCTTTTAAATCACCCGTAGGGTTAGTTGCTGTCTCGTCATATTTTTCAAATTTAAATGGTTCGTCAATGACTGAAGATATATAATTGGTTGTTGGTAGATGGTCTTTAAAATAATTGAATCTTTCATATGGTGATAATCCAGGTAGATATCCATCATAAACCGTAGTGGTCTTAGGTGTCCCATCTTCATTTTTTTGAATAACACCGTTTTCTCTTAATTCTGTTTTTGTAACAGGAGCAATTAATTGGTCTTTATTGGTTATTTTTTTTGCTAACTCAATAATATCGTTATCGTCTTTTATTAATTCTTGAATATTTTTAAATTCTTCATTGGCCAACTGTCTAATCATTTGGTCATTAAAAGAATCAAACAATGTTGAATACAGTGCTCTTTCGTACAATTCGTAAACAAATCCCGCGTAACTTTTATCAATAAATGGTATAGATTCATTTATAACGTCAATACCTGATAAGTCTTCAATTTTTTGATTTTCAGTATTTGAATCAAAAACATAATTTACATCATTTCTTGTGGGTTCCCCATTTACGTTTGTTTCTACCCTATTGGTTACAATTTTAATATACTCTTCAATAAAGTCAATTTCAGGCCAAAGGGTTTTGTCATAAGATTTTAATTTGTGAACTAATTCTTCATCACCGGGATACGCAATTACATTTTGTTTACCACCACCTTGGGGTTTTTTTACTTCAGGCCATGGATATATGTTTTCACCTTTTGATTCTTTTGATAAATTTGTTAAAGTCTTTTTTCTATTATTAGCAGCATCAAAAGCCTTGTTATGAACATCTTTCATTAACCTAATAAAAACCTCAGCATTAGCTAATAAAACCGCAAACATATTTCTTACGGTTGGTTCGAATCCAAATCCATATTCTTTACTTTTGATGACCTTATTCATTTCTGATTCAACATCATCTTCGACTTTTTTTCTTTGTTCCTCAAATGATTTTCTTATTTGAAAAATGTCTTCAAAAATTCCATCAATATGTACAACTACTTTTTTATCATTAAGAACTTTATAATATGAACTTACGTTTTTAACATTCCTAATTGAAATCCTTTTGAAGTCTCCACTTGTTTGATTTAATAGTTCTTGAGTTAAAAGTTTGGTTTTACCCATAGCGGCATTGAAACTAGATAAAAGGAGTTCAAGAGCACCCGCTCCGTTACCTAATATATGTTTTGTCTCTGTCTTATCTTTCGCGTTCAAATAAAACCATAAATCACTAATTGTTTCATTATTGGTTGCAGTTTTAGTAAATGATGTATATTCTTGTGATAGATATTGTTTACCCCAAGCCTTAATTGAATTTTCAAAATCATTGAGAAGGGTGTCCATTTCTTTTATACCAGAAAAGACATCCATACTGACTTTACTAAAAATTTGTTGTTCAAGTATTTTATCAAGAGTTTCAGCGATGTAACCAATTTCTTTTAGGGTACGAACAGGAAAACCTTTTGGGATTAAACCTTTTTGTTCGTATTGTCTATACACCGATTTTAATATCGTATAACCTCTTGATGATTGTTTTACTCTTTTTTCATATAATCCTGTACTTTCATTAAATTTTGTATTGTCTTTTTCTTCGACCAAAAACATATAAGGGCAGTTGATAATTGCAGACAATGGGATATCGTTTAACCATGCAAAAGTTGAACCAACAAACTTTGTTGTTATTTCAAAATTACCATTAGATTCATTAAATCTCGATTTAAAATCGGTCATATGTAATCTATAACGAATGGCTTTACCGTAGTAACCTTTAACTGTTAAATAAAAAATTGGCCACGGTAAATGGAAGAAAGCTCGATAAGGTGAGTTTTCAGAAGATTCGAAAAGAGTTTTACCTCTTACGTCAACAAAGTTTATAGTGATTTGTGGAACAAAGTTGGCACCTTTTACGTCAATATTAATTGAATCAATACCAAAAGATTGTCCTGTTGGGTCTTTGAATTGGTCCTCACCGAATGTTACGTCATATCCATCTTTATATGTAGATTCTTGACCCTGAATTGGTTTGGGAACAAAAGCGTCAGTCCATGTGGCATCAAAGTTCCCATCACCACTTGCGTTTCTTAAAAAATTGAGATTACCTTTTGCAACTTGAGTTAGTGTATTTCCTACGTTATCGTCAGCAATAAGAGTCGTTCTTGGAATCAAATCAGCTTCCAAGTTCACATACATGACTAAGTTTTCTTGTTTATGTCCTCTTGGTTGAACTTCTCCGTTTGCATCAACAACACTATTTGGGTCAACATAAATAAGATTGTTTTGGTCAACTTTTACAAGTATGTTTTCATTATTTGGGTAATCATTATTGCTCGCCATAATATAGGTTATACAATTCTACACTTCTTTTATAATCTTGTAAAGACGTTGTGAGAGGAAAAGGTATTCTAATAACAAAATTATCAGGTATCTGAAATTCAACACTACCAGCGGTTGGATTTGCTTGTAATATTAACCAACCAAATACTGGTGAACCATAATAATCTTGAGATATCTTATCGAATCTATCTCTACCTTTTTTATAAAACATATATCTGTCAGAAGGTTTTATTGGGATTTCAATACCTGGTACAATCCTAAATTTACCATCTTCAACAAAAAACTGATATCTATCAAAATACTGTCTACTCATTATTGTGGTCTATAATAATTTAATTTATCTTTTACTTCGTTTGATGTTGAAAAGATTTGGTTCGCTTCATCTATTATTGTTTGGTTTGTTTCATCTGTTGTGGATGAAATTCCAAACTTAATTTCTTTATCACTTTTCCTTTTTTTGAATTTGGTTAATTTAAATTTCTTTTCTTCTGGTTTTTCAACAAATTTATTTAATCTCTTTTTCAATTGATTTTTTAGAGGGTCTTTATATAACGAAGGGTCTTTTAGCTCTGATATAAATGCATCTACTTTATCGTATAACAATTGTTTCATCATAAATTCAAAATCCGCCGATTGTATTGTTGGATTTAAAAATGTAATATTGGTAGATAGACCATCAACTAATTTCGGTGCATTTGTCTCAATATAATCAATACAGGTACTATATTCATTATATAATAAATCAGAAGTAAATCCACTAATTGCCACAGATTTAACAACACTGTCTTGTACTGTTGAATCCTTACCATTTTTAATAACGAAATTAACTCTATCTAAATCAGATATTAGTTGGTTTCTTGATTTTTCAAGTTCATCTAATATTTGAGTGGAAACGGTAAGTTCATTTATTTTATTTTCAATTATCTCTTTAGTTATAAAATCTTTTAATTTAACATTCGTATCTGTAAGTATTGAGCCGGTCATTTCTTTATTAAAACCAACCATATCAACTAAATAAGTTGATGATGAATTGTTAAGAAAATTAGCTAATCCTGTTTTTAATCCAGTTGTGTAAACTGTTAATTCTTGTGTCTTTTTATATAAACCAAGTAATGATAATGTTTTACCCGGTGTTGGTGATGTTGAGGTGTAAATGTCGTATTGATTTATTGGTCTATATTCACCCTTAAATAAAAGAGCGGTAATATCTTTACCGTATTTTGTATAAACTTTGTTATACGTGTCTTGGTACTTATCAAAATAACTTTCTGTTGAGGCGAAGACGGATTTAATTATGTCCGTATATTTTATACTGTTACCATCAAGGGCTCCCATATAATTTCCACCTTTTACATTTTTAGTATTTTGAGATTGATTGGTTTTGTTAATGGCATTACCATAAGTTTTGTTCAAATCTTCTAAAAATTCACGAGTAAATTCTTCGGCCTTCTTACCACCGATTGTTTCATTTGTTGCAATTGACCTTTCATCGTACATTTCGGTGTTGGCATAAAAATTAGATGATAGAGCGTTTTGAAGTCGTTCAACAGGTTTTGAAAGACCTTGACCACCAATAAAGTTTATCGATAGTGTGACCGAAGCAATCATTGGTTGTACACCAATACCTTCAGGGTTTAAATCCCACAATATTTGACCTCCGTCATCAAAAGATATGTTCACATCTCTAATGACTATTTTTGAATGGTAAAAATCACCGATTCTTAATACACAAACAGGTGGTGGACCAAAAGAGGTATTTCTTGCTCTAACATCCGAATCTTCTGATATACCTTTAATTGGTATGGTATCACCCGGTCTTATACATTGTTGTAAAAATGTAAGTCTCGCATTTAAACCTTCAGGTGTTGTTGAGTGAAACGCGGGATGAAAATATTTTAATTTTTCTTTAAGTGATGAAAAAACAACAGGGTCACTATCTTCTAATTTTTTAAAGTAAAAACATTCAGATAGTGTTTTTGCAATGATTCTTTTTAATGGGTCAATTGCCGGTTTCCTTGTTGGTGGATTTACAACAACTTGTCCATTTTCCTCAATTTTTGTTATGGGTGGTTGTGGTGCGGGTGTTTCGGGTTGTTTCTTCTCTGATTTATTATTGTACTTTAAAGACATTGCAGTTTGTCTACAATAGAACGCAATTGGTGAGTATTGTTTTAATTTTGGTACTCTAACGAAATCTTTATTAACACAATCTTTATCAGGTTGGGTTCCAGTTAATGTTTCACCATAATTGACCGATTCTACAATAATTTTAGTATCATGTTCAAAACCAAAATCTTTTGTACTATATTCTTTTACAATTACAATAGGTTCTCCTTTTTGAATTATTTCTTTGTCGTTATCAGAATTATTTTTATTTACTAAATTTAAATTTGTTGGCCATTTTATTTGCCATTCTTTTTTTCCTCCGACAGCCGATAATCTATCAAAAATATCTTGAATTACGGAGTGACTTCTTCTTAGTGATAATCTTTCGTTGTAATCATTGGTTGCAACTGATGAACATGAAGATAAAATTTGAAATCTAATTGTTTCCGCTGTTTTACCAGATATGTCTGATATTAAACTATTTAAACTAGATTCATATTTATTAAATGACACATCGGCTTCATCAAAATAATCACCGATTTTTGTTTTTTGAGCATCAATGTCGGATTGTGTTATAACGTGATTAGCATCACCAAAAATAAAAGATTTTTCTGTTTTTACTTGAGTGTCTGTTTGAGACAAACCAGTTAAAGTATTTAACGCGGCACCTAATTCATTAATATAAGCTTGTTTTTGGTCTTTGTAAGCTTTGTATAATTGTGTATAATTTTGTGTGGTATCAACTTTATCTCTTGGTCCCGGTATATCGTTTTCATACTTTAATTTAATTATAACCTCATCAACAGCTTTAGAATCTGCTTCGTTACCTTGTGTTGTTGTGTTTGTTGGTGTTGTTTCTGTTGGATACTCAGTGGTTACCTTATATTGTTTGATAGTTTCGGGGTCTTGTCCTTGATTTAAGAAACTTTGAATTAGTTTTATATCGTTTGTATCTAATTGAGCGAATCTTCTGATTAATGCGTAGAAATCTAATTCCTCACACCCCGCAAAAAATGCGTTGATATAATTTTCCGATTCTTCATCGGACATTCCTTTAAAGTATTCTCTAACCAATAAATTTAAAATACTTGGGTGGTCCACTACAACCTTAAATGATAATTGACCGCTTCTAGAAGTATCTTGATAAGTATATATTGGTTCAGGTCTACCTAAAAACGTATTGTCTTGCCATCTAGCTTGGTTGTTCTCGCTAACTTTCAAATCATACGGAGGAAACCACATAACCCTACCTCCATTATTACCTCTCTCACAGAATGGTAAATCATTGTATGTGAAACCAGGTGTATTAGATGTTCTCCATGCTAAGTTCTCAATTGAGAACATATATTTTTTAGCGTAAAATCCATCACCTGTGGGTGATTCAAATATGTTTGTTGAATTCTTTGCACCAAATGAGTTTTTAAAACTATTTTTTGCATCATAGTTTCCGCTTGACATTGGTGCGATATTAATATTCCAAGGTCTGCTCTCACCACCCATTACACTATCATCAAATTTTCTGATATTAGCGGTTCTTTTCATTGTGTCTGAATAGTTCATATAAGACCTATCTTTGGTCCACACCCTACAATATTCAGCACCTGTTTCTTGTTTATACTTGTCAACAAATTTAATTGCGGAACCTCGAGACAACATACTGTCACCTTCTTTAAAAATTCTACTTGTTTGGTCAATAACATTACCAACGTGTGTTCTTGTGGCTTGACCATCTTTAGGCATTGAATCCAAGATTTCTTGAGTTTTACCCAAAATTGAATCTTCTCTAAATCCGTATTTTGTTGAAATTGAATTGTTGTACGTATCACTTTCTCTTGATTGGAATTCCTCGTTCCATAATCCAATTTTGTTTTGTGAGTTCTTACTAATCCACGTCAGTTTACCACTAATTGGTCCACCTTGGGAAATATTTCTTTGTCTCTCGAATAACGCGGCTTGTACCGGGTCAAACATTAAACTTAAGAAGTAACTACTTTTAACCATGTTGTCATTAAAGTCTGACATGGTATATTTCACGTCTTCACTTCTATCGTCTCCAATATATGCGACACCTTTTGGTGCTTCTAATCCTAAAACAGTTTTTACCCCTTGAGCAAAACTATTCGCAAAATTGAAAATTTTTGATGACTGTTGTGACCTCGCTGTTGTTGTATAATTTGGAGCATATGTTGAATATGTTAATTGGTCAAATAATATTTGTTTCTGACCCTCTCCCATGTATTCAATCATTAAATCGGAAGGTTTTCTTCCGAGTTTAGGTCTTCTTTGAATACCAACTAAACTTCCTAAAACACCAGTAACGTCTTGTAAAATAGCGCCGGCTTCTGTTTTTGGTGTTGGTCTATTTTCAATAGGGTTTCTTGGGTTGGTTAAATAATCGCCAGGTATTTCACTAAAAGGGAATTCAATACCTGCAACTGTTTGAAGAAAATCAACACCCTTTCCTAATAAACTTTTAGCAACGGTAATCTTATAATTTTTTTCAACTAAAGGTTCTCTACCTGTAACAATATTAATTGCAGTCGCGGTATTTCCACCTAACGCATCTAACGCCCTAACCCTACCTAATGTTGCGGATTCCAAATTTTGTTGTAATCTAGCAAAGACAGGTCCTTGTTTGTTTTCTCTAATGTTTTGTGTGGCGAATTTCATTAACCTCGAATCACTATCGAAGTTTTGGCCCGCCATAATACTAATTAAATTTGTTGTTTGGGGTTCGAATGAATTTACATATCCAGCTGGATTTATACCACCTAATAATAAAGCTAAAGACGGTAAAGATGTGTCAGTATATTCTTCAATTGTGTTATTGGGTGGAACATATAAATTGATAAAATTTTGTCCAAAATAAACCGCCCAATTTGTTTTAACGTCACCGGGGTCGACATTAGCAAAATTATTTAGATTCTGAACACTATAATTCGCATCCGTGAACGTTTGAGGTCCATTCGGTCTATTCAGAGTTTTTGAAATTAAAAAGTCCCTGAAAGTTTTGGTGTTATTAAAATCTAAATATGTTGGCATTTATATTATAAATAGAAACTTTTTAATTTTAATTAAATTGAGGTGGTAAGGTAAAAGATGTGTAATCTAAATCCGATGGTATAAAACTTTGAGACATATCATTAGCCAATGATGGACTATTATTAATCGCCCTAACAACATTATCAACAACGGCTCCGTCTGATTTAACAGTATGTGTATGGTTAACATTTACTGTTGAAGTTGTTGGTGTGGTAGATGATTCTTTTCCTTTTAATCTGTTCTCTAAATCAGATTCACTCACACCCATACTTTTAGCAACTAAAGCTTTAGCAGGTGCAACCGCTTCGCTAACCATTTTGGAAAATAAACCTTCGTCTGTTTTTTGTAAACCACCTAAACTTGTCTTTTCTTTTAAATTTCTAGATAATTCTAAACCTTCAATGTATTTGTCAAACTCAGCCAGAGGTTTTCTTATTTCTGCGGCGGCTTGTACTTTAGCAACCGTCAATAACGCACTTATGTCTTTTTGCATATTTTGAGTTACCGTGTATTGGTCTCTCGCAATATCCTCAACAGACATTTCTTCAAACGCTTTTTGATTCTCCAATAACCCTTTTGCAATCGTAGGATTTAGTTCATCCAAAGCGACTTTGGTATCTTTTAATCCCATCTTATCTGCTAAAGATTGAGGAATATCTATAACCATTCTACCACCTTCCATTTTGGAGATATTGGTTAAGAATTCTTTTTCTTTTTCATCTATTTGTAAACCTGAGGATAATAACGCGGTAGCCGCCGATGACCTTTCCGCAGCTTTAATTGCGGTTTTGGACATTTCCTCCATACTCATACCCATTTGGTCAGCTAAAGCTTTAGATTTTCTTAAGTTTGCACCTGTAATTTCAAATCTACCTAATTCGGAATTATATGTCGCTAATGAACCCGCAACACCTATCATCGCATCTTGTAGACCACCGGCATCATTTGTTGCCATATACATTAGTTTCAATGGGTCGTTGAAATCTCCAATCGCTCCACCTATAGCTTGTAATTCTGCGGACAACGCAATTGCTTGGTCGGGGTCAAAAAGTTTCTCCGCCATTGATTTAACCTTTTCAATGTTCATGTTAAATTCAATAGACTTCTGAACCATTCTGGTTAATCCCTCAACACCATTTTTAAATCCAATAGTGTTTAATTTGTCCATATTAGCACCAACATCTGCTACCACCTTTCTCGCGTTTAAACCAAGAGTTAATGAACTTTTACCCGCCCTGTCAATTTCTTTGATTGCGTCTTTTGCTCCAATACCTACTTTTTCAAACGAATCCAGTGCAGCTCCCAATTTAGATAAATCACCGTAAAAAGCTCTAGCGGTTTTTTGTGATTCTTGTAAAACATCACTACCAAATGTTGTCATCTTACCTGTTTGTTCAACCATTTGTACCGCATAATCTTTTACATCCTCAAATCCAAATCCCATAGCGGTAGCGGCTGGTAATGTTTCAAATATATTGTTTCTAAATTCTCTTGATAATTCACCTGTTAATCCAAGTTCAGAATTAATTTTATTTCTTAACTCTACTTCTTGTGTTTGTATTTTTATTAATTCATCACCAAGAAAAGATACCATCTCTTTGGCGCCTTTAACACCTAATTGAACCATAAAATCAGGTAGATTTTTTGATTCTCTTGCAATTTTACCTATTGTTTCAGATATGGTACTAAATTGGAATACAGTATCTTTTGATAATGATAATGATGAAACGGGGTTTGAATACCCTAAGTCCGCAATATTTTGAGTTTTAAGTAGGTCTGTAGCAAAAGCGGCTGTTTTACTACCACCACTTCCTGTATTTCCTCCACTTGATGGTTCTTTTTGATTATAAAATGACCAATAAGTATCTACTTGACCCATTAAAGAACTGTTATTCTTCACGGATTCAAATTTCAAGAACTCGTTTTTGAATTGAGTATAATTTAAACCTGCTCTTAATTTGGATACTTCTTCGTTAATTGTCATATCAATAAATATTATTTAGGAGTGTTTTCTAATTCAATAATGTACTCCACGTAATATCTACGTATGAAAACTGGCATGGTGATAATGTCACCATAACTAAAACCTCTTTTGATTAAAAATAAAATTTCGTCTAACTGTCCTTTCTTATAAGCCATAGAAAGGGCGAAAAAACTCAACCCCGAACCCAATTTCAACTTGGGTGTCTTCTCCTGACGGGGTTTTTACTGTTTTTGTTAAATCTAATCCTGGTTTATTTTCTTTTAGAAATTTTCTGAAATCTTGAGAGTCTTTAATTGGTAATCTCTCAACAAAATTATGTATGTTCATCATATCTCTATTGCCGGCAACAGACTTAATCATCATTTCTAATTGTTTGGTGACAACAGGTGCAACACCTTGACCATTCCAACTCTTTCTTAAATCATCAAGTTCTTTCTCTTGTTTTGGTGTTAAAAATTTAAATGTGATTTGAACTTTTGATTTTTCCATAAAATATGGATATTCACCGTTTGAATCTGATTCTAAATTAAAATCTTTGAATTTTAATTCACTCATATCAACAGAAATCTCAAAATCCTTTTCAGTTTTTGGGTCAGTTAAATAAAATTTATATTCGGGACCAAAAGCGGTGTTTCTTAAAAATATTAACACTGCTTGTCTATCTTCTTCAACAATGTCTTCAATTTGAATATCTCTATCTAATATTTTTCTTCTAAGTAATTCATCAATTACACCATTTGTCGCAATTAAATTTTGCGCGGATAAAATATTTTCATCCGCAGCCGTTAAGTATGCAACTTTAAGTGATTTCTTTTTATTTTGATAGTGTATACCTCTTGAAGGTAGTTCAACAACATCATAAGCGATTGTTGGGTCGACTCTAAATTCTTCCATATTTGTTTTATTTAATAACTAGTATAATTTACAAAAACTTATAAAAAAAGTAAAGGTCTCCTTTTGAGAGACCTTTTATTGACAGATTTTTTATTATTTGATTAGTAAACTAATATACATCTATCCATTCTTAACGAACATGTGATAGATGCAATATCATCTCTTGAATAATCAAGTTCGTTAAAGTTTAAGTCGGTTATGAAAGAACCTTGAAGTATCCATTTTTCAACCACAACCCCCGTTGGGTCTAACATTTCTAATTCAATATCTTTTTTGTAACCAGCTGCGTAACCCATACGACCTGTAACTGATTCAGCGTGTAGACGGAACCACTCCATCAATGCTTGTGCCGCTGAAGGACCAATAGGGTCTTTGAAGGTTACTCTTATTTCATTCCATTCAAATCTACCAGCTACGTATGTTGATGTGTTGATGAAAGGAATTGCAACTGAGTTAATTTTTGCACTAGGTCTTGCACTTGAGGTTACGTACCACTCGTTAATACCCAATGATGATGGGAATCTAAGTATGAATCGGTTAACTCTCTTCGGTTCGTAAGGAACCGGCATTTTCATTAATAAATCTGCCATGTCAATATTTGTTTTTTAATTTTTTTATTTTTAATCTTTCTTATAAATATGTTGTATATGAAAAAACAAAAAAAATCTTCTCAATACTTGATTTTGTGAAAATTATTTCGTATTTTTTCCATACTAGTACTAGATGCTAGTAAATTAAGAACTAGATTAAAGAAACTAGAATAACTATAAAGAAATAAACTAGATAAAAATAAACTAGAACTAGAACTAGAATACTGGTGCATATACTGGGTAATTTATAATTTTATTTTTTTTATATTTGGTAATTCCGTAGGTCACACTATATTATAATGTTCCACGTGGAACATAAAATAGGGAGGGTTTCCCCTCCCCTTTTTATTAGATATTATCAAATGATGCTCCTGTTGGTGTGATTATGAATTCAACATCGATAAATTCAAGAGCTCTTGTTGGTTTAATGTAAATTTTACCTCTCAAAGTATTAGCGTCAATATCTTCAGGGTCGTTGGAAACCGTTACACGGAATTCATACAAACCTCTTTCTCTCTTAATTGCGTCTAATATCGGGTTAACCAATCTCAAAAACTCATTACGAACTTGTTCGTCGTTTTGTTCAAATAACAATCTTACCGCTACTGCTGAAATTAATTTTCTTGCTCTTAACAGTAATCTTCTTACGTTAATTCTATCCAAAGCTGATTCACGTACTTGAAGTGTTTTATTACCCCAAATGATTGTACCGGTATCCGCAAATGTTGCGATAGGGTTAATTCTCGCTTTGTAAAGGTCATCTCTCTCATCCAAAGTTAATTTCTTATAAGCTTTGATTGAGTTTACTAAACCTCTTGAATAACCCGCTACCGCGAACCAAGGGAAAGATACGTTATCTGTTAATGCTATATTTCTCAATACTTCACCTGTTGGTGGTAAGTATAATTGTGTAGCGTTGTCTGCGTCTCTAACTTGAATCCAAGGCCAGTAAACCGCTGAGTAGTTACTATCAATTGCTACGCCGTCCAAAGCGTCTATTACTTCATCCGCTGTACCGTAGTTTGGTGATGAAATCACATAAAGTGAATCCGCTCTATCTTCTTCAATCATATCAATTGCGTAAGATGTTAATGAACTGTGGTCATAGAAGTTGATACCTGGTGTTGCGAAGATGTTTACATCAACAGCTTCAGGGTTTGCGAAGGTATCAATACCTTGAGTGTAAGCGTAGTAGTCAGAGTTTCCTGATACTGTACTAAATACACCACCATTATTAGTGTTACCACTTGTGTAAGTATTTTTACCAAAGATGTATCCATCACCGTAGGTTCTCACATTTCTGTAGATATCCCAACCGTCAAATCCACCAGCCGCTGCGAATGTGAATTTACGATAATTGATATTTGTTAATACGTTATTCGCTCCACCTGTTTGACCCTCTAAATCATACGACGTGGTTAAGAAGGTTGTTCCTGTGATTGTAGATGCGTTTGTTGATAAGTGGAAACCCTTAGTTGTTCCAGCTGCTGATGTTCCTTTGAATTTAAACAAGTCTCTATCGTATGTTACTGCGTTTGTTGGACTTGATAAACCAAAGTATGTTCTTCTTACTTTGTCACCTGAAGATAAAACAGGTGTTCCATCGGCTTGATAAGATGTAGTATCACCAGCGTTATAGAATGTAGTCTTGTACATCACCGAACCTAAAGTACTTGAACCAAAAGATGTGTTGTTTGTAAATCCTTTAAATCCTGCAGGATATGCGTCGGTTGGGTGATTATCAGCCATTGACAACATAATGTATCTTGAACGTAATTCATATTCACCATCAGATGTACCAACTTTTTTAGCAACATATCCTGGTAAATCTGGATTCATATTACATCTACCAAATTTTTCAAGTACAACTAAATTATCGTCTGTATCATTAAAGTCTCTAACGATTAAGTCAAAGTCACCAGTGTTTACATCAATATTAATAATTGAAACTTTTACTTCGTAGTTTGCAGAATCACCATCTGATACTGTGATTACATCAAATAAATCATCAACTTCACCACCTCTAACCTCTGATACAACAGTTGGTGTCATTGGGGTATCCCAAGATGTTTTAAAGTCGTTACCAACATGTTCGAAAACTTCTGTTAAACTTAAACCTCTAATTAAACCTTGTTCATATGCTCTTTGTAAGTAATTTGGATAAGATTCAAAAACATACACAGGTACATCACTTTTTAATTTGTCATAAACATCGGTACCAAAAACTTTTGTTACATATTTTGATGACGAAGAGTCCATACTACAAGTGAATGATTTTGGTCCACTTGTTGAACCTGTAACATTAACTGTAAATTCAGCTAATGGATTTGTAGTGATTCCTGAACCTGTAACCACAAAATTTACATCTGCGGTAGTTTCCAAGTTTAATGTTTGTCCATTGTAAGAACCTCTTGGTCTGAACGCTAAAACCACTTGTCCATCATACGCCGTGTTCAATGTTCCATAGTATGTGTACTTAGTCACATCAAATCTACTCGCACCGCTGTTATAAACAAATAAGTAAGAATATACTTCAGAACCTGTGGTGTTACAAAGTTTATTGAACCATTCCTTATTGTTGTAATTACTTGCGTTATTCAAACCTGTTAAAGGAGAAACTTCTTCAAGTGATGATGTTTGACCACTTGTTCCTGAAGTTGGTACTTCACCCATCACAAACCATTGTCCATGGTTAGATGATGTGTTACCACTAAAGTTTGCTACAATATATTCTGTAATATAATTTCCATCTACAGATATTTTATCTGATAGTTCACTATAAATCGTACTTGCTGTAATTGTTGTGGTCGATGCTGACATTGTTAAACTTGTGGTTGTTCCACTAAGAGCCCCCAATGTAACCCCACCAATTGTTTTAACACCATAAGTTTTGACAGGTAAATAACCCGTTAAACCTAATATTCTTGTTACAAACATTTGGTTAGATTCTTCTAAATAAGATTTTGCGAAATAAGGTAATTCATATTTTGGATTGTTATTGTTGTCTTTTAACGGACTTGTTCCCCCAAAATATGACTTGAATTCGTCAAAATTAGTTATTAATACAGGTTCAAAAGCGGGACCTTTTAAGGTTTCACCCACCAAACCTAATGTGCTCACACCAACACTTTGTGCTACGAATGTTAAGTCTTTTTCAGATGTATATACACCCGGAGATACAAAAACTCTATTTGAATTTGCCATTTTTAATTTGTTTGGTTAATTAATTTTATTTCTTTATCAATAAATATCTTTGTTTTTAGCAAAGATTCCCTTGATTTTTTTAAAAATGGCACTTATGGATACTAATTTATCCTTTAGTATCTATATTTATCTTTATCATGAAAAACACCCTAAAAAACATAAAGGTTAGTGAAAATCACCACCAAATGTTAAAAGAATATTGCGACAAAAATGGATTAAAAATTTATAAGGTTGTTCAGAAATGGATTGATGAAGTTTGTAAAACAGGAAAGGTGAATGATTCACCTAAGAAAAAAGATATCTATGGAGATTAATTTTTTATAACATACTAATCTCCGTCATATCAACGGTAATGTTATTACAAATTAATAAATTACCATCAATTATAAAATTGTCAGTTCTTTCTAAAACCAATAATGATTCAAGATGACTAGTATCAACACTAAGACCATAGATGTCATTATCAACAACCAAATTGATTATTAAATTTTCATATATTTCAATATGAGATAATGTTTTTTCGTATAAAAATTCTTGTATTGTCATGTTGTTTAATTTATTGGGGTTACTGTTGTGATTGTTGCTCCAGAACCAAATCCTGTACCGGTATTAAGTGTCGTGTCTAAAGTTCCATCTGAAAATAAACGTACAATGTTTCCTACCGATGTGCCGTTATATGATGTAAAATTACCACTAATTAGTATTTTACCATTTGTTTGAACAACAATACTGAGTACATGATTATTAAATCCGGTTCCAATACTAAATGTATTATCAATAGTTCCATCAGAATTTAGTCTAACTATCCTATTAGATGTTACACCACTATACGATGTGAAAGCTCCCCCGACCATTATTTTACCACTTGAAAGAGTCGAGACAAAATAAACACTATTATTAAATCCGGTTCCAATAATAAATGTATCATCGATAGTTCCTCCGGAATTTAATCTAATTATTCTATTAGATGTCACTCCACTATATGATGTAAAATCTCCACCAACGACAATCTTACCATCTGATTGTACCGATGACATGTATGTGTAGGCATTAAATCCCGTACCGACTGTAGTTGTAAAACTAGAATCGTGACTCTTATCGGAATTAAGTCTCTCAATTCTTCTTGTGGTCATACTACCACAAAGAATCATTTTACCATCTGATTGTAAAGAAACATCTTGAACAGTTGAGTTTGCATCATAAGTAGTAGACGTTGAACCACTAAATGTATTATCAATTGTTCCGTCAGAATTTAACCTAATAATTTTATTCGCCGACGTGCCATTATATGATGTAAAATATCCACCGATTAATAGTTTTCCATCAGATTGGGGTACAACAAATTTTGTGATACTATTGAATCCCGTTCCGATACTGAATGTATTATCGATTGAACCGTCTAAGTTTAATCTAATTATATAATTGGACGATACACCACTGTATGTTGTAAAATAACCCGCACCGTAAATTTTGTTATTATATATTATGTGATTTTCTAAGAAATTATCAAATCCGGTTCCACCGCTAAATGAACTATCAACTGAACCATTTGAGTTTAATTTAATTATGTCATTATATAATGTGCCATTGTATAATGAGAATCCACCAGAAATTAATAGTTTATCATCCACCATCAATGATGGTGTTGGGGTGGCCGATGGTGTGACAGAACTATTGGGAGTAATGGATGGTGTTACTGATTGAGTTGGTGATGGTGTCGGTGAAGACTCAATTGTTACCGAAGGGGTAACTGTGGGTGTTGAGGTTAAAGTAGGGGTTGGTGTAACCGATGATGTAAGTGACGGAGTAATTGACGGTGTTACTGAGGGGGTAACTGAAGGTGTTACAGTTATGGTTGGGGTGATAATAGAGGTTGAGGTTAAAGTAGGGGTAACCGTAGGTGTTGATGTTGGGGTTATTGATGGTGTTACAGATGAAGATGGTGTTATTGAAGGTGTTGGGGTCGGTGTTATTGGTATTGTAAAAGTTGATTGTGTTGTAAAATCATATCTAAATTTTGTTTTAGACGACGTATTAATATCTACCGAACTAAAATTATTAACCAAAGTTAAATTACTAAACGTACCATCGACAGTATATTGTGTAGTACCACTTAATTGATTTGGTTCAATAAAAATTTTAACAGGAATTGATATTGAACTACCAGTCACAGTTAATAAAGTGTCAGTAAATGAAATTTCAACCGTCTTATCTACCTTATTTGTTGCGGTTGCGGTGTAGTCCGCAACGATTGAACCACTACTATAATTTGATGATATTGTTATTGAGTTTTCAATTTTTTTTATAGATGGAATTGACCTTAAATCGGGTTCCACCATGGTAATACTTCTGTTAATTGCAGGAGAAACTTCAAATTCTTCATCATCAATTAAGAATCCTAACATTGTAAACCCGTAATTTTGAATGTAGAATCTTCTACCATCTAAAGTATCCATCGGAGTATTATCTTCGATTCTATCTAATACAATTGGGATATAATGACCTTTTACTCGAGTGTATGCTTGACGAGATGAAAACTTTTGTAAAACCTTTTGATTGAACTTATTTATATCTCTAAATTTTGTACAAACAATAGTTACATCAAAACTAATATCAACCGCAATTGGTTGAGGTATTTTGTATATGTCCGCACCCATTTGATTTCCATCCCAAGTCGGAACCGATGCATAAAAAAAGTCTCTTCTATCAGGAATAGTTCTTTGAATAGATGGGTTTGTACCTAACTGAACTTCAGGTTTTCTTACAACAGCAATAAATGGTAACTTAATATTTCCATCTTCATCACTAAAAGACCAATTGTTGGTATACTCACCCCATCTTTGAATTGTGAGAATTTTTGGAATCATTGGTATTTGGTCCCCGTCAGATATTACTTTAAAATTTTCTTTTACAAATTCTAACATACCCAAATCAAGGTCGTCGTGCAATATCGAATCAGGAAGAAAAGTATCAGATTTAATTATTTCTTCTAATAATTCTTTTCTTCTACCGGTAATTGCAGGACCATCCGCGTTTTGGTTTACACCGTATACTTTAATATCTTTTTTTCTTTTTGGTAATCCCATAATTAAATTCCTCTAAATTCAGATTCTTGTGCAATTGCACAGGTGATAGTTCTATAATGAGGTCTAAAACCAAACATATTATGTTTATTATCGGAAGTAACTTTTCCATCGTTTACCACCGTATAGTATCTAATTCTTTCTTCCGATTCGGGGTACCCAATAAAATCACCATATCTAATATCAATACCCATTTCTTCTAAGTGTTTTATATAAACTGAAATGGTCATATTACCGGGTTCCAAATATCTATTTACACCTTTAGTATATGAATTGTTTTTAGGTTCTTCAATTTTAACCAATCCGAAAAATTCGGTAGGTGGTAAAAATTTAATTTGGTCTTTACCAACTTCACCGTATACATCATCAGTGTCGGTTTTTTGTCTATCTACTCTAAATAAAACTAATTTCATACCTAAATCACCATGCAAGTATTCTTCCCCTAACTGAACATTTAAATCAAAATCAGTTTGAGAAAAAAATTTACTTAATCTGGTTATCGGTAGTTTATTCTTCATTTACTATAAATAGTTCATTTATTGATTCTATTTTACTATATTTAACTTATTGTATGCAGAGTAAGATTCCTGAGATAGAAGCAAGGGAAATTTTGTCCACTTACGAAGGTTTTAACAACCAACTAATTGAGTGGAAAAGAAAGTTATCTGAAGTTAAAGGTTTTCAGTTAACAAGACCCCAAGCTGAGTATGTTTTAAAATACCATGAGGTAGTTCCTCGGGTTGCAAAAAAATATATCAGTATTGTTGATGGATTTGCAGACAAGTTAATGGAATCTAAACATCTAACAAAACCACCCGAAAAAATATGGTGTGAAAAGTTATTATGTGAAAGTGATATGGCATATCACATATGGGGTAAAATTTTTGAAACTGAAAAAAATTCAGCTATGTGGGTTCCTAAATCCGCAATCATCCAAGAGGAAAAAAAATTAAACAGAGAGATTGATTATTCATCTTACGATAACCGACCTCCATTACCTCACCAAAAAGAAGCTATTGAGAAATTATTGGCCAACGACAAATATATTCTCGCTGATGATATGGGACTGGGTAAAACCACATCAGCGATTATTGCCTCTTTAGAAAGTGGAGCAAAAAAGATTTTAATAATATGCCCAGCATCTCTAAAGATTAATTGGCAGAGAGAAATTGAAAATTACTCAGATAAGAAAACTTTAATTGTTGAAGGTCGTAAGTGGGGTTCAACATTTAATTACTATATTATAAATTATGATATTGTAAAAAACTATCACTCAACTGAAACACCTGAAATTGGTCAAGAAAATACTAATTTAATTGCCAATGAAAAATTTGATTTGGCAATAGTAGATGAAGCTCATTACATATCAAATACTACCGCTCAAAGAACTAAATTAATAAATGATATATTAAAAAATATACCAAAAGTTTGGTTACTTACAGGTACACCCATGACCTCAAAACCAATCAATTATTATAATCTATTAAGAATCGTAAATTCAAATGTTACGTTAAATTGGCAAGGTTATGTTAAAAGGTATTGTGGTGGTTATCAATTCACGGTAAACAAAAAGAAAATATGGAATACTAACGGTGCAACAAATTTAGATGAACTTAGAATGAGAACTAAAAATCTTGTTTTAAGAAGAATGAAAACTGACATATTAGACCTTCCCGATAAAATTATCACACCAATATTCTTAGATTTAAAGAGTACATACTATGATGAAGAACTTGAGGACTTTTTAAGAATTACAAGTGAATCTAAAAACAAAGAATCATTATCTGTTACTATTAATCGTTTAATGAAAGTTAGACAAATTATCTCTCAGGAAAAAATTGATTATACTTGTGAGATTATTGATAGATGTTTAGAACAAGGTAAAAAGGTTATTGTGTTTACGAACTTCACCATGTCTTTAGATATGTTACATGAGAAATACAAAAAGAACTCGGTGGTTTTAGATGGTAGAATGTCTAAAGAAAAAAGACAACAATCTGTTGACCGTTTTCAAAATGAAGACAAAGTAAAAGTGTTTATTTCAAATATTATTGCAGGTGGAGTTGGTATCACCTTAACCGCTGCGGAATGTGTGATTATGAATGACTTATCATTTGTTCCTGCACATCACAGTCAAGCAGAAGACAGAGCGTTTAGATACGGACAAAAGAAAAATGTATTAGTGTATTATCCGATTTTCGAAAATACTATTGAAAAGATAGTGTATAATATGCTTCAAAAGAAAAAGAATATTATCGACCAAGTAATGGGTGATGGAGATTTCTCAGAAAGTTTTGCACAATCAATTCTTAAAGAGATTCTTTAAGATATTCATCATGAAATCAATGTCCTCTTGTTTTTGAGAAATACTCTGAATTATTTCAACCCACACATCGTGGATTTTATCAATATCAAAATTTTCACTACTTGAAGGCAAACTCACACAAACTTTTCTTTCTTCTTTTATAAAATTTAAGTTTGTGTCTTCAGAAACTTCAAGAGAAAACTCTACATCGTTTTTTGAACAATACATGAAAAACTCAAAGAAAATTTTTGAGTTAAAAATATCATCAATTTTTTCTTCCATTAGTATATTATTTTTGTTATATGTATACCAACCATTTAATTCGGTTATAATGGTATCTTCTTTAAGATGTAAAAAAATCATTCTCGTTGGGTTCACAGTATGAAATCTAAAATCATAGTTCAATGATACCAAAACTAAATAATCAATATTTTTACCAATGTAATCCCTTACATCTATAATATTTTTAAAACTATCACCTTGAAATTTAACAACCTTGCTTTGGATTCTTTTAACTTTTGTATTATCATCGTTGTTGACCGTGAATAAATCACAACCGTTAACCATGTCAATCGAAGAACCCCTCACCAATGATGTCCTGTAAATCTTAGCTGTTTTTACATTTTTTTTAAAATAATGTTCAATACACAATTCACCATATGTACCCGTACCAATCGTTTTGGATGCAATATGAAAAAGTTCATATAAAAAATCGCTAGGACCAACAGTCCTATGGTCTATCAATATTTTGTCTTTGTATACTCGAAACCATTTAAAATAGTTTTTTATTTCTTCTTCAATATAACTTGAACTATTACCATCAAAAGTAATTTCTTTTAATGGTACGCCATTTAGATTGTTTATTCCCTTAAGAAAATAATCTTGAAAAATCCATTCGTTTAATTTCTCAACAATTTTTATGTTGACAATATAGTTCGTATTAAACTGATTTACAGGAGACCACGACCCCCTTGGGGTTAAAACACCATATGTCCCATTTTTTTGACAAAAACCATATTGGTTTTTACTCAAGTAGCATTCCTTAAAAACCTCTCTCCATTCACTCAAAAAAAGGTCCTTGATAGGTCCCTTTATTGTGCAAATCTTTTTTACGTGGTTTTCTATGTTTCTTAAGTTTCCGGTGGAATACATTAATATTTGGAATATTAAAACAAATATACAGATATTTATTGATAAATCAAAGTTAATGTCAACAACTGTCATTTCAAATACTGAAAAACAAAAATTGTACACCCAAGTGTTTCATTTATTGGGTTTACCCGTTAGGGGAGTTGAACTCACAGAAGAACAAATGGACACCTTTTTAGAGTTGTCAGTATCTGAATATGAACAATATGTAAGTGATTGGTTGATTGAATCACAGTGGTCAGCACTCGCTGGTCTTAATGTGGATACACAATCATTAACAAGAGCGTTTACCACAAGGAGTTTAGATTACGAGACACAATACACCCATTCTTACTCTAAGATTGTAGGTCTACAGACGGGTGGTAATAGTGAATTAAAAAAAGATTATATTTCATTATCTGCGAACACACAAACTTATGTGATTCCTGCTGGTAGAGAGATTAATGAATTATTGTGGTTCTCAAGAGCGGAATTAACAGACTCAATTGTTGACCCATTTTTAGGCGGTTTTGGTGGTCTTGGGGGTGTTGCTTTTGGTGGTGTCGGTGGATTTGCACAACAAGGAGCTTCGGGTTCTTATTTCTTATTACCAGCTTATGATTTATTATTAAGAATGGGCGATAGAAATATTAAAAACCGATTAATTGGTGGTGACTTAACATATAGAATTACGGCAGGACCAAACGGAACAAAAATAGTTCACCTATACAATGTACCAGGTGGTAGATTTGATTTTGGTTCGATTCAAAACAATAGACAAAAAGTGTGGTATTGGTATTATGATACCACAGACCCCGATACTTGTTTAGACAAAAATAGTGGTATTGTAAAATTACCTTCTGATGTTGAAACCGAAGAACTTACTTGGGACATGTTAAATAAACCAGCACAAAACTGGGTTAGGAAATATCTTATCGCATATTCAAAAGAAGGTTTAGGTAGAATATGGGGTAAATTCTCAGGTGATTTACAAGTACCTGATAGTTCTGTTAAGTTAGATTATTCAACATTGTTACAAGAAGGTAAAGATGAAAAATTAAAACTTATTGAGGAATTAATGAATCGTTTAGAAAGATTAAGACCCGATAAGTTAATGGAAAGAAAAGGAGCGGAAGCGGAAAACCTAAACAAAGCACTTAAGTACAGACCTTTCCAATCACCATTTAACGTAATCTAATTAGATATTGGTTGCGTGATAAGCGTAATCATTACCGTTGGTCTGAATAATCTCATCCTCATTACTCTTGATACTTTCAGCTTGTAGAGATACCACTTTTCTATTCAAATCCACCCAATAAGGGTCTGCTAACTTCAAACTGTCCTCCACATACATAAAGAAAGGGTCTCTTTTTACTCTATTCCAAAATAGTACTTCACTATCAGATAGTGTCATTACCTCATCGTACTTATCTTGACCATCTTCCTTAAGAGGAAACCCACTTACTAATTCACATTGAGCTCTTGTAAAATATTGTCTGTCTTCGGGTTTTTCAACCAAAATATCGTGACGTATTTCAGGGTTGAAAACAACTAACAATGGTTCTATTCTCTTATTAAAATTAGTCAAGTATCTCGCCACGTTATAATCACCAGTCATGTCGGGATTGTTTGTTAACTCCTTTTCAGAAATCATGTAACAATTAATCTGTATGTAATTATCTGGCATTGGTTTACCGTGTAATTTAGTAAACTCCTCTTGTTGTTTTTTGGTTGGTTTTGTTATTTTCTGAACATCACCGTCTGATTTTTTTTCACCATTATTAATATAGTAAATGGTCTCACCAAGACTGGCGGGATAGTTATTCTGAATAACCAACTCCATATGTGCTTGTCGAGACATCAAAGAACCAGCTTTCGTGGTTTTTTTAATATGTTTTTTGTAATCCTCGACCGATTGTTTTACACGAGACTTATTAGCCATTTTAGACAATGGGATTTTCTTATCATAAATTTGTTGGACATATCTGTAATAAAGCTCAACAAAAGATAATCCATCGCCATTTAATAGGTGTTTTAATCCTTCATCTAAAAATTCTACAACATATTGTTGAAGTTTTTTTGATTTAATAGTATTCCCCGTAAGTTTGATTTTTTCTTTACCTTTTTTAAGAAGTTTAATGATGTAATTTTTTCTTGAAACGTTGATACACGCAGGTGCGGTGTAATCAATATCAAGACCCATTTCATTTCTCATAAAAGTGTCATTGAATTCCGCGGTATCTGCTTCGATACCAACGTATTCTTTCCCTTCTTCTACTAATTCATTCAAACCTTTACCAATGTATATGTGGGTATCAATATCATCGGGAGTAGAAAAGTTAACACCGTCCGTATCCATTACAAGAGGTTTATATCCTTTTTTCTCAAAGAACATAATCATCATACGAAGACACTGACGACCAGTACATGTGATGGTTTCACCCATGTTCATATCACCCCATGGAAATACCTGTGGTGCGGACAAGGAACCAAAATAAGCGTTGATAAAAATCTTGATTGGTAATTGTTTACGGTCGTACATTTCTGCTTGTACGGGGTCACTATCTTTAAGTTCACCAGCAAGTCTTTTATATTTGATACGAATGTTTCTAAAGTACTTTAACATAGACTTCTGAACACCCATAACATCACATTCAGGAAATACATCATAAACCAATTGGATTGATGGGTAAAGAGATGCGTAGTCAAATTTTACAATATTCTTGGAGTATCCGACATTTAATAATCTTGAAAGACCTCCTGTAATTGCTCTTTTTTCATCTTTGGTGGGTATTGCCAAACCGTTTTCATATGACCAAGCTAACATGATAATTTTCCAAAGTGTTGCAGTTCCCATCGTTGCAATTCTTTCATAAGTTGTTGGTACCAATTTAGAAAGTAAGAACGTAGATTGAGAGAACGAATCATCCACAATCATTGTTTCGTACAAGTCATCATCAAGATACTGTTCTACAATTCTTTGACCTGGCCATATTTCGTATTTATTAGGGTATTTGTCTAATAAATTTTCAGTACCGGGTTCACCAATCTTTTTGTATTTACCTGTTTTAGGGTTAACGTAATAACTATCATTTTCCAAATATATTTTTGAAATAAAAGCACCATCGACATATACCCGATTTGGTTTTTCTTTTTCCAAATATTGGGTAATGTATTTCAATCCCCAAGATTTAATTTCCGAATTAATTGCTTGTGCCCTTCTTACTGCGTGAGCGATATCAACAATATTATGACCCCAAATGATATGTTGAGTGTAAGGTTCAATTTCATTTGCTAACTTTAATACACCTTCTTTTTGTTTAATCCCATCCGATGTGAGTATTGATGTACACTCAACAATATCAACACCTAAAATTTCGGCTCTTTTTAATATGAATGGAAAGTCAAATGACGCTGAATTATACCCACCAATAATTGTTGGTTTTAATTCTTTTATTATTTCAAAAAATTCTTCGATACATTTTTTCTCACCATCAGGACCAAAAGCGGGTATGGTTTTTTGTAAACCACGGTTGTCCTTTACTCCAATAAGAATTATCTCATTAGTCTCAGGTTCAAGGCCCGTGGTCTCGATATCGAATACAAATCGATGAACACCTGAATAATCATCAATACCTTTAAATAATCTTTTTTTCTTTTGAATAAGATATTGTTCTACAGGTGATAAAATAGTAAATAAGTGTTTAAAATTATCACCCCACGGGTCAATACCGCCTTGTTTGAAAAAACTAATTAATTCACGATAACCCTTTAGACTTTTTACTAAAAAATTTTGTCCATTTTCAAGTCTATCATTACCTTGGGTCTCAAGTTTATCAATAATAATACCGTATTCCCCCATTTTTTTCTTTTGTATGGATTTACTTCCTTGATAGAAATTACAAGAACTTAAATCACCAACCCATAGAAATGGAGTTAAAGTGTCGGGTTTTACTACCTTACCCCTTACAGGGTCTTGAATAATTTTGTAAATTTTGTTGGTTTGGTAATCGTATTCAACCCCTACAATGTATTCTTCAGGGTCCCAACCATTTAAAAAACTTTCGATTACCTCTTGAGAAATAACTTCTGACATATCGTATATTTTTGTTTTGACACATTTGCTTACAACACCGTGTTGTAGTTTGTCTTGCTAACAATTATACGAAATAATCATCACATATCAAAATATGGTGATAAATAATTTTTCCTTTACAGGAAGAATCAGTTTTGTGGTTGGATTTAAGTTGGTATCTAAAAATTGAACTGTAACTTTACCTTCATACTTACCAATTCTTGCGGTTTGTGATTCTGTGAATTGGTGGGTAATATAATATTCGTCTGTGGTTTGATTGTACTTTTTGTCTCTTGTGGTGATTAAACAAGTTGAGTTTAGGATTTCAGGTTCACCTGTCTCAACATCAAACATATCAAAAGTAATATCACAACTTTCCAACATATCGTTGAATCCGGATTTATCATTTTTTCCATCATCAATAAGTCTCATTTTTAATATCGGTTGTGAAGCACCTTGTCTTATAAAAAATTCCATCTTATTTAATATATTTTATTTAATACAAAAATGTCACTATATATTTTATTTGCGGGGTCACTTGAACTAAACTGAGCTGTTACTTCAATTGTATTTGAAACGGTGGTATCAAACGTAGTACTATTAACCGTATTGAACGCAAACCCACCTTGTGAACCATTAGATTGTTTTGTTGTATGAAATACACCAAGAGCAACTATACTGGCAACACCCGCAACACCGAGAGACCTAATTGTGAAATTTATAGAAAGTTGCCAAACGTCATCAACTGATGTTGTCATATTTTGAAGTCCAGAATCTGCTAAAATTACCGAACCAGTTTTAACTTTTATTCTTATATCATCACCATTTTTTGCGGATAAAAGACCACCAAAATCCGCTCTAAAGCTATCACCAACCCTAAATCCATTAGCGGGAACACTTAAGGTTCCAACCCCACCGTCAATAACACTTAATTCTGATGTTGTACCACTTATAGTTACACTATTTCCTGTTTGAGAAAACAAACCATAAACCGTTGGAAATGGAGCTAAAACACTATTTTTAACTCTATATGTGGTTCCACCTTGAGAAACAGCAAACTCCGCATTTGCGGTTAAACCTGTAAGTTCGGGTAATTGGGATATTGGTAAATTCATCTTATTTTATAAATATCTATTTTTATATTTTAATACGTTTGAGGTGTTTGATACGTATTTCTTGTGGTGGTAGAGTTAAATCCTGATACCGTATGTAACGTTGTCCAAGTTGTTCCATTATTACTACCGGCAATCGTCCATGATTTAGGGTCTCTACTTTCTTCATCATTTGCGGTACCCCATCTATAACCCGTAAACGCCTTTGCACTACTAAATTGAAAAATAAAATTACTTACATTTCCATTTGTTACAAAATTCAAATCCAAAGCTTTAGTTGTTAAATTACCATCCGCTAACTTTGGAGGTTCCTCACCAACAGGGTTATTACCACTTGGGTTAGTTACCGTAACACCAGCCATACTTTGGTCTACACCACCTATTTGAAAAACGAATTCGGATGCTTGTATGCAATTCGCATTAGGTGGTGATGTTTTACTTTCAGTAATCTGCCACCTATAATATGTGTATGCGGGTCTTGATGGTGTTGGTGTTGGTGTTGGGGTAACCGACGGTGTTCTACTTGGTGTTATTGATGGTGTTACACTTGTTGAAGGTGTTCTACTTGGTGTAACAGACGGTGTAACAGATGGTGTTACACTTGGGGTTATAGACGGTGTAACAGATGGTGTTATCGATGGTGTTACACTTGTTGAAGGTGTCACTGTTGGGGTCGGAGATGGACCTGTTTCTATTTTTATTTTATAATAGTTTTCTTGGAAAATATAATCACCGTTTTCTTGTAGTAAAAAATTACCTGATAAATCTTCTACGTACAGTGTACAAGTACTACCAAACGCGGGAAAAAATAAAGAATATGTTCCATAAAAATAAGACGCAACATAATCATAGGGTAATACTTGGGTGCCAAGATTAATAGTACCACCAGTATCTGGATAATAAGTAATAACCGCACTTTGACCTGTATAATTTGTCGAAACTATTTTTAAAGTATCCATTTATTTAAATTATATCAATTTGTATCATTTTTTTAAAGGCCAATCATACTATCCACACAATTTTCAACACATTCCGTTATGTCATAGTTGGGTTTAGTATCAACAAGATAATGATGTCTTACTCTTACAAAATTTAATGGTTCTTCATAATATTGTACTCTTTTAAAATTAAAACAAGAAATACCCATATTATGTATGCCACCAGAATATTGTGTACCACCAGCCCACGATTGAATCATTATTTGATTACCCCTTGTTGAAGGGATAACTTCTTCCCATCCTTTTAATTTATATATGGTTCTTCCATTTAAATAAATTTTTAATGTACCAATTCTTCTATTTCTTTCTAGTGCCCATTTTTTATTTAAAATTTCAATGTCTTCATATGTTGGAGTCGCTCCCGTTAACCAACTACTAATCGGGGTGGTCAATGTTCGACCTGTAATCAAATCATTCCAACCACCATCATTTTCTAATTCACAATCATTAAAATATTTATCTCTTTCAAAAGTTATTGTGATATTAAAATCTTTAGATGTTCCACTTGTACATAAAACAGGTGTTTGACCTGAAGATGTATAAAAAGTTTCACTGTATCCACTGTTTGTTGTACAAATACCCGAATATCTTATTGCTCTCCATTGAATTCTACCGTCATTTGTAAAAGAAAAAGATAGGTTATTATCTGCGTAGTTTCTTAAATCAGATTCACCTCTCACACCTAAATAATAAATGGTTCTTCCGCTCGACCAACCTGAATTATTTCTATTTAAAACCAAATCAATTGTCCATCCTTTTTCTGTTCTTCTTTTGACTTTGTAGGAACAATTATCAACCCCCGCACCATGATTTATTTGATAAGCCCAAGGTTTTGCTTCAGATATTAAATCCTGAGGACAACAATCATCTCCTCCTAATTGTTCAGTACACGCATATGACGAAGAACCTAATCCCGATGTTTGTAAAGAAAATGGATTTGATAAAGCGTTGTTATAACCACTATTTATTAAATAATGAGTGTTATTATTCAGTGTATAAGAATAAACGTCGTTTTGTAATATAGTATCGGAATTACCTAATGTAGCCGTAAATGCAGAATATTGTAAAGTCCAAGAGAGTCCCAAATACACATAGGAAGCATCATTGACTGTATTGTTATATTCAACCAAAGATATTGTATCTCTTGTACAATCGGTTCCCGATAAACCCGTTGTATTAATAGTCAATCCGGTATACACGATAGTGTTATCTAAATCTAAAACCAAATCATCGTAATCTAATTCAGTTTTAGAGATTTCGTAATCGTAATATTCCGAAGAATCGAGTTGTAAATCTAATTTACTCCCCCAAAATTTAAGTATGTTTTGACTATTCATGATATTCTATAAATATCTTTCCTTTCTTTTGATATTTATATTAAAAAGATAATTGCATGGATAAATATGTTAAAAATATAATTGAAGAGACATTTGCGTCCAAAAAACAACAAAGATATTTCTACGCGAAAGCAAACGATAAGTCAATCCCAAAGAAAGAAAGAAAAAAATGGTCAAAGTGGGCCAAAGAATATTCTGATGATACCGACTTTGAGAAAATTCCAGAAAAGGTTGAAACTGAGGTAGATGAAATTGTTGATGAAAAAGGTAACGTAGCAAGAAGAAAAATTCCAATTTCTAAAGCAAGTAAAGGTGGTTCTCACGCAATAACCGATAAAGTTGTCAAAACAGGTTTTGGTCAAATGGGTACACATGGTATTGCTCATGGGACAAATACAACCATAAAATATTGGACGGAGTCTGATTTAAGTAAAGCTTTAGGTTATGAAAAAACTTTAGGTCAGGACGAAGACATTGAAGGTGCTTATGAATATTTTGAAGACGATTTAGGTATGAGTGATGATGAGAGCAAAGAAAGATTATCTTCCTATGGTTATGATGAAAAATTAAAAGGAGACAAGGTCAGACTTATTGAAAATCCTAAAAAATTTGTAAATGATTATGTTGAAAGTGTTCTTAATAAAAAATCTAACAGTAGTGATTTAGTAAAAAAAGACCAAACAGAAGATATTGAAACAGAATTAAGTCCAATTATTAAAAGACAGGTTATGTCTTTAAAAAATACTTTAGTAAAAAATAACGTATCTGTTGAAGATGTAATTAATATCCTTAAAAAGGAAGAAGATTCCGATGAATAAAGAATTAAAAGGTAGAATTTTTGATATCCCGCAAGATATTTTAGACAAGATAAACCACACTGTAGTTGGTTTAAACGGTGAAAATGTGCGAGGTATTGAAAGAGCTAAAAAACTTTTAATTGATAAAAAAGTAAAATACGGTCAACTTAAAAGAATTATCCATGACATCCAAAATATGGATAAAATGCAAGAAAAAACTAAGTACGACTTATGTGGCGGAGACCTCATGGAAAAATGGGCTAAACAATTTTTACAAGGAGAAAGAGATTTAGTAAGTAATAGAAAAGACTCCAAAAAAAGAGCCGATGAGATTACGTCAATGACAGGGGAAAGAAAAAACAGTCATTTAAAATCACACAAAAAAAGATTTAGTTTTAAAATTCCAACAAATTTGATTAAGAGTAATTCTCATAAGACGAGTGTATCTCCACTTACATCAATGAAATTATTTGAAGAAATAGATAAAATAAAAAAATTAATTAGTTACTAATATGCCAACACAATTAGAAATAATCGGAGATAGAGAGAGAAACATTCTCATGTCAAGGAACGAATACAATCTTGGAGATTTGTACAGTTCAAATAATACTGGTGCGTTATCAGACGGTGATGAAAGAGGAAAAGGTGAATTAAGCGGAAATATTGGTTCTAAAACTGATATCATGGAAAGAACTTCTTTAGTCGCAAAAAATCCTTACGGTCCAACAAATCAGTATAACAGTGGTAATCCTAACGCACTGTCAGACGGTGATGAAAAAGGTAAAGGAGAACTGAATAATAGTATTGGTTCTAAAACCGACATCGCGGAAAGAAATAGTCTTTTAGCTAAAAATATTTACAATAACTCTTTTCAATATTCTTCAGGTAATCCAAACGCTTTGTCAGATGGTGATGAAAGAGGTAGAGGAGAAAATAATACAGGTGGTGTAGGCACTGTTACCGACATAAATGAGAGGACAACTCTATTAGCTAAAAATATTTACAATAATAATTTTGGGTACTCAACCATTAACCCAAATGCAATATCAGATGGTGATGAAAGAGGTAGAGGAGAAAATAATACAGGTGGTGTAGGTACTGTTACCGACATAAATGAGAGGACAACTTTAGGCGCTAAAAACAAATACGGTAGTACAAAAACATATCCTGATTTTTAATGATAAACTTTGAATCAATATTAACAAACATTCTTACTGAGGCACCTTCAAGGGGTACCCAAAAAACTCTTGAATATGCTATTAAAAATAGGATGCCCGTTTCTTTTGATTATAGAGGACCAAAAGGTGAAGTTTTACCTGGTAGAAGAATTAAAGCCGAATTGGTTGCATCGGGATTAACTAAAAAAGGAAATTTAGCTGTCAGAGGGTGGGTACAACCACCGTCAGTTTCTAAAAAAGGATTTAGAGAGCATGGATGGAGAACATTTATTTTAGACAGAATATCATCTGGTTCAGTACAAGTTTACGAGGACGAACAATTCACACAAAAAAGACCCGGATATAAAGAAGGTGATGATAAAAGTTTTTCCACAACATATGTAACAAGTGATTGGGGAGCCGTGAAACAACCCCAACAAACAAAACCAACACCATCACCTGAACCAAAACGTAAAGAAGAACCAAGAAGACAGGAACTACCTCAACCAAAACCAAAAGAAAAACCAACGGTCACTCCGGTTGAAACACCAAAAAGAGAAGTCGAAGTTTTCAATGATTTAAAAACTAAAGTAAAAGTTGTTGACAATATAAAACAAATTAATCCTGAAGATTTTAAAACCGCGATTGATGATTTATACAAAAAGAAAATGGATGATTGGAAAAAATCACAAACAGAAATTGGTGGAAATGTAAATGCGGGTGAGGGAACAAGAAGAAGAATGGAAAAAGATTCTGAGTCAGATTTAGATAGACTACTAAAACAAGATAATATTAAAGTTATTGAACCGTCATCGGAAGAACCCGTTGAACTGCAAGAACAATTAAAAAGAATCAAGACTTTAATTTTCTTTTAAAAATACTTATTTTATAAAAAAATCAATATGGAAAAAACAGGACAAGGGGTGATATCACAAAATGACCTAATGCAAAGACTAGTACAAGCCAAAAAAATATTGAACAAAGTTGAAACTGGAGACTTTGAAACTGGCCATGTAAACGAAGAAATATTAAGAAGTAACCCTGAAGATGTATTATCATCATCAAATCAAAATCCACAAATTAGACAACCACAACAACCTAATTTGCAAAAAATACAAGAATCCAAATTACCTGAAGCAATCAAAAGAGCGATGATTGAAAATCCGATACCTCAAATTAGTTTATCAGATTCTTTAGATTTAAACTTTGTTGAAAAAACAAAAAAACTAATGGAATCTGAAGGTGTCGCCACAAAAAAATCTACACAACAAAGGAGTTCACAAGTGGATAGTTCAGATTTAGTTAAACAACTTACACCAATAATTGAAAACATTGTAAGAAAGACTGTAGTCGAAATTATGGATTCCAAACTCAATCAAATTTTAACGGCACAACAAACCATGAGTATCAATGAAAATTTGGTATTAAAGGTTGGTGATTCTGTTTTTAAAGGTAAAATTACTGGCGTAAATAAATCTAAGTAAGTTTGACTTTTCAATTTTTTTTCTTATAATTTATAAAAAGGAAAAATTTGAATGTCAAAAATTAGAATTTTAGCAATACCCCCCGATACACATGGTGTGGGTAAATATAGAATATTAGACCCATATAAATTTATTGGAGACCATTATGCCGACGAATTTCATGTCGACATTGCATTATCTGTTGAAAACAGTGATAATTTTTTTAAGAACTACGATATTGTAGTATTCCATAGTTTTATCCATCAAACAAGTCACGAAGAAAATATTTCAAGAATTAAGTGGTTAAAATCCCAAGGTATTAAAATCGTAATGGATATTGATGACCATTGGTCTCCCGACCATAGACACCCAATGTATTTTCACATTAGAGAAAACGAGTTACCGAAGAAAAAAGCCGACATGATGAAAGAGTCGGACTACGTTACGTGTACGACCGAATATTTTGCTGAAACTTTAAGAAAAAGATTAAATTTAAAAAATGTTTTAGTATTCCCCAATGCAATTGACCCGAATGAAAGTCAATTCCAACCTAAACCCACAGAGTCAGATAGACTTAGATTTGGGTGGCTTGGAGGTTCAACTCACTTACATGATTTAGAACAAATTAGAGGTGGAATTTCAATGATTGCTAATCAATACGATAATATTCAATTTGTTTTGTGTGGTTACGATTTAAGGGGTTCAATCACGGAAGTAAATCCACAAACAGGCGAAAGAAAAACAAGACAAATTCAACCCACCGAAACGGTTTGGTACAAATACGAACAAATATTTACGGACAATTACAAAACAGTTGACCCCGAGTATAAATCATATTTAATGAATTTTACACAAACACCAGAAATTGACGTTAGTGATAAAAAATATAGAAGAGTTTGGACACAACCAATTGGTAGATATGGTTCTAATTATAACTTATTTGATGTATCTTTAGCACCAATCATACCATCAGAATTCAATTCCTGTAAATCACAATTAAAAATAATTGAGGCGGGCTTCCATAAAAAACCTATCATTGCAAGTGAAACAATGCCGTATACAATTGATTTAAAAACTGCATACAAAGAAGGTAAGTTATTAGATGACGGTAATGCTTTATTAGTACATGAAAACAAAAACCATAAACTGTGGTCAAAGTATATGAAATTATTAATAGACAATCCAAATATGGTTGAAGACTTGGGTAATAGATTATACGAAACAGTGAAAGACAAATACTCTTTAGTAACAGTTTCAAAAAACAGAACAGAATTTTTCAAATCAATAATTTAAAAACAAAAAACCATGCATTATTTAGTAACAGTAGGTTATGAAACCGAAAATTTAGACAGAAACGGTAATCCAAGATTACAAAAAGTTAAGTACATTGTAGAAGCTGAGTCGGTTGAAGAAGCGACTTTGGTTGTTTCAAAGTACAGAGCCGGAGACATGAGGTCTTCAGAAAGTTTGGCGATTGTAAAGATGCCAATCGAATGTATTATTGACCCACAAAATACTCCTGAGTACTTTAAAAAATAATTAAAATGTTAACCGCAGAACAAATAGAGTCAAACAAGAAAAAGTTTCTTGAAACGAACTCAAAATATAAAATTTTTACAGAAGAGTTGTTAGACTTTTTGGGTAATGACTTTTTTTTAGCACCAGCATCCACATCTTTAGACATGTATGGGTGTTTTCCGGGTGGTCTATTAAGTCATTGTTTTAAAGCTGCGAAGTATTCGGTTAAAACCAATGAACTACTCCCTGAAACAATGAGGGTAGAAACTTCTTCTATTTTGAAGTGTATATTTTTATCACAGATTGGTAAAACTTTTATGTTTAAACCAAACCCAAGTGAATGGCATAGAAAAAACCTTGGTAAAATGTACGAATTCAATGAACAAGAAGTTTCAATGAAATCAGGAGAACGAGCAGTATATTATGCGGTAAACAATGGAGTAAAATTATCAGAAGATGAATTTCAATCAATTATGAATTCAGATAAAGAATCTGATGATAAAATGGCGAAATATCGTTCGGGTACTTTATCCAACGTAATAAGAATCGGTTTTGAACTATCAATCATAGAAGAAAAAAATGGACAAAAATGAAATTGAGTCGTATATCAAACGACTACAAGAATTAGAAAAAGAAATCCTTAGTGATAATTCTGACGACACATCAATTATGGGAGATTTAAATAATTTATTATTTAATCTCGGTGATGATATTAAAAATCAAGTTGAGGAACAGGTTAATCGTTTTGAAGTTAAAGTTAAAAGATTACATCCGAAAGCGGTAATTCCCAAATACGCAAAAGATGGGGACGCTGGTATGGATTTGGTTGCAACAGAAATAATTTCAAATACCACATTTGATGTTACTTATGGTACAGGAATCGCCATGGAAATACCAAAAGGATACGTTGGTTTAGTTTTTCCTCGCTCTTCTATTAGAAAAACCGATTTATCACTTACAAATTGTGTTGGGGTTATTGACAGTGGATATAGAGGTGAAATCCAAGCAACATTTAAAAAAGTCTTTGGTAAAAACGATGTCAGATTAGATGAATTAGATTATAAAGTGGGTGATAGAATTGCTCAAATAATGATAATACCTTATCCTTCTGTAACCTTTGTAGAGGTGGACGAATTGTCTCAAACAGATAGGGGTGAAGGTGGATTTGGTTCTACAGGTTCATAATAATTATATTAATAAAAAACACTCAATTGAGAAAATCAACAACAAAAACCGTAAATCTTGTAGAAGATAAAAAAACACCTAAAAAAGATAGAATTAGGCAAATAATAAAACAACCTAAAGAAAAATTTCTAACCAAGAATCAAGAAGACTATTGGAGAACTTTAGGTGAAAACGAAATAACACTTTGTTTTGGTCCTGCTGGTGTTGGTAAATCATATATTGCAATGAAAAGGGCTGTTGATTTACTTTGGGACGACAGTAATAAATACGAAAAAATTATCATTGTTAGACCAGCGGTTGAAGCTGAGGAAAAATTAGGTTCACTACCCGGTGGATTAGAAGAAAAACTTGACCCATACATCTATCCTTCATATTATTTACTAAATAAAATAATTGGTAAAGATGCTAGAGAAAAATTAAAGGATGAAGGATTTATTGAAATTGCCGCATTGGCTTATATGAGAGGTTGGAATGTTGACAACACAATTTTAGTATTCGAAGAAGCTCAAAACACAACCCCGTCACAAATGAAACTTTTATTGACCCGTATTGGGTTCAATTCAAAGTTTTTTATTTCAGGAGATTTAGAACAATCAGACAAATTTAAAGACAAAACAAAAACCGGATTATACGACGCAAAAGTAAGACTTGGTGATTTAAAAAATGTCGGTGTATTTGAATTTGGTAATGAGGATATTGTTAGAAATCCAATCATCACTCAAATCTTAAAAAGGTACGATTAAACTTTACTTATAATATTTTATCTATTATATTTCCTATATGGAAATATTTGTTAGTATTGATGGTGTTTTAAGAAACACGATACAGAAATTTGATTACCATTATAAAGATTATTTCTTAAACACTGAAACAGACGAAGAAGAAAAGTTTGATTATGGTGTAAATGGTGTACCAATATCTATTGAAAATTTGTTAAGTACCTACAAGTTTCAATCAATCGATGAATTTAATAAATTTTTATATTTCGATTTCCCAATTGAAATATATGGACACGCCGGTTTAAGTTATAATCAAGCCGCCACTGAATTAAACACATTCATTTTTGAAAACAAAAATGCTAAAATAACTTTAGTTGGTTTAAGTGAAAAAGGTAAAGCAAAACCTGCCACACTTTTCTTTCTTTCAAAAAACGGTATTATGGCTGATAATATCGTTTTTTCAACGCCTGATGAGATAAAAAAATTATGGAAAAAATGTGATTTATGGATAACAGATGATATAAATGTTGTTTCACAATGTCCAATACACAAAAAGGTTATAAAATTTAATACCTTTTATAATAATAACTTTACAAATAAACTACAAATAAATAAATTATCAGAAATAAATAAAACATGGTTGAAATTTTCGGTAAAAACTATTATATCGATGTTGATGGAATCAGTAACAAATGTCAAACGGGTAATCAAATCCAAAATGAAGACGGAACCACAACATTAGAAATAAACCTATTCAAATATGAGATTATCAAAACTTGTATTGAAAGAATACTAAATGAGTTTGAAGAAGTGGATGAAGGATTAGGTGAATTCGGTGAAAACGGTTTATCAATATCTTTTAAAATTGCTTTTAACACACTAATAAAATATGACATATTAATATCAGAAGATGAATAACAAAGAAAACATAGAAAAATTATCGGTGGCTTTAGAAAAACTAAACACCAAAACTAACACCATATATTTTTTGGTGTACGATACCAAAAACAACCCAAGAGCGTCAGTAAAACACATTTACGACATTGCTTTAACTTTAAAGCAAAATGGGTATAATTCAAAATTACTTGTTGAAGATAAAACATATTCAGGGGTTAACTCTTGGTTAGGGGATACATACTCTGAATTGGAAATCGTAACAATTAAAGACGACCGAGTTGAAATTAAAATTGAAGACGTTATTATTGTTCCCGAGTACTATTCAAATGTTTTGGAGTCCATGACAAATATTAGATGTGTAAAAGTCATGTTAGTTCAACAAAAAGAATACATTTTTGAAACATTACCAATTGGTAGTAGATGGTCTGACTACGGATTTGATAGAGTAATCACAACTACTGAATTTTCTAAAAAATACATTAGTGAGGTTTTCCCTGAGTCTTTAGTGCATATTATTCCTCCAATTATTAGTGATGAATTTAAGGTTAGTGATAAAAACACAAAACCAATCATTGCAATAATGTGTAAAGACAGGTCAACAAATAAGAGAATTATATCTGAATTTTATATTAGATACCCACATTTGAGATGGTTGACTTTTAGAGACATGGTTAATATGTCTTACCAAGAATTCGCCGATAACCTAAGAGAATGTGTTGTTTCGGTATGGGTAGATGAAGATTCCACATTTGGAACCTTCCCGTTAGAATCGATGAAGTCAGGAGTACCTGTAATCGGTAAAATACCAAAGAACGAACCAGATTGGTTAAGTGAGAATGGAATGTGGACATATGACGATTCAAAAATTGTTGAAATCCTTGGAACATATATCAACGCTTGGTTAGAGGGAGTTGAAATTAATGATGATGTCAAAAAGAAAATGAAAGACACATTGTTACCATATGAATCAGATATTACAAAAAGTAACATATTAAATATTTTTGATTCATTCATAAATAAAAGAATTGACGCAATAGAAAAGGCGTTAAATAAAATAAAAGAAGAAAATAAAGAAGAAGTAGCATGAAAGACATATCAATAATTTTACCCATTCATAAATGGGACGAGGAATATGAAACAATGTTTAAAAACGCATTCAGTTCAGTTGAACAATTTTATAACGATGTGAAATTGTTGATTGTTGGACCATCAAGTGTCGTTTCAAAAATAAACATTGAACAATCTAATTTAGAATATAAAATAATCGAAAACAGTGGAGAACATGATTTTTGTTCACAAATTAATCTTGGTATCACAAATTGTGACACAGAGTGGTTTTCAATTTTGGAAGTTGATGATGAGTACCACAAAAACTGGTTAACATTAGTAAACTCATACAGAAATGAAAACCCTGAAGTCGGTGCCTTTTTAAGTTTAGTAAAAGATATCAATGTTGAAGGTAAATTTTTAAGTTACACCAATGAATCGACTTGGGCTTACGGATTCACAGATAAACAGGGATTCTTAGATAATGAAGCCTTATTAGAATATCAAAACTTTCAAATTAATGGTGGTCTATACAAAACTTCTGTTATAACGGAGTATGGTAAATTAAAATCAAATATTAAACTAACGTTTGGTTATGAATTTTTATTAAGATTAACACATAACAATGTTATTGTGATGACGATTCCAAGATTAGGATACCAACACGTAAACTTTAGAGAGGATTCTTTATTTTGGAATTATAAAAATTCAGAGAAAATGAGACTCTCACAAGAAGAGGTTAAATTTTGGTTAGACACTGCAAAAAAAGAGTTTTTCTTTAAAAATAACAGAGACATAAACTATGTAGAAAATTAATATATGCCGCGTAAACGAACCCAAAAAATATATTTTGGGGAGGAGCAAGAACAAGCGGTTGTAAGATACCTAGAATCCGAATCCGATACAGAAAAGAATAAGATATTCAACGAATATTTAAGAGAACCTCTCACAATAATGGTCGAAAGTATAATTCGACGTTATAAATTGTATAGAAAAGACTTTGAATTTGTGGACATACACGCAGATACAATGTCGTTTCTTATGACAAAAATTAACAAATTCGACCACACCAAAAACCATAAAGCTTATTCTTATTTTGGGACCATCTGTAAAAATTATTTGATGGGTGCTATTCAAAAAGACACTAAGGAAATGAATCGAAGTGTCTCATATGATGACATATCATCTGATTTAGAAGAAAGTGCGGAACACTCATACTCAATTGATGAATATCATATTGATTATAAAGATGTTATAATAAAATTTATAATTGAATTGGAAACTTTTATGGAGGTCGAAGAGTTGAATGATAATGAACAAAAATTAGGATATGCATTGATTGAGATTTTTAGCAACTTTGAAAAAATATTTCAAGTGGGTGAGGGAAATAAATTCAATAAAAATTTAATTCTTTTGTCACTAAGAGAAATGACTTCATTATCCACAAAAGAAATTAGACTTTCTTTAAAGAGATATAAAAAAGTTTACGAAGGAATCATGGTAGGATTCATAAATTAACTATTTCTCTATTTATATATTATGAGGGAAAAGAAAAACATAATATCATTAGACACCGACTCAGCATTGGCATTAATGCAAGAAATCTACAATGATATTGTTGAACAGAAAAATACCGCGTCGATGATAACTAAAAAAATGTTAACATTTATGAAAGACGCTGAAGACATGAGTGTTATTGGTCCCGTCATTAAAGAACAACAAAAAATACTAAACGATTGTACTGAAAAGAAGATTTCGTTAGTTAAACTCCAAGGTGCTTTATTAAAACAAACTCAAGGAAGTGGACCTAATTCAAGTGGAGGTAAATTACAACTTACTGATGAAGATAGGGTCATATTGGAAAAACTGATGAATGATACTGAGGGAGAGTCGTCAGGAACATATAGAGACTAATGGCTAATTCAAAAGAACCCAAAAAAAAACTTCAAGCTTCGATTGAGGCGATAAAAAAAATTAATGACGACCCAAAAGGTTCATTGGGTTCTGTTGCTGACTCTTATCAAAAAAACATACCGGACCCAAACGAGTTATTTTCTAAAAAAAGTGCGGACTTAAAAAACAAATTAAAATCCAAGGTAGAAAATAATAAAGACATCTTTAAAGAATTGTTAGAAATTACAGAACAATTTATTACCAGTAACAAAAAAACAAAAACCGATACTACACCAACAAAAAGTGACAGTGTACCTGTCAACGTTGATAAGAATCTTGTAAAAGGAAAAATAAAACGTTATGCGGTTTCTTCCGCAAAAACAACTTTACAATCTGCAAAACAAATAGCAATTAAACACTTTTCTGAAGCTCTTTTTATGGGTGATGGAATTTGTGGCAGTCAGTCTGTTTTTAACATAGATTCAATAGTTTTAAAACCCGATGAATTTGACTTTTTAGATATTTTTACAATTGACCCCGATTCAGATTGTGGTCAATTAATTTATGAGAAAAAGTCACCGGATAAAAACAAACAAAAGGCGAATAGAAAATTTTATGATTTAATGTCTTCAGGAGGTTTATACACTTACTCATCAAACAATGGTAAAAACCTATTTAGTACTCAATGGAGTGCTTCAACACAACAATTTTTAATCACAGGATTAACTCAAGGTACAACGGGTACAACCAAAGTACAAGACTTCATCAAAGATTATTATGAGTCTTTGGAATTTCCTGATATTGAAGATATTATGAAGACCGCTATGATGTTAACTATACAAGGTGGTTCAAGTTGTAGTGACTCAAGTAAATTTACTGTATCATTAAATAAATCTCTAAGACTAATTGATAAATTATTCAAAGTGTGTGGTTCAAATACTCAAAAAGATGAGTTAAAGAATCAGACACCGGTTGATATGTTTAGTGAAAACGACCAAGATATTGAATTTTATTTTGATTTCGACGATGTAGAAGGTATTGACTTAGATGACGAACAAAATAGATTTAAAAGAGTATTAAGGTTTAAAGACTGTTATAATTTTGAAATTCCTGTGGATGATATGCACGTGGAAGATTTCATTTACTTAACAAACAATCAGAGTGTAGATAAAGCGGTTGATAAAACTTTAGAAAATTTATCCAAAGACGCTTTATCACAATCTGATTCTTCTTTTGATATTAGTGCATTTTTAAATAACCTATTAAACAATTTTATTATAAGTTTACCGAAGGCTTTGGTAATGTCAATTTTATCGGCTAAAATATTTTTACCAATTATAGTATTGTATAAAATATTTAAAACCGGATTGACTAATGTGTATTTAAATAGTAAAGAACTAGCCAAGAAATTCTACAAAGCTATAGGTGCAATAATTAAAGATTTATTTTGGTTATTTATAAGAGAATTTTGGAGATTGATAAAAGTAGATTTATTGGCTTTTATTCAAAGTATTGTACAAAGAATTATTAAAAATAAGTATAAAAGATATCTACTAATTATTACATCATTAATTGCGTTATTGAGAAAAGCTTTAGAAACAGAAATTAATAATTGTTATGACTTGTTTCAAACAATTTTGTCAACAATTGAAGCTGCGTTATCACAAAAAGCACCAATAACAATACCGTCAATTCTTTTATTATTCTCAGATTCATTACCCGGATTTAGTCAAGACAGGGCGTTTATGAACATTATGAATAAACTAGAAGCTGCGGGAGTACCAACAGGGCCACTATATGGTGAATCAAATGACATAGGTAATTTGGTAAAATCTGTTGTTGATGGGTACACCGAAGAAGAAGACGCTAATTCATTTGTAAAAATTGTATTAAAAGGTGGGACGTTACCCGGACCGCCACTTGCAGGGGGGGCGGTAATACCACCTGGTTTTATAACGGGCGTAGGTAAAAAACAATAATATGAATATTGAAAAATTACAAAACATTGTAGAAAATGCTAAAGATAAATCAAATAAAGATTTATTTGATGCTGAGGAGTTTCTTTTTAAACAACACGAGGAATTAAAATTATACATCGTTGAATTGACAAAAAAATTAGAGTTTATTGAGAATCTACATGAAACGATAACAACAGAGATTGAAAATAGAAAAATATAATGAAAATAGTTGACATTGGTGTTTGTTTAGATAATAACGACCCTAAAGGGTTAGGTAGAATTCGTGTAGTTGATTATGATGATTATATTGGTGGTAAATCAAACATTAAAGAGGGTATACAACATTGGAGTAAGGATGACCCTTTTGTTGCTGCACCATTTTTACCTAACAACATAAATTTTATACCTGAATTTAAACAAGCGGTAAAAATAATTCGTTATGATACGAATAAAACAACAGTAAACCAAGAATACATCGCTGGACCATTCTCAACAAGGTACGATTTTAATTCTCAAGAATTTAACACCCAAATATCTTTAACATCATATGGTGTATCTGTGGAGGATAAAGTGGATATTATAAAAAATGAAGAAGGTACACTACCCGAAAATTGTAAAAATGCATTATCAAAATATAAAGACTACTCTGTTGGTGGAAAATACGGCTCTGATGCTCTATTCACACAAGACGGATTAGTGTTAAGAGGTGGTAAATTAGTTCAAAAGGATGTTACCAGTGACCAAAACAGAGAACTCCTAACAAAAGGATTTCCGATTGTTTCCGATAAAGTTGCAAAACTTCATTTAAAAAAATTCGGACCAAAACAATTTGTAACAGAAGAGACAAAAAAAGAAAGTATCACTGAAAATTCAAATTTAAAATTCATAATAGAATACGATGTTGATAATCTTTCAAATCCAAACTATGTAAATTTTTATTTGTACCAAATAAAACCAAATGTAACAAAAAAGTACAATTCAAGTAACTTTACTGAATCAACACAAATATTGGCTGGTGAATCCGTATTTTTATACGAGTCGGGTAACACATATACTTTTAGAAGTGAGTTAAACACAATAACAGATTATAGTGGGTCAACATTAACAAATAAAATAAAATTAATTTACCAAGAAATTAGAAACAAATTAACTCAAATTCAAAGTAATGGATTTAATGGTATTGTTTCATTTAAAATTTTGACTGATTTAATAGTTACACAATCAGATTCTAACATCTATCCGTTTTTTTATAGACCAACAAGTGAATTTGAAAACCGAAGTGTTACTACAACAGAACAATCTGATAGATTAACGTTATTTAATAACATTAAATTACCGGGTTCAACATCTAAATCTAGTTTGGTTTATAGTAAAGACAAAGTAAATCCTAACACAAGAACAGTAGACAGAACGGTAAAAGTTTTAAAAACAGATACCACGTCTTTTGAACAAACTTTTGGAAATATAACCGCGGATAAAATTTATTTACTTTCAACGGATACCAATTTTACTGATAAGAAAATTGATTTCCCTGTTTTAAACACTTATGAATATGAACAGTCTGATTATATTGAAAAGATAGAACCAAACACATATTCTTTAGTTAGAGGTGAAATACTATTAGATTTTATTGACGCTCTTTACAATGTTTTAACTGGTCATGTTCACAATATCAATAAAGAGTATGTTAAAAATGGATACTCTGACCACGCAAAATTGGAAATACTATATAATAAATTAAGGGATGAGTTAACAAATAAATCTATTAAAATCAACTAAAACGATATTTATACTATAAAAGGAATGTCGTACTATCGCTCATATTTTTCAAAGAACAATACTATCATAGAAAATAGTAGGGTCAACACCGCAAAAAATCCAACAACTGAGATTTATTATGGGGATGGGTTTTCCAGATTCATATTTAAAGTTGATTTTACAGATTTACAAAGTAAAATATCTAATGGTGATTTAGTTATCACCACAGGAACTACTCATCATCTTAAAATGACTAACACGGTCGTTGGTGACCCTAAATTAATAGGGGACAGTAAATCTAACGGAAAAGACCGTGCAACTTCTTTTGATTTAATATTATTTTCTATACCACAATCTTGGGATGAGGGTGTTGGATACGATTACGAATTCACAACATATGACGATAGTTTAGGAAACAAATTGTACGATACAAGACCATCTAATTGGTACGACAGGACAACCACTTCAGGATGGACGTATCCGGGTATTTATACAGGTGCAACCGTCTTAAGTACAATCCATTTTAATAATGGTAATGAAGACATTGACGTTGATATCACGAATTATGTAAATGGTATTATTGTATCAGGAAACACCGACCACGGATTGGGTTTAGCATTTACATCAGCTTACGAAACAATCACGACTGGTGAAACACAACAATCTGTTGCATTCTTCTCAAAATATACACAAACTTTTTTTGAACCATTTGTTGAATCAACTTTTGATGATAGAATTGATGATAACCGACACAATTTTATAGAAGAGAGGTACAATAACCTTTATTTGTATGTAACAAAAGGTTCTAATTATTACAATTTAACAAGCAACCCAACCGTTGACATTCTCAACTCAAGTAGTACCCCAATTTCAGGTCTCACAGGTCTTACAACAACAAGAGTTAGAAAAGGGGTATACAAAGTTAGATTTGGATTGACAGGACAACTATGTGACGGTAAAAGATTTTTCTATGATAAATGGAAAGGACTATCAGTTGACGGTATATCCGTAAGTGACGTTACTCAAAAATTTGTACCAAAACCATACACATCAGGATATAGTATTGGTACGAACCCAACTGAAACTCAAAACTACAAAATTCAGTTCTCAGGCATAAAACAGAACGAAAAAATAATAAGAGGTGAATTAAAGAAAATTGTACTTTATCTCAAATCTATTGAACAGTCAAAAACAATATTGTTTGATGAAGTTTATTACCGAATCTTTATAAAAGAAGGTAAAACAAATGTAATTGTTTACGATTGGACAAAGGTTGATGTGACAAACGAAAACTCTTTCTATTTGGATACATCCTACATGATTCCAAGAGAATACTTTATGGAGTTTAAATCCAAGACATATACTGAGGAAATATTTTACAATGACTACGTGAAGTTTGAAATATTATCAGAGATTTAAAAATATTTATAACTATGGATAATTTAGATAATTTAATCAAAAACCAACTTGATAGTTTCAAAGATGGTAATATCACTGAAAACTATATGTTTTTCAGTAACTTAAAACAATTACATAGACAGTGTCAAATGTTGTTGGAATTAGACCCATCTGTGGTTGAATCTATTATACAAAATGGTCACGATTGGGCTGACGACCATGTCGCAGTTGCAAAAGAAAATATTGACCAAGTTTTTGATTTTATGATGAACACAACCAAAGAATCAATAAACGAGGCAAAATCAAACAAATTATGTGCAAGAGGTGTATCGGCCGCTAAATCAAAATTTAAAGTTTATCCAAGTGCATACGCAAATGGATACGCTGTTCAAGTTTGTAAAGGTAAAATAAAAGGTCTCGACGGAAAGAAAAAATGTTCTGGCTCATATTGTTCAGGTAAAAAATAATGGATAAAAAAATCGTTTGTGAATGTGGTTGGAATTGGTCTCTATCTGATGGTGGAGATGACCCATATACATGTCATAAATGTGGTCATGATAATACAGATAAGTACACAATGAAGATTTATATTAGTGAAGAAGATTTATCTTATGTAAATGAATCTATTGAATCTGGTGAGGTGATAAAAGAAGATTTATCCAGATGGTTCAAAGAAAAATGGGTCGATGTTTCCCGTAAGATTGATGGTAAACATCCACCTTGTGGTAGAAAATCTGCCAACGGTGAAGAAGGTAGAAAGGGTTACCCAAAATGTAGGCCACAAAAAAAGGTTTCAAAAGAAACTCCAAAAATAGCTTCCTCATATAGTAAAAAAGAAAAAAAATCTATGACTTCTCAAAAGAGAAGGGCAGAAAAAAAAGAGCCCAAAATTGGTAAAGGTAATAAACCGACAATGACAAGATTTGATGAAAATATGGAAAACAATATTAAATTGGATTTATCTTTGATACGAGAATCAATTCAATATCCAAAATTGATTACTGAAAATGTGGAAATTTCAAACGCTTTGAAGTATCATGTTACTTCAAAAAAATCATTATTAGAAAATGTGTACAAATTAGGTACCGATAGTTTTTTTCAATTATTAGAAGAATGTAAAGAATTATATCTGAGTGGTTATATAGATTTATCAGATGAAGAAATTACATTCATTTACGAAAACGAATATGGTCCAATTGAAGAAACTAATTATGAAGTCATTAACGTTTTAAACGAGGCGGAATACCAAGGAAGAAAGGTAGAACTTGGTAAAATTATGCAAGGTGATATAAAGAAATTTAAAGTTTACGTTAAAAACGATAAAGGAAAGGTTGTTAAAGTAAACTTTGGATTTGGTGGCAAATCCGCTAAGGGTAAAGTAATGAGAATTAAAAAAAATAATCCCGAAAGAAGAAAATCATTTAGAGCCAGACACAATTGTAATAATCCTGGACCAAGATGGAAAGCGAGATATTGGGCTTGTAAAACTTGGTAATTAATAATAATTAACAACAACCCCACATTCGAGGAGAAGTTGGAGTGATTTCTTTTGAGACTCTTCCCACTTTTCCTTATTTTTTGTGGTACACACCTCTTTACAGTAAACAGTTTTAATCCCACTATTTACTATACCTCTAGCACAGTCCATACAAGGTATTCCTGAAGTTAAATAAATTTTCGAATTCTTCAAAGATACCCCTATTCTCGCTGCATTATAAATCGCGTTACGTTCAGCATGTTCAAACCAAAAGTACTTTTCAGGTCTTTCCTGACGTTCTTGTTTTGTGTCATCTAAACCTCTCGGAAAGGAATTATAACCCGTAGAAAGTACCTCATTATCCAATCCAACAACTACCGCACCTATTTGTGTGGATTCGTCTTTAGATTTTAATTTTACCTGTTCAGCAATGTTTAAGAAATAATCTGTCCAATTCATATTAATTTTTGGTTTGAAATAAAATGTACTCTGTTATCGTAATATAATCTAAGATTTTCAGCGAGACCCTTTTCTACTAATTTACCCATCTCTCTACAATTATCTGAATCACCAATATCAATACCAACAATAAATTTACCGTCAGGTGCCTTTTGATATGTGACAGGTCTAATGTACTTACCTTGGTCGTCCATGGTAAGATGTTTAACCATCTCATCTTTTGTTTGTTTACACTCAATATTCCTACTTTCTATCAAACCTTTTAATACATCCAATCTTAATTTTTCATAATCAAACGGTTCGTTGGAATTGATGGTTTTTTGTATATCTTTTTTTGATATTTTTCCCATATTACAAATATACGTAAAAAACACCGCAATAAAAAAGGGGGACTAATGTCCCCCTTTCTATTATGAGATTTTTTAAAATTATCTCAAGGTGTCAAGACTGAATGTAGACAAACCACTTACGTTTACCACACCAAAGTAACGGTTGTTAACCATTTTCTTAGCGTATCTGGTCATGATACCTTTGATTGGTGTAAAGTTGAATGGATTGTACATTGTAGGTGTCAATTGTAATGGAACGTATGGTGCGTAGATGTAACCAGCGTCCAACAATGATTTACCTTTGTGTCCAATGATGATTTTACCTGCTGGTAAATACGGGTCTCTGAACACTTGGTAACGACCTGCTAATGAACCGATTTTCTCGATACCCATGTTGTATTGGTCTTGCTCAGGATTTGCGTTTGAAACGTGGAAGTATTCCAAGTCATCAAATACTGCAGATACCTCAGAAGATACAACAATCCAGTTAGCTCCACCTCTTAAGGTAGTTTTGTGGATTTGAGCTGAGATTTGGTTAATCTTGGTAACCAAAGTTTGGTTCCAATCTTTTTGAGTGTATCCAGCGAATGATGAACCGTTGTTACCGTATCTCCATTCGTTGTAGTCCCACTTAGCTGTCCAAGCCGCACCTTTACGAAGGTCACGAAGGATTTCACGGTCGATTTCTGCTGCGATTTGCTCAGACAATAAAGCTGTCAATTCGGCTTCAGCATCGATGTTGTGGAATGCACTTACGTCTTGTGCCAATTCAGGAGACCAGCTAGCTCTCAACTTTCTTTCAGTTACAGAAACTGTTACTGACTCAAGGTCGAAAGATACTTCACCGATTTCTTCTTCGAATTCTAATGAACTATATTCTCTCCAACTTACCTTAATGTCAGTTGATGCTAATGATGTATTAGCGGCAACTGTATAGTTTGTGAAACCTGTTGTTGTACCGTTATACTTTTGTAAGTCGATAGATAAGTAGATAACTCCTTCGGCGTCACAAATGTTAGCATATTTACCTGTTCTACCACTGTCTTTAGAACCGTACTCAACGATACCTTTACCGTATTTTTGAGTTACTACGTTAAAAGGAATGTTAGCAGCTACTGTAGCACCTAAGTGACTATACAATGAACTATCAAGACCTGATAGGGTATAAACAGTTAATGATGCTAAGAACTCTTCAGTATCCATAACATGACCGTTAGGACCCGCAAGTTTACCAGCACCTTCGTAAGTTGTGAAACCTGTAATTTTAGCAATCACACTTGATACTGAGGTACCTGAAGCGATAGCTGATTGAGTTGAAGCAACACCGTTACTGAAAGTAACAAATTCAGATGTTACACCAGTAATTGTTGTGTAAGCACCTTTTGAGTAGTCAAACAAACCAGAATCAACTGAATCATCAGCTTCGTAGAAACGGTCATACAAGTTGTTACCAGTGTAACCGGCAGCTGGGTCAGTTTCAGAAGAAGGGAAACCGTATGGTTGACGGTGTGCACCTCCTGCAGTTCTGTCTTGGATTTTAGGTACGAAGTAGAACAATTTACCGATAGGTAAGTTCATTGCTTGTACAGATACGATGTCGTTCGCTAACAATTTAGAGAAAACACGACGGATGATAGGGAATACTACAGTTTCAAATGAACCTGAAGCATCAGCCACAGCCGATTCGTTGATTAGGTATGAAGCTTGGTTTTCATACAATTGTGCGATGTTGTCTTTTTGGTGACCGTTAAGACCCTCAAGGAATCCTAAGTCGTCCCATTTTTTGATGGTATCTTCTTTGATAACACGTAGGTGCTTAAGACCAATGTTACCAACCATACCAGATTCTAATAATGCTCCCATTTTAGTATTGATTTTTAATTTTTAAGTTTATTTTATTTTTGTCATTAAATCTTTCATTCTCTTGAATTGTGGATTCTCATATGCTTTTGATTCCGACAATACTTTTGAAGAAGAAGATGTTTGTGACGTTGTTATTTTATCAACCACTGATTCAGTTACAGGTTTTTTAGTATCTAATTCAGTTTTTATAGAACTATATAAGTTCTTAGACTCTTTCAAGGTTGAAATTGAATCGAATCTTTTTAAGATGTTTAACTTCTCTTGTTTGGTGGTTGAGTGTTCAGTAAACAAACGAGTAGCGTAAGCTAAGTTGGCGTTAAATACAGCAACCTCATTTAACTTTTCTTTGAATAATACAAGAGCTTTCTTATACTCATCATTTTGTTTTCTAAGTTTGCTAACTTCTTCGTTGATTTCTTCTCTTTTATTACCGGCCTTAAATACATTTTTACTTTTAAGACCTCCATGGTAACCGTAACCTTTAGTACGAGCAGATTCTTCAACATCACCTTCTACAGGCTCATCACCTTCGTAAGTCTCGTCGACATATTCTTCAAGTGATTCATCTCCCATATTAGGGTCTTCATCACTCATCATGTCTTCATCAACATCATCAAGTTCGATTTCGTAAACAGTTTCTTCAGTGTCATCCATCATTTCTTCCAATTCTTCATTTGAATATTCAGACTCATCACCCTCTTCTAAATCTTTATCAGAGTGGTCTTCGTCGTGACCTTCATAGTAATCATCTTCAGACATCATGGTTTCATCCAAATCTTCCTCACCTAACTTAATGATATACTCATCATCACCATCAGACAATTCAATGTGGTCATCATCTTTCTTAACGATTACACCATCCTCAGGACTCATTGCTTTGAAAACCTTTAAAATTTCGTCTTCATCGGCGTTGGTCATATCAACCACGTCATCACCCATATCGCCAAAGTCGTTCATGTTACCCATGTCGCCAAAGTCGTCATCAGATGAATCTTTTGAGTCGATGCCCTTAGATAGTTCGTCAGATGAATCATCATCTTCGTCCGATTTATCATCCCCTGTGTTATCGTCAGCATCAGCTGATACATCGTCTGCGGGGTCTTCTTCAGGATTAGGTTGTTCTTTAACAACTTCTTCCTCATCTTCCATTGATTCTTTCAACAAATCGCCGATTTCTTGCTTCATAGTTGAAGCAAGTATACCTTTTGCGTTTGCCTTTACTGCCTCTTCAAGAGTCTGTACTTGAAGTAATGCTTGTTCTAGAATGGATTTTTCGCTCATTTTATTAAATATATTTACCTATAAATATGCTGATAATGTAAAAAAATACTGATTATAGTATGATAACCAATAATAAATTATTATTTACCTAAATAACTATCCAACTTAGACATTAGATTTTTCATTCTATTTGCGTCTGTTGGGTTTTCTTGAATTGATTCTTGGTATTGGTCCCTGTCTTTTAAATCGGAGAATACATAGGCACCTGGTGTACTTGGGGATGACACCAAATCAAAACAAACTAATTCAAAATCTTCTTGAACAATGTTTTGACCTTTAATATTTTTTAAGGAACCAACACCTCTTGATGATATACCAAGTGTTGCACCATTCATTAATAACATGGCGGCTTGGTCGCCTTTAGTACTAACAATACCCATTTTTTTCCAAGCGGGAGATGTGAACAATTTGATTTTACCCATTAGGATTTTACCATCCCACCAAGTTTCTAAAATTGAATGTGAAACTCTATCTAAATCTATTAGGGAAGAAGTTGGGTGATTTAATTCATTTAACGCACTACCCTTCTTTATAAGAGATTGATATTTTTCATTCTCTCTCTTAAGAATACTTTCAGGGTAGATTCTACCGTTTTTATTCGGTGTATCGTATTTTTGTAAAACAGCGTAAAGAACTACATCCTGAGAGTAGTCCACGTCTTTCATTTCAGAAATAATTTTCTGATTTTCTTTTGGTGATATATAACCAGCGTCGTATTCTATTAATATACCTTTACCGGTTTCATTTGGGCCGAGTATTTTCATCCAACTTTTTTATAATAAATACCCCGAATACTGAATTAATTCTTTTTTTCAAAGAAATTAAATAAAGTTTCGTCTGTCAGAACGGTATCTACTATAGATTCTGATAAGTTGGTGATAATACTTTTAACCTCTTTAGAACGCACATCAAAAAATTTATCAACGTACAAGGTAATTTCAAGGTCCATAAAAGACCTTTTGTTTGTCTTTATACCACTAGTTTTAATATCCAAGTCAACAATTGATTCTTTTTTGAATAAATCAGAATTTAAAGAATATACTTTTTCTTTTATCTGTCTTCTTGTTTTTGAAATCAATTTTTCAAAATCGTGGTCATTTATTAGTGGTTGAGTCCATGAGTTTAATTGGACGTAGATTGTTTTTAAGTTCTTATAATCAACCGTACCGTATCCAATTTTTACATTATTGTGTACACCGATTGAAATAAACTTTCCTTTTTTCATTTAATAATATCATACTTATATATTTTATGGTGTATTTAAAATATACAAAATAAACTTAACAAATCAAAACTTTTCATTTATATTTCAAAAAAAGATTATGATAATAGTAAACGTCAGTAAAGAAAAGAACCTTGAATCTGCATTAAAAAAATACAAATACAAGGTTCAGAAAACTAAACAAACCGAAAAACTTAGAGAAAAACAAGAATACACTAAACCATCGGTTGAAAGAAGGGGTAAAAAATTAAAGGCGATTTATAAGCAACAATTGTTTACCGACGAAGAAAAATCAAATTAAACCGTTCTTTAATTCAATTAATTTATAGTAATTGAATTTTGAAATTTCCGATTTTTCCACTTCCGATTTTACATTCGTAAGTTTACTAACTACAGAATCTTCAGTAGATTCTTTTAAGAGTGAATCTAATTTGTTATTGAGTTCTTTTTTAACAGAGTTCATTTCACTAATCAACTCCTCGTTAGTCATTGATACAATCTTATTAAAAGTTTCTTTTTGTTCCTCATTTAAAAAATCACCATACTTAATATTGAAATTATTTACCAATACCGTATTCAATAAAGAATGGTTTTCAATTTGAACTGAAGGTTTTTCAAAAACCTCTTTTTTCTTTTCTTTAATTAAATGAGACATTAAGTTTTCTCTAGCGTCAATCTTAGACGCGATATTGTGCATATTAGTCTCTTCTGAAAGAACATCCAAATCATTATAAAGTGAATTTGATTCCACCACAACGTCTTTGAGTGATTTACCAAACTCCTTCATTTCTTTTTTCAAAGATTTTGTTTTTTCAATCAAAATAGGTTCAATAGATTCCACATATAATTTGGCTTTATCTTTTGATGAAATGTTTAAGTTTTCAATATTTTCATAAAACATATACATTTCAGATAAAGATTTATTTGATTTTAGTTTATTTACTAAATCTTTAATTTCACCTTTATTATTTGAGGTGTAAGATTCGGTAAGTTTTGTTAACAGTTTTGTTTTTAATTCACCAAAGTTTGTCATTTTTATTATTCGTTTAAGAAGTCTTTTAGTTTATTTTCTATTTCATAAATATTCTGTTGAGCTCTATTCATATCAAATAAATCTTCCAATTTATTGTTTTCACTCAACATACTTAAAATATTATGTTTTTTTGTTTCGTTTTCGCTTAATGGAGCTTCCCCTCCACCGGCTGGTGGCGGAGGTGGTGGTGCACCCGCACCCATATCCATTCCACCAGCTTCACCACCGGCAGTTTCACCACCCTCTTGTCTTTCTTCTTCAGGAACACCATATTTGGAATCAACATCATCAAATACACCACTTCGTTTAATAACGTTTTGTGTATTTGTCAATTCAAATCCAATTGCTCTTTCAATTCTTTGTTGTTGTAAATCAAGAATTACTTCACTATCACTCATACCAAGAATATTTTTCTTAGCCCAAGTATGTGAAACAGGAAGAATACCAATCTGAGATTGGTCTGAAGTTGCGTCTTTATATAGTGTAATTTTTTCTTTCCATTGTTCAATTCTTAATAAGTCAGACTGTGCCGACGGATTAGTTAAAGACAATGTAAAATTATCCAACTCATCTTCTAATCCAAGTAAATAAAGGTGTATTAGTGCAATTTTATTTAATTCTTGAATAATTGATTTTTGAATTCTATTAATTGTTCTCGCAAAACGTATATCCATTAACGCGAGAGTTTTACCATCACCTACAACCTCTTCAAACCCTAAGAAAGCTTTTGGTATACGAAGAGCCGCTAACATTTTCTTTTGGATATATTCAATATCCGCAATCTCACCTAAGTTCTGTGCTCCCGCTAATGTTTCAATCGGGTTTGTTTGAGCAGGGTCACGAACAGGAATAAAATAATCTTGGTCAACCGCCATTTGGTTATACCTCATATCAACCTGGCCGTTTCTTGAATCAACAATTTGGTCTCTTTTAAATTTATTTGCCACACGTTGAACATAAGCTTCGATATCTTTATCGTCCATGTTTCCAACAAATATTTTAAAGACTCTTCTTTCAGGTGCTCTTGTTGTTCTGTAAATCAACATAGCGTCTTCAGCTAAAAGTAACTGTTTCCAAATCCTTCTGATTTTATCTAACATAGATGTACCATAAGGAAGTTTTCTATCATCACCTAATAACCTAAAATGTGCAATTTCCCAAGCTTGAAATTCTAAATCTTTGTTCTTCCATTGGAATCTCAATTCCCTTGTAGGAAGTTGCATTGTGTTTTGTTGATTAGAAGTTTTACTCTCTTTTCCTTCGTGTCTTTCTATTTCAATATTTGGTAATTGTTGACACCCAATTATACCTCTTTCGGGGTCTATTTTAAGGTAAACAAAATTATCACCATATTTACAAACACCTCTTGTCCACATCTGTAGATTGGTATTCAAATCCAATCTATTCATAAACAAATCTTCAAGAATGGATTTAATTCTTGTCGATTCTGAAAAAATAGTTAATATTTCACCCTTTTCTGATAGTGTTGTTGATTCTTCCGCATAAATGTCTAACGCTGCTGAAATTTCAGGAGTAAACTCCATTGATTCATAATCGTAGTAAGCTGATATCCTATTTGGTTCATAGTATACAGATTGATTATAAAGAGATTGGTCAAGTTTTGTCCACTTATCCGCAACGTACTGGCTCTGTTGAGCTTGTAACATCGCCTTTTCGTATTCCTCTCTACTACTTGTTTTTAAAATTTGTTCTTTGTCAAAATTGAAAGACGGAGCTTCTTCAGGAGTTACCTTACCAGGAAACCCAAACATTTTTGTCAATCTCTGAAATACCGTCAAATTACTTTCCGCCATGTATATAAATAGTTTAAGAGAATATAATTAATTTTATTTTTATAATAAAGGATTATCTTTTTTTACCAAATAACCAAGAATACTGTGCGTATTGTTCTTTTGTTGCATTGTTGTTGTGTCTTGGGACATTTGGGTCATTATCCATAGACATTGAACCTATTTGGTCAAATGCGGTACCATATGAATAAAAAGATTTATTTGGTTCATACGTCCTTTCAGATATTGTCCACGATTCTAACATCGCTTTATTTGCGTTTTCATTTTTACTTAGTTGAGAGAAAGAAATGTCCCCAACATATAGAGCCATAGACATACTCATGATAGCATCATCGTGAGCTCCTTTCATGTGGTCTGGTCTACCATTGATGTAAACAAATGTGTTTAATTCATTCATTAACCTTGCGGACCTAACCTGAAATCCTTTTCTTAATTGTTCTTCAAATGCCGCAACGATTTGAGTCCTCTTATTATTGAAATTAATACCGGGGATTTTCTCCATCGCTTTGGAATTATATTCCCAAATATTCTTTGTGTTGATACCATCAATATAGAGATTTTTGTAGTTCAATTCTTGTAGTTTTCTTGATGTTGCAACACCCATTCCACCAGTGATATCAACAACAATAAATGCTTCATAAAGAACACCCCATTTGTATGCGACGGACGCCAAATCGTCAGGTGGTATTTTACCAATGTATTCAGCCACTTGTTCCCTCTCATCAAAGTCAATTATGTTTATTGATGAAAAGTCTTCACTATCCCCACGAGAAACATCAACACCCATTATGTATTTGTGTCCTTGAATTGGTTCTTTCCATTGCCAAAATGTTCCTTGCATGTATTTTTCCTTAGGGTCTCTCAACATATTTTTTACAATATTGTCTTGAACATCTGAAGGAATTACACCATCACCTGAACCAAGAAAGTCACACTCTAATTCCTGTGCAATTTTTCTTCTATCAAATTTGAATTTTTTTGACATTGATTCAAACCAAGAAGATAAAGGTTTATAACCTTCTTCTTCGTATTGTTTATAGTTTTGAATTTCAAAGTCGGTCATTACAACTTCGTCATCATCGTATTGCTCTCTATTCAACATGTAATGGACTATATCACTACACTTAACCCATCTTAAATCTTTTGTGTATCTCGGGTCTTTAAACCATCTTAAATCGGTAATATGAAAATCGTTTACACCTCTAATCGCTTGGTCGTAAACACCGTAATAAATTGGGTCAAAACCGTTTGGTGTCGAAATAAGAATAATCTTACCACCCGTAGATAGAGACGCCATAGATGCAGCCCAAAAGTCTTCACCGGCTTCAATGTACGCAGCTTCGTCAAATACAAGTATAGTTGGTGTATAACCACGTAACGCATCCGCAGAAGTTGCTACAGCTTTTACCTCACATCCATTGTTTAATCTAAATCTACTTTCTGAGTTTTTATCGGGTGAAAACCCAACATTAATCCAATCAGGCCATTGGTCTAAGAAATTTCTAATCTTATTAGCCATTTCTACCGCAGTATCTTTTTTGTTCGCAATAACAAGAACCCTTTCAGGATTTTCAGGTTTTGCTAATTGTAACTTTTTAGAAATCCAAGCCGCGGTAACAGTTGTTACACCTGCCTGTCTATACTTTCTTGTGATATTTTCATTGTACGATTCGTAGTCTTTTAACAATTGAATTTGGTCAGGAAAAAGTTCTAACGGGACGTATCTTTTCTGAGTGTTATCGTAAGTCTGTAGATATGTTCTTAAAGCATATGGTGTATCTTTTAAAATACGGGCATACTCTTTTAATTGTTCTATTTTTTGATTACTCATATATATAAATATGAAAAAGGGTGGTTAAAAACCACCCTTAAAACTTTTATACCGTAGGACCTTGTGGACCATCGTCATCCGATAATCGTATACCAATATCTCCTAAGAAATCTCTTAAATCATCATCATCTATTTTATCGGTAACTTGTTCCAATTCTTGGTTAAATCTATTAATTGCTTCGTTATAATCTTTGTCTTGTAACATTTGACTAATTCCTTGAAGTAAAACACCCATTAATCTTTTACCTTCACGAGAACCCGATACAACTTCTTTAGTGAAAACCAAGAACTCTTTTGCTGGTAATCTAAAAATACTTGTGATTAGGTAGTTTTGAAGATAATATGACTCTTCCTCATTAAAAATTTCATCGGGAAATTGTTGTCTGATTCTATCATAAATGGCGGGACCTAATCTTAAATCCCAAACCTCTTTTTCAAGAGTATCTTCCGATTGTTCAATTTCAGCGAATCTTGGGTCTTCTTTACCCTCATCATCTTTTGGTCTTCCTTGAATACCGAATAATTCATAAGTACCCTTAATTAATTCATGTACTAAAATTGGAAAATTTACCGCTTCTACATAAACTGTTGGTGGTGTTGTACTACGTTTAACTTGTTCTTTTCCACCCATACCAGCACCCCCCATCATACCTTTCATTTGATTATCACTTAATTGCCAATATAATGTGTCATTTATTGACATTAAAATACCATAGTTATTAACTATATTATTAGAACCAGTAATTTCTGCGAGTTTATCCGCGACGTATGAATACATGTAGTGACCTTTTTTTGATACACCTTGAATCATCGCGTTAATCATCCTTCTCTTAGCTTTTTCAAAATCCATTTTTTCCAAATCGGTTGCTAAATCCTTCTCAACATCAACAGGGTCGATGTTTGGTTGATTTTGCATTTCTCGGTTAAAACCTTCAGGATTTACTTGACCTTGACTAACAAGTTTGGCGTCGTATTGTATTTTATATTTTTTACTACCGTCGGGTAATCTATAAAAAACTTTATAAATTCCATTATCAAATTCAATTCCTCCATTGTCACCCTCACTTAAGGTTGCAATTTCTTTTCTTGATAAAACAGGTATCTCATCAACAGCCAATTTAACACCTAATGCGATTAATTCGGGTCTATGGTTTTGTTCTGTTTGAACAATTTCATTATGTGCCGTCATCATCATCTGAACCAACGGCATAATTCCGCCTTCATCATCTGTTAATCTAACATTAGAACCTGTAAGTTCCCTTAATCTCGCAACAACTTGTCTATATCTTTCGGAGGCTAATAATTCCTGAAAGTTTTTATTAGGTTCTTGACCTGATTGAGGTAGTGGGACTTTCTTAAGAGGAGTATCACCTGTGGATAGTGCCCTTTGTATGTCTATATTCGGTCTATCTTCCGAATCAAAATCCATTGGCATTTCGTTAATATCTTCCAGTAAAGATATTAAATCTTTCTTTTTGAATTTCATTTTTTGATTTTTTTCTTTTCGGCTAACGCCTTTGGTTTAGTATCGGGACCTGGTTGTGGTTCAAACGGGTCAAATGGTTCGTCTTCTTGAGGTCTTGTTGGTGTTTTTGGTTTTGTTGGGGTTTCAACAGGTGTTTCAACAGGTGCGGGTTGCGCTGCGGCCATGATAGAATCATATGTCATAAACTCAGGTACACCATTGTGACCTTTTTTTGCTTTAGTTTTTGGCATAGGTTGGAACGTTGTTTCTATTTTCTCACTAATAATACTCATGATATCGTTTTTAGATGTGAATTGTGAATATTTTGATTCAGCTAAATCTAACACCCACTCTTCAATTTCATTAACGTCTTGATGTTTCTTATCCTTACACTTACAGTTTTTCATACCACATTTTGGACAAACTTTTGATTCGTAAGTTTCAATAGTTTTACCAGCGGCTTTAGCTGCTGCAATATCTTTTAAATTATCTTTTTTAATCATAACAGCTTCTTTAAGAACTGTTTTTGATAGGGTAGATAATTCGTTATCATTTAAACGAGAAAGAGTTCTCTCTGAAAACCCTTCTATTATTAATTTTTCAATGATTAATTTTCTATTCATGATTCTTTGAATTTTATTGATTTTTTTTCAAGGGATATTCCCCTTTCTTTTAATTTTTTTGAAACGTTTTCATATGATTCACCAAATCGAAAAAACAATCTGTCTTCTTCTAAATCAAAATTAGATTTTTCCCAAGCCATGGCTATTATACCGTCCACAGCATCAATAACACCGAAATAGTCTGAATTTTGTATTAATTCAAAAACTATATCGGTGTCTTGAAGGAGACCTACTTGGTCTATATATTCTATGTTTGGTGATTTAGATGTTGAGGTCGATGATGCGGGTACGTCAAACCATTCGTCCATGTCTATTTCAGTTGATTCACTAAAGATGAATTCATACTGTTTTTGACCCTTATAATCGGTTCCGATTTCGTTGACATAGATAAGACGCATTTTACTTAAAGTATTTACCTAAAGTATCAGATATAGTTTTGTTGATTTCTTTTTTTATTTCATCTAAATCAATTTCTTTAACATCATCACCACCCAAATCTGCGTATTTAGATAAATCAATTTCTTCATCGGTTGACATTGGTGTGTTTATAAAACTTTCCAATTTGTCCATTGCGTGCATTTCACCTAAATCATCATCTGCGGTTGGTTCAGCTGGTGTTGTTTCATCATCAGAAGGAACGTCAGACATATCATCAGAAGGTTCGTCAGATAACGCAACATCATCTTCTATGTCTCTATCAAATTTTTTACCAATTTCTTCAATATCATCATCTTCTAATTTGTCTAAATCAACAGCCGAGATAATCATGTTAAGTACGTATTTAATATCGTCACTTTCCATTTTATCTTTTTGGTCTCTCAATTCTTGACCCAATTTTCCAGCAAATTTTTGGATTTCGGCCATATAATCAGAAGGTTTACCTGATTCATCAGATGGTAAATCATCACCCATTTCATCTCCTTCAGGTGACATCGGAACATCCCCTTCAGGTGCCATCGGAACATCACCACCCATTTCGGGTGATGGTGGTACGTCACCCTCAGGAGCTACGGGAGCTGGCGGAACCTCACCCATTTCTGGTGATGGAACAGGAGCTTCGTTAGCGGGTTCTGAAGTTGGTTTTTGTTTTAAAACGTACTTAGTCGCTTCATTTAATTCACCTCCCGATAATAACTCTAATCTTTTTAGTGCTTCAGCATATGAATTAAATCTGTTTTTATTTTTCATGAAAAGACCACCAATGTAGTCTAATGAATTTTCGTTTAAACCTTTTTTTACGTAGTATCCATCTTTTTCTCTTACAATACCAAATCTGAAACCACTTACGGATTCAGAAAGATATTCAGTTTTAGATACTGGTGATTGGTTAGGGGTAGATGATTTTTTATCATTACCGTAATAGGTCAACTCGAGGATACGTCTTAGTTTGTCGTCTCCGTTAAGTTTTTCGCTTCCTAATGGTTTTAAATCTGCCATTTCTTTAAATGTTGATAATTATATTATTCTTGTATCCTATAAATACATGCATATAGATAAAAAATTTATTGTTTCTATTGCGGTAAGGACAATTTTTTATTTCGTATTGAACTTTTGATATTAAAAAGTTTTTCGATAAACCCATTTCTTCTTAATAATTTGAAGGTTAAATTTTCATAAGAATACTCACCTCCTTTTTCTAATCCCGACTGTCTGAATTTTTTAAGTTTATCTTTTAGGGTTTTTATTTCTTTTGAAACGTCTTGACCTTTGTTGTTTAAGTCTTCTAAACGTTCTACCTCTTTCGCATATTCTTCAGACTTTTCTAAAATTTTCTTCTCATCTATATCGAAAGCCGACTCAATTTTTTTAGGTTCAACAATCCATTCGTTATTTAAAATTGAATAAACACCCGTAGCAACATATTTGTCATCTACGTCTTGAACGTACATTTCGACCTCGTATCCTTTTATTTTAATGTCTGTGGTTTCATTCCACAATCTTCTTTTGACATCAAAAAACTCTTGCACAATTTGATGATAAACGACCAAGTCTTTGTTTTCGGACTCATCAAATTCGTCATAATCGATTAATATGTGAATATCAACGTCTGAATATTCAGACCAATTATAGTTTGCTAATGAACCAATAAAAATAATATCGTAAATGAAAAAATTAACTCCAACAAAGTCAATAAATTCTTCTGTTATTTCTAACATTTTTTTTCTGACTTCAGAATTTAAAATAGATTTACCATTATTAATATCAAAGATATTTTTTGGTAATGTCTCTTTTGGAACAAAAGACTTTACAATCTCTTGGTCCTTTTCCATATCTTCAATTATTTCATCAATTACACTCATTTGATTTTTTTATATTTGTACGTTCTCGATATATTCGAATTAAAAAATTTACCTTGAGATTCCGATTTTTTAAAATTTTCAAAAATCTCTAGCGGCACATTTTCATACTCATAAATAGAGCCATTATTAAATTCAATCGATAAATGGTTTTCAGAGGAATTATAAATCGCTCGATTCAGATTTGATGATGAAACCACAACCTCTGTAATGTTACCTTCTGTTTTTTCTAAAATAATTGACATAATTTTTTTTTAGATATTAGTATACATAATAAATATCAAATAAAAAACCCCTTGTAGGGGTGTCATTTTTTATTTATGTTTGTAGAAACTGATATTCCTAAAAACAACTTCTCGGAGTCAACATTTGTTTTTACGGGATTCTTTTTGTATACTTAAAGAAAATTATTTCGTATGTCAGTAGATTTTTTCGAAGAAGGAAACACAACCAACCCAAAGAAAACAAGGAAGGGTTCAACCACCCCTATCCTTGATAACTTTTCAAGAGATTTGAATAAAATGGTTGAAGAGGGTAAAGTAGACCCCGTTATAGGTCGAGATAGTGAGGTCAAGAGAATTGCACAGATATTATCTCGAAAAAAGAAAAACAACGTAGTAATAGTTGGTGATGCGGGTGTTGGTAAATCAGCGTTGGTTGAAAAATTAGCACAAATGATTGTCAAGGGAGATTGTCCATCAAATCTTTTAGATAAGAGAATAGTCTCGTTAGATTTAACATCCTTAGTTGCTGGCACGAAATATAGAGGACAGTTTGAAGAAAGGATTAAAGCTATTCTAAATGAATTACAGAACGAACCAAACGTAATTGTATTCATAGATGAGATTCACACTATGGTTGGAGCGGGTAATGCTAGTGGTTCAATGGATGCTGCTAATATTATGAAACCCGCTTTAGCAAGGGGTGAAATTCAATGTATTGGTGCAACAACATTTGACGAATTTAAAAAACATATCGAAAAAGATGGTGCGTTGGTTCGTAGATTCCAAAAGATAATCCTTAAAGAACCAACTAAAGAAGAAACCGTACAAATTCTAAATAACCTAAGAGATTCTTATCAAAACTTCCATAAAGTTTTTTACGAACCGGAAGTTTTTGAAACTATTGTTAGTCTCTCATCTAGATTTATCACGGACCGTCAGTTCCCCGATAAGGCGATTGACGTAATGGACGAATTAGGTTCTGATAAAAAAATCAACACAAAGATTCCCGAAATTATTGAAAAACTTAAAAAGGAATCTGATGATTTGAAGGATAAAAAAATACAAGTCGTTAAAAGTCAAAACTACGAACAGGCAGCTAAGTTACGTGATGAAGAAAGAAAGTTATTAAGTAAGTTAGATGAAGAGAAAAAGAAATGGTTAGATAAACAAAAAGACAATAAAACACCAGTAACAATTGCTGATGTTTACGAGATAATATCACAAATAACTGGAGTACCTCTTTCTAAAATTGATGACAGAGAAACAACAAATCTATTAAATTTAGAAGAAAAATTAAAATCTAAAGTGATTGGACAGGACGAGGCAATATCAATCATCTCTAAAGCCATTAGAAGAAATAGAGTTGGTATCAAAGATACCAATAAACCAATCGGTTCTTTTATTTTCTTAGGTTCAACAGGTGTTGGTAAAACGTATCTCGCTAAAAGTATCGCCGAACTACTTTTTGGGGATGCTGAAAAAGTAATTCGTGTTGACATGAGTGAGTACATGGAAAAACACAATGTTGCTAAATTAATCGGGTCACCTCCAGGATATGTTGGTTATGATGAAGGTGGACAACTCACTGAAAAAATCAAAAATAATCCATTCTCAGTAGTTCTATTTGATGAGGTTGAAAAAGCACATAAAGATGTGTTCAACATTCTACTTCAAATATTGGATGAGGGGCACTTGACAGATTCTTTTGGAAGAAAAGTGAATTTTACCAACACTATTGTGATTATGACATCTAACATCGGTGCTAAAAAAGTATCCGAATTCGGTAAGGGTGTTGGGTTTAGTTCGTCGTCATCAACGTCTCAAAACTATGAAGTCAAAAAGTCAATTGTTCAAAAATCACTCAAACAACATTTTAATCCTGAGTTTTTAAATCGAGTAGATGATATAATCAGTTTTAATTCTTTAGATAAAGATGTGATTAAAAAGATTATTGAGATTGAATTGAATAAATTAGTAATCCGACTTAAAGAAAAGAATTTTAAAGTTTCTTTTGATAAAACAATTGTAGAAAGGATATCTGAATTGAATACACAAGAAGATTTTGGTGCGAGACCTATTAAAAGAATTATCCAAAATATGTGTGAAGATTATTTAAGTGATTCAATTTTAAGAGGTGAAATCAAAGAAAACGAAACAATTAATTTGAAAATTAAAGACGGAGAAATAAAAATTTTTAAAAAAAAGGGGTAAATATTCAGACTTTTTAAAAAAACATATATATTTATATTCACACAGGATATCTTTGCCGATTTCCTCTCGTTTTATAGTCCGTGGTGTTGAATCCACAAAATGACCGCAAACCCCCGACTCACCGTTGGGGGTTTTTATTTTTTTTGGTATTCTAAAAATTAATACGTATATTTGTGATAAATCTAATTTATCATGGAATATACAAAAGATTTGATTTTAGTGAGAGGGTTACCTGGTTCGGGTAAATCTACTTTAGGGGAGATAATTTTATACACTCCAAATAACCCGTTGAAACCATTGTCTGCGGACGATTACTTTACAGATAAAGAGGGTAATTATAATTTCGACCCAACAAAATTAAGGGAAGCACATAATGATTGTCAACAAAGATGTGCCAATTTAATGATGAATAGTGTTGTTAGGGTTGTTGTTTCAAACACTTTTACACAAGAATGGGAAATGGAGCCATATTTTGAAATGGCTAAAAGATATGGTTACAGAGTTCACACTATTGTGGTTGAAAACAGACACGGTGGTGAGAACATACATGGAGTTCCTGAAGACAAATTAGAGATTATGAAAAATCGTTTTGAAATTAAGTTGTGATTGAAGTTTTAGAGAGATATCATAAGGATGGTTTGTTAATGAAACAAACTCACCCAACCAAAGATTTGTACATATGGAATTACACACCAAGAGTACAATATGAATCTTTGTGGGATGATATTACTATGCAATGTCGTGGTCTTATTACAACCCATTCAGGAGAAGTAATATCAAAACCATTTGGTAAATTTTTCAACTACGAAGAGGTTATTGATAAAAATTTAATTCCTTGGGATAGTGAGTATACTCACATCCAAGATAAAATGGATGGTTCTCTTGGAATCCTTTTCTTTTATGATGGTGAATGGATTATGTCAACAAGAGGTTCTTTTACCTCGGAACAATCCATTCGTGGTTTAGAAATTCTTAAATCAAAATATGATTTAAGTAAATTCATGAAGGAAGTTACCTATTTATGTGAAATTATTTATCCCGAAAATAGGATAGTAGTGAACTATGGTTGTGATAAGATTACCTTTTTATCTGTAACAACACCCATAGGAGAATTAAACTGGCACACCGCTCGAGCAATTTTTCATTCATCGGATATTGAAGAGAAAGATATTGTCGATAGCACTATGGTAACCTTCAACAAGGAAACATTTGACAACTATAAAAAACTAAACACCCCAAATAGTGAAGGGTTTGTTATTCGTTTCTACCCATCGAACTTTAGAATGAAAATAAAATTCGAAGAGTATGTTCGTTTACATAGAATACTAACTAATGTGTCAAGTAGAGATATTTGGGAATATCTTAAAGAAGATAAACCATTTGATGAGTTACTTGAGAAGGTACCAGATGAATTTAATAGTTGGGTGAAAGAAACGGTAAAGGACTTTGTGATTCGATTTGAAAATATCGAAAAGGAATATAAATGGATATTCAACAAAATTCGTAACGTTTATTTTGAATCATACCAAAAAGAATTTACCCGAGCGGAGTTTGCTGAATTAGCTAAAAGATATTCCCACCCTTCAATACTGTTTAATATGTTGGATGGTAAATCATATAAAAATATAATATGGAAAATATTATATCCACCATATTCAAAACCATTTAAAAAAGATGAAGAGAATTAGTAAGAAAAATCATACAATGAAAAAAAGAATTTATTTAGATGACGTTAGAACACCAGTACTAAAGGACGAATGGGTCATTGTTCGAACATATGAGGAGTTTGTTGAGAAAGTATCAGAAATTGGATTGGAGAATATTAGTTTAATTTCTCTTGACCATGATTTAGGTGATACCGCAATGGCTGAATGGCATCGTAATGTTTATCATAATTACGAATTAGACTACAACAACATCAAAGAAAAAACAGGTATGGATTGTACCAAGTGGTTAGTGGAACAATGGTTGGATGGTAAACCAGTTGTTGATGTTGTTATACATTCAGCTAACGCGATTGGTAGTGCCAATATGATGGGTTACATCAACAATTACAGACACATCCATAGATTACCACAAAATTGTGTACGGGTTCAGATTGAACATACTGTATAAAATACTTTAAACAATTTGGGGTAAAGTTTGTTTATGTCGACTTTATTGTTCATATTTGTGATGAACCAATAATTAAATCGACAATGTCAACAAAACTACCTAAAAAACCAAATGACACCGTAATCAAGAAGTTAATACTAAAACAAGACTATAAAAGTTTTGGTGATTTTTACAACGTCAATAAAGAACTTATTTATCGCACCTTAGCGAATCTATTTAAAAGTCTCAAAAGAAAAGATAAAAACAATGTAACTTTAGTCTTGGGCGCTAAGATAAATGGTTTACAGTGGGAGACCGAATTAAAATTTAAGAGACAAGAATCAATAGTATTAGTTAGAGATATCTTACCTTTCTTTGAAACCAATGAAGATTATGAAACATGTGGTGAGATTACCGACACTTACAATAAAATAATTCAAATTCAATAAGACGAAGAAGATAAGTTAGCATCTCCTTTTACAATATACTTGATGTTAAAAGTAACTGATGTATTTGTAAAATTTATTGAGAAATTATTTGATGGAGTGACTGTATTGAAGTTTGATATTGTTAACGAATTAAAATCATTCGCGGTGTACCAATAAACCTCATCAAATGTTATCATACTTGTTAAATTAGCACCTAATAAGTACGCATCCGATATTGTTACCTTACCATCTTTATTAATATCGCCAGCTTTCATTTTCGGGCCATTATTCAATACTACACCGGGTTGTAATAAACTCGGTGTATTTTCGTTTTGTGACTCATTAAAAACATTATCAAAATCTGCGGACGTTAATGATGATGAAAACGAAGGAACTATTTTATAAGTTGAGTTATATTTTGTTGGGTTTAAAGTGTAAGTACCTGTTGTACCAACCGTGACAGTTTGTAACAGTGTCTCAACACCATTTTCAACCAAATATAATTTTACTTGTGGTCTTACCGATAAACCTGTAGGTATCGTAATTGTACCGATTATTGTTTCAGTTATAATCGTTACAGAACCTGATGAACTATAAGCGAAACCACAAGTACCACTTTGTAATTGAGCTCTGAACAATGTTTTGACGGTTATATTTGTGTATGAATAAGTTGTCGATGTGTTTACAATGTCAGTCCATGTTACACCATCATTTGTTGAACGTTGCCATTTAACAATTGTACCCGTGTAACTACTTAGTGTAAGTGTTCCTGAGTTTGTTGTAGAAGTATGTGTTGATGAAGATATAGAACCACCAACAGGAGGTGTTCCCGATGTAACTGTGATTATTTTAGAATCAGAAAAGACCGCACTACCACAATTTGGAGTTTGAACTTCTACCCTATAATAATAAGTTCCGGCGCTACTAATTGTTTCGGTAAGACTTGTGGTTGTATTTGATATATCGGTCCATGTTGTTCCATTAGTTGAGCGTTGCCATTTATTTACATTACCTTGTTGACCAGATAATGTTAATTCGGATTGCCCTCCCGCACATATACTATTATTTACCGCAAATACTGAACCTGATTTTGTTGGTTTTACAGACAGATAAACACTTGATGTTACTAAACCTGTACAACTCACAGGACTTGTTGAATTTATTACCGCTCTGTAGTATGTGGTTTTAGTTAAGTTGGTTACTGTTATACTTGAAGATGTACTCGATATTGTGGTTGCTGCGGTAAAAAAGTTATCAAAAGAAGATTCCCATCTAACAATACTACCTGTATACCCATTTAACGTTAAAGTTGTGCTGTTACTACCCGAACAAACATTTATGTTACCACCACTTATGTAACCACTTGAAGCGTTACTGATTTCAACATTCCTTGTTAATATTGTGATACTTGATGTTTGGTCGTTTGGCATGTCTCCATATTCACAAATATAACCGGGTAAGTTAGTGTTAGGTAAATCATTCCATTGTCCACTGTTCGCGGAATAAAATTGTGCATAATGTTCACCACCCGCATTATTTGGTTCACCACCAGCCCATTTTGAGTATTGACCCGTTACCGCGGTACTACCGTTAGAAAACTGTGTCCCCTTCTCAGGACCTGACACCCAATGCCATTTTTGTTCTACCGCCGCTTGTGAAGTATAAACGGTAGAACCCTTAGCGGTATTAACCTGACTCATCTCATCCGACGCCCCAAACCAACCATCTGATGACATTAATTTCCAAATAAAATTATTTTCAGCTTCAGAAGACATGGTCGCTAAATAACCGGCTCTACCAAAATAAGACCTTAACTCAGAATTAGTTTTTGCGGTTGTCCATGAACCTGATGATGAAACATATTCATAAAAATGTTCAGTTAATGGGTTGTAAAAAACTAAACCAGCAACAAATGTGACTCTCCTTTGTAGTGGGTAACAAGTTGATGTTGTTGATTTAAATTCAACACCTCTCAATACTGTTTGCCAATCACTTGCACTTGCTGTGCCCGAAAATACTAATATACCTGTGGTAGTATTAAAAGAAGCACTCACACCTGTTGGTAAAGTTGATGTTGACCTCAATTGGTCGCCACTTGTGTACGTTTGAGATATTTGAACTCTAAATCCATTTATTGTCCCATTTGCTGTAATTGTTAAATTAGGGTCAACCTTGGTCCATGTATTGTAAGTAGATGATACCACACCCGTACTACTTGTACCCAATGACATTGTTGTTGCTTGTGAAAAAGCTAAGACAGGTAACAACAAAAACAATATAAAAAATAGTACATTTCTCATAAATTTATCTTACTACCAATTAAAAAGAATGACAAAATCGGAAATTCCGGATTTGTACTCATATTTGCTTTATAGTTGACATTTAACTTAAATCTTTTTGATATTTGATAATCAATACCCGTCCCAATAAACCCACTCACGTATCTATCACTTATTGATACTTTGTCTTTGGTTGAATAAACCAATGGTGTAGAAATAACATATAATTCAGGACTAACTATCATTTTTTTACTAACCTTAATTGGTCTTGTATAAAAAGCGGTAATTGATGGTGAATAATAACCACTTTTTTCTTCTGATATTATCGTGGCTGCACCACTTATATTAAAACCTGTTACACCGTATTTTCCACCATTTAAAATCCCACTATAACCAACAAAACCCAAGTAGTTTCCGTAAGTATATACACCCGTTAAATTTAAATTATGTATGAATTTTAATTTTTTTGATTTACTGTAATGTATTTTAGTGTATTTAGCCGAAACAGCAAACTGTTTAAAGTTTAACCATACCATACCAGTAACACCATAACTTGATAAACCCGTCATTGACGATTTACTTGTACCTATATTAACAATAGGTGTAAATGTTCTATTCAAGTTTTGTGCTGAGGTAATATCAGAAGAAACTATTATAGGGTTTGACCTCGCACTACCACTACCCCCTGATTTACCTTTACCACCACTATTAGAACCTCCACCCGCATTATTATCATTGTGTGCATCATTATTCATTTGTGTTGTGGCACCAACTTCCTCACCCTTTTGATTATTTGTGTTGGTGTTATTAGTATTACTTGAACCGCTTCCACCTGTTGTATTTGTACCACTAGTGGTACCACCATTAGAACCCCCACTATTACCATTTGTAGAACCACCTGTGGTATTACCATTAGAACCGTTTGTATTAGAACCTCCACTATTTGAATTGTTGGTATTACTACCACCACTACCACTTGTGGTTGCCGAACCGTTTGTATTAGTTGTTGAACCACCCGAAGTATTTGTAGATGTTCCATTGTTACCGGTTGTTGTGTTCGTATTATTAGACGAACTATTGTTAGTACCACCAGAACCACCACTATTGGTTGAACCTGAATTGTTGTTAGTAGACGTGTTTGTTCCTACAGACGGTTGAGTCGTTGAATTTCCACCTTGAGTTGTGTTACCTGAACCTGATGTCCCTCCACCATTCGTTGTATTCCCATTTCCTGATGTTGAACCACTTCCTCCATTTGAGTTATTAGTTCCTGAATTCGTTTGGGATTGTCCTCCAGTTTGAGTTGAAGTAGTACTCGTTGTATTTGATTGAGATGAATTATTTCCATTTGTTTGGGATGAATTATTATTTTTCTTTTTTTCAGAATTTTTATTGTCTTTTCCACCAGCATCACTACTTGACGAACCACTTTCTAAACTTGTTGATTGTGATTGACTGCTTGACAAAATAGAACTAACAACTGACTGAATCGTACCTCCAATTATTTGTGCGGTTATCTGATTTTGAATTACCTGACCTTGTTGTTGTGAACAGGGATTGGTCTGTCTGTATTTTGTGTAAACCTGATTTACCCAATTTGAAAAATTACCATTTGACAAATCATTAGCATCAAAGTAACCAACATTATCTAAAAAAATAATCATTGTTTTACCACCCTGTATTGGTACACTAAACATAGTTACCTCTTTTGTACAAGGGTCGATAAAGGTATATGTTGATACCTGTGCTTTCGATATGTTACATACGAAAATAAGAAAAAAACTTAATATTAACGTTTTAAAATTCATAACCATATTAAAAAGGGGGTTTAACCCCCCTTTTATTAACTTTTAAACATTATGAAGTTATTTTGGGAATACACCCTTTTTTATCATTCTTAATAGAATTCTTGAACAAGCAATATCTAATGCTTTTTTTGTACTAATACCTATTGTTGATTGATTAAACTTCACTTCACTTAAATTATCATCATTCAAAAGACTGAGTTCTCTTACTGTTACCGCTTCACCTAAACCACTTGCGGCGATTATTTGACCGGTTTCTGCGTCTGTAAATCTAACCTGTAAACCTAATCTAGTTACAACGGTATTTTTAACACCATTACTAAGATTTACGGTTTCATCCTCACTCACTGAAAATTCATAAACTTCAATTGTCACAAAATAATGTGCCAATCTTATCTTACCTCTACCATTTAATGTGTCATAACTAATACCGGCTTGAGATGCTTGGTATTGTTTCACCATACGATTTTTGATTTCAGTTTTGTCTTCGGTAAATGTGAATCTATTTAAATTCTCCAAATATTCAAGTGTAATATTGGCAACACCCAAACCAACTTTTTTTTCTTTTAGTTCGGGATATTGTTCATACACCTCATCACTAATACCAATTTTCAAAATTTGTATTGGGATTTGAGGGCCATCATAATCCATAAGAGAATCTATAGACACATTTGTTTCAAAAGACGCTTTATATTGTTCTGTTTGTGTCTTACCCACAACTTGAGCACTTACCGTATTAGCAAATAGTAACATCGCCAAAAACCATAGTATTACTAAAACAATTGGAGATAAAATTTTCTTAAATAAGAAATTTTTCATATTACTCAGGGTCTTTAATCTTACCACATTTCAAACATTCTAAATCACCGTCATTATCTTGGTCGCCCCAAACGTGCTCACATTGACGATGTTCAAAATATTCATCTATGATACCATCATTATCAAAATCTAAACCATCCATTACACCATCACCATCTTCGTCTATTTCCACACCAACTTGGGGGGTGACTTGAGGAGTGACTTGAGGGGTAGATTCATCTAAACTTTGATTGATTGGTGTTTTCATATCGGCGGTGTTTGACAAAGATGTACCATCTTCCTCATCCATTTTTTGTACTAACATTTTATCTTTATCGGTATCACTGAACCAATAGTCAATGATTTTACCATAAGAACCAATGAAAGCACCAAGAAGTAAAAGAAGAAGTTCTTTCCATTCTCCACCTATTTCATTTTTACCAATTATGGCGGCAAATATTCCAGCCATAATAAACATAAATCCACCTAAAACAATCGCGGTAATAAACCACCTTCTTTTCATCATTGAATTAAGAAGGTCTTTAAATCCGGTTGGTTGATTATTTACCATTGTGGTTCTTTTTCTTTAAATTCATCACCTTCTTTTTTAGGTTTAGAAGGTTCTGATTTGGATGGTTTTTCAACCACTCTTTCTTTTATAATTGTAGTATTTCCCCCACCACTTGATGATGTGTTCTTAGAAGAATTATCTACATTTAAATTAATAACAGGTGCCGATTGTTGAGTTGGTGTGGGTTCATTTTTTTCTTCACCACCACCCATAAGAGTAGTAGTAAACCATGTACCACCAGCTAAAATTGCGGTTGAAATAGTTCCGATTAATGTTTTCTTAAGGCCTGACCATGTTCCGTCAGATTCTGGTACGTTTGTTTCGTCGCTCATAGTTTTAAACTTTTATAAATTGTCTTGTTAATTGTTTATTATAATTATTCAAAATCAGATAATAATTACCTGATGATGCAGAACTCATATCAATTTGTTTGTAGGCAGTTGTTTCCATATAGTTAGTGGTAACAGAACCAACTTGTTTAATTAGTTGACCTCTATTATCATAGATGGAAACATTCATTGACATGTTTGGGTTGGGAAATTTTACTTCTAATTCAAACCAACCACCAGTTGGGTTTGGACGAATTGATGCTGTAATTTCATCAATGTCTTGATTCATAGGTGGTGCCATTTTGTACATAATAACAGCAACACTACTAACTAAGTCAATATTCAAGTGGTCACCTCTTTCATCGGATGCGTCCATTAATTGTCTAACGTAAATATTACTCACAATATCATTATTTCCAATAGGTGAAAATTTTAATTTAAATGGTGTTGCTTGACCAATTAAACCATCTTTAAATTGGTTATTCATACCACCAAATCTAATTGTACCAGCAGTTGCGTCATGTGTAACGTACTGTAACCATGGACCTCCGTTAAAATTAGATATGATTTCTTCAAATTTAACCTTGTTTTTATCATATTTCATTTCAAACTGTAGACCATAATTATTATCACCATTAGTGTTTACATTAAATGGTACGTATATTGGTTGATTACCTGATGATGCGGTATTAGGTATCTCAACATCTAATTTACCTTTAAACACCGCCTTAGCTACTAATACACCTGATGAGTTCCATACTCTCGATGAGTAAGTTCTGTCAACATCACCTTGAATAAAGTACTTAATGTTTACTGTCTTATTAGTTAATCCAACACTATCAGTAATAAAATTGGTGGCGGTTAAATGATTTGGCCAATCATTCCATTGTGTTGAACCTAACACTAATGAATCATAAACATCAGCGTGGAATGTTCTAATCATGGTTGTGGTGTCAATTTTTTTCATACCACTAACGTTTGCATAAATCAAGTATGGGTCACCACCATCTAACTTTCCGTTTTGGTTCATATCACCTATTAGATAAGCCAAGCCATTTTTCAAATATTGTTGACCAAATCCTTGGTTTACATCAGTTACTGTATATTCATCATATGTTTTTACCGCGTCTGATATTGTCACTGCGTAATCTCTGAAAACTTCCATACTATCCGCGGGGAATCTTACAAGTAATTTATACTTAGTATTTTTATCTACGTTGTTAAGTGAGTAGAAACCCGCAGTGTCACAAAGTGCTGATGATACAAATGTACCTGTGTTGTATTTTGTACATATAACTGTTGGTCTTCTACCATTTAGTTTCATTGTTGGCGGTAATTCAACAACACCACTGATAACCAAGTTACCCAAAAGTTCAAGATGCATGTCTTGAACATCTAAGATTGCAATGTTATCACCTATTGTAGTACCGTCATATTTGAACATTCGAGCCCAGTTTATTTCAACACTGTCCGCGTCGAAGTTCGATTCAACATCGTTGATGATAAATTTGTTGTGAATCAAAAAGGTGTCTTGGGTGATTTGAGAACCACTTGACAAAACCAAAAAGTTTCTTGCCACAGTGTAATTTGTATCCGTTGAATATGAGTACAAACCAGTTCCCGAACTGTAGCTTGAGTATTTGTAGTTGTTAAAGAACTTAATCGAAAGTGCTGGTGTCATAGTACTCACAGTTGGGTCGACAGTTGTTGATACGTGAGTGAAAAGTTGTTTTCTATATTGAAAATCAACTTGGAAAGTTCTAACATCAACAGAAGATGCTGGTGTGTATTTAAACACAACATCAAGGGTGTCACCCCTTTTGATTGTTTTATACGCAACAGGATTACCAATCTGTGGCGTAGTTTGAGAAAACGCGGTCGTCGTAAAAATTAACGCGGTTAGGATAAATAATAATTTTTTCATAGTATTAGTTTGTTTATTAGGTTTTGAGTTGTTTTCTTTAATGCCGAACTAGCAGATTGTTGATTGAATTTACCACCCTCATCAATCATTATGGTTGAGGTTGAAATTTCGGTTGATTTACCTTCCGAAAATTCCTGTTTAATTTTTTTATCACCTTTGTACAATACACCTTTCATTCTTATGACGGTGGTTGTTTTGTCTTCGTGAAAAATACTAACCCCCGAGTTAGTCGTTACAATGTCAAAAAATATGAGTTCAACTTTAATTTTGTAGTCTGCTTTATTTTTATCTGTAATCAGAATTAAACTATCCTGTTCATTGATGATTTCTTCAATTATATTTTTAACACCGAAAGCCAAATTCTTATTTTCGGTGAACGGACCAATTTTAATGTTATTGATTACCGTATCAACAACAATAGTTTGGGCATTCAGATTCGAAAATCCAAATGATATTAGAAATAATAATAATATGATGGGCAGTCTCTTCATCACAAAAAAGAAAAAATGGGGTTATCTAACCCCATAATTTTTACTCAGAAACTTCGTCGTCTGATTTCTTTTTATGTGAGAACTTATCTAAAGTATCTGCACCCATTCCAATAGCGGTAATGACCATCACCGCGTTTACCAATTCTTCTGATGGTTTAATGTCACCATGTGTAAAAGAATTTGCCATCATGGTTCCGCAAAGGAATAATGCACCTAAAAGGGCGATTACCGGTTTGATTGAAGTTGACCCTCTTTCATCTTTGAAAAGGTCAATAATCCATTTTTTGAAGTTCATAGTTGTAATTTAGTTTAGTTTATTTATTTGGTTTACTATAAATACCTCGGCAATCGAGATTGTTATATATATTTTTTTAAAAAAATTTCAAACTTTTCTTGTTTTTCAGCATACTTATTATTATCTTTGTAAAAGATTTTAAAATTAAATAAAACTTCAATGAGACGCTTTACACATACAATGTCATTTACAATCTGTTCAAAATGGGCGGAGGTGGCTGATATTTGCATGTCCCGAGGTGTCTTGTAAGTTGTTTAGTTTAAAACGATATAAAGGAACCTCGGGAGAAATCTCGAGGTTTTTTTGTTTTATGGGCCTGATGTCAACGGCAGACCGTCTGATTTGCAATCAGAACGATTGGGTTCGATTCCCACAGTGTCCACAAAGTTGTTCTTTGACATATTGGTTTAAAATGGTACCGTAGCTCAGTTGGTAGAGCACCAGACTGAAAATCTGGGTGTCACAGGTTCAATTCCTGTCGGTACCACATTTGTCTTCGTAGCTCAATTGGTTAGAGCACCACACTTTTAATGTGGGGGTTATGCGTTCGAGTCGCATCGGGGACACAAAGGTTGATTGGGGAATGATACATCAATATCTCGAGAGTGAATATTGGATGATGTATTCGGAGTTTGCAGATATTCACCTGAAGTAACGCCAATCGTAAAAGAGGATGTCCACTGAACCATCTTCCTCTTTCCTTTCATAGTTCCTTAGCTCAGTTGGGAGAGCGTCTGCCTTACATGCAGAGGGTCGTCGGTTCGAATCCGACAGGGACTACACAATACACAGGTGTAGTGAAAGGGTATCATACCGGTCTCCAAAACCGTTGTTGGGAGTTCGAATCTCTCCACCTGTGCAAACTTTTAAAAATAAACGACATGGAAAGAAATGATAACATCAACGCCGTCAAAATGAAATTTGAAGCGGAGAAAATGAAACTAAAAGAAGAGAGGGAAAGAATGATTAGGAATCATTGGGAGAATTTACCAAAGATTAATAATCCCGAAGATGTCCCAACTCTTCCAAGAGTGGATGAAAAAGAATGGAGAGAGTTCTATGTTCCGAAACTAATTGACGCAGGTGCGATTCCTAAAAAAGATTTAGTAAATGGTCAAATTTATATTGGTGAACATAGAAATACCACAATCGCAAGATGGAATCAAGAGACAAACAAATTTATACACATGAGATATAAGTTTGGTTGGAGAGAGGATGATTGTAACCATTTTGAAGATGATGATGGATTTGCATTGTTCGTTCCAATTAGATTGGGGACCCAAGAAGAATGGGATGAACGAATTAAGTAATGGTTCTTTGGTGTAATGGATAGCACGCAACGCTACGGACGTTGAAGTAAGGGTTCGAGTCCTTTAGGAATCACCACGGTCCTGTACCCAAGTGGCTTAAGGGGGGAGTCTGCAAAACTCTTATTCGGTGGTTCGAATCCACTCGGGACCTCAATATAAGGTGTGAGACTTATAATGGTTCATTATAAGGTTTGAACCTTATAATTTATAAATGGTAGATATAGTTCAGTTGGTTAGAACGTCTGATTGTGGTCCAGAAGGTCGTCGGTTCGAATCCGATTATTTACCCCAAATTGGAATATAGCTCAATTGGTTAGAGCATTCGTCTGATACGCGAAAGGTTATAGGTTCGATTCCTATTATTCCAACCAAACATTGCGGGATGCGTAGAAAGTGGTCATCTCGTCAGTCTCATAAGCTGAAGTTCCCGGTTCGAGTCCGGGTCCCGCAACCAAACATTTTGAAATATGGAATTTACTTCTTATATTTTATTTGTTCTTTGAAATATATCGTGGGGTAGAGCAGTGGTAGCTCGTTAGGCTCATAACCTAAAGGTCGTCGGTTCGAATCCGACCCCCGCAACAAATGGTCATAATTAGGGTCGAGCCACATCTTGCCACGGTTATGACAAGGGTCAGAAGGAACAGAGGTGGCCGTGACTACTCTGACCCACTATTGCCTCCTTAGCTCAGTTGGCCAGAGCAGCTGATTTGTAATCAGCGGGTCGTTGGTTCGAATCCGACAGGAGGCTCCGATTGGTCTCATAGTTAATCGGCTATAATATCGCCCTGTCACGGCGAAGTGCCGGGTTCGATTCCCGGTGGGACCGCAATGAGTAAGAGATACTCAGAGTCTTCGAATCAAGACTTTAAGAATGATTCCGCAGAAAGTCTACGGCGCGAGTGGGACTTCATGGGAACAAAGGAGAGCGACACACCTCCTCCCAGTAGTGTTGACTTTTTTTAACGGGGACGCCCTTCAGGTTGTTTGAAAGAAAATAAACCGAAATGACTACTCACCGTAATCTCAGGTGGGGTAATTGGAGAGTTGGTAGAGTTGGTTTATTGCACCTGACTTGAAATCAGGAGAACTCGTGAGGGTTCCGGGGGTTCGAATCCCTCACTCTCCTCAAATTGGCCCGGTCGTCTATCGGTTAGGACACGTCCCTTTCACGGATGAAAGCGGGGTTCGATTCCCCGTCGGGCTACACTGAAATTAAATTAAAAAAAACCAATATGTTAGAAAAAATTTTAGAACAATACGAAGATGAACAAATCTTAATTGCTGATGGATTTGATGATGCGGTAATAGGAATTGAAACATCTTCAATGAGATTAATCTATTCTGTTGAGAAGTGTATCACTATACTTATGAATCAAGGAATGGATATGACAGAAGCGGTAGAATATTTTGAATTTAATGTTTCCGGTTCTTACGTTGGTGAAAAGACTCCAATATGGTGTGAAGATTTATTTTAATTTTTTTTTAAAAAAACTTGGAAATTAAAAAACTTTTTGTATCTTTGTGATAGTTATAAACAAAATGATGAAAATGGTTTACATACAACAACCCTTGAACAACCCACTAAGTGGTAATGGGAGAGGTATATATTTATGTGACCCATGTTCGGAGTTTTTAAAAGTGTAAGGAACTTAACCTACTAATAAGAAGACCCGAACTCAAAAAAAGTTCGGGTTTTTTGTTTTTAAGATTTTGTTGTTTATATTTTGATTAGATTTGTTCTTTGACATATTGGAATTGGTAAATGCCGAGGTGATGGAATGGTAGACATGAGGGACTTAAAATCCCTTGGACAGTAATGTTCGTGTGGGTTCGACTCCCATCCTCGGTACAAAAATGAAAAACTCCTTACAGAGGACGGATTAGCACCGTTGAAAGAAACTTTGGCTCTTGGGATTAGCTACCCAAATGAGTTACATGACCCAAAGTGAACTGTGATGGACCCTGCTCTGATGTGCACGTCAACAGGTGGACAGTAAACTATGTCCAATCAAATCTACAACTACGGTGAGCGTAGAAGGAGGTTTTCATTTTAATGGGCCCATAGTTAAAGGGATATAACTTCTCACTTCTAATGAGATGTTCCAAGTTCGAGTCTTGGTGGGCCTACTAAGATAGTGGTCACTCTTACAATGAAAGTCGACAAAGTAGTTGTAAGGTTCATAGTGTTCATCACCCTCGGCCGGTGCACTGATAAAACTCAGAAGAAGCCGTTAAGATTGGAGCGAGACGGGTACTCCATCACTATCTTTTTTAATAGGGAAGTAGCGCAGTTGGTTAGCGCACCTGGTTTGGGACCAGGGGGTCGCAGGTTCGAGTCCTGTTTTCCCTACAAATTCCTTGATAGCTCAGTGGTAGAGCAAACGGCTGTTAACCGTTGGGTCCCAAGTTCGAATCTTGGTCGGGGAGCAAAAAAATCGCTGATGGAAACATCGAAGGTGTGTAATGCTAGCAACACCGTAGGTTAAGCGATGTCCTACACTTTGCCGAAGTGGTGGAATGGTAGACACACGACACTTAGGATGTCGCGCGTAATTGCGTGGGGGTTCGAGTCCCTTCTTCGGTACAACAATGAAAGGTGGGTGAGTGGTTAAAACCGGCAGACTGTAAATTTGCTCTCTTCGGGGTACGGGGGTTCGAATCCCTCCCTTTCAACAAAAAGTAATAGTATGGAAAGAAATAACATTATTAAAAGTATGATGGATTCAATCACTCCTGAAATGGAGGAAAGGTTCAAACAAGAAAGAATCGAGTGGAAAAATAGTTTAACCGCAGAATATCAACTTGGTCATTATGTTGGTTTGGAAATCGTTCACAATTATCTCCCAACCCTATCAACTGATATGTTACAAACTCGTAATGTCATTGAGGTATCTGAAGAAGATTCATTAGAGAATGAAAGATTGGACACCGAATGGTATGTAACAACACAACATGGTGGGGAATGGAATGGTAAGGATGAAAGTGGCAATAAAGAAAAATGGGACTTATACCACCAACACAATAAAATGTTGGAAAGGAAATACCTACCCAATCCTCTTTATTGTCACATGGGTGTTTTGAACATTCGAGATATGGATGATTTCAAAAAAGGTTTAAGATTTGCATTATGGGATTGTGATATGTGTTCTTATAACATCGAACTTGAGAACATAAAAATCTATGACGAAGAACATTTAATGAGTACGATTATAGAGTTTTCGTTGGATTTGGTGGTGTAGCTCAATTGGTGAGAGCAGGACGCTTATACCGTCAAGGTTATGGGTTCAAATCCCGTCACCACTACCATTGGTCCCTTAGCTCAGTTGGTTAGAGCACCCGACTCATAATCGGTAGGTCCACGGTTCAAGCCCGTGAGGGACCACGAGATATTTATATATAAAAAAATCATGGGAATTGAATTAAAAAAGAAAAAACAACTTATCGAAAGATTAAACAAAAGATTATTATCTGAAGCCGAAATGGAGTGTCCTAAAGCAACTCAAGATTTAGAGTTGAACACTAATAATAGAGACAAATCAATAAAAGCGGATTATATAAAATATGGTCCACTTAATATTGATGAACCCGGTGATTATTGGGAAATGGTTGCATCCGATTGGAATACGACTGTTGAAGCCGCTAAAAAATCACTATGTGGTAATTGTGTTGCATTTGATATATCACCAAGAATGGATGAATGTATGCCAGGTTCGGTTTCTGATGATAGTGGTAGATTAGGATACTGTTGGATGCATCACTTTAAATGTCACTCCGCAAGAACATGTAAAACATGGGCAAAAGGTGGTCCGATTACCGAAAATACGGTGTCATATGAGTGGCAACAAAAAAATCAAAAATAATATCATCATGTGGTCGCACCCTTAACTCCAAAACCTGTTAAGGAAATCGTTATGGGAAGACCACTCCACGCG